CTTAAGAAAAGTAAGAAGAATAATATTGATTTAGCTGTATGTCTCAAATTGTTAGTATACATTCAGGAAAATCTGTATATGATGCATGAGGTTGTTCTTCCTCACTTTGATAAAGGTTATAGGGTTCGACTCCATAAGATCTGCTAAAGTAATAATCTCTTAATACTATACCTACACTTAGGTTTTACATTATGCAGTAATGTTATCTTTTTGTAGGGGTATGTATGTTTATAAGCTTCTCTGACCGGATAAGAAAATTAGCCTTTATGGTGGATGATAACTATTCCGGTGATTCCCCGTATATGAATATCCCTTATTATCAACAACAAACAGAGCCTGAAGAGGATTCTAAAGAAATTGGTGATGGTCCTCCAAGTATGTACAATGATACAGACAAAGAAGACAAATGTAAGAATGTAGAGGATATCCGTAGGCAAGGAGAAAGACCAACTCCAGTTGATTGGATGGATTATAACTCCAGACCAATGATTGATACTAATCCTGGAGGGCATTTTGAAAATGTACAGGGTGAGCCTGTAAATGATAGTACAACTCCTGATGGACTTAATGAGAATAAAGATACTATTGGATTTGATCCAGATGAACTTAACTTTAATCCTTTTTAAAAGTGATTTATGAGAGTAATTGATGGGAAAGAGTTTGAGTGTAAAAAATGTGGAGCTTGCTGTAAGTGGGAAGGTGTAGTTCTGCTTACTCCTGACGACATTAACAGGATAGCTGATTATCAGTTTGTTAATAAAGAAAAGTTTTTAGAAGAACATACAAGAAAGTATAAGACAAATATTGTACTAAGAAATAAGCCAAATTCCTCATCATGTGTTTTTCTTAAAGACAATAAATGCAGCATATGGGATGTTAAACCAGAACAGTGTGCTGATTTTCCTAAAAAGTTTGAAAAAAGATGCCCAGGATTTTCTATAGATAATAGGAGTGCTTCTATGTCAGACAGATATGAAATGGCTGTAAAAGCAGTAGTACAAAAGTTGTCAAGCAGTGGAGATTTTGACAAGAATATTATTAATGGAGTTTTTAATAATCTTCATCAGACAATAAAATCAGCATCAATCATTTCAGTAGCTTCCGAAAATGGTATTGATCCTTTCTTTGATGAGAGCAGAATGAAAGTAGCAAGTCTTGACGATCTCTTTTCATTTGATCGAATAGGAAGTAATCAGCTTATACACAAATGTACTCATGATTTGTGGACTATTGATTCCGATAAAGATGGAAACGTCCAGATCAAAAGACTTTTTGATAACACCGGTGACCCAATTAAAGGATAAATAAAATGAGCAGAGATCGTTTAACCATGCGAGTAGCTGCTGCTGAAAAAGCCGCAGAAAAAAGAAAAGAAAATAAAGGTGGTATGAGTAGGGATATTAGAGGGTTTGAGTATGATCCTTCTAAAGCTACAGTACTTAAAAAGGCACTCCATAATATCAATGTCTCTCTTGGTACAATGATCTCAGCCATGAAAGATTTATCTATTCTCAGAGGATCGGATATTACTCCCGATGGGATGCTGGGTGGTCGGGGTTTTATTATGCCTTTCAAAGATGTGAAAGCTAAGATCAATACAGCTATTACGGAATTGTCTGATGTGACAGATACTCTTGCAGATGAGCTTACAAATCCTAAGTGGGGTTTAAGTGATTCTGATAAGAAAAAAGTAAAGCAGGAAAATGAGATTGTTGAAGAAGAAATTCAAGAAGTTGAGGAAGTAGTTCCTGGTAAAAATACTTCTGACACGGATAATACAGATCTTCCCCCTGAAGTTAATAAAACACCTTTGGAAGATATTAATCCTGACGATGTTGTAAACTCATTTGAGGTAGATGCTTTTAAGAGATATGGCGATCTTGTTAATGGTAATGTTAAAGATAAAGTAGCTTCTGTCCTCAGTAAAAGAATCATGGCAAATATAGCAAAAGGAGATAAATAACATGGACGCGTTTGGAAAGTCAATTGAGCAAGATAAAAATTTGGTTCAAATTCCTGATCTTGATTGGTTAGTGCTATCAAGAGAAAATATCCCCGGGGAATTCCCAGTAGAATCTATTCCTCAGCTCCAGGAAGCCTGGACTCATACTAATGAGCCAAGTACTCGTCTGGTATCCAACGCGACCGTTAAGGGCGGTGAAAGCATGAAGAAAGCTTCACAGGAAGATATCTCTGGTGTAGTTAAGCAGGCTAAAAAAGAAATGATGATGGGGTTTAGTGGGAAAAAGCTCGCAGATAAACTCGCTAGTTTATACTTGCCTGATATGATATATGCTGCTAAAGATGAACTTGTCAAGCTTGCTGCGGAACAGGGCCTCCTTGGAAAAGTTTATATTGATCTTACTCCTTTTGATAGTTGCCATGAAGCTGCAGAAGTTCTCGGTAAAAATCGTATTCGTACAGCTCGTTACGTTGTAGGTAATCCTGCTCGTAGAGTATGCTCTTCACATCATGATGGCTTTTGCAAAGAGCTCAATAAAAGAGTCAAAGAATCAATGGATTATTCTGATCCTGTTCTTAGTGAATATACCACACATCTTCGGATTGCTGGTGTGATAGGGGCGTCAGAGACTATCACTTCTAAGGATAATCTTAGGGAAGCATTTTTAAAGCAGCCTGAGATACATTCTGAAGTTAGTACAAAAGAAGCTGCACCAATCGATATAACACAAGTTAAAAAGGATTTTTCTGAGCATATAGAGAAGAATGCCGCAATACAAAAAAAGGATGCCGCGGAACAAAGATTTTTTGCTGCACGCCCACTTCTTGCTTATATGCAGGATCAGTTATTAAAGGGAAAAGCGGGGGAATCTCTTAAGGAGAGTATTCGTCAAAAATTTTCTTCAACGCATATCGCTGAGTATTCTAATGAAATCGCTAAAGTGGCATCTTTACAAGGTATTCTTGGAAACATCTATGTAGATGTTTCTTATTATGATACTGCTAAAGATGCTATCTATGCTATTAAGAATGCTAGTACTAATCCATTATATCTGGTACAATCTTTTAAGCAGAATGCATTTGATAATACTCTCGCAAAAGTAGCTAGCGCTACAGGTTGCTCAGGATTACCAGAAGATGGTAAATTGGATAAAAAAGTTGCATTTAGCTACATTAAAGATCTTCAAGCTAATAATCGTATTGCTTCGAATATCTCCCAGGGTCTGTTAAATAAAGTACTAAATGGGGAATGTAATTTAAATGTTATAAAAGAAGCTTTTGATGCATCATTACTTCATAAGAAAGATGTTCGTATGGGAGGTGTGCAGGGGGTTGCTGCACCAGTAGTGAGCAAACAAGCTCTTGATCATGTAGGTCTTAAAAAGAATATTATAAAGGCTATCGAAGCAGGTGTAGCTATTGATCGTATTGAAGATAAAGTTGCATCGATAGTTGGTACATCTGAGGCTGTTGGTATGGTACATAATGTTATAGCTAATATTCCTGAAATTAGTGCGGATTGCTTGTCAAAATGTACTTACGAGAGATATGATCTTAGTAAAACAGCTTCAATTAAGCCCACTGAGAAATGTAAGGAGTGTGTACTTAAAGGTGCTTCAAGTTGCATTAAGCAGTCAACTGATTTTATCGGTAGTATTAATCTTGATAAAGCCTTTTTTGACTTAAAGGAAGCTAATGGAGAAAAACCATCTGTTGAAGAAGTTATAGTTAAAGTACAATTTAATGAAAATCCTGATGTAGAGCGTGAGGATATTAATCAAAAATATGATATGTCTGATGATTTTGGATCAGGGATGAATATAGCTCTGGATAATATACGTGAAGCATCTCCAAGTGAATCTGTCATTGACCTTAACAATGAGGGTATTGACAGCCACCTTGAATAATTATTATCAAGTATATAATATAACATAAAATATAAATACTATGGAGCAATTAGCATGGAAAAAAAGAAACCAGATATTGTCATTTATGAGAAGGACATTTGTATTGATCCAAATATGGATTTAGTCAATAGTCTAATAGATGAAGATTTTAAGGATGTCTCCCCTATATTAAATGTTGATAGTGAATTTATGGCTGATATAGGGCAGGAAGCGGAGGCTAGACTACTAAAAAAAGAAGTTATAATACCTGCTACGGCTCCTTCACAAGTTCTTAGAAATAGTGCTCATGGCGTTATGAATATTAATATTAAGCCCGGTAGCTCTTTAAGTCATGCTATAGCCAGTCCTACGGAAAATGACAATTTATTAGCTGTAATTCGAGATAATAAGCCAATAAATACAGTGCTTAGGACTATCATGGAGGAAATTGCTGAAGAAGCAGCATATCTAAAAGCTTGGAGAAATGAGAACTGGAGTACTGGTGAAGACCTTTCTGAACCGACCTTTAAAAGAATAAAAATACTTAAGCATCTTGTCGAGACTATAGTAGAACAGGAAAAGCTAAAGAAGGATACAGTAACAGGTAAAGTTGATTTTCATGGAGAACCTTTTCAAAAAGTTTTAAAATTCTTCCTTGAGACTATCCAGAAGACCTTTCGTAAAGTTCACATTCCAGAACAATTTGAGGATATTTTCTTTACAGAGTTAGCAAAGTCATTTGATAGCTTTGAAAAGAGTGCCGAGCGCATATATTATGGGAAGGAATAATATATGAGCTTATCTGAACTATGTGCTAATCTCATTTCTCCGAGAGGCGAAAATAAAGAATATCTTGATAAAAATGTTATAGATTTTATTACAGCACCCTGGGGTCTTGCCATGGGTTGCAATAGTGACGTTCCAGCTCTTTACCCCGCTCAAAGATTTATCATAAAATCATATTATGGTCTTGAACTTGATAATTCTGCAAATAGAGATATCATAGTAAATGATCAGTTTAATGAAGTTGAACTCTATCGATTCAATGAACAGGAATACATGATGTTTTTGTTCAATGAAGGCAGGATCAACAGACTATATGAACAAGGTCAGATGTATCCTAACATGGTTTTAGTGTGCGGGCGGCGTTCTGGAAAGTGCTTAACAGGGGATACATTAATTAATACTGGTAGAGGTTTTATAGAGATTCAAAAGCTGGGTAATCCTGATGGACCGGAATATCAGCCTCTTATTGAGACTGTCGTTCAAGAAATGGGTAAAAGATCTTCTTCTGCTTATTTTTATAATGGTGGGGTAAGGAAAACTATCAGAGTAGTTAGTTATTGTGGTTTTGAAGAGGAAGGAACCCCCAATCATCGAATTAAGGTTATGTCTGAAGAAGGTATTATTCAATGGAGATACTTAGAAGATATTAAGATAGGGGATTATATAGGTATAAATAGAAAGACTGATCTGTGGCCTATAGAGAATATTTCCTTGAAAAAATTTCATGAAAATTTAGTACTTGAAAATAAAGTTAACATCAAAGAATATAACCTTCCTAATATCATAGATGAGAATTGGGCTACATTATTAGGAGTACTTGTTGGGGATGGAACTTGGGGTAATGAAAACGGTATCCAAGTAACGGTGGGCCCTTATCCTGAGTGGTTAGAAAAAGTAAAGGATATATTCGAAAAGTCCGTGGGTACTCCAAGTGTTAATTGCTATCGTAAAAATAGATACTATAGAGTGTGTTATTATTCAATGCTACTAAGAAGTTTTCTTGATAAGATAGGGTATAATTTAGATGCAAAATCTGATAATAAACGAATACCATGGGTTATCATGCAGTCTCCGAAGAGAGTAGTAGCTGCGTTTCTAAAAGGTTTATTTGAAACAGATGGTTGCTTTGAGGGTAATAGAGTTATTTCTTTTTCAACTGCAAGTAAAAGATTAGCTCAGGAAGTACAACTTCTTTTATTAAATTTTGGCATTGTATGTAGAATAAGATATCGGACTAATAAAAAATATAATAAAGTTTATTGTCATATAAATATCATAGGTTCTAACTCAATGAATATATTTAATAAGGAGATAGGCTTTTTAAGTGATAGAAAGCAATCTTTATTAAATGAATATATACTAAAGGGTTATCAGGGTAATAAGAGTTCTACCGAATCTATACCTAATCAAAAAGAATGGTGTAGAAAATTAAGAGATTCTGTACCTAATGGTCAGTTCAATATAAATGGTAAAGGGAGTGGAGATCGTCATCGTACAAGGATTAAAGATGCTCTGGGGAATGTTATAAAAAACTGTAATGAGCAAATGACTTACCCAAGGTTAAAAAATGTATTAGATAAGGTAAAAGACGCTAATGCTGATATACTACTAATAAATCATTTTGAAGAAATATATAATGCGAATTATTACTGGGATAAAGTTGTAAGCACTGAGTCTGGAGAATGTAAAGTTTATGATTTAAATGTACCTGATGGAGAGTCATTCGTAGCTAATGGCATGACTAATCATAACTCGACAATCACGTCTTGTATTATAGCCTATGAAGTTTATAAATTGCTAAATAAATATTGCCCTCAAGAATACTATGGGATCATGCCAGAAGATACTATAAAAGTAACATGCATATCTACTAGTAAAGATACAGCCAGTGAACTATTTACAAAGATCGTGGGTCATATAGAACGATCTGAATTTTTTCGTAAATATCGAAGAAAACCCACACAGCAATATGTCTATTTACATACCCAGAGAGATCTTGATAAGTATGGTCCAAAGGGTTTGGCATCTATAAATATTCGAGTAGCACCGTGTAGTGCGAAGGGTCTTCGTGGTCCAGGTAATATCGTCGTGGCTCTTGATGAGATGGCATTCTTTTTCGCAGACGAAAAGGGTGGCGGTGTAACCAGTAATAAAGACAGGGATGATGGGGCGATATATAAAGCAGCTACACCATCTGTCGCTAAGTTTAAAAAACCTGATGGTACGCCAGATGGAAAAATTATTTGTTTGTCTTCTCCTGGGCCTATGACTGGAAAATTCTTCAAGGAATATGAACGATCTTTTGAAGAGGAAAATGAAGATTTATTTATGATGCAGGCTCCAACATGGGAAGTTGATCCCGATCTCTCTACACAATTTCTAAAGAATAGTTATAGTGCTAACCCTATAACTTTTAAATCAGAATATGGTGCTCAGTTCAGCGATCGTATGTTTGGCTGGTTAGATGATCCAGAAATTGTAAGAAGAAATGTTATACCTGGTCTTAAAATAAAAGATCGAAGTATGCAACGTGTACCTCATTTTATGGGAGTAGATTTAGGATTAAAAAAGGATGGTACTGCCATAACTATAGGTCATTGGATACAGGAATTAGTTGAAGGGGTAAAAGTTGATAAGCTTGAAATTGACTACTATGGTATAAGATTCGCCAAAGATGAAGGTAAGGAATATTTTGAACCAGAAGAAATGGTGGATTGGATAGCATCTTTCACTAAAAAGTTTTACATAGCTAAAGGTTTGTTTGATCAGTACTATGATATGACTATGGAACCTAAGCTTCATAGATTAGGACTTAAGCAGTTTGAAGCAAGACACTTTAATGACAGTCTTAATTCTTCCGTATATCAAATGCTTTTGTCATGTTTACTATCCAGGATATTAAGAATACCTGAAGGTGATGAAGTATTTGTAAAAGGTATAAGATCTACAGATTCTATACTTGTTACAGAACTTTTGACTTTGCAGGCTCAACAGAAATCTAAATATATCGTACAAGTAGCAGCTCCAGAAAGAGAAGGAGAGCACGATGACTTAAGTGATAGTCTTGCTCGTATGGTGTATATCGCTCATGAATATAGAAATAAGTCATTTACACATAATATAGCAGGGTCAGCTGCTGTAGGACATTTGAGGATGGCTAGGATGTTAAGAAAATCTGAGATGAGTAAATTTAGTTTAAATAGACCATCCTCAAGATTTTCTGGTATGAGTAGTGGGAATAGATTCTCGAGATAATGTGGAAATATAAAAAGAGGATGTAAAAATGTCAGGAAAACGCGGATTTTACTCTGATGTGATCGTATATGGTGAATATAATCGTTACTATTATCTGTGGGCTCAGAAAAACAAGCCCTTACTTGATGATGAAGTCCGTAACATGGGTATTGGTTTACTGGATCAAGTACGCCGGGGTATCCAGCATGTCTATGGCGAAGTAGCATCTCCTAATAATAAATTTTCCGGATTTTTTAGTACTGCAGAAGCTTTCAAAGTAAAAGAAGGTGGAATGATATTTGGTACTCAGGAAAATTTTACGGTATCTGGAGGAGTCAGTCTCGATCGACCAGCAGTATTGTATGCAAAAGGATATTATATTTTTCTGACAGGAGATATAGAGTATAGGGATCAGACATATCCTTCAGACAATATCGATCTGAATACTCAAACAGATAAATCAAAAACACTTACCCCTATCCCAATGATCAATCAGCCCGATACAGATCGCATAGATATAGTTTATGTAAGTCTTCATTTTGCAGAAGTTACTGCAGCTACGGGTACCGATCAGGATGTCTACCGGGATAGCAATCTTAAAAATCCTATTGTAGGAACAGAGACAGCTAATCGATTAAGAGCGGTTATAGATATAAGAGTCCTTGAAGGTTGGAATACTCCTATAAGTAAGGATATTTTCAATGAGTCTCAAGGAGATGTAGAGTTTATCGGAGCTGTAAGCTCCGATGGTCAACCTACTGACAATACTTATAATATACCAATAGCAGCTATTTACCGTACTGCTTTTTCTGATACAATAGAAGATAATCAGATAGTTGATTTACTTAGCTTGTATAATAAAAGAGTGTGCTCTCTTGATGAGATTTCTTATCGGATCACTCATGGTGGGTATAATACTGAAAATATTGCTGATAAAAATCTTGATGGTTTTACACCACAATTCCCCAATGGGATTATAGATGAGGGTGCTTTTGCCACGGGGTTAAACCAAGGTCTGGGTACTGAAGCATTCAATAGTAATTCTGTGACTCCTCGTGTTTTAAGTAATACTGGCATGTTCGCCATGCAAGGTTTGATGGTAGGGAATGATACAGGATTAATTACCCTGGAGACAGGTCCTGAAGCTCTTAATTCCGGAGAAATTATAGCTCAGCAGATATCTGCTAGACAGGTCATGATTGGGTTTGGAGAAACCGGTATCACAGGTATGAGAGAATATTCGGATACATTAAGTGTAATTCATAGAGGTGAAACTGGTAAAAATATAGTATCTATAACAAACTTCGATGGGGAGACCGGTTCACTGATTCTTCTCGCCAAAGCTATACAAGATGGTGATATAAAGAATTATGTAGCAGTTGACTATGAAGGTCGAGTAGGTCTTAATACTGTAACACCGGGACAGGAACAACCTGATCCTATCTGGAATACTGATCGATATAATGATGGCTTCCAAGGTGCCACTGGTGTAAATACCATTCTTGAAATTAACGGGTCTGCTCAGGTAAATGATCATTTGTTTGTAGGGAAAGATGCATATATCGAGCGGGATATGTATGGTAGAACCTGGAAACTCCCTGGGACAGTTTCACGTGAAATGCCTGCTTTAATAGGGTTTACAGGAATCCCGCAATCCTCCGATGTTGTGGATGCTGCAGCTATTGTTCTCGTTAAACGCGGTATAGCAGTTATTGGTGAGACAGGGGTCTCTGCTTATGGTTATACTGGGGGTCAGGTAGCGTATGAGGCTTATGATGCGGAGGGAACTCGTCTTTTTACCATTGGTGATATCGGAAATGGTTATGATCGTGATGTTAAGAGTCTCTATGGTATGGGCATCAGTACAGCATATCTGTCCGATTATTCTTTGCTTCTTCTTCCAGAACCGATAGGGACTGTTATCGCTGGTGATGTGGTCGATTATCAAATAAGACTCGAAAATAGTACCATTGTATCAGGTAGCGTTACCCTTACACAAGCTGGGTGGGGGGGTATTGAAGAAGTTAAAGATGATATCCTTAACAACATAGGATTCCCGGCAGATCCCAATCAGGGATATACTGGTATGCCTGATAGTAGAGTTTACAATTTTATTTATAATAATACTGATGGTACCGTGACTTCAGAAACCGGTATAGCATATGGAGTACAAGTTGTAGAAGATCCGTTTGGGTATACAGGTATGAGTGGTGATCAGCATGGTCGCATTATTATTAAAGACCTTTTAAATGGTGCTGATCCTATCAAGGTCGAGGCAGTAGAATTATTTAGAGTGACACGAGGTTTGTTTGCTCCTGTAGATGTCGCATTTACCAAATTTCATTATTTTGGTTCTGGTGGGTATGGTGGAGATTTCCTCAATATTAAATTTGCTAAGCTCGATCTTGGTGAAGCTGCGGATGGGTGGTTGTTTAACGGTGATGTCTATTTCAATGGAATAGGCCTGCTTAACCGGGTGACCTTTTCCCCAAATGTTATTTTTAGAGATGATATCTTTGTTTACGGGACGATTTATGCAAATGAGCAGATTTTTAATATTGCTAATGTCCAGAATCTAACTGTAAAGAATAATATCTGGTGTGGTAAAAAGGGGTACTTCAAAGAAGGAGCTTCTTTCGGAGATGGTGCGGATGTAATATATGAAGGATTAAGGCAATCTGATGCTAATCTCAATCTTTATGTAAAAGGTACAGGGATGGCGAATGAGATCGCTTTAAGGGGTACGGATGTTAATAGTAATATTATGGGGACTTTAGGCTTCACAAATCTTAAAGATCCAAAAGTATCTGCGAATATTGGTGGTACACCAGGTAGCACATCAAATCCTTTTGGTCTTCACCTCATTGATAGTCGTAATGTTACAGATACTGAAAAATTAAAGACATTTACTGTAGATTTTTCTGATGGTCGAGGGAATTATTCAGATGTAGCTGTTGAAGTTAAGGGGAATATTTCTACTAACGGCATTCTTAAAACTCAGTATATGGGTGTTGGTCCCATTACAGATGTTAATACTGATTATAGGTTGCAGGTTCAGGGTAGAGTACTGATTAACGATATTCTTGAGGTAAAGGCATTGAGATTTGTAGGGGCTGAGGCTCCAGAGGGTAATCAGGATATTGTTACCCCTCCTAATGTTACCGTTATTGGGCGGATAGCCGATTCTTCGAATGGAGAGGAGTATCAGAATAATCAGATCATTCTTCGTGAAAAGAAATTTACATCTACTAAGAGAATTTATTTGGATAATAGTAGTGGACTTGGATTGCCTTTAGATCCACCTATTACTGATCCGCAACAGTATTATATGCTGACTATGAAAGAGTATTACGATACTCCTATAGATAGAATCCCGGGTAGATGGGCATTTGATAATGCTAGTTATCTTGAAACGCAATATAATGAAATTGAGGCTTCAACAGATACATCTCCTGATGAGATTATAGTGGGAGATATTACTATACAGAAGTATAAGAAGCTACGGTGTGAAAGAATAACTATAGCAAGTCTTGGGTCATTAATCATTGAATGGTCTGGCTATAAGTATGACCCATCAATAATAGTGCCTACTACAAGTGCAATTACTAAATATTATTTTACTTCACCATATTTCCGTAATCGGGATGGTGGAATAAATATCGACTGGTATCCTGAAGGTAATAGATTTGGAGATGATAATTTTGTCATTAAAGTTCAAGCAGATATTATTGATACTAATGCGGCATTTCCATCTATCTATTCAGTGGATAAAGCGATTGGGTTGTATATTCCTAAGAGTAATTGGTGGCAGTATGCTACTTCTGCGGATAATAATGGCTATAAATCTTTTTCACTTTATACACCATACGAGAGAGTTATTAAGGATTTCAATTTTATAACTTTTGGCAAACAGAATGCTGATAATGGAGCAGAGACTGCTGATTGGAAGATGGTACTTTATCCAAGATTAATTAAACAGAATAGAATTCATGTGGGTACTAATCTTGAAAAGATCTATAGTGGAGAGTGGAGTCTTGATCTGTGCATCGTATCAGAAGGTATTGGTAAAGTGGCAAACATGGTAGGTAAAACTTACATAGGATACTATCAATCTTAAACAGGAAAGGGGGCGAAAAGCCCCCTTTCTTTTATCGTACAATTAACTGTTTCATGTTATTAATCAATCTTAAACCACTAAAATTTTTATTAACACAAGCCTGACCATTTGGGAGATAAAAAAGAGTGCTTGTCGACTTATTTGAAAGTCTTGGGTTAATAACTTTTTGTATAACTGAAGTCGATGGAGTTACTGTTACTTCAAAACTTTGAATTGTTGAATCTCCTGTAACATCCTTAGCAACGATAGTGATAGAATTTTTTCCAACTTGACTTTTTTCTGGTGTCCATGATATTTTTCCGTTAACAAGAGTCATACCAGAAGGGTTAGCTTTAAGAGCTATTGTAACAGCCTGATTTTCGATATCAGTAGTAATTATATTATAGTTATATTGAACTGCAATATTAGCTGTAGCGGAAGGTATAGAAGTGAATGTCGGTGCAGAATTTTTTGTTGATTTGCAATTTTTAACATAAAGAATCTCTTGATCGGTAAGAGCTCTGTTATATATCGAAATATCATCAAGAGATCCTCCAAAATAATTATCACCATAATAGGCATTAGTCATATCAGTTCCAATACCGAATGCTGCTCCACCTAATGTACCATTCTGAATGTTGAAAGTTATTGCTTTTGATACACCCAAGATGCCATTGATATATAATTTAGCATTACCAGATTTTACCGATACAGCAACATGTAACCACTTTCCACCAGGATTTCCAGGGAATTCTGTTGTAACAGAGTCTACTCCGTTTGTTACACCGAGGCAAATAACATCATTAATAGTTGCCTGATAAAATACTATCTCCTTTTTTTGCCCTGTGGTATCGGTGCCCCAGCTTGTAAAAGCTCTAGGTATTCCGCCATTCAGCATATAAACCCAGGCACTGATAGTAAGATCAGAATTACCTAATGGAAATTTTGCAGAAGTAGGATATTTGAAACCACTTTTTGAGCCATCAAAACTGTAGGCAGCATTAGCAATACCATTATGGTCAGCAGTAAGTGTAGGGAGAGCCATTACTTGAGTAAGTACAATCCCGTTTCCACTTTCATCAGCAAAATTCCCGGTGAAAGGGAACCAGGCAACAAGTCCCTTTGTAGGAATTTGAGATAATACCGGAAGAATTGTGAGTAGAACAATCATCAGTGTTTGAGTTAACTTGTTCATAAAAAACTCCATTTTAAGGTTATTAAATGATCTATCTATAATTAATATACTTATATAAAATGAGTTAAACAATAAACAACTAAATAAATATTAAAAATTTATATATTGGATATATCTAAAGAATATACTCATAAAATGAATTTTTCAATAATTATAAAAAAATTAAATTCCATGAGTAATACTCTCTTAATACACTTCATATCTAATAGATATCTATCTAAAATAACATCAAATGATTCAGGAGTAAAAAGATGGTAAAGACGCTTATTAGTCTAACAGAACGTCAAATGGAAATATTGGGTGCAGAAGCTAAAATATTGGGAATATCTAAGTCAGAGTTGCTTCGAAGAGTCATGGATAAGTATCTCGATAGTGGTAAGAAGATAGTAAATGAAGAGACATCAAAAAATATTACTGCTAAAACAACATAATAATCTCTTATTACTGGTAATAGAATATACGCTTTTGATAAAGGAACTTTTATGCCTGGAGAATTGGGAAATGAGGAAGAGCAGAGTAGTGTAGGATACTATGAGCATAGATATTCTCCTGATGATACCCCCAATATGAAGCCTCAAGGCACTATAGGGGACATGAAAAAAAAACCTACACAGAGAAGCGTGATGAAAGTTCTTCGTAATTTTACAAAAGATCGTATGGAGAATGAACAAGGAAAACAGGAGCTTTCATAATGCCAGATATAAATAAAATGATATTAGATGCAAATGGAATGAGGAAAAATGCTCTTAAGATATTACAGGAATACATGGCACACTATGCTGCTTTGGAAAAAGAAGTCCAGAGCAGATTTCAAGAGGAATACAGCCATAATAACAATAAGCTAAATGGGCTTGAAGATTTCCATCAGTTGTCCTATATCTGTAAAAAGAATTTTGGTACGGTAAGATCCGCTTGTAATCTTTTGTCCAGAATGTCTGACCTGTCTGGTTTTGACATCAGTGAGCACGATGAACTTGTAAAAGAATTAGATAAGATATTGAGGGATTAATCTATGAATAAAGAAGGAACTCGTACTAAAACAACTGTACGCTCTAAGACTGCTGCCACGATAAAGACTGCTGCCACAGTAAAGAATGGGGATAACATTATGCCTTCCTCAAAACTTACTGAAAAAGAAAAAGCAGTACGTAAGATAAAAAAGTATGCTACTACAAGTAATTTTGGGTTTAATACCCGCTCAGCTTTTTCTGGTGGAGGCTATAGTAGTGGTGGTACATCAGAGAGTTCTCAAGGTAACTTTTATTCTCCTCAGCTATCTACTGACTTTCTTGAGAAACCGCAAAATTTACGAGAACGACGCGCCTGGTATCGAAACTTTTATAATGCAAATGAGTTTGTAGGACAGGCGATCGATCTCCATTCTACTCTTCCTTTGTCTAAAATTAGGCTTGAAAAACCTCATGGGGATAATCAGGAACAGATTGACTATGTATATGAGTTCTTTTTAGAATTATGTAGTGAAACCAAGCTTTTTAAGACCTTACTCGAGATAAGCCACGAATACCATTTGTTAGGTAATTGCCTGGCTAATTACGCTGAAATAAAGACGCTATCAGGCATTAAAAGAGCTGATGAAGTAGCTATCGGTGATTATCTACTAACGAATAAAGGAAGATATCGAAAAGTAACTAATAAATTTTGTAGACCCTCAGATACTATATATAAGATAAATACCTGGAAGACATTTAAAGAGTTACCCATTACAGGAGAGCACCCTGTAGAGGTATTTAGAGACGGGGAATTTATCTTTATTGAAGCTGAAGATTTAACTTTAAAAGACTACATAAGAGTAACATGGCCTGTAGAGGTGTCAGATGTACATGAATTGCCTCTTAGTTTTCCATCAACCTATACAAAAGTTGATGGGGGATATATATCAAATGTTACGATAAATCAGCCAAGATCAGAAAAAGCGATTACTGCTAAAAAAGGACTTTTAAATTGGCTTAATGCTTTAAAAGAACCTATAATAAAAACTCATCAAGAACTCGCTGAACTTTTTGATGTGCCCTTACGATCATTAAATGCTGCTGTGAGTTCATTACAGGAGATTATAGATACTAAGTTTCATGAGCGGATAGGAGCTAAAGGATATCAAAAAGGATCACAAGTAAGATGGCTACCAACGGATACCTCCAGTATTGAAATTACTGGTACGTACATACATAAGAGACAGAAGTTTCTAAATGCAATAGATACTCTTGAGATAGATGATGATTTCGCTTATTTAGTAGGTTTCTGGGCTGGGGATGGAACTCTCTCTCGGGATTCCTCACGTAGTAACTGGGGTAGAGGTTTGTGGCAGATATCTGCTAAAGAAACATGTGTAATAGAAATCGATAGATTATATCGAATATTAATAAAGATCTTTGGTATCGATGCTATAAAAGTATGGACATGTGAGGGGATGACTTATCTTAAAGTAAATTCTAACCCTGCATTTATAGAGTGGTGGTCAAGTAACTTTGGTGAAACATCTCTTGGTAAAAATCTAAAAAGGATACCTGAGTGGTTTATAAATTTACCTATCGAAAAGTTAAAGAACTTTTTAGCAGGGATTGTTGATTCAGATGGGTGTGTCACTGTGGCGGGTCCTAAAAGACATACTATTGTTTCTTGTACCACGGTCTCAAAAGGTTTAATCGATAATATTAGGGATATCTCTCTTAAATGTGGTGCTGTGTGTAGCTTAAATCACTTTTCTAACAGGGAATGCGTTCTTCCAAATGGTACCCTAAAAGTAGTAAGAGATGCATATATATTAACTGCCTCTGATGAAACTTCCTGTGACATACTAACCCAATATTCTAATAAGAGCCTACCTGATGATGCTCATTTCCCTGATGATAATAGATATTGGATTAATATTGATGGGGATATAGCATTTAAAGTTAAAACAATAGAAGAGACAGCTTATAATGACTTCGTTTATAACTTTGAAGTGGAAGAGGATCATACATATCAGGTAGCAGGATATAGCACGCACAACTGTTTTACTTATGCGGAGGACCACAACCCATATGAAGTAGATGAGGGTAATGAAGAGGGTAAAGCTAAAGTAGCAGAGCTTAAGGAGTGGGGAAGAATAGAGTCTGAGAGACTCTTCAAAGAATTTAAAGTTATTGATAAGGATCCAAATTATAAGGGCTGGAGAAAGTTAATAATCCTCCCACCTGACCAGGTCCGTATCAAAAAGATTCCTTTTTCGGATGAGAGCCTTATAGAATTTATTCCTGATCCGGAAACCCGTAAGAGTATTCTCAGTTCGCAGGATCCTGCCTACTTCCCGCTTAGTCCGGAAGAGGAGAGTGCCATGCCACGATTACCCAAGTCACTCTCTATGGATCTTCAACAGAATGGTAGTATCCCTCTTGATACTGATCCATACAGTGGGTCATATGTTTATCATATGGCTCGTAAAAAAAGTCAATATGAGACTCTTGGAGTATCAATTCTTGAAAGATGTATTAACTCGTTACTACTACAGGATAAGCTTCGTCAGGCTCAGACACAGATAGCATCCCGGCATATGACCCCAATACGGGTAGTATGGGCTGAAGAGTTATCTGATGTGGATATCGAGAATTTAAGGGAACAAGTGGACACTGCTCTTGTTGATCCCGACTTCTCTATCATTGCCAACTATGAAGTTCACTGGGAAGAAATGGGTTCAAATGGTCGTCTCTTAGAACTCTCCAGTGAGTATGAGCACATTGAGAATAGCTTATTTGCAGGTCTTGGAGTTACCCGAGAGATTTTGACCGGTGAAGGTACATATGCGGGTAATAAGATGACTCTCGAGATTCTAAATACCCAGTACCTCTTATTCCGGGAACTCCTTCAGGAATATGTTGAGGATTATCTCTTTAAACCTGTGGCGAGAAAAAAAGGTTTTATTGAGAAGGATAAATACGGAAGAGAAAAACTTATATATCCACGATTAAGCTTTACACGTCTTGCTATCAAAGATAACGATACTTTCTTTGACCAGGCTATGCAGCTTTATAATAAAGGATCAATTTCCATAGATGTGATCCTTGAGATGCTTAATATCGATCCTATTTCTACTCGTAAAAAGATTGAAGCTGATTTGTTCACAGTCAATGACTTTGCATTCAATCAACTTTTGGCAAATATCTATAGTGCCGCAGGACAGGCGCTGGTCGAACGATTTACAGTGGCTGATCGACTTGCTGAGTATCTTAATCTTGATCCGCTTCCACCACCACCTGCTGGGGAAGAGGGCGGGTTAGGCGAGGGTCTTGGCGGTGGGGGTCTTGGCGGTGGAGGTATGGGTAGATTTTCTTCTGCAGGGTTAGATAGTAAGAAACAGGCAGCATTAACTAAACTTATTTCTGTAGTTATGAAGCATCCTGAAAAGTTGGATAAAATAGCTGAATATATGTCTAAGGGTTAACTTATGAAATTTTTGATATCTGATGAGATTCGAAAACTGGCTTCCCTTATAGAGCGGGATAATACTCCAGAGGATACCTCAATTGGAGATCATAAGATGCTTGAGGGGGGTAGGGAAGAACAACCTGTAGAAAAGAAAAAGCAGGTAGTGAAACCAAAAAATGTTGATATTGAGGAAACAACTCCTACAGCCCCTTCTCAGCAGAGGAGACCCAGGAAGCAACCGGGTCATAAAAATAAATGGAATGAGGAGACTAAGACAGGACTTATGAAAGATTATATAACTGAGTATCGAGCAGAGGGTAAGGATAAAGAAGTTGACGGCCCAAAGAGTACTTATAAGAAAAAATTTAAAGTTTAAATAAGGAGATTAGTGATATGCCTAAGCCACCAAAAGAACTTATCAAGCAGATAGAGATTGTTTCTGGAGTTATTGAAAGTGTAAATACTCTTATTGATAATAAGAAAATTAAGGTTGAAAATTATGGTAAGGATTTTCTTGAACCTCTCACTAAGATTCGAACGAAAGCTATGGAATTACGTAATGATCTTGAGCTTTTCAAGAGTTACATGGAGAGGGCAGTGACAGAACAGTACTATAGCAGTGACAGATTTGCAGGGAATGTTAGTAAGGAAACAACCACAAGCGTGATCAATCAGTTTCTGTCTAGTAGTACAGATTTTTAATAATGTATTAATATTAGAATTGTAATAACATCTTGTCGTTCCATTTATTGGGGAATTTATGTCAAAAACTGAAGATAAAAAAAGCCTTAAGGTACAGCCTGGTGAAAAAGACTCCGCTCGTGAAAAAGCTAAGGATCTTTTAGCAAATCATCCAGAGATTCTTTTTAGCGCCCGTGATCTTTTTCACAATAAAAATGGGGAAACGGTCATTGAGGCTATGGTTCCTCGCGGGGACTTAAGTACTGAAGCATCTATCATGCCTAGAACTCAATATGATGTTAAGAATGAGGATCTTCATGCGATATCCAAACATGCAAAAAAGATTGTAGATGCCCCAATGAAGGAATATGATGAGAGAGTGGCTATGGAAGATGCCTTAACAAGGGCTATTGCTACATTAGATGATGGTAAATATGCTAATAAAATCAATGCATCCACATATAGTCTCTTAATGGATAACTTGCTAAAGTCGTAATAATAATTTGACATAGGTTTTTAAGGAGGATTAGGATGGACAAGTCTATTATCAAGAGTGAAATCGAAGCTACTCGTCGTAAATTGGCTGCACTTCAAGTGCTCGCAGGTGAAGATGAAGACGAGGACGAAAAAGAAAAGGCTACTGAAAAAGAAGCTGGTAAAGCTGATATGATTAAATGCCCAGACTGCGGCTCAAAAGTTTTAAAAGCCACAAGCTACTGCCTTAAATGTAAGAAAAAGATAAAGGGTGGCGATACTAAAAAAGATGATGTAAAGAAGGATGACAAGAAGGACGACAAGAAAGATTCTGATAAGAAAAAGAAAGAAAAAGAAGCTGCTGCAAAAGTGGCAGAATCTCTTGATCAGATAGCCGGTCTTCTTGAATCTCAGAATGACCCTGAACTTACAAAACTTGCTTACGAACTCGATAGAGTCTCTGATGTCCTTGAAGGTAGAAAAGAAGCTTCCACTCTTGAGAGTGATAGTGACGAACCATACATGAAGCAGTTCTTTCATGCTGGTGCCCGTGAGACAGACAGCGATGAACCTTACATGAAAGAATACAACACAGATACCAGTACGGAGCTTAAAGATAAGTTTCAGAAAAAACAGCTCGGTAAGGATGCTTCTAGTTTCCCATACCAGATAGCTAAATAAGGCGAAAGGATAGTAATCATGCCAGGTTTATACCCTCATCCATCAGGATCGGCAGAGAACTATAAAATTGGTGATCAGGTAAAATGGTTCACCAGTGAGAAATCTATATCACCTTATGTTGGTGTGGTGACTCAAGTATGTCCCGCAATAAATAAGGTGTGGGTAGATTTTCCTATGGGAGGTAATCAGCAGAAAGATCCTACGGAGCTTATTCTGATTACACCTTTTGTAGGTACTTCTCCGGTTGGTGAAGATACAGGTTACGGTAGTTTTGATAAGACTATTTCTGATGAGAATTACGGTACTCTTCAGGATAAGATTAAAAAAATGGCAAGTAAGATGACCTCTAAAGAAGCCGCTAAAAAGCGTATGTCTGGGATGGCTTCTAAGGTAGCAGGTAACTTTGCTGATAATGTCGTGACAAAATTGGCTAATGATGTCGTTGCATGTGTCAGTAAAGGTCTGACGGACATACAAGCTTATCAGAGTTTGTATCCTCGGTATTCTAATATCTGCTCCGATGGTCTTATGAGATCTGCTGTCAGCAAAATCTATAAGAGCATTAAGGCTTAATAGCAATAAGGATTTTATATAATGGCAATGCTTAAATTTGGACATGCTGCTGTAGTGAATAAAGTTGTCTGCCCTGGTAAATGGGTGGACAATGTTGTTCCAAAAGGTCGCATTGTTGTAGCAAAAAATGTTGTAGCTCAGTTTGATCCATCCAAATGGCTACTTAGTCATGTTTCTATAATGGCCTCAGTAGATGTCGACTTAGCTGATCCAAAAGATCCTAAGAGTAACTATCTGATCAAACCTGAATATTCAATTTTTGTAAATAATAATGGAGACAGCTGGGAAACCAAATTATTGAGGATGGCTTCAAAGAGTTTTCTTGGGGCTGATAATTTTTGTTTTGTAGCAGGTACACGGGTATTAATGGCTGATGGTACGTATAAAGCTATAGAACAGGTAGTCGAAGGTGATAGGGTTATAAATCGTAAGGGTGAAATAGGAAAAGTAACAAGAACTTTTAAGCATCAGGCTGATAACTTAGTAGAGATGTCAGGTCTGAATATTCTCTCTAGGAAAATATGCGTAACTAGAAATCACCCTTTTTGGGTATACCATGCTCGTGAGACTTGTCCAAAAACAGGTCGTCCTAATTTTTTTGATAAAGATGCAAATTTTGGTTTATTAGATACCTGGACAGGTTTTTCTGTCGGAGTGCATAGAGCATCCGGTGAAGTTTACCCAAGGGGGATAACATCAGAATGGAAAAATGCTGGGGATATTAATTCTGATAGAGATTTCTTTACTCATCCTGTATCGTTAGTCGAAATTCCTAATGATGAGATAAATGAAGCTAGAGCGGAGTTAATAGGGTGGTTTCTTGCCGAAGGTTATTATGATAATAAGAATGTCTTTTCTGATGAAGAGTCAGGAGTAACCTTTGCCCTTGGTAATGAAGAGACTGATGTAGCTGAAAGGCTATCCTATCTATTAATAAAAGAATTTGGAAGTACTTTTAGAATAGATTGCAAACCAAGATTGTATGAAACTCAATCAGGATCATACTGCCTATCAATTAGTAATAAGGAAGTAGCTCAGTTTTTTAAGAAGTGGTGTGGTAAATATTCCTGGGCTAAAAAAATGCCAGAAGAGGCAATGTGGCTCCCCAAAAAATTACAGGCTATAATAGTTAAGCATTGTATTAATGGAGATGGGTGTGGAGAGCATACCTCAAGAGGTTATTGCCTAGAGCTTAAATCACAAGCGTTAATTCAACAAATTAACTGGATGTTTTGGAGAATGGGGATACTTCCGAATTATAGGGAAGTTGGGGTTTTACCGAGATATACAGATTGTGAGTTAATTGATGGGTATGAAGTATATACAGACCCAATTACTAATAAGAAGTCAAGACCTGGATATTTTTTAAGGATATCTACAAGGGATTCTAAAAAGTTAAATGAAATTGTAGGACATACAGATACCAGGATTTCAGATAGATTATCTAAAAAGATAACCCATGTATTTGAAGATGGTGGGAATAAATGGACTATATCTAAAATAGATGGAATAAGAGATTTAGAAGGTACTTTTGATGTTTATAACATAGAGGTTGAAGGGGATAACTCTTATGTTGCTGAAGGTGTAACAGTGCATAACTGTGAACACGTCCAGATCTCTGAATTGTCAAAAGGCAAAGTTATTGATATGGCTTTGAGAGAGGTACCCTTTGCAAAAGATGTAAACGGTAATGACCTTACTTCTCTGTACGTAGATATCCTTATAGCTACTAATAAGAAGCATACAGATCTTGTAAATAAGATTCAATCTGGTGAATATTCCGCTGTGTCAATGGGATGCTTGATAAAATATAGTATCTGTACACAGTGCGGTTGTATAGCTGAAGATGAGTCCCAATCTTGCAAGCATATAAAATATTTTAAAGGTAATTATTTCTATGATAAGAATGGTACAAAAAGGATAATAGCAGAATTATGTGGCAGCGTTGACGACCCTGAGAGTTGTAAATTTATAGATGCAAGTTGGGTACGTAAACCTGCCTTTGAAGGGGCAGTGCTTCATAAAGTTCTTCCTTGTGATTTTGACGTATCTGATAAGATACAAAAAGCTGTAGTTATGCCAGGGTTTGATTATACCCCGGGAATGTACCTGAAGTCAGCAGCTCAATCAGCAAAGGATATCGTAAGAGATCTTGAAGCTGCTGAAGGCGATGCACCGGCTCCTCCAAAAGATGATTTCAGCTTCCCTGAAGCTCCCCCAGAAGCAGATAAGCCTCTTACCGTAGATACCCCTCCAGCAGAGGGAGCAGCTCCTCCTGCGGATTCTATGGGTGCTCCTGGTGATGATCTTGGTGGTGGTTTGGGTGGTGCTCCCGCAGCAGCTCCGGAACCTCAGATAGAAGAACCTAAAGAGGATGCTACAGTCGGTGAAGTAAAAGATATGGTAAAGAGACAATTGCTTAATCAGATTCGTAGAGAGATCATGAAGGATCAGGCTAAGCAAGATGGCGGAGATAGTGGACGTCCTTCGGATGAAGAGACTTCTACAAATGATAACTTAGTGAACAAGTCCGCTAGTTTTAAAAAGATTTTAGCTTCTGCAAGAGATACAAAAAATGATCGGCTGTACAATGGTATTATGATTTTATCTAATACTAAGAATTGGAAACAATTTAAAAAGTATGGGTACACTCGTGATGATGTTTTAGGGATATTGCACTTTATAGATAAGAATGCTTCTAATATCCCTGTTGGTACAGATGCAGTTAAGACTTTATCCAGAGTCAAACTTGGATCAACAGGAATGGTGCCCTTTTTCACAAAGATGATAGTTGAGATAGGTCGCAAGCCAAGTCAGAGAGAGTGTAAAAAGTTAGCTTCATGGGCTAAGATTTTATCTCAATTTGAAGAGTAAAAAACTTTTTTATAATAATCTCTTAATATCTGTTTTTTCTCTGAAAACAACCAAGTTCATTAGAACTTCATAAATAAATTGACACAGGAGGACAAGCATGTCTCGTAATCGTTTGACTAACAGATTAGCTTCGGATATGAAGTCAAAACCAGGTGCCCAAGTTGAAGATAAGGGTTCTGGAATTGACAATGATGTTTTTGATATGAATGATACTGGACACAGCAAGAATAATCCAAGTGTCGGTGAATATGCTAAGGGTGATCCTGAAGCATGGAATGAAGGCGTTAATAAAGACAAAGTAAATAAAGATGATCAGAAACGTGAAGAGACTGGTCATGCTCCTCTTATTGATAAACATGCTGCTCAAGAAGCTATCGCAAGTGCTCGTAGACTTGAAGAGAAAGCTGTCAAAGCTATTATTGCTTCACAGAGAATGCTTCCTGGTGCTACAGACGAGATTATCGAGAAGCAGGCGGGTATTCTTATGCATCTTCCTGAAGAGGGCCTTAATGCGACTCTTGCAAACCAAGAAGGTCTCGCTCAGATGATCGCAAAAGCTGCTTCTGATTCTTCTGATGAAGAAGATGAAGAGAAGGATGCTTCTGCTGACAAAGATGAAGATGACAAGGATAAAGAAGAGAAGGATGCTTCTGCTGACAAAGATGAAGATGATAAGGATAAAGAAGAGAAGGATGCCTCTGCCGACAAAGACGAAGATGATAAGAAAGAAAAAGAAGCCGGCACTAAGGATCTGGACATTAAAAAGAAAAAAGAAAAACTTGCCAGCCTGAAAAAGCAAGCTGAAGAGCTTGAAAAAGAAGTAGGCAAAGACGAAGAAGAAGTCGAAGCTTCTGCCAAAAAAGAAGAAGATGAAGAAGAAGTCGAAGCTTCCTCCAAGGATAAAAAAGAAGAAGATGAAGAAGAAGGCTCATCAAAAGATGCAAGTCTTCTTGATCAGATTTTCAGTGGTGTTATGCCTTCTCCTATCAAGAAGGGTGCTTCAAAACTTTCCGGTATGGTTAAGAAAGAAGCTTCTTCAAGTGGTTCCAGTGACTTATCAAGTCTATGGTCTACTGCTCCGGATGTAAGAGAAATTTTTAATTAAGTGATATTCGATACCCCACTTTATTAGAGGGGTATCAGTAGTAAAAAGATCGATATAAGATTTTTAACAGTATCTACCCGCCCCATAAGGGGATTGGGTTTCATTTAATAGGAGGTTTAACATGGTTGGTGAAGGAAGTGGAATTGCCCCTGATAGAGGCCTAAATATCCTCAATCGCGTGACAATGAATACTCTCATGAATCTGACAGCGGCTGGACTGACAAGAGATAACTACGGTGCAAATGTTCAATCTTTGGCGAATTCTCGTCTTAGTGCTGACACACCTAAGGGTATTCTTGCAGGTCAGTTTGTATGTGTTGGAACAGTGAACGGAACAGTCGTAGCATGTACAGGTACAGATGCAGCTCCATCAGTTCTTGTTGGTCGCCCAGTTGGTGTTGCGATTAATAACGCTGTTGGTTATCCTTTCGAGTCAAGCTCTGGTGTAGCAAGTGGTAAATGCCCATATTTACATGGAACAGGTACCGTTTTCTCAACAGATATGTATGAGACATGTACTCAGGCTGGTGCCGGAGTTCCTATCACATATCTTCCTGGTGCAAGACTTTATGTTTCTCAGAATGGCTTGCTCAGCAATGCTGTTAGTACAGCTGTTGATGTTGCAGCTTTCGTAGTTGGTATCGTATTGATTGCTCCAAGTGCAACTGATCCATTTATGGTTGTTCAGCTTTCGATCTAATTAATCGTTAGCCGTGAAAATAATCCATAATATGATATAGTAGACACGCAGAAAACTTATTTTTTTAGGAGGAAGTGAAATGGAAGGAACAAACACAATCACTAATGAACTGAAACAACAGATCATTGGAGATTACATTAAGACTGCTTCTGGCCGTGCAAAGTTAGCGGCGTCCATTAATTGATTCTGGATGGTGGACGTAAAACTCGGTAAATTGTCTGGAACATCCTTTGAACGATGGGTAGGTATGAAGATCAATAACGTAATAATCAGCGAAGAGAAACTGGCAAGACTTATAAGTGTTTTGCCGGAAGATGTGCTTGTTGAAGAGTACATCAATGCTGGTTTATGCGATATTGAGATAGGTGAAAAATATGGTTTAACTGATAGAGTAGTTTGTACCTTAAGAAGTATCTATGGTATTAGTACAAATAAGGGCTATCATTTGAATCGTAACGCATTAAGATTGGTTCCGTTAAATAGCTATCAGAAAGAATTTCTGCATGGGAGTTTGTTTGGGGATTCCTGCATTGCAGTACAATCATCTGGGACTGGATATTGGCTTTGTAGGCATAGTGTGAAACAAGAGCAACTATTGCTTAGAAAAGCAGAGATAATGAAGCCTTTTTACTGCTAAAGTATTTTATGGTGAAAGAGCTTTTATATCCGGTGGAGAACTTTTTTCATATGTTGATGCAAGGAGTTATGCCTTGCATCAATTTACAGAGTTAAGAAAAAAGTTTTATCCTGAAGGTACAAAGGTACTGAGTGCTGAACTACTAAGTGAACTTACTGGTGTAGGGTTGTCTTTTTGGTGGATGGATGATGGGGCGGTTGGTGATTACGGGTTTACTATAGTGTCTTATGATAGCTTTTTCAAAAACAACAAAGAACTGGTTATAGATATCTTTAAGGATGTTTTAAACCTGGTTGTAAGTGTTACTGAGAACTCTGATGGTGAATGCCATATTAGGGTTTTGAAGGAATCAAGAGATACTGCTTATGAGTATATCCGTGATAATATTACTAATGATTTGATCTATAAGTTACCTAAGAGATATCGTTCAAAGGACAATCAGCAGCCAAGCTTTGGGGGAAACCCCATTGAAGGTTCAACGACTGAGGGAAGCCTAATACCAAGTTTTGGTAATGGCGATAAGACCTACCTTGACAGAGTAATTTGTCAAGACATGCCGAGTACCTGTATATAACAGGTAGTGATACAGTCTGAACTCATGGGTAACCATGAGATATGAGTTGAAAGACTCATACGCCCTTAAATAGGGTAGTAACAAAGTGGATCCAGCCTCTGCGTCTTCGCAGAGATTATACGTCAGTTGCACGTAAGGCTTTTCTCGTAGAACAGCTCCCTGATGGTGCGCTGCCAATTTACGACAAAGATCCTAACGTCACTGCTTTCGTTGTCGGAGAAGAAGGTGAAAACATTCTGGCGATCACAAAACCTCGCCGTGTGATATTCCCTCTTTTCGAAATAGCATCGAATCCTGAACTGCCTTTGACACAGATCAAAGAACGTCGTTTTGACCTTATCGAACGCGCACAGGATTTGGCAAAAGCTCAAATTCAAGCTGCTGAAGATGCACGTGCCTTTGATGTTATGGATGCAGTTTCTCAGTTTGGTTTTGACAATCTTGGAAGTGCATATGTAAACGCACAGATCAATGCTGTTGCTCCTCTTACACCTGCAAACTTGATTGACGCTTTTGCACGTATTGAGACTCATGATCTTCGAGTTGCTCGTATTTTCATGAACGCTCTTGACTTTGCAGATTTAAGAAAATGGGGAAGAGACGTTCTTGATATTGAAACTCAAGGGACATTGCTTAAGAGTGGTCTACTTGGTACCGTTTGGGGTGCTCAGATCATCGTCAGCAGAAAAGTTAATCCTGGTTATGCTTATGTTTGCGCAGAACCAGAATTTTTCGGGCGCATTCCTGTACGTACCGAACTTACAGTACTATCTGCTGATGATCCAAAGGCAAGAAGAATAGGATTTTCAGTCTTCGAAAATTTAGGTATTGGGTGCCATAACCCATTGGCAATTACAAGGGTTAAGATAGCTCGCTAATTTTCAACTGTAAAGGTAGTGTGTTTACATACTACCTTAAAGTAAAACATCAGGTTATCATTTTAGGATTGGTAAGTAAAATTACCAATCCTTTTTTATTTGTGCATAAGGATCTAAAATTTATGGATTATTGGCGTAAAATATAGTATACTTACTTAATAATTTACATAATAGGGGGAATAAGATGCAGTATACTATCGAAGAATTAAATATGGAATCCATAAAAAGGCTATATTGCGATTTTGGTTTTACTGCAAAAGCTATAGGTGGAATTTTTGGTGTCTCAGAAGATGCAATCTTTAAGCGAATGAAAACCTATGGTATTACTTCGGATAGTAGAGGGGCATATAACTCGAAAATTACTGTGGTGTATGAGGGTATACGAAAAGATCTTAAGAATAAACTCACTGATGATATCTTGAGAACCTTGCACGCTGAAGGAAAAACAGATTCAAATATTGGCAAACTTTTTAAGATGTCTGGAGAGGGTGTAGCATATAGAAGGAAGAAATTGAATCTTGGGATATCTATAAAAGTTAATGATATACAAAAAGAAAGAGTCATACAGACTCCAAAAGAAGTTCTTGAAAAAGATTATTATGAATTAACACAAGAAGAATTTTCTTCTAAATATGGTGTTTCAAAAACTACTTGGAGACCTATAATACAAGATAAAGGGATTTTATTAAAAACACAGAAGCAGTCTCCTCCTTTAACACATAATCAGATTGTCTTAATTATTGGTGGTCTACTTGGGGATGGTGGAATAGATTCTTCTCCAAGATATTATGAGAGTCACTCATTAAAACAAGAGCAGTACCTTCGTTTAAAACATAAACTTTTAGAACCTTATTCCACTAATTGCTACCCCTGTGATAACGGAACAGGGTTACGTTTTGCAACAATTCAGAGTGAACATTTCTCAAAGTTTAGAGAATCTTTTTATAAAGAGGGTGTTGAAGGTAAGCTAATTCCAATAGACTTAATTTCAGAGTACTGGGATGAAAGAATATTGGCCTATTGGTTTATAGATGATGGTTATTACGATGATGATTCTCGATTTCTTATAATTAATAATTATTGCCCTATAAAGGAACAACTAAGTGCTTTTGTTGATTTTTTAGAGAATAAGTTGGGGTGGGGTTTTCAGCTTTATAAAAGTGGGATAAGTTTTTCTAAAAAATTTTATAAGGAATTTTTTGATATTGTATATCAAGTAGCCACTCCGGATGTCCTATATAAGATACCTGAAGAGTTCTTAATCCCCGATAAGGTTAATACCTTAACCCCATTAATGGTACATCCTAAATTTTATAGGGTAGGTAATGATGTTATGAAGGCCCGGATGTTTAATATGACTTTTGAGCAATATTGGGGGAAACCTTTTCCATTTTCAGACATATCAGACAGTAGGGCTCTTTATTTGTTAAGGAGCTTTAAAGACAACGGGATTTCAACATGTGATGGCGATCTCTTAAGCTTTAACACCTCTGGGATGGAATTATGCGAGAAGTTTTTTCCGAATATATATAGCAGTAAACGTAAAGGTTATCCAGCACCTATAGATGTATGGGTTGATGAGACTTTTTTTAAAAAGTTAGTAGAGAATAGGTTGAGGTACGCAGATAGAATAAATGATTCTTCAATGCGTAAAGGGCTAAAGTTAATGAATACTGTTGTAAGTAACTTTAAGCCCTCAATAGCTAGGTATATATATGCCAACTTTTGTAAAAATGGTAAGGTATTAGATTATTCTGCTGGTTTTGGTTCAAGGATGCTGGCAGCAATGTCTTTAGGTATGGAGTATGTAGGTTTTGAGCCTAATACTATAACATATGAAAATCTATTAAATTTCGGAGCATTTGTAAAAGCTAACTTAGGGGGAAATTATTGTGTACACAATAAGGGCTCTGAAGTTGATATCCCTTACACGAATTATTTTGGATTAGCATTTTCATCACCACCATACTTTGATTATGAAAGCTATTCTAATGAAGAATCTCAAAGTATCAATAGATTTCCAGAACTTTCCGATTGGTTGACTCAGTATTGGGATGCTACTGTAAAAGGTTGTATTAAATCCTTGAGGGAGGATGGAGTATTCGGTGTCTGTTATAGCCCCAACCAAAAAGTTCCCCTTATTGAAAGATCAATAAACACATGTAGTAATTTAGGGTATAAGTTATTTAAAGTGTTGAGAATACCTTTTAAGCATGTGACTACCTCAGACAGTTATGAAGTTATCTTGTTGTTTTCCAGACATGTTAAGGACTCGATTAACTGGGTTAACTTAAAAAACAGTTATGATAATATTATAAAGTGCACTGATGCTCCACATGAAGTAAATAAAAGAGCTTTTTCGGTATCTTTTGACGAGAATACAATCCAGAATAAGTTTAAAGAAGTTAGCTTAAAATTAGGGATGTCTCGAGAGACCTATCGTGAAAAATCAATTTTGGGGGCACCCTCACATGTTATTGAGCACTATTATGGTAGTTGGAATAAGTTTATAGAAGCCTGTGGGATGATACCACAATATCAGGCTGAGACTCCTACTATAATAGTGTCAGAGTATTTTAAAGAATGCCTCGCACAGAATAAAGCTCTGTCCTTCTATGAGTATGGGAAGATTCGAGGAAATAATTATACTCTTAAGATGAAGCGATTGTTTAATGCTGGTAAGAAATATGCTTCGCTAAAAGAAGAACTTTTCAAAGTAGCTCCTATTGCTGCTGATCATGGAAGATTCTTAAAAGAGTTTATGTAAACGGATAGTGTATTAAAAAGGCTCCTGGTACAGGTTGTTTTGTACCAGGAGCCTTTACTGCTATATGATGTTAGATAGTAGTAGGAGCTTTCTTCTGAGTAATTTTTGAATTATCTAACCACAAAATTATTGTTATAGGTTTAAGATTCTTATAGATCGTGATGATCCGATCATACTCTGGTCCCTCTTTTATTTCTACAATTATATCATACTTTTCTCCCCCCAGAGTACCAACTATGTGCATTATATTAAAGCTATTGGTATCTTTTGTCACATTATAGGCTGTCACTTTATTAAATGTATACACCTGATTTAGGAGGGTGTCTGTTTCAATAAGAACTAAAGTATTACTGGTGAAATGCCCAATCTTCTCTGGTGCCATATTGTTGATATACCGGTTAATGTCTGTCATGGCTCCCCCAGTGGCAAATAGAGGTCCAATATAAGCAGGGTTCAGTGACTTGCTGGTATATAGCTTTTTATGACTATCATAGATGCTGAGGATATTTTTTGCAGAGATATTAATTACTGACATTAAAATTACGGTCAACATGATTATTAGTTTCTTATTCAACATAAAGTCTCCTTGTTAGTGTGTCTATTAATAATATACTGGTTTAGAATGAGCATAACAACAAGGTTATTAAAAAATTAATAGTCTATTAATATCGCGTATAAGGGATATGACGTGTATGTTTATTGAATCACTATAGAAGGTGGAGATAGTATGTGTGAATTTTTGAAGATAGCTAAAGCTCTTGATAAAATTGCTGATTCAGTAGAGTCTCATGGGTATTTAAAAGAAGCTTATGAAATTGATAAGATTTCTGAATCTTTGGAAGCCATGACTACTTTCCCCCCTGAAGCAGTTCAATTGGCACGTGAGGTAGGTATTACGCTTAATCCCCAGAATGCTGCTGAGATTGTTGCGAAATACTTGAATACGCCTTCTACAGAGGGTATAGGGGATAAGGAAGCTATGGGTGTTAGTCCTAAGATAAGATCCTTGGCTATGTTAGCTATGGTACTTGCTTCTTCATTTCTTTCTCAGGTAGAAGCAAAAGGTAGCCCCATTACAGTTAAGGCTCCTCAGGGAGGCACAGTTACTTATACTGCTAAGGATTTGAGACAACTTGAAAAAGGGGATCCTAAAAGTTTTGCGATAGTTATGGAGAATTATCATAAACAAGAAGCTGAGCATCATAAGTCTCGTTTTCAGGATAGCGTAAATGTAGATGATGCACAAAATTCTCGAAAACCTGGACAAGCTGATAAAACTGTAAAAAATGTTGAAGAACTAAAGGATGCATTTGGTAATACCGCTCGATTGATTACTTATACTGATGGTAAGAAGAAATTAGAAGGGGATATTATGCATGGTGGTGTGAGTCTTCGTGATAAGTTAGTCCGATCAGGTGAAATTCCTTTTACCCCTAATGCTCCAATGGTAAAAACAGATAGATCTAATTTACCACATAATAGTTAAATTCATTTTTTAGGAATAGTAAGATATTAATAAGGGTATTGGGTATGTAGCCCAATACCTTTTTTATTAAATAATAATACATTAATATTTTTTTTAGTGTAATGATGACTATAAAAAGTACACCAATAGAACTTATTTTTCGTCTACGGAGAATTGCGGCTGATTTAGAAGAACATAGTCGTAACTCTGATTTGTTTTCTGGTATCAAAGAAATTTATGGTATTAATGTAGATAGAAAAACTAATCCTGAGTGTATCCAGGCATTATATAGTAGCCTTCAGAGAATATCTCCAGAAATTGTAAAGATGTGTGGTATAAAATCTTTATCATTTGATGACTTAGGTCCCTCCAAGGAATACTATCCGAATCATGGTAAATATGTTAATAATACTCTTATCATGAATGATCAATTGCTTAATGACCCCAAGTTAATTATAGATCCTGATAATGGGTCTATAATAAATAAATTTGATCAAACTCTTTATCATGAGCTTGGTCATGGGTGGGATGAAGCACAGGGAGAAGATGGGGATCTATCTCTTAAAAAAGATTGGCAGGAATTATCTGGTTGGTCAAAATATCCAAAACCAGGACTTAAAAGAATACATATTAATGAAAAAGGTACTCCTGAAGTAATAGGAGATTATTATTATTCACCATATGCTAGATTCACAAGATTCTATGCAAAAAGATCCCCTTGGGAGGATTGGGCGGATAGCTTTTCATATTATCTTGGAGGAGCTAAAAGCTACTTACCAAAGGATAAAATAGCGTATTTTGATAAGCTTTTAAAGAAATATCTTAAAGGTGGTAAATAATGAGTATCTTAAGTAGACTAAATAAGATTTCTGATATTCTTAATGAACGTGGTTTTAGTAAAGAAGCTTCTGAGCTAAAAGCTATTAAGGAAGCGACTCTTACTGGGTATCCTTTTTTTGGGGAAACCAAGCATAGTCCACGATTATTGAGTGATAGAACACCTGGTAAAACTTTTCATGAGCCTACTGATCCTAATATCAAACCGTATGAAAAGGGAGAATTTGTTATTGAACTGAATTCTTCTACTGGTAAAGAAGAGTTGATGATGTGGGATGGTAAGAGATTAGTTCCTAAAAAAGAAATTGAGGATATGGTTGAAACAGGGGCTATGAGAGAAGAGCGTTTGATTGGTCCATATAATAAAGCTACTCCTGATGTAAAAGCACAGATGAGACCTTTAATAGAATATGCAAAAAGTAAAGAAGCATCCCGTAATATTTCTTCAAAAAAGATAGATGAAGTACGTTATCCAGCTGAGAGACTATCATATATTAAGGATTGTTTGAAAAAGCGAGGATATACTTTATTAGTGAAAAAATTAAAAATTGCTATGGATGAATATACAAAAGCAGTTTCAGAGTAACCTTTAGGATATTGGGGGCATTATGAGTAGTTTGTTCACTGGTCCTGATGGAAAAATTAGTATGATGCGTTTGATGTCTTTTGTAGTATGTATAACTATTATGATAGTTTTTGCTGCACATAATATTGTTTCTATGATAAAGGGTGGAGGTTTTATTTCGTTAGGGACATCAGAAGCACTTTTGATTGCTGGAGTTTTAGGTGCGAAAGCAGCCCAATCTTTTTCGGAAAATAAGAAGACTACTGATAGTGATTTACTTAAGACAGGGGAATGATGATGCCTGATCCTAACAAATATGATGGAGACAAGCAAAAATTTATGGGTGATTGTATGCATCAATGTGTCCGCATTGAAAACAAGGATAGAGATCAAAGTATCGCTCAATGTTTAGGTATGTGGAGAGATAAGGATAAAAAGAAAAAGTGCGCTTCAGATATTATTAGAGAACTATCACGAGAATTACTTAGAATATGATTCGTTTAATTACATCCTATTTATCTGATAAAGATATTGTTAACGCTCCAAAATCTGGTACCCCTGTTATTTTTCTTGGTGGAGACTGTCAGAATAACAGTTGGCGTAAAGAAATCGAGAAAGAGTTTGGAGGAGACTTATACCTATTAGACCCTTTTGATAATAATTATGATCCAGCAAAGAATACTTATAAAGAAATAGCTGGGATGATAAATTCAGATTATGTTATTTTCTATAATGGCGGTAACCAATCAGATAGGGAAAAGAAATTTCTTGAACTTATAGGTAGGCGTAGTGGCATAGTCAAGGAATTTGACAGTATCGACAGTGTAAAAAAGTTTTTAAATAAACTAAAGGAAAAAAATTTGAAAAGTATTAGCTCAAAAATAAGAAAGTGCGCGAATACACTTTCAAAAATGGCTATGCCTTTCGTATCTCCAGATAAAGGTACCTCAAGGGCTATAGATTTTAAATTTGAACGCCTGGATACGGATTCCATCCCAAAAGTAGTGAATGATATTTTCTCTGGTAAGACTATAAGAATTCCAAAGTATGGTGAAGCTACTACAGGATTTAACACATTTAGTATTAAAAGTCTCTCTGATCCGGATAACTCTTTGGCATTTCTTAAGAATTATAAAGATATTGAACATGTAAAAAAAACATTTTCTAATCGCAATCCAGAATCAATTATCTTCACTTATGATGTTCCTTCTAGTACCTACGTTGATGTACGTACAAAAGTTGCAAAAACCGGAGTGAAGTATGAGTATTCGTGTACTAAAATCAATTTACCGGATGCCTTATCTAAGTCAATTATAAAATGGGGTAAGGATAATGTACCAGGTAATAAATTATATGTAGAAGGGGATAATTCAAAAGGTCGAGAGGATGATATTCATGTAACAGTGCTTTATGGGATTACAGATGATTCTCCTATAAGGACTGCAAAGATTATTGGAGAAATTAAACCTTTTGAAGTACGCCTTGGTTTGATTAATGCATTTAAGGATAAAAAAGAATATGATGTTCTTAAGATTGAAGTAGAATCTGGAGATCTTGAGAAATTGTATTATAATCTCGTAAAAAAGATAAAAAATGAAAGCACATTCCCGACATACAATCCCCATGTTACTATAGCATATGTTAAAAAAGATTCCATGGACAATTTTATAGGGGATGAGACTTTTAAAGGTAAGACGTTTAAAGTAAATAATATAGTATTTTCTAATGGTAAAGATAGGGATAATGAAAAAAAGTTACCATTGAATATATAACATATAAATCAAATCATAATAACATAAAAAGGAGATACAGATATGTCAAATTTAAAGGAATACTCAGCACTTCAGGATTTTACCGTAAGTCTGGATAATGGTAAGACTTCTCTCTATGTAAAAAGAGGGGAGATTTTACAATTTGATGGTCTTAATGTGATACTTCGTGGGGAGCAGGGTACCGCACGTTCATTATCTAAAGTAGTAGGGGAATGGATAGCTCTTACGGGGACATCATTAAAACCTGTCGAGAAGCAGCTTGCATCTGTATCTCGTAATGCTACAGGAGGTAGGGTTGTAGAGCATAGTGATTACACTTCTGATCCCCTCGTTGGAATACAGAATCCTCCCAGTGATAGCATCGATAAACTTTTAAAGGGTTATGATAAGACACCTGAGATTAAATTGGTTAATGGTAAAAGAGAAGTTACCAGTGATCTGGATGATATTAAAAGAGAAGTTACTGTTGTTAACGAGGATGCCAATGAAGTTAGAAAAGTATCTGCTTATGATGGCGCTCCAGTTACAAATAAGGATAGCGTAGCTATTGGCAGCAATACTAATGCAAAAAGTGCAACGTTATCTCATGAAGGTAATGTTGCCAAAGCAACAAATTATACAGGTAAACAAGCCAGTACTGAGGATAGAAAAAAATTAACTATTGATTATGAATCATCTGGTGTAGAAGTTCGTAAGACATCGAATAATAAAAGTAATGTAGTTAAAGCTCCTGTAAAAATGGAAACATTTGCTACTGATGTAGAAGTTGCTGGGACATCTTACCCATCGACACAAACAACAGATGTAGGGTCAAGTACTCAGGCTCAGATGGAACAACATAAGGTTTCTTCTAATAAGGTTCCGGTTAAAAAAGCTCCTGCTAAGAAGGCTCCTGTTAAGAAGGCTCCTGCTAAGAAGGCTCCTGCTAAAATTACTTCTAATGCTCCGGTTATGAATGTTACAGATTCTGTTGAAGAACTTATCGATAGTGCTCCAATTATAGTGGATACTAAACCTACAGTAGCTAAAGGGGTCACAGTTATTACTGAAGGTCAGGAAGCTGTTGTGATAAGTAAGGTATCCCGAGATACAAGGTCAAGTATTCAAACTGAAGATGGAATCACTTCGAGAGTGACTGTAGGTGCTTCTGGTGAAGTTGATGCTGGTGAGGTTACTTTTTCATCGAATAATGATTTTGAGGAACCTACCGCAGTGTATTCTTCAGGTGAAGATACCCCCTTTGATGCTTCAGAGGCAGAAGTAATTTATGCCAAGGACGATGATATTGATCTTAATGATCTTTTAGCGGAAGTGTAAAATGGATATAAGGGTCAGAAGAGTTTTAGCAAGATATTTCGAAAAACCGGAGGATTGTCCTCCGAATTATGACTTACCAGGAGAAGTATCTACAGACACTGATAAATCCTGGATGGAATATCTTAAGGATAAAGCTAAAACTACACATGGTCCAGATAATCCCGTTCCTGATATGCTTAAAGGCAAGGAACATCTTGATACTTCTTTTAGTACAACTGATCCATATGATTATGATAGTCCTTCTGATAAACCAAAAGATCAGGAGGACTCCCCCCCTTTTGAGAACGCTATTTCAGATCCTACTCAATTTGGGTACTTTAATACCCCAAAAATATATAGTGAGGGGGGCGTTTTAGAAGAATGGAGAAAATCAAGAGAGCAGGATTTTACTACAGATGAGGATCAACAACAGCCTGCTATAAGTCTTACCAGAAAATTATCTTCTGATATTATTCCGGAAGAACTTTTAGCTAATCTTACTATATCAGGTAATGACTTCAATGAATTTGTTATGAGGTGTAAAGTTGCAGCATCTCTTGATGAGATAATTGAAAAAGATTATCATTATAAAAATGATTTAAAATTGCAGCGTGCTAATAAGTGTAGGGCTATATGGTCAAATAAAAATAACCCTAAACAATATGAACGTGGGTTATTTACTTTTAGAGTAACCTCCCCGGGATCCAGATATGGGACGCATAGTGTCTATCTACAGTTTTTAAGAGATGATAAAATAGATGCAACCAAGTATGTCGATTATCCTGTACATATTGGTTGTACCTGCCCCGCTTTTTTGTATAGCGGAGCTCAGTATTATGCTGTTAAAGACAATTACATGTATATGCCTGCGTTTAAACCTGATTTAGTTGCTCCGAAAGAACCTGGTCAATATACTGTTTCTAAAAGTCAAAGATATCCTAATGGGAAAAGAAACCCTGGTAGGGGTAAAAATGCGAGAGTATGTAAGCATATACTTGCAGTTTTTGATGAGATAAAGAATACTCCCATAGAAGTACATTATAAGAATTATCCTGTATATTCTCCACCATCCAAGAAAATTGATGTAACGGCATGGGAAAAGATGATGAAATTTCCTTTTACAGAAAAAGATGTAAAGAATAGGTTATTATCTTCAAGTCCTAAAGTGCCTGGGTATTTTAAAAGAGAAAGTTTTATGCCAACAGTTATTGATTGGTTTCAGAATACCTGGTTCCCTCGGACAGATGAACAAAAATTAAAATCTCTTAAAGAATTCAGTATGTTTCCTGAAAGAGTATTTTTTATACTCATAGAAGAAGCATACTTAAAACGTCAAAGCGGTGGGTATATATCAAAGAGGCTTGTCGACGAGGGATTTGAGTTAATGGATCAGGTTATAGATAAGGATAATCCTGCTGAAGCTCAGGTTATCCCAGAGCTTGATGATGGTACTATAGGTACTGGTGAAGTGGATGTTGTTAATAATGAAGCTCCTGATTGGATGCCTACCACTATACCAAAGAAAGTTAAAAATCCTGGAAGAATGAAAAGACCAACGAAAGTACGACCAGCGATAAAATAAAAAACAGATATATATAAAATGGAGTATTAATGAATGATCTACCCGTATATCTTATCGAATTTGATAAGAATCTTTTTTCAAAAGCGATTGATTGTGCTTTTAACTACATAGAATTCCACGATGATATCGTTGGAATGATTTATGCCAATCCTGACATAATTAAAAAAATAGTCTTAACTTTTTCTGATGAAGTAAAATTTGACTATGTTCATCAGGGTATTGGTATATTCAGAACAGCTTATCTGAAATACCTTCCTTCGGTAAAAGAGAATGGTATATGGTTTATAAATCAACATGAAACATTTAAATTAAAATTATCATTAATATAATATTACATAGGAGTTAAGATATGCCTACCTACGAGTACAGATGTAATAGCTGTAGCTTGATACAAGAAGTTATTCATTCCATTAAAGAAACCCCCGATATCTTATGCCCTCGATGTGAAGAGGGTCATAAGGAAGTAAAGATGGAACGCCTGATATCTCTAAATTTAAATGGTGGATTTTTTTTCAAGCAATGGACAGAGGCTCAGACGTATAAGATCAGTCGGGATAAAAGGAAGCAGAATACTGAACTTGAAATTCGCCAAATCGAACGCTATGGTTCAGGTGGGACTAAATTAAAACCCAATGTTGCAGGGGTAGAGACAGAATCTTGGTCAGATGCTAGTAAATTAGCCTCAGAAGCTGGTTTGAGTACTAAATCATATGAACCTCTCATTACTCAAGAAAAAAATATTTCAAAGATCTCCGGTATCGATGACAGGAAGTGGAAAGCTGCTAAAGAAGCCGCAGTATAAATTTCCTTTCTCTAATAATTTTTAAAAATTAATAATCTCTTAATATCTTTTCTATAGGTAAGTATATGGTACTTACCTATATATAGGAGTTTTTAATGGAAAGAGTGAATTTTCATCTTACCGATGGTGAGATACATGGTCTTCGAGTAATATCTGAACTTACGGGGGTACCTCGTGCTGAGATTATAAGACGTGCAATTGATGACTATATTAATAGAAAGAAATTTGAAGGATTTACAGGACTTGAAAATATACGTGAGGTGTACGCATGAGTATACGCACCCCTTTATTGGGTTTGAATATTATTGTAGGTCCTGATGATAAGGATGTTTTAGATAGATGTCTTAAAAGTTGTCAAGGTGAACTATTTGACGAGATAGTAATAACTCTTGCTATGGAAAAAGAGGACCCAGAGATAAAGTCTTTAGCTGAAAGTTATGGTGCTAAGACATTTTTCTTTAAATGGATTTCTGATTTCTCAGCTGCGAGAAACTTCTCTTTTAGTAATAATACATCTCAATATATCATGTGGTTAGACTCTGACGATGTTTTGAGGCCTTCAGAGTATATGAGACTGCAGGTATTGAAGCCAAAGATAAGTGCTTGGGATATTATAATTCTTAACTACGTATATAGCCATGATGAGAAGGATGCTCCAGTACTAATTCTCCCTAGAGAAAGAATAGTAAAAAATTGTGAGCATATAAAATGGCATGACCCCATACACGAGTATATGAATTTGGATGTCCCCCCCAATAGATTACATCGGGAAAATATCAATATTGATCATTATAGGGTTAGAGTACATAATCCCGCTCGCAATATAGAGGCTCTCAAAAAAGTATATGAAACGGGAGATTGTTCAGAGCGAATAAAATTTTATTATGGTAAAGAACTGGCTGATTTTGGAATGTGGGAAAAAGCAATATCGGTACTTGATCCGTATATAAAAAAGGGGGCTGATTTTGCGGATAATCTTACTACAGCATGTATAAAATTATCAAGATACTATTTTGAAAAATCTGATTATTCCTCATCAAAAAATTATGCACTAAAAGGTATTAGATTCAATAGCATTTATGCTGAGAATTACGTGGTTCTTGGAAATATCTTTGAGCAAGAGAATGATACAGACACCGCAGTATCATATTATAAAGAAGCTCTTAATAAAAAGCTTGAAGGAGGAATGTCTCAGATAATTGACTATTATGGATTTATTCCAGCAGCTAAACTGGCTCTTATTTATTACAACAGAAAAGAATATGACAGTGTAGTAAAATATTGTACACTTGCTCTTACGCATAAACCCGGTAATGAACAGATGAGCGAACTTCTTAAGATTACGAATATCGAAATGAATCGTTTGTCAAAAGGAATGGTGCTCCAGGAAGAAGACATTTCTAAATTAAAAGAATTTTTGCAGAAAAATGATCTTAATATGAGTGTTCTCCGGAATAACCTCGATTTTTGTGACATAAGATTGAATAAAATTCGCGATATTAAAATAGTGTGGTTTATTCCCACACTTGATCTAACGAATCCTTCTATCCGATTAAGAAGGTTTAATATCTGCCAGCAACTGGTAGATATGGGTATTGATAGCACAATCATTTCTAATTACTACGGTAATAATATCTATGAAACAAGAAACAAGGTAGGAGATGCAACTGTAGCTATTTTTACTCAGTTTGGTAAAGAAGATCTTGAAATAATGAAGCATCTTAAATCCTCAGATATAAAATGTGTCTTTGATCATTGTGAGGCTTTATTCAATTTTCCGTTTGAACGGGAATGTATGGAAGAGGTTGATCTTATCACCTGCTGTTCTACCAAGCTTAAAGAGATTACTAATGAACATGGTTTTATGAAGACAGTAGTCCTTAAGGATGCAGTGGAGAAAACATCTGATAAAGCAGTATATGAAAATCGATATCTAAAGCCTAAGGCAGTTTATGTGGGTATGGGTGGAAATTCCTGGCTTGTAAATGAATATCTAAAAGATACAATTGAAGAAGCAGGTTATGAAATAGTATTATGTACAGAATGGGATAATGCTACTCATCGCTGGACAGAGGAAGGCTGGGTCGATGTAATGAATGCCTGTGATGTGGTATTGTGCCCTCAACGTGTTGAGGTTCAACCAGCAAAGAGTTCTGTGAAAGCTACTGTAGCAATGGCTCTTGGTCTCCCAGTTCTTTGTTCTCCACTTCAGGCATACAAAGAAATTATCAAGGATGGAGAAAACGGTTTTATATGTGATACTAAAGAAGAGTGGAAAAATGCTCTCATAAAGTTGAAAGATAGTACCGTGAGAAAGAAGATAGGAGAAGCTGGAAAAGCTTCTATAGGAGAGTATAGTCTACCAGTTATTGCTAGTCAGTGGATTAGCACTTTAACAGAGCTTATTAATAATCAGATGAAATTTCCGGATCCTCCCGAAAAGATAGATGTAAAAAATAGATCCATAGTAGATATCATTATTGCTAACTATAATAACGTTGAATATCTTAAGATGTGTGTAAGCTCTATTCTCATGAATACCCTATACCCTTTCCACATCATTATCTCAGATGGAGGTAGTAATAAAGAGACATGGGATTACTTGCTGACATTAAAAGGAATTACTGTTATAGGTGACCCAAATAAGCGCTTATCTTTTTCTGAGACTTGTAACGCAGGTATTAAAGCTTCTAATACAAAATATTTTGTAATTTTGAATTCAGATGTTATAGTGTCAAAGTGCTGGCTTACTAGCCTTGTAAATAAAATGGAGACTGTTGATCGATTAGCTTCTTGTGGGGTATTGTCTAATTGTGACAGAGGCTGGTTGCATGACGCTCCAGGTAAACCATCTTATTCGATGCTCTTAGAAAAATCAAAGATTGATCTTCACCCAGCTATGAAAATTGATGAGATTAAACCTTATGTGGAAGAACTCTATAAATTCATGGAGTATTCTAACAAAAAGCATAAGGATGTTTTTGTCCGTCAGGGATGGGTGGCAGCATACGCTACTATTTTTGCTCGCTGTGCAATAAATGAAGTAAGCTTATTTGATCCTCTCTTCCTTAATGGGTGCGAAGATCTTGACCTTATGAATCGATTATCAAAATTTGGATATGTGACAGGTCAAGCTATAGATTCTTTTGTTTTTCATTATGGCGGAATAAGCCGAGGTGCCTACCAGGAAGAGAATAGAGAATCTTATAATAAAGAAGATGCTGAAAATCATATGAAATATAGGGCAAAATGGAATAAACCCCGAGTAGTAATTTGGACAGGTCCAGCTTGGGAGCCTTGGAATAAACAAAAAGTAGATGAGGGTATGGCAGGATCAGAAACTTGGGCATCATATCTTGCTCGGGAATTTGTAAAAAAAGGTTTTGAGACCACTATTTATAATGATTTACTATCAGACAGTAAAGATGATATCGTTCTTGATCCGGTCTTTGATAATGTCGGAGAAAAGGTTGGGGATGTTGTTTATCGTGATCATACTAAGATGCAGGCTGATGTAGAATATGATGTTATTGATTATTTCATAGCGTCACGATCGACGGAACCATTAAAATTAAATATTCATTCTTTAAGAAACTATATCATATTTCATGATATTTGGTTATCCCCAGATAAAAGTTATGATATTATGACTTGGCGTGTAGATAAGTACGCTTATTTGTCAGAGTGGCATAAAGAATTTATTATGAGTCACCATGGTATTATAAGTGATAAGATGTTCCTTACTGCAAATGGTCAGGATTTCAGTCTATATAGCGATGTTGACAAATATAAAAAGAAGAATCAAGCTGTTTATTCTTCAAGCCCCGATAGAGGTTTATACCAGCTTTTAAAGATGGTTCCTCAAATAAGAAAAGAGATCCCTGATTTTGAACTTGTCGTAGCTTATGGCTTTTTTAATTGGGAATCCATGGCTCGTATGCGGAAGGATGTCGAGGGACTGAAATTTATAGCAGATATAAAAAATCTAATGAATCAGCCTGGTGTAAAGTATGTTGATCGAGTGAGTAAGAAGCAATTGGCTGAATATGAGAAAGAATCAAAGATTTGGTTGTATCCGAGCTGGTTCAGTGAAACATTTTGTATAACAGCAGTTGCTGCAGGATTATCTAAGTGTTCTATTGTAAGTACTGACTTCGCCGGTTTGCAAACTACTGTAGGATCAGCAGGGATACTTCTTTCTCCTGATGGATTAAGTCGCAATGGTGAATATCCCACTTCATATGTTAATAGATTCGTAGCAGAAGCTATAAGGATGCTTTCTGATGAGTCTTATAGGCTTATGTGGGCTGATAGGGCTTATGCTAAGATGAAGGAGTATAATTGGGGAAAAATAGCTGATGGATGGCTTAAGGAATTTGGCATAAAATAATATCAGTTATTAAACGTGTATGTAAAAAGGCTGCTCAATAAAATGAGTGGCCTTTTTTTTTACATAGATAATAATCTCTTAATATGCTACCTTTATTGAAGATCCCTGATAAAGGGTTTTATATACAAACAAAAAGATTTAGTCTAAGGAGGCTTTTATGGCTGATACACTACGTGTACAATATTTTGGCACAAACGTAGGTAAAATTTATTTTACTGATTTTGACAAAAGAAGTCAGCTTGGCGGTGCCCAGGAAGGTAATTACCTCAGCGGTCAAGATGAATATATCGTGTGGGGAGAAACAAAAGTTATTCAACTTACAGATAACGTTCTGTATAGTCTTGCAAAGGGTGTCCTGAAGTATTTCTCGACAGCAGCAAGTAACTCACTCTTCACAGACCATAATGGTGCACCATTTGTTCTTACTGAAGGTGCATACACTTCAGCTGATGAAGTCCCTCGTCAAGATATCGGTGATACAGGTACTTCCAGATTCACCAATACTTACATGGATCTTCTGGCTAATGATAAGTATTCAACTGGTGCAGCTGGTTCAACTGGGTATTATTACGGTAATGCTTAAGACTTTTTTTAAGACTTGATGATTTTTGAGGTTGCCGGGGTTACATCGACCTCGGCAATTTTTGTTTAAATTTAAAATAACATCTATAATAAAAAATATTGAGAGGTGATCAAATGAACGATAATATACACGGTGATTTGATTTATACACGGGATGGGTATAAGACGTGTGACCTTTATCTTGCAGCTCTATTTGCAACCTCTGGTTGTAAAATAAAAAATACCACTAAGGACCAAAGAAAAGTATTTTTCTTTTTTGAAAATTCAGATGTGGTAGAAAAGTTGAAAACAGCATACTTTTTAAGACAATGTCCAGTTGATGCTCTTACTTATGCTGACAATATAAAGTCATTAAAGTCTCTTTGTGCCAGCATAATTGGGAATGAAATTAAAAAAGGATAAGAATTAATATGGATGTATATCAAGGTAAAATGATGACTATATCCCCTGCTATAGGACCATATGAAATCAATGTATTTTATAACATTGATAAAGTGACCCCTGAAACCGGTGGCATAACAGGTATGGGGACACTTGAGCCTGTAATGTGGGATATGGGTTATACGGGAATAAATGATGCTAATTTTACTAACAGCAAACATGGATTTTAATTATGAGAGCATCTGTTGTTGATTTTATGGCTAAAAAAGCTTCTGAAAATTTTAAGCTAAAAGAAGCCTCTTTTATTGAGTTTGAAAACATTGATATCGATGAAGAAAATGTTGTAGAAAACAATGATGAGGAATTCTCAGCAAATATTGAAGTATGGGCAGATATCCATATAACTTATGATGGTATACCACCGGACAGTTATAGGGTACTTAATAGAATACTTCAGGATTGGGTTGATGATCATGATGGTGATCTTAAAAAAATGATCAATCCAAAACTATCATCCTTTCTTAAAGAAAAATATGCTAATCTTGATATATCAGATTTGAATCAGGATTTTGATGATTATATCTGGGAAGACCAGGTTGATTATATGCCAGATATTGATGAGGATAAGAAGGTGATCAAGTTTACTGTTGAGTTAGTACTTGAGATCGAAGAAGAAGATAACGAAGAATAAGATTGTGCCCTTCCGTTAAAGAACTGATCTTGCATATATCGGTTCCTTTGTCTGGAGACTCCTTATGGAAAGTTTTATACAAGGACATCGGATAGGACAAACAGATCTTATCCTTAATTTGTATGCGCGGTATTATAATGCCTACCCATACCAGACTTTTCCATATACTCCATATTGGATAAGATATGATATTGGGTTTGTTCATCTTCTTACAAATCAATTTATGCCAATTGGTATTCGTAATCGGTTACCTGATATTTTAGATACTGGAAAGATAAAACCCAATTTTATTATTGAGGATACATGGAAGATTGGGACTTATGAGATACGCTGGTATTATAGGGCTTTGGAGACCTCTGCTACACAATTGACCACTGTGGAATTTTCAGTAACTTCGGATGGTATTCATCAGCAAATGTCAGCTATGGAAAATCACTTCGATATTAATGCTTTCATGATATTGTACTAAAATTTTAGAGCTAATAATCTAATAATATAAAATCCTTACAGTAATATTATAGGGAGACAATCTTATGCAACGTAAAAAAAATCCTGTCTTCAGGGACATGATTCGAATATCATCCTATATAAGATCTGAAAATGGGGAGTTTCTCAAAGATGAGTCAGGTAAGATTACTCCATATATTCAGGAACAGTTCCATAAGTTTTCATTCCTTAAAGAAGACTCTGTAAGGAAAGTTCTTGACAAGTATCTAAATAATATTGATCGAGGAATTTAATATGTCAGTAGCATACCAACCGGGACAAACTCTTACCCAAGAAGATTTGAAAATATTAATCCGGGATAATATCGGAAATTTGGTAGATCCCTATTATATTAGATTTTCTATATTTGATTATACTACAGGTGTTGAAGTTCTTATTGGGCCTCCAGATCAAATCCCCGCTACCATGGGGGTAGGTCAATATTATGTGAATATTACCATACCCTTAGATGCAAATATCGGAGACTGGCTAGTACGATGGAATTTTAGGGAAACTTCAGGATCTCCTACAATTCAAGTTGTTCAGGAATTTAATGTTGTTGCTAAAGATGTAAAGACAGATATTAATAGTGTTGATTCTGAGCAGTTGCTCGTAAGAAGGTTAAGAATTATGCTAAGGGATAATAATCCCGATCGTAATTATAGATTTCGTCCCCCGGCGAGTGAAAAGTTCATACAAGCACAAGCTCAGGTATTTGGTTACGTGTGGGAAGATTATGAACTCTATGAGTATCTACTTATGGCTGTTGATTATTTCAATACGGCTCCTCCGGTGACAGGTATAACATTATTTCAAACTCCAGATAGATGGAGAGCTGTTATTCTTCTTAAGTCCGCATCACTGGCTTGCGGGGCTCTTGCTTTGAATTGGATAGTTGACGAATATGATTATAGCATCAGTGGTGTATCTCTTAATATAGAGAAATCATCTAAGTATCAATCAATGAGAGATTCTTTTGAAGGTGAATACGATAAGCTTCTTGACCAAGCTAAGAGATCTATAAAGATTGCTATAGGACTAAAACAGCCTCGTTACGGTATAGGTATCAGTTCGGCCCTGGGACCGTATTCACGTCCGGGGGTCCAAAGCCGTAGAAACTTCGTGTCCGGTGCAAGGGGGGGTTGGAGTTAAGGACCAAGAGGATTATATAAAAATAATCCTTAACATGCTTTTTGATAAGTACTTATCTCTTTGGCTTAATCTTATTCTCAGATACTAATTTATTTACTTGTCTTTTTACCCATCGTTGAGTTTCATTCAACTCTAGGGCCATAACTGACCTGGACATAGTGCTATGATTTTTTAATATAAATTCAATTTTTTCTGGATTTTTTCTATCTGCTGTTAAGCCATGATTGTTTTTTCCGCGTGGTCGGAGAGTTAGCTGGTTTGTTGTGTTATAAATTTTATTGTATGGAAATTTGTCATATTTTTTTAAAGGTTCAAGTATTTTTCTGTCTTTTTTATCTCTATAGAGTAGAATAGCATATTTCATCTTTTTACTTATAGTTATTCTTTCTGCACTGCTTATTATATCTTTTATCCAGAGATACCACATATTTTTAATTTCATGAGGTATAATCTCCAAATTCTTAAACCCATTTTCTTTAAACCATTCTTTTCTCAGTTCAATTTTATTAAGAAGACACCAGCGTCTAAATGTTGATGTTCTTTTTAGATATTGGGATGTAAATGTTCGATTTATTTCAGGGTGCTTGTATAGGTAGCTATTCCCAAAATTATCCCCTAAATAATCAAAATTACATGCTTGATAGATAATGCCGCGTTCTTTAGCAGAAGGATCAGCATAACCTACAAAGATTCGTTTTGGGGTATTAGCTACCATCCACTTACAAGAGAACATAACAAGTCTGCTTCCGAGGTTTTTAGGGGTCCAGGAAGCTGTAGCACCTCTTTGTATAAGGGCTTCATAGATGGGGGTATCTTTACCCAGCATTTTTGAATAAGCAGTAGGTTCATTTATTAGGACTACTCCTCCAAGTTTATCATTGTATCGAGCTGTGAAACACCATTTAGGATTAACTCCAACAGTTTCTAACCATTCATATTTTTTTATAAACTCTACGATCTCTGTTGATAGTTCCTCCTTTATAAGCGTAAAATTTGATGCTTTGATATTATCTGGGTTAAATGGTAAATTGTCTCGGTCTTCAGTATAATGTTCTATTTTTTTTCGATACTGGTGGCACACAAATATATCCTCAGTAGTATTTATCTTTTCTTTTATTTTTATTTCAATAAGAGTAAATATGCTGCCTTTTTTTATAGCTTCATTAACATCATCTGACCAGAATCTTATTAAATTTGGAATATTTTCGTTCTGATAGATATCTTTTGCTTTTATCTTCTCTATGGATATGGCTTGAGGTCCAGTATGCACTGCTTCTCCCTTACCGTGCCAATAAGTTCCGTCATATTGTACCCATAAGTCATATCTGGGCATATAGTAATCTATCACATGTTTTGTTATAGGATGAAGCTGATGAGTTTTAAGGTCTGGATCAGCTATTAATAAATAATTAGCGAATGCAAGCTCTTCATTAGAATAATTAAAAGAGCCTTTTTTCTTTAATGCTTGATATTTTTTTTCTCTAACGACAGCAGTTTTTAAAGTTTCTGATAATTTTCTTTTTACAGCTTCATTTTTTGAAGCTACTTCAACACCATATTTTTCTAAACTCGTTTTTTTCTTTTTTTCAGCAATTTCAGGGACATTAAGTGGGACTCTTTGTCCATACTTTTCAATCATTCCTTTTTCGACCCTATCTGTTAATTGAAAAGTATTTGATATTCCATATCTTTCAAGATTTGTTTCTTTTGTTTTCTCTCGAATAGTTGGACTTTGGTTTATATATCTTACTCCATATCTTTTTAAAATAGTTTGTTCAGATTTTTCTTTTATTTTCTGTGCCTGAAATACATTATCTACACCATATCTCTCATTTACTACTAATTTTATCTTGTCACGAACTTCTTTGGATTGTGAAGGATACTCTACTCCCCTTTTTTTCAAATTGGTTTGTCTACTTTTTTCTTTCATAGCCGGTAGAAGGGTAGAGTATTCTACACCATATTTTTCAAGCATAGCTTTTTTAGTACCTTCTATATTATCCTGTTTTATAATGGATGGGTCTCGTTTAAACTTTAGTCTACTAGCCCTATATCTTATAGATTTCCAAGTTCTGTTTAACTTAGTTAATATTATATCTTTAGGTGTTTTTAAATATAGCTCCTTGAGTAGTGTATCTTCTTGTTCAGACCATAAAAGCAAAGTAATACCTTTTTGTGCTGCTGTCATATATCCTCCATAGCATGGTTGTCTTAATATTAATAATACTACTTATTATCGGGTATTTCAAGACTTTTTCTAATAATCTGTTTATGAAGCAATATTAATAAATGGCGTTCCATAAACAAGTTCATATAAAGTGAAATACACATGGCTATAGAAGTTGAATATTTTGGTTTGACAGGTATGGTAAGTCCTCTATCTAATGACTTAATACTGTTAAGGGCAGCACCGACAACTGGACCCAATGGTGCCTATGATATTGCTGTAGATCCTACTGATGGACCTGCCCAGCGGTATGGTATCGATTTTGGAGTTACATTTAGTAATGTTCCGGGTACTACAGCTATGTTGGCTTTGAATCTTGCTAATTCGGATATAAAAGATGTAATGAATAACACTTCTCATGGTGTAACAGGTATCTTATACCTGAGAGCAGTATATAACTATTAAATCGATATATAAATTCAAGGATTAGTATGCCAGAAGTCTCACTCATAAAAAGTAAATATGTAACTGTAGAACCCACCAGTATTAAGAAGGCTAATAAGTTTACTTGTATGGGGTGGATTTATGATATACAGATCCCGGATGAATACCCTGTGTATTTGTTGACTGTATCAGATTCGGGAGGTTTAGTACTGTCAGATCAGGCAATACTAATGGAAATAAAAAGATCTGGTGACTACGATTATAAATTACAATTTTCTAATTCTGAATCTAAACCTATTGAACAGTATACAGGTATATCATTAGATGATAAGAAATGGCATTTACTTACCTATGTATGTCTTGGTGATGGTGAGATGCGATATTACATTGATGGTATAGAGTGCCCTTCTGAGGATGGTATTGATGATGTAGGGTTACCTTATTCGGTAGCCTGGTCAAGACATCATCGACTTGGTGGGGGTAATGTATGGGTTCCATATCTTTATCGAGACTGGCAAGCTGTTACGATGTATAAATGGCGATATTCTACAGGATTGGTCTTACATCAAAAATGGATTAACGAGCTTAAAATGATCGAACAACCAATAGAGACTGTATAAATGAATCATATACTTTTCCCAATTACGTATGCTTGTAATTTATCATGCGCCGGATGTTGTGCAAAGAGTACCGCAATAATAGATATTGATAAAAGTTTGGAAACAATATTATCAAAAGCTGGTGAAATAGAATGGGTGTACATTACTGGTGGTGAACCTTTTACTATATCAAATTTAGCGGATATTTGTGATATACTAAAAAGTAAAGGGTTTAAAGTAGGAGTTACTACTAATGGAACTTTTTATAGACCAGAGATAGCTGACCATGTTGATAGGATAGGAATTAGCTTTGATGGTACTAAAGAATATCATGATGCATATCGTGGTGAGGGAGTTTACGATAGCGCCATTAAGCTATTTAATGCAGTTAAGGGTAGATGTGAGACGGTAATTATGTCTGTAGCTTTTAAAGAAAATTTAGAAGAGCTAAAAAAATTATCAAATATAATAACTGGTTTAGATCCTACCTATTGGCAGATACAGAGAGATATGAATGATCCAAGTTTAGTTATACCAAATTTTTAAATTAAGTTGATTAATACAGGTAGTTGTATAAACACATAAAGGGGTATTAGTATGAACAAAGTAATAGTGCAGAATTATACAGATAAGAATATTGTAATTATTAATGGGAATTTTGCTTCCTATTCCTCTAATGATGGAGAAGTACTAAGTGGTGGTGTCATACCTCCGGAATTGTTTCAAAACATTCCTATAAGTAATTCTACTGGTGGTGGTGTGTCTCCTGACACAAAGTTTGGTAATCCTCTTGGAGACAGAGTAGATAACAGTTCAGGAGTGAATCTTGCGGATGGCTCAGCAGAGAGTAAACCGGTTACAACTGTGAGAGGTGGTGGCGGGGGTACTTTTAGCATATCTTCCAAACCAAGCTGGCTATACACAAATTAATAATAGAAATGAATAGTTATGCTTTATACCGTATACGTTGATTCTTTATATGGCTTGGATACAAACACCGGAGAACTTCTTTCTCCGGTGAAGACACTTCCTTATGCTTTGACACAAGTATATGAGGGTGGTGTTATTGTCCTTCAGAGCGGTAATGGGGTATCTTATGGAAATCTTACTGTTACTAAAAATTTGACAATTAAATCTGCATATGGTGCTACACCAGTAGTGGGAAGTTTAACTCTATTAAACATGCAGGGTCTTATTGAAGGATTAACATTTAAAAATATTTCCACAGGAATAACTGCAAATAATCTAAGTGTCGGTTCAACAATAGTTCGTGGGTGTAGATTTAATAGTGTAGATATTGCAATAAATATAGACTCCGTAAATTACATTTCAATTAATAGAAATTATTTCTATGAGCATCAATCAGCTATAAAAATTAATTCTGCAAAAGAAATCTGTGTAAATTCTAATGTTTTTTCTAATGGTCGAAAATCTATAGACATAGTTACTGTTGATAGATTAGATCTGTGGGGAAATACTATTTATGGGGCTTTAGATTTACCCCCGATTTTGTTTCCTGATACCAATCTTAGAGTAATATATAAGACTATTAATGCTTTTGATATCAGCCATAATAGAATACAACTCCCAGGTTTTGCTTCACCGACAAATAATGGAGAATATGACGTTGCTGTAAATATCGTAAATGGACCATCATTTAATTATGGTACGGATTTTACAGTTATATCTTTAGGATCTATAGTTTCATGGAGTGGTCTTCAACTATCACAAGAACTTGCTATAGGTGATATAGTTAGGGTAATGTATTCAGAAGCAGGGGATATTGATCCTGGTATGGCTATAAGTCTTAGTAATATCGGGGATGAGAATAGTAGAGTAGATTCTAATAGCATATCGAGTGCAGGTACTCCGATATCTACTGGAGTTTATTTCAATACTCCTGTAAAGATTTTAAATAATAATTTCGATGATGTGCTCGTATGGTGGGGGGGATCTGTTCCTACTGGGAGTACTGGTATGAATAATATCGGTGAGACTGCTATGTATAGAGATCCTTTTAATGAGGATTTTAGACTGCAGCTTTCTTCCCCAAATATCGATAGAGGAGATTTTGATAGGTGGAATAATATCTATGGAGAGATAGGGGTAAAGAAAGTTAATATTGATGGGGGATGGTACTATACTGCATCTTATACAGGTATCAGAGATAATGTATCTCCATTTGATCGTGATATAGATTTTGACTTATTCCATAGAGGTGCCACAGGGATACAGGGTGTTACAGGAGATATAGGGGCTTTTGAGTTTAATTATAATGAAACAGCTTTGGGAAATTATGTCGCTGAATATGGGTACGATAAGGATTATCCGGGTACTGAAACGGGTCCTTATGCTACTCCAGATAGAGGGTATCAGAGATCAGGTGTCAATGATTTACATATAGCTACAAATGTTGTCCCATCACAAAATGGAGAAACAGGTCTTTATACTTTTTATACTACTGGATCAAGTTATAGTAGGTTTAGAAGTAAAGAAATGACTCTGAGTGATAGCAATTTGATTATAGGTAATAGGACAAGAAATGATGTGGTCATTATATATCCATCACATCCTTCTTTTGAGACAGGGTTAATATATGCATCTCCGGATGGTAATGATTTATGGACTGGGACTTTTGAATCCCCCTACCGAACTATTGATAGAGCACTCCAGAATGGCAGTCCATATATCCTTGTGGAGCCAGGTTACTACCCTTCTTTTCATGGTGTAACAGGCATAAATCTTATAGGTATAGAAAGATTTAATGAAATCGGTCTGAGTGGTATTTTTTATAGTAATGCTAGAGATGGGTCTTGGACAGGGGTAGGAACTTATAGTTATGATATGAATAATCTAACATTGACATCCCCTTCGAATATAATGGGGGGATTTAGTTTTAATACAGATGTAGATATAAAACTATTTGTTACTGTGAAATCAGATAACTTAATGGTAAAAATAAATAATAATGATAATAGTGCATACATAAAGATAAACAGATCTTTATCAGTTATAACTTATGGGTATGTGACAGGCATAAATACATATGAGATAAATTATAGTATATCTGATCCGCATACACCTGATGAGATATTTTCAGATCTTAAAGTCCGATTTATATTTAATGGTAATAAATTTGTAATATCTATTGATGGTAAATATGTTCATGGTTCTTATACTAATAATTTTGTTTCAGGATCATTTACAAATTGGGTACTGAGATTTACTAACTCAGGATCTGGTGATGATACTATTTCGAATTTAAGTGCTTTTTCAAGTGCTATTATAGGGGCTACGGGTATAAGTAGTACTGTGACTCTGAAAAAACTTTTTGCGATAATGGGTTCTACTGGAATACAGGGATAAGGATATATTGTATGACAACATCTCCTCATAATTTTATGGATAATTATGGAAGACCAGATTTTAAACTTCCTTATCGATGGAATACGGATAAGCCTCTTTCTATACCTCTCGGACCTAAGAATGTACATGCTACCAGCCCTTATCTTATAGGAGCGATAGACATCCGATGGGATTCTACTGCAGAATATTCTGAGCATAATGGGTATAATGTTCTTGGTATAAATGTCTATCGATCATATGATACTCCTGAAGGACCCTATATTAAGTTAAATGATGTACCTATAGGGGCTTTGTATTATAGGGATGAAACCCGGGAAGTTTGGGCTAATCAGGAAGATCCTGTAGCTGGTGGAAGACTTATAGCAGGTACTAATGCAAATGGTGATTGGATTGTTCATACCTATAATAAACCATTAGTAATTGTCGGAACAAATGGAGAATTGGCGAATCATCCTAAGCATGTTAAGGTTGAGATTAGGCCCACTTCCTTGGATGCATTTCAAACAGTTCCTGCATTTAAGGTAAGAGGCGAAACCGGTGAAATCTTTTTAATAAATAAACAAACATACAATAATCAGTTTAATAGATTAGATCCTCCTGTATTACCCATTCTTAGTAGTGGTGGTGAGATAAGGGTATCCTATACCTATATCAATAATAACATTCAGTTGGATGCTAATAGAAAAATTTATTATAAATGTACTACAGTTGCTATCGATGGGTCTAATGACGAAATGAAAGAGACCCCCTTAACTGAAGTAGGCGCTATTAATCTTTATGATATGGAAAAGATTGATTGGATTTGGGCTGAAAGTATTCGACGAAACAGATGGATATTAGAGCAGGCTGGAGAACGTGTAAAGTTATTCATTAGGAAATGGGCTGGAGAGCGTTGCCCTTGTTGGAATGAGCAATATCGTACTCCTCAAAGTGATCATACCTTATGCCTAGGTACAGGTTATATTGGGGGGTATGAAGGGCCTTATGATATAATTATAGCTCCCCCAGAAACAGAAAAGACTGTCCAACTTATGGATATGGGTTTACATATATCTTACGATTGGCAAACCTGGACTGGTCCTTATCCTCTTCTTAATGATCGTGATTTTATCGTAAGACAGAATAATGATAGGATGTCCATAGCTCATGTGAATCCACAAGGATCTCGTGGAGCTATATATCAGCAGCATTTTATGTTAGCGCCCCTTGATCGGAGAGATATCAGGTATCAGGTACCTATAAATGGAGGATTGATTGTCCCCGCAGCGTGGAATGCTTATCGTACAGATAGACCTACAGATGCAAGTCCTACTATCCCTAACAAGCCAGGGATACCAGGTCAATATACTTTACAGGGGAGAACAGTAACATTTGAGAATATTGTTTTTTGAACTTTTTATTTTTAGTTCCTTTTAAGAATTTTATTCTATAAGAAATCTTTTGTTATAATAATCTCTTAATTTTATATATAAATCTATCAGAAGTTCTTTTGCCTCAAAGGAGTCTTTTCATGGGATCGAATATGAAACTTGCCGCTGAAAGATTACTTAAGATCGCTGATGATCTTGAGAAGGAAGCTGCGGATAATACATTCTTTGTTTGTGATGGATGTAATCATACATCGTCATTACTTGATATTAATAAAAAGCGTAAGATTGCTGGTAAAAATCATAGTGTTAAACGTATCGCTAATGTTACAGTGAATGATGCCGTAACATGTCTGGCTTGTGGTGGTAAAATGTCTTATGTTCCTACAGACTCAAGTGAAAAATACTATGTAGAGTCTGATGATACAGAAGATACTGGTGCGGATATATTCGAACCTGTTGATGATCAGGGAACTGATAAGGGGGATGAGACTTCTGATGTAGTCGAACCTAAAACTGATGAACCCCCTGTTATTGATGGCACTCTTCCCATGACTGCAGTGAACCCTGAAGAAGATAAAGATGTTTCTGAAACTTCTGAAAATGAAGAAACTTCTGATGAAGATAAAACTGATGAAACACCTGAAATATCAGATTATGATGGAACTCCTGATGAAGAACAGAAACCTGAAGGTGATGCAACTTCGGATAAGGATGAGACACCTGAAATAGCTGAAACTCCAATGGGAGATGAAACTCCTGAGGATGGTGTAGCTCCAAAGGATGAAGAAATACCTGAGGATCAAGGTGCTGTTGAAGGTGAGCCAGTCGTAGAAGAGACAGTCCCTGAGGATGAGCCTGTAATAGATGGTGAATCTATAGAAGAGGGAACCTCTGAGGAAGAAGAACCAATAGATGAAAAAGGCGTAGAAATCCCGAAAAAAAATGTTCCTAAATTTGAAAAAATTCCAAAAGAAGCTCAAGATGATTTCTGGAAATCGGTTGTAAAATATTCCATTTAATAGCTGGATATTTTAATTTCATAAAATTTATATAAAATAAAAAATATGTTCTATATCATTGGAAATTCCCCAAAGAAGGTAGAACTTAAAGATCTTAACGATTGTGTGTATTATAAGCAGCAGAAAGTTTATACTGATGCTCAATATGAAAGTTCTGTTGATTTAAAACGCGCAATCGAACGTAAGATTCTTATAGTTCTCAAAAAGTCTGAAGATACCACAGGTTCTTTTGATATTCAAACACCTATTATATCCTCTGAGATTAAATCTTCTGAATCAGTCTCATCTCCAGAAATAGAAGTCTTATTAGATAAGATTAAAGATTTAGAAGCAACAGTTAAAAATCAATCTAATCTTTCTCTTCCTTCAACGCAGAATAATGATGCTTTGGCTATTATATTAGATAGACTTGAGAAATTAGAAAAAAATCCTACTTCTATTGATTTATCGGTTATACAAGATGCTTTAAAGAGTATAGAAGTACGGATGCAGAGTAATAAAAGTGATGGTATACTTGAAAAACTTGAAGGTATTATTAGTCGATCTGGTGTGAATTCAGCATCTATACAAGGAGATAGTCGACGGGTAGAAGATGTTTATATCCCTAATATTCGGGTAGAAGATGCTAATTCACACATAAAGTTAGAAGTACGGACAATTGATTCTGGAGATAGCGTGTCTGATTCATTGAAAAAACTTAAAGAGTTGAAATCTAAATCAATATAATTTAGGAGGTTTTTATGGCAGTTGGACTTGACATAGGGACATGTTTTTTGGTAAGTGCTACAAAAGATATTAAAAATGAAAATGCACCTGTAGAACTAAAATCTATCCGGGACGCATTTTTGGATGTAGAAGCAGACCAGTCTATTTTGAATATGCTTAAGATGTCAAATGTTTCTTACGTGCAGGAAAAAGATTTTATTTACATAGTAGGAGAACCTGCATTAAGTGTATCTAATCTTCTTAAAAGAGAAGCTAGAAGACCTTTAAATCAGGGAGTTATATCCTCTGGAGAACATGATGCTGAGAGGATGTTAGTAATACTTTTAAAAAATATTCTTAGTTCTCCTAAAGTTGAGAATGAGTCAGTATTCTTTTCTGTACCAGCGAAGTCTATAGATAAAGATATGGACATTATCTATCATCAAGCAATGTTCCAAAAGATTATAGAGTCTTTTGGTTATAAAGCTACTGCTATGAATGAAGCAGCTGCAATTGTTTATGCAAATGGAAGTTCTGATGGTTTTACAGCTCTTGCTTCATCTTTTGGTGCAGGTATGGTAAATACAGCTTTGGTTTTCCAGACCATGGTGGGTATGTCATTTTCAGTTTCACGTAGTGGTGACTGGGTTGATCAATCTGCAGCTAAAGCTGTAGGTAGTACTGCTACACGTCTGATGTCGATAAAGGAAAAAGGTGTAAATCTTCTTGATCCTAATGAAGGTGATCCAAAACAACTTAGGGAAAGAGAAGCCATTGTGGTTTATTATAAGAATCTTATACATTATGTGGTAGATAGCATAAAGAGAGAGTTCAAAAAGGATAATGGAAAGATTGAACTTCCTGACCAGATCCCATGGATTATTAGTGGTGGTACTGCTAAAGCCAAAAATTTCCTTGAATTTTTCAAACAAGAGTTCGAAAAAGAACGTGATAATTTTCCTATTAGCATATCTGAAATAAGAATGGCTAGTGATCCTCTTGGAGATGTAGCAAAAGGACTTCTTATAGCTGCAATGAATGATTAAGTAAGATATTGATCAATTAGCTGTTTGCGAAAGAACAGCTTTCTGCAAGGGGCTGGGAGAATAACTTCTCTCAGCCTTTTTTAATAATCCCTTAATAGATTTATTATAGTCGAGGATATCTTATGGAAAGATCAGAACAAACGCAATTATTTATTAATAAAGCTACGGCTACGCATGGAAGCAGATATGACTATTCCATATCTGAATATAAAGATTGGCGCACAAAAATAGATATGAGATGCTCAGAACATGGAATCTTTAGTCAAAAGCCCTCAAGTCACATATCCGGAAAAGGGTGCCCGACATGTGGTAATTTGTCCAGGTCTAAGTCTAATACTTGCACCACAGATAAATTTGTTGAAAAAGCGATTAAAGTTCATGGTAATAGATATGATTATTCTAAAGTTGTCTATGCAGGTATTGGTTCTAAAGTCCTAATAACTTGCCCAGAACATGGAGATTTCCTACAGACTCCTAACGGACATCTTAAGGGTAGGATTTGTAAAAAGTGCGCTAATAAGTTATTAAAAAAGCTAAAACTACAGACCCTATCTGAATTTGTAGATAAAGCTAATTCTATTCACGGTAGTAAGTACAATTATTCTAAATCTGTGTACATTGATGCTCATTCTAAATTATTAATAATATGTCCCAAGCATAATAAATTCTATCAGACCCCAAACGACCATTTAAGTGGTTGTGGATGCCCTAAATGCGGGTATGATAGAGTTGGTGAGAAACGTACTCTGACTCAGGAAAAATTTATTAAAAAGGCCATAAAAGTATACGGAAAAGATAAATACAACTATGATAAAACAAGATATATAAATGCACTTACAGATGTCATAGTAACTTGTAATATTCATGGTGAGTTTAATCAGAATGCACATGTTTTTTTACAAGGGCATGGTTGTCAAAGATGTGGGTATGCTTCATATACTTTATCTGAATGTATTAATAAATTTAAGGAAATACATGGGGATATTTACGATTATTCAAAAGTTGAATATTATAACTCGAGGACTAAAGTATGCATTATATGTAGAGAGCATGGTGAATTCTGGCAGAAACCAAATAATCACATAGATGGGCAGAGGTGCCCAAATTGCCATATATCTTATGGGGAACTTGCAATAAAAAAATGGTTTACTGAAAATAGTATAAGTTTTGTTCAGCAGTATAAGCTTAATGAATTAAAAGTTGATAAAAAACCGCTTCAGTTTGATTTCTATCTCCCAGAAATAAACACATTAATTGAGTATGATGGTGAACAGCATTACCGACCAGTCCGTTTCAATGGCATATCTATGGAGAGAGCACTCGCCAATTTCAAGAAGTCGCAATATCGGGATAATCTTAAAAATAAGTTTTGTGAAGAAAACAAAATACCATTGATACGAATAGGCTATAATCAAAATACGGAACTACCCAATATATTATCAAAACTTTATTTGGATATAATAGACATTAAGAATAGGTGATGGCATGGAAAATAATTTATTAAGAGTTGTTAAATCTCGGGTCATGGATGAGCTTACTGGTTCTATACAAAGACATCAAGTGTTCAGATCAGTTCCTGTCGAGGTTTTTCATAAATTCCCGTACAAAGAAAGACCCATGATGGCGATCGTACTTAAGAATGCTTCATCATCAAGGATAAAGCTCTCTGCTGATGACCACGCGGGGGTATTGAAGAGTCATGTCATGATGGCTCACGCAGAGAATTTTGAAGGAAAGTTTTTAGCATGGGTTTGGGAAGATTTTAATAACTTGACAAAATATCAAAAAGATGAAGATTTATCATCTCAAATAACCGGTACAATATCTATAGGGACTAATAGATTTTTTAAGATCCCAAGAAAGCCAGTATTATCGGGGTATAATAATACGCTAGTAGCTGATAATTTCCGGCAGATCTCGGTTCTATTAGATGGTCAATCAGTACTTCCAGAATTCTTAGATGGTGTCAGTGGTGTGTTTTCTTTGCCTATGGCCCCAGTATTAGGTAGTCAGCTTTTAGTGTCTTATTATTATAGTAATTTAACTCCTCCGGGAAGGTATTACATTGAGATAATATCTCCTACGCAATTTGTGATTGATCCATTTTATGTTGTTAAAAATGAAAAAGTTATAGATAGAACCACAGGTATGGAGCCTACAGCACAGTTATTAAATGGAAATTTATATGGTGACTTTGATATGCTTTACACTAAAAAAATGGATGTTAGTACTAAGTTATATCTCGAAAAAGGTATCGACTATACAATTGATCAAAATGGTCTTATAACTTTTTTACAGCCTCTTGATGCTAATACAACCCTATATGCAAATTATCGCTGGGTAGGCAGCACTATGGGTCCTTTTAATATACCCAGTGAATTTCATTATGTGAATGAGGCTCTTCCTGGGGTGATTCTCTCTTTTAGTAATGAAATAACTGTGGGAGATAAAGTAGTCGTTATTGTATATCCTCAGCGGGAAGCTGCTGCAAATATGAATAGTGGGCACTATAAAATGAATTTTGATATTGATGTAGTGGCACGTGACCCGCAGCAGCTGGCAAATCTTACAGATCATCTAATAGAAGATATATGGGGAAACCGCCGTTTATTATTAATAGATGAAGGTTTGACTATTGAAGAGATGGATGCAACGGGTGAAACAGAGGAACCATATGATGAGAATACAGGTGATTTATACTATAGGCATGGTATAAATATTCAGATTATGACAGAATGGAAAAAGTTTATTCCATTCCTGACTGAGATTGTAGATTTTGATACTAAAATTTACAGATATGTAACTAATAAGAGTTATATCGTAACAAATCAGGGAAGAATACTTGAATTGATGCTAAAGCCCAGTAGCACAATCTTTGAGGTATCCTATCCCAAAATTGGTTATCCTAGATATTTTTAGTATCCATGGTGTGTATGATATACCCCATTAAGTGGTGATAATCTATTAATACGAATTCTATTAATAGATCATATATAACATAAGATAGGAGTATTTATGCCGTTGTATGAATTTAAGTGTGTGGGCTGTGGTCATGAGTTTGAAGAATTAGTGCCATATAAAGATAGGGATGCGGAGCAATCCTGTAAAAGATGTGGGACGGTTTCAGAACGAAAAGTGGCTTCTTTATTCGGGGTGCATAGTGACTTAAATCCTAAAACAGATACGATAGTTACTCGTAAAGAGATTGACAAAGTCGTAGGTAAAGTATCTGAAAAGAGATGGGAAGGTTACGATGAGAGATGGAAGAGCCGGTATGAGGCTAGGCAGCAGAAGAGATGGAAGGGTAAGACTCCTGAGCAGGTTAATATCCCCAAGGATCAGGATGGTAAGTATAGTCCGATAATGCACTTGGGAGATAATAAGGAACGAACGTTAAGAAAAGAATATTCAGAAGCATTACAGGAGCATAGATCAGATAGAGTAAAAAAGGGTATACCACAGTTTGAATCATCTGGAGCAATTACAGAAGGTTGATATTGCAGGTCCTGGTGTCGTTGGTAATACTCTTCTAATATACACATTAAATAATATGAATAAATCTTATATAAAGAATTTTAAAAATATAAATAAGATCAATGAAAAAATATTTACGGTATAAAAAGGAGAACGACACATGGCAATAGGACCTTTAGAAAGTTTCGTATTTCCAGGTGTATACGCTAGAACTAACACTGAAGCTGCTGGAACTACTGCAGCTGGTGATATACGTATACCAGCCTTTGTGGGCGTGTCCGCTGAAACTGTTCGTATTGGCAACTTTGAAATGGTAAGAGGTTCATCAGCAATTTCTGATAATCTTATACTTGACGAAGATGTCAGTACTCAATTCACGGGTATGGAGAATACATTTGTAGTCGAGAATAAACCAATCGTAACTGGTGATGGTAGCGGTAAAGTAGCCACTACTCCTGGAAGTGTTATAGTTTCAATTAACGGATTTAATGTTGCAGTTAACTCTGTAAATGGTCTTACTGGTGAAGTTACTCTTGTTCAGATCCCAGCAGTGGGTGATGAAGTAAGAGCTAATTACTACTTCAAACGTCGTGATACCTTTATTGAAAATGAGGACATTTCTGTCCAAGTAGATGGTATTACTAATAGTTTCAAAGTAAAAAGTGATCGTATTGTAAAGGGTGATAATGGTGGAAGATCAGCAGTTGATTCCGACATCAATGGTACGACTACTATCTTATTTAACCCCGACCCATTAATCATCGGTGATGAGTATGAACGTCAGGTAAGAGTATTTCAAGTTAAGGTAAACGGTGTAGAAGTACCGGTTACGCATCTTAATGGTTCAGATGCAATGTTTGTACTTCAAAATACTCCTGCAGTCTCATCAGTTTTAACTGTTACCTACTTCACAAATACCTGGCAGGATACATATGATATTCTTCCAGCATCAATTGTTGAGCAACTGGTTAAGGTTGGTTTAAGTCAAGATACTAATGACTTCTCAATTGGTGATGATTGTGTGCTTGCAGGTAATAATAGAATTCATTGGGGAAATTCCTTCAATGCTGCTCAAGGTTTGTTTACCGCAGGATCCGTACCTCTTATAAATAATGTATCAGTATCACTTACCGATACACGTGTATATGGAAGAGTTGCTTCTCCAGCAAGTCCTTATACAGTAGGTGGGGTTATCCAAGTTAATACTAATGGAGAGCAGATCAATCTTGCAGGTAATAAATCTTTTGCACTTCCTACGATGCCAGTTGATGGATCAGGTTTAGGTGTATGGACAGAAGATCCCGCAAACATTATTGCTTATATTGGAACTGACTGGGCAGCAGCTTATACAGCTGGACCAAAAACCGTTTCAAAAATATCTGGCAATATGATTACATTTACGGTGTCTCCTGATCAACCTACTGAAGAAATAGTTTTCGTAACATACTTCGAAAATCTCCTTCTGGATGATAAGTGGACAATGACCAATAAAGTACCTGGTGGTGCAGGTATTGGTAAGTATACTATAACGTCAAGAGTAAGTGGTACTGCACTTGAAGTTAAATATATCAGTGGGACAGTTACTCCAATTTACTCTGGTTCAGGTACCCCTAATTTTCAAATTGATCCTCTTAAAGGGTCAGTTGAACGTGTAATATTTACTTTTGATGGTGCGGGTGCTTTTACAGTTACTTCACTTCTTGGTACAGGATTCACACTTCCTGGAAGAACTGGTTCAGTTACTACATATAATCAAAATATTGGTTATTGTGGTAAGACATATGTTGATCCTACAACAGGATTACGTATTACTTTCTCTGGTGATACCGGAACTTTTAATCCTGGTGCGGGTACTTTAGTAAGATATGATATAGGTGATCCTACCGTGTCAGATGCCACACAAAAACTTTACATTACTGCTTCAGTAAGTAATGTTAGAGTAATCCCTGGTGTCAATTTAGCAGTTCCTACAACAAGCGGTGGAACACCTGATAATACTGATGACACTGTGATCATTGATACTTATGTAAAATCTGGTAATGAGCCAGCAGTTGGTGATTTGTATTATGTTTCCTTTGATAAGGTAAAAACAGATTATACAACACGATTCTTGACTAACATGAGAGATGTTACAAAGTATTATGGCCCTATGGACATTAATAATAAACTGACTGTAGCTGCTAACTTAGCATTTTTAAATGGTGCTCAGGCAGTGGCCTTGAAGCAGATTAAACGTAGTGCTAATGGTACGGATGCTTCTGTTGCAGATTACATCTCAGGTATTGATGCTTTCAATGAACCTTTACCTAATGGTTTGAGACCTTCATTGATGCAACCTTTGACAACTAATTCAGAAGTTATCAGTTATCTTAAGACTTCAAATGCTATACAGTCAAGTATACGGTATAAGAATGAGAGAACGAGTATCTTTGGTTTTTCAGTAGGTACGACATCGGACCAGGTTATTCAAATGGTCCAGAATCTTAAAACTGAAAAACTCACTCCTATTTATCCTGATGGAGCGATTATAGGTATCGTGGATGCGTATGGAAATGAAGTGGAATATGTCGTTGATGGTTCAATAATAGCTGCTGCTGTTGCTGGACGAGATGTATCTCAAGTTTCTGATATAGCAACTCCTTTAACCAATTCTACAATTGTTGGATTTAAGAGACTATATCGGAGATTGGATAGCGTTAATGCAGCTCTTGTTGCCAATGCTGGATGTACAGTTCTTGAAGAACAGGCTCCTGTTATAAAGATTCTTTTCTATCTGACATCTGATACTTCAACAGCTTTAACGAGAGATCCTAGAATAGTAGAAGTTAAGCACTTTGTTCAGCAGGGTATTAGAAGATCTCTTGATAGATTCATTGGTTCCAAGAATCTTCCAAAGATGCAGTCTCAGGTCAGAGATTCTGTCGGGTCATATTTTAAGTCACTGAAGCAAAAAGAGCTCATTGTTGATTTTACGGGTATTAACGTAACTCAGAATCAACAAGATCCTAGTACTCTTGATGTAGAGGCATATTACAGCCCAGTATTTCCTTTGAATTGGATTGTAGTGACTTTGAATCTGAGACAGAGCCTTTAATTAAGAACAACAGTAGAAAACAACTATTATAAGGAGATTTATATTATGGATCGTATAGCATTAGCAAAAAGATTGGAGAGCTTATCAAGCGTCTTTGCCAGTCACACGCCGTATAATCGTGATCTTAAGGCAATGTCTTATGTCTTGAATAAGATGGCTGATGATAAGTTCACAGGTATTCTTTCTGGGGACTTTGAATCTGAAGAGTTTGATGCATGCATGTGTGATAAAGGCCCAGGGCCTTTACAGGGTATAATACCAACTGGTGTTCCAGTGAATGAGCCTTTGGATCTTCCTGGTAGTGATGAAAAACCAAAAGTCATTATAATCAAAAAAGAAGGGGAGATGCCCATGTCTGTAGAAGCTTCAGAAAAAACAGCTGGGATGTTTTGGTGTAAACAAGCATCTAAAGCAGTTGTCGATAATTTACTACGTGATGTTGTTGGTATGAATAAGAGTGTCTGCTGTGACACAGGAAGACATCTCGACAAAGAGCAAATTCCTGATGGTACACATAAGCCTACTTTAGCTCCTACTCTTAAGAAGGAACAGGCTCCTGACATTGAGAAATCCATTAATTCAGGTATGGTAGAGAAGTCTCATGGAGCAGTTAAGAAAGAAGCTGCTACCGGGGCTGACATTGCTAAGACGAGAGAAGAAAAGAAAAATAAAGAGCTTCTTAAAACTTTAGAGAAAGATCAGAAGGCTAAGAAAACTAAGAAAAAAGAAAAAAGCGCTTCTGATGAGGCTGAAGAAAAAATTGAGCAGATAGCTGAAAAGAAAGAGGAAGAAGCCGAAAAGTTGGTTGAACAAGCTCAGGACGATCTTAAGAAAGCCGAAGAGAAATTGGAAGAGGCTAAAGAGGAAGAAGATAAAGCTGAAAAGGCTGAAAAAGAAGAGAAAGATGCTGCATCTTCTGTTATTGAAGGTATCGAACTTATGTCATCCCTGGATGAAGTTGAGCTTGATGCAGGTGAAGCTGCAAAACTTAGCAGACTCTTTTCGTAATTAACTATAAGGAGAAATAAATTATGGCAGCTAGAGATAGAGATACTTATGTCCATCGGTTAGGTGTTACTCCCGAAACCGCTTCGGTCATAAGTTCTAAAAATAAAATTTATGCTATCCCAGCTGATGGTGACCAGAGTACGGCTTTTCAGATCGGAGTCCTTGCTACATTTGACCCGGCTGAATCCCGTACCATCGAACCTGTTCGTGGTATAGGTTTTGGTGACCATATTGCTGAGTTGGTTCCTGGTGCTACAGAGCCTATGACTCTTGGTATCACACGTACCGCCCAATATCTGTCAATGATTTTTCAGGTATTCGGATATAAGGGTGGTGTCGATGGTATTGTGAGATCTCTTCGTCACCACAAATGGCCCTTTGATATTGTTCAGGAAGTGGTTATAAGCCGTCTTCCAGCAGTTATCACTGGAGGTAATGGCGCTCCGGGTATCACAGCCAAAGGGCTTAATGGTGAGTTAGATGCTATCCTAACGTACTATGAAGGCTGTTGGATCTCTGATTATGGTATTTCTTATGCAGCAGATGCGGCACTTGTACAAGAGAATGTTACAGTTAATGTGACTGACATTGTTGCAAGTACCAGTAATGATTATATTGAACTTGGTGATTATTTCAATATGAATGCAGTATCAAGAATTGCAAATCCGGAGCACAACTCATTTGTAGGAGCTCAAACTACAGGTAAGCCTAGTGGTGGAATAGCACTTTCTTAAAGGTCAGGTCTCCAAGAGGGAGACTTACTTTACATTTAAATAAAATAATATATATCACATTTTTTCATATATAAAATAATATCTTTATATCTATATCCCTCTTTTTGTACAGACCTTGTATTATTCTACCTATTTGTATATAAAAATATATCCCACATAAGGAGATACTCATGTCATTATCTGATGTCATAAAATCTTTGGAAGAAAAACTTACTTTCAAGAAAAAGGCTGTTATTAGTGGTATTTCATTTGAAATTGCTCTTCTTAACTACGAACAGGATCAAATGATAAATGCATATCCTGATGAAGGGGATGATCCTATATCCTATTATGAGAAGACAAGAGCAAAAGTATTATCATATGCTCTTATTAGTATTGACGGTGAAAGTTTTCCCCCTATTGTAGAAATAACAGAAGGGGATAAAGTTACAACAAAAGAAAAAGCTATATATATCAGAGAGATTTTAAAAAAGCTTCCTCCTAAGATTGTAGAAAAGCTTTTTGAAGTTTATATCGATTTTAAAGATGAAACAGACACTCGTCTTAATACTGAGGTAGAGTTCCAGTGGTATAAGACTCCGGAGCAGAGAAAAGAAGAAAGAGAAAAGATGGAGAAAGAAGAGAAGAATAAAAAAACTGAGAATAAAGAACCTGAAGTATTTGAATCTCAGGAAGAATCTATATCCGAAGATGCACCAATAGTCTTTAAAAAGATAGAAGAAAAAGAAGATGATTTAAGTCAGGTAGATTGACATGAAAGTTAAAGATGCCTATGAAAATATAGAGCGGATAATAACTTTTGGATTTTTATCTGTTAGAATTTCATATAATGGTCATGATCTATTAATAAAAAATATATCAGATAGAGAATATCAGCATATGCAGATGCTCTGTTCTAATAAAGATAGAGAGAAGTTTAATTTTCTTAGTTTAGCTTTTTGTACGGTATCAATAGATGGAATTAGCTTATTAGAAAAAAGAAATGAGAATATCTCTAAGATAGTAGAGCTATATAAGAATTCCTCAGCTTTGTTTATGCTTCGAATAGTTGAAGCAATTAATGAGCTGAATCAAACTTATACTGATTCCATAAATTTTCTTGAGGGGTTTAGCTATTCCCCCCGATCGAGATATCTTTGGTCTGTGTTAGATCCATATAACAGGTCTTCCTTTGTTGGTATGGGAGGAATAGATCTTATAGGGATTAATAGTGTGATTGAGAATTGGATTAGTATTAATAAAAGATTAGATGAGGAAGAGGAATATGGAAGTAACTTAAATAACACTCTTCTCATCGTTGGTGCTTCGAATTATAAAAGCGCAAAGATGCTTTCTAAGAACTATGAAAAGCATGTTGAGGAACGTAAAGAGCTTAGAGATGAAATACTTAAATATGGGCATGATAGAAAAAGAGTAGAGGAAAATGAGAAAAAGAGGGAGACTTGGACAGCTCCATTAGTATCTCGTGAGGATTTGGTGAAAGAGCTTTATCGCCAAATGGATGGTAAAAAGGACAAGCATGATTTATACATAGATCAATGGATAGAAGATCAAAAGGGGAGAGCTGAGGCAGTTAAGCAGAGTGTTATAGATAAACAGCAAGCTTTCCGTAAGAAGATAACGGAGTCAGATTTGGATTTACTAGAACCTTCTAAACCAATATCTTCTCAAGAACTTAATAAGATATTAGAACAAAATAAAATTAGATCAGAGAACCGGGCATACATGGCAGGTAAAGAAGATGCTGAGACTAAAGAACGGGTGTACAAAAAGTTAAGCACCCGGATTATCAGACCTGAGATGAAGGAAAAAGTAAATGGCTGATCTAAGTAATATCGATGCCGAAATAAAAAAATATCAAGAATTAGCTGATAAGCAAGTTAACCTATTAGCAAGAGAGAAAGATCTTAATAGTACTATGCTTTATAGCATAAGTGTTCGTAAAAAATACACGGATGCTCTTTCAGCAGCAGCTACTGCTCAAAAAGATCTTATGGATAAAGAGCAGAAACTTGCTAGTAGCATAATACATAGTAATGATAATTTAAAGAAAAGTGGTAAACTTCATAAAAAGCTTAAAGAAGAAGAATTAAAGCTTTTAAAAGTACAGAAAGATCTTAAGAAGGATAATAAGAAAAATTCTAAAGACTATACAGATAATAAAAAGAGGCTAAATGCTCTCCACCATGAATTGGATGAGGCTAGCAAATCTGTTGAGGCATTTGAAAAAAGTTTAGTAGGTTCGATTAAAGAGTCTAAGAAATTAAGGGGAAATGCTGAACTTTTAGCAGATACTTTTGAAGCTCTTAGTAAAATAGATAGTAGCAAAATAGGAAGTACTAAAGCTCTTAATAATGCTACACAAGAGCGCCTTGATATTATGAGGCAACAATTTGATATTCAGGAAAAAAGTGGGACATTAGGTAAAGAAGAAGCTAAGGATTTAAAGGAAAAACTGGGTCAACTTGAGGAGATGCATAAGATACAGGGAGAATTTTTAAAAAGAAATGTCTCAGAGGAAGCAACTCCGATGGTAGGAGATCTTACTAAAAGTGCTACGGGATTGACGGACCCAAAAAGATTTGCTAAGAATAAAATGGGGGAGATAACCCGTAGTCAAGGTGCTGCTCAAGCTCGAAAAGGTGTAAGTTTAAGATCTGAGCAAGTAAGTAGTCTTAAAACACTCTTTAGTACAAAATCAAGTTTTGGGGAGAGAATGGGGGCAGTTAAATCTCATGGTGAAGCTTCAAAAGAGTTAGGTAAGCTTAACGAGATAATGGGGGTTACTGGTAAAAGTGCTTTGGGTGCAGGTAATATGATGAAGATGCTTGGCACAGCATTAAATTCATTAGGTAAATTAGGATGGATAGGACTTATCATTTCCGCAGTAGTAGCTATTGCTAAAGCTGTTAATGAATTAGATAAATTTTTAAAAGGATTTAATAAGACATTTACTCAACTTCAAGGACCTACAGTATTGATGAAAGATGTTAGTAAGTCTATGAAGACATTTACTGATTCTATCTTTGATGTTAAGAGAAATCTTAAATATGGTTTGAAGTCTGAAGATATTCTTGGGATGTTTAAAGGGATTTCAGAAGCAGGTATGAGTCTTCAGGGAGTAATGCAGAATATAGCGGGGGGATATAGTGCTCTTACAGAAGATGCTGCAAAGGTAAGTTTCGATTTTGGTGTTTCTATGGATGAAGCTGGGGCTATGTTAGGGGAACAGATGACTGATCTTAAGTCTACTGTTGATGAAGCTTCAAAAAGTTTTAAAGTTCTATCTTATGATGCTTCTATTGCCGGGATACAATCACAAAAATTTTATCAAGCTACTTATGCCGCTGCAGAAGCTCTAAGTTATTATGGTAAATTTATGGATGTAGCTTCTAATAATCTTAAGAATTTTCAAAAACAAGGTGCCATGGGTTTTAAGGATGCTCAGAAGCAGGCACAGGAAATGACCAATTTATTTGGTAATATGAGTTCTAATCAAAAAATTGCTTTCATGGAAATGTCTGGTGGAGTAGAATCTTATAGAAAAGATTTTCAAAAAATGGCAGCTGAAACAGGGGCAGCTATACAGGAACATAACAAAGCTTTAGAAGATAAAAGAAAAAAGATAGAAGAGGAAAAAAGTAAAGGCAGTAAAGCGGATCAAGCAGTAATAGCTAAATTGGAAAATGAGGTATCAGCAGAAGAAAATTTACGTGATACTTTGCAAAAAACATTTGCTATGGCTGACCATGCTGCTAAATCTAATGCTTTAAATATGGCAGAATATTTAGAGATGCTTTCTAAGGATGCCGGTTCTAAATTAAGTAAATATTTTAGTGAAATGAAAAAGCAGGGAGGTCTGGATATATTTGCTGATGACCGTGCCGCCATAGAGCATATGAAAACTGTTATGGGAGTATCAGAAGAATTTGCTAGAAAAATGCTTGGTCATCTTCAGACGTCAAGAGTTGGTATCCTTCAAATGGGTAAAGATGTTCAAAAGATGGTAGATAATGTATCTCCCGAGAATAAAAAGGGATTTCAAGAGAGATTTCAAAAGGTTATTCAAGATGGTATGAAAACTGGTCAAATGGATATGGAATCTATAAGATCAGGCCTATTGACATACGCTAAAGTGAATAGTAAAGATATAAAGCAAGTCATGGCTTATTTGGATAAGTATCCCCAGGCTGTACAGGATTTAGTTTCAGGAGGGTATGAGAATCTTCAAAAGAACATTGATAAAATTACATTAACTGAATTAAATAATGTATCTAAAGTAAATGATGATGGAATGGAAGCTCAGGATAAGAGATTAGATGATCTTGTAAATAACACAAAATCTATTGAAGATTTTATTGGTATATCTGCTGAAAATGCAAAGTATATATTATCAAGTAATGATATTCAAAAGGATGCTGCTTTGGCAGCTGTAAGTACTGCTAAGACAGTAGGATCTATTTTTAGTTTTTTACAGGCTACAGATAAAGAAAAAGCAATATTAAAGGATCCAAGTAAAGATATCTACTATAAGGGATTAAAAGAAATTGGTGCGGATATAAAAGTCTTGGAAGCAGGTAAGGCAGAAACAACTGATGTTAAAAAGCAAGAAGAATATCAAAAAGAGATTGATAGATTAACTAAGAACGCTGCTCATCTGGGAGATGTGTTAAAGAAGGAACATGGATCAGATATAGGGGGCCAACTTATTGGTTCAGCTTCTGATGCTGCTTTAGATAAAGCAAGGAAGATATTTGAAGAAAAAAGGGCTGCTGAGGAAGCTATAACACAAAAAAGAGATGAAGCTGCCTCTGTAAGAGGTAAAGGTGATGATAAAAAAGCTCTTAAGTTGGAAAAAGAAGCGGATGTAATGCAGAAAGACTTTGCATACCAAAAAGGTTATCTGCAATATTCTACGAAACAAGTAGAATTATTTTTATCCAAAAAAAATAAAGATACTACCAATGATAATAATAAGATAACGGATACTCAGCCTGTTACACCTAATAAAGATTATAAATCATCTTCAGGTGGTTATGCTCTGTTAAGTAAAGGAGATGTAGTAGTAAATGCTCGTAATATGTCATCAGGTATCAGCGGGGATCTTGGGGCATTTGCAGGTACCGCTGCAGCTAATATGTTGAGCTCTCTTAGCCCTGGTAGATCCCAAGGGGCTATCGCTCCCAGCATTCCTGTTAATATTAATATAGGATCAGTAAGTGGTAATCCGGAAGAATTTCTAAAAAGTATAAGACCTGCTATTGAGCAAGCATTTGAGAGAATGTACTTCGAAAAACAGAAAAGAAGATAGAGTGAAATATGGCTGAAGATAATACAACAATAGCTAACATAACTCCAGCTTTTTTTGAAAAGTATATAATGGCTAAAACATTGCCACAGCTTTATACAACTGAGGGTTTCGAAAACGTTAATATTCTAGGTCCTACTAAGAATTGGAAAGTAGAAAACCAATCAGCTAATATTGTGGAATTTCAACCCCCTTATGTAAGAAAAGTAACCGATGAAATTCCAATGATTATTGATTATGTAGATTCCAATATTAAACCGGTTCATATTGAATTAGAGGATGGGTCTACCATAGAATCTCTTAAACTTACCCCAAATCCAGAATCTTTAGTAATAAGCTCATCAAAAATTGTTAATAGATACAATACAATGACAAGATGGGTAGAAGAACATTGGGGAGATGATTTAGATTCAATAAATTTTTCAGGTTCAACTTATTCTTTTAATTTTAAACTTAATCCTAATGATCCTAAATATCCAAATCAGTATAAAGGCTTAACTGTTCTTGGTAGGAGTGTCTCTGAGTCATATCAATTTCTTAGAGCGCTTATTAACATATATAGAATAAACGGTTATTTATATCAAGAAGACAATGGTTATACAATGTCAAATTCCCCCTCATCTGAACGGGAGGTTGCGGAATTTGCCATAATGAATAGATACTTAAATCAAAATCCTTCTTTTATAGGGAATCATCCTAGACGAGGTATGATTCGAGAAAGATTATATAATCGAATAAGTTTTGATTATGTAACTTTTTTAGGGCATTTTGAATCCTTTGATATAACGGAAGATTCAGCAAATCCCTATAGATTAATTTATAGTACTGTATTTAAGTCTGAAAAAACTATCTGGACAATAGGATAATGATAGAAAATCAAAAATATACAGCAACAAAAGAAGTTCTGTTAGCATTACAAAATAGACAGGGTGGTAGTTTATTTTATAATTCTGTTGTAAATAGTACCTTGGAAACTGATACAACAAATCTAAGAACTGCTGCTAACATTCCAGCGGATCATAAGGAATTTACAATATCGATATATAATTCATATCTAAGTTATGATGTGGCTACTTTAACACTGTTTATTAATCCTCGTGATATGACTATCGGACAGCAGCAAGTATTAGGTAACACGTATACTAGGCGTGGTTGGGTGACAACAGCTTGGGGAAATCAACAAGCTACGATATCAGCTTCGGGGGTATCAGCTGCTTTTTATTTTTATCTCAATAATAATGGTGGTTTAACTAACAAATATAGAAGAGGGTCTCCGAGTTTTGTCAATGTTATGGATATCACAGGATTATTTAAGAATAATGGCTGGTATTTTTTAGATGGTGCATCTAACCCATCCTTATTTAAAGATGGTACTAGTAGAGTAATAAATGTTATGGACAGTATTAAGATTGAATACGATGGCTCAACTTATATAGGATCCTTTAGTACCTTTACTCTTAATGATCTTGCAACCAGCCCCTATAAAATGGAGTATAGTTTTGAGTTTATAGTATCAAGTTTTGGTATACTATATCCAGGTGTGGAAGGACATGTTTCTATGGAGGATAACCAACTGGATAATCAAGTCCATATAAGTTTACAGGGGGAGAATGTAGGATTTACACCGATTCTTGGTTTAGACCAGAATGAACTTAATTCTTATTTTCCTTTGAGTGATGCTAAGGATCCAACTCTTTATGATTATACAACAAGAGAGTATTCAGATGAAAAAAAGTTTTTTGGGGATCCATTAGAAAATGGCGTTTCACCCATAGGTCCTGGTATCTTTAGAATAACTCGTGGGTGGAGAGATGGAGAACCTCATGGTGATCCTAATATGAAATGTGATTTTAGAACTCACACAGGTACAGTTTATTCTGCTACTGATGGCACTGTTTGGAAAGTGCAGAAAAGTACTTTATATGGAGGTTCAAATTATATAATAGTATCTACAAATTTTAGAGGTACCTCCTTATATGTGCGATATTATCATTTAGATATAAATAGCATAGTCCTTGTAGTGGGGGCTACAGTTAGTGTAGGCTCAGTTATAGGTCATGAAGGTACAGATAATGGGATGTACCCTCAGCATTGTGACTTTGGAGCAAGAATAATTAATCCTTTAGCATCAAACTATTTAGATTGTGTAGAGTTTCAAGTTAATCCTATCTTAGATGACATGTGGAGAACATTACATAATAGAGCTATTAGTGCTCCAATAGTTGATCCAATTAGACTTGATTTTTTACAACTTATAGCTAAGCATTCTGCTCCTGGCGTGGTAAATGAGCATGAAATATCTATTTAATGATAATTTTAAGGAATTAACATAATGGCAAATGTTCAATCAGGATTGTTTACTCTTGATGAGTTTAATTATCGAAGAAATGTTCTAAAGATAGCTCCAGATGCATTTGTTATCATAAATGGAGCTTTGACATCAAGAGTATTATCTCCAATGGAGGCTAAATCAACTCAAAGTATCGATATAAGGGGAGGAATATCTTCTATTAATGTCAGTGCAGCAATATCTCCCCCCGGAGCATCCAGAGCGACTATTGAAGTTATAGCACCTATATATAAAGGAATACATGAGGATTATTATATAACTCTACCAAATGGAACAAGAGTGCCATTTTTTATGCCTATGATGGAAGTAAAAATATACATGAAAGGTAGATTTCTTGAACCAGAGTATAACTATGTACCGAGATACTATCCAGTATTCTGGGGTATGATAACTAATGTACAAGAAAGTTATTCTGATGGTAATTATACTATAAGTATTACTTGTGAAGATTTTTTATGCTGGTGGAAATACCAGAAAATCACACTAAATCCAAGTGTTCAGGATGCCTTTTTTGGAGGAGCCCCACAAATAAGATTTCCTTCAACATTTGAAAAAATGTCTGCATGGGAGATAATATACTCTTTATTTGTAGATTCCTTTTTTGCTCAGCATGCTACTAATGGTTCTGCTTTGCATTATAATTTTATATTTCCTAAATGGTCACAGACTGGCATTTTTCCTGATTCATTGATTCCTACAAGAGATACTTTTGGCCCTTTATCAAGCCTTGTTATAGATTACTGGAATGATCGTTTTGGTTTGGGAGTATCTGCGGATGATAATCCCGATCTTATAAGAAAACAATTAGAAAAAATCCCTCTGAGAATGTATGGATTACGGGGTCCCATAGACTTTAAGACTGTCAGTGATTCAATGCTGTCTTTTCTTGATCCTAAAGAAGCATCACTGGGTCAGCAAGCAGATAGAAGAGCAAAATTAGATTTAGATTTTGGGATATTGGCAAGAGTTCAACCCTATGGTATGTTTGAATTATTTGGCTCGGGTGCTGAACCTACAATTTATTCAAAATTGGAAATAGCTACAACTATATGCGAAAAAGTTTTCATGGAATTTTTTGTAGATACTAATGGGGAGATAGTATTTAAGCCACCTTTTTATAATCTTGATGTAGCTTCAGGTAAAGTACCATACTATCGTGTAGGGCCGGATGAGATTATTAACTATAATTCTTCTTTTGATTCAAATTCAATTATAAATTACCTAACTGTTACTGGTCCTTTATATCAATCACTGCCTTCCCTTGAGGCTATAGGTTTTCACGCTGATTTTGATTCAATTAAAAGATATGGGATAAGATCAGAACAGCTTAACGTGCCATACGGTATGAACGCAAAACAGCTTAAAATGATAGCTGTGGCTGAGATGGCTAGAAAGAATGGTCAGGCATATACTGGGAGTGTTTCTATCCCGTTAAGACCAGAGATGAGACTTGGTTATCCAGTGTATCTTGAGCATATAGATACTTTTTATTATGTAACCGGTATTAATCATAATTTTACATATGGTTCTTCTGCAGTCACTGAGTTAACCTTACAATTTAGAAGAGAAAAAGTTTTTGATGATGGTAATAGTGGTGTGCCAGGATCTCAGCTAGGGGATGTACTCTATTCTTGTGTGCTGCGAGATAGAGAAGCTGAGATAGCTAAGTTGATAAATGACGGAAATATAAATACTGCAGCATTAAAAGATAAAATTAGTGCTATATCTGAAAAAGGCAAGCAGCCTAAAGATTTAGATAAAACTATAAATGATTGGAAAAAACAATTAATATCAGCTCAAAATGGAGTTTATGATGGCCCGGGGTTATTGGGGTTATGGAAAATCGATCGAGCTAATGTAAAACAGAGGACTCAGGATCAAATTAAAGATGCTGGTGATGGGGCTACATATACTTCTAATGAACTTGTTATGCTAACTGATGAAAGTGTCCCATTTACGGATAAGCTTGGGTACCGACATATGGGTGCTTTTCCTTACGGAGCTAATCTTGTAATTACAAAAGATGGTAAGATGCGAGATACTACAAACTTTATTGATGTAAAAGATCAGGAAGTGAGCTCCATATTAAATAGCTCAGGGATACGTGAAGCAACATCTTATGGAGTTAGTAGTGAGGCTAATAATGATATACAGAATAGCGTAGCTAGTAATCCTACTGCAACTAATGAACAAGAAGAAGTTACTATTCAAAAGTCTAAAGATAAAATGGATAATATCTATAGTACACTTGAGGATGTAAAGCAGCAACAAAATTCACAGTCTAATCCTTATTTTTATGAAAGTATGAATAATAAAACAGGGATAGCTGCGATTAATAATGTGGATAATGCCACAAAGATATTAATGGATGTTCCAATTAGTACGGTAGATGAAAGTCTATTAGAAGATAATCAAAAATATTCAACATATAGTGGGTAGATATGAGAACATCTAAAGGGTACTTTAACTTACCCGGTAGAAAAATAGCTCCTAATGAGATACCCTCTCCAAGTGCCAGGGGTCAAGAAGATTTAACTTTTTTAATTGGGGATGTAAAAAAAGTTGATGTTGATAGACAAAAAATGTACGTTGACTTTAGAAAGGGGTATGGGTCAGGTATAATAATTGATATTTCCCAGCCTTTTTCAGGAACCCATAGCTTTATACAAGCTACCCCAGAAGAGGGTTCAATTATTTTAGTGGCACGTCAATCAGGAGATTATTTTCCAATAACTTATTTACCAAATTACGTACTTGGATTAGAAAATAGAAATGTGGAAGTATGGTCCGATGATGTAAAAATTCAGGAAAAGAATGAACTTTTTTTCCGTATGAGAAAATTAAAGGAAGGCTGGGTATCATTATGTTCTACTGAAGGTATAGAAGTTTTATTGGGTGATTACTTTAAAGTGGATGATAGTTGTGGAAATAGCTTTGTATTAAGACCTGAAGATAATTCTATCATTAATACTTCTCTTAACAATTATGTGTTTAGTAGTGGTATCTGGAGAAATGCTGGGATAGTCCGGCGTAACAGCATAAGTCCTATTGAGATTGATGAGATACCTAATGCTTTTAAGGATGTAAGAGTTAATGGTAAAGACACTTTCGTAATAAGACCTCAGAATTCTGATGGGGCCTCTGACCCATATTTAGTGGAATATCTTCTTGAAGTAGATGATAGGGATTTTGGAGTAAAACCTATAAATGATGTTAACTATAGTTCTAATAAAACTATTCGAAAACCTGTTGCTATATTTTCATTAGGTAACTTTATAGGTAATAATCCAAATAATGGGAATTATGGTAGAGTTTTAAGGCCTGTTCTTTTTACAGATCCCGATGATAATTCAGGAAATTTTTCATTTGAGCCAGTGTCCGGGGACGGTATAGATAATTTTGCTTCTGCTATTACTCTATTTAAGCCAAATAAAACCAGTCCTTCATTAGGGGCATACTTAGGTATAGATAAAGAAGGGCACTTCTTTCAACATCTTCCTGCTGCTACAGGCGGAGGATTAGGTAAAGGTAGGTCAATGTCCATTCTTGCTCGTGGGAGTAAGAAGGAAGTATGGGGACAGGATTCTCGGTATGCTAATTCATGGGATTTAGATACTGTCGGAGGTATAAGGTGGCAGATTGGATCACATAATGAGCGTGATGGTAACCCTTATAGTAATCGAAGTATGGACATTAGAACAAGTAGCTCTGTATTTTTTATGTATGGATCTGAATTATCACCCGATTTATATGACTTCGATAAAAAAGATAAAAAATTAGATAGTGTCAGGAAGTATTATAAGATTGAAAAGATTGGTGGTAATGAGCGTGTGGAAGTGGAATCCACTCGTGAAACCATAATCAATGGTTCAGATAAATTAGCAGTAAAGGGTGCCCGGGTAGAAAGAGTAAGTGGAGCATCTACTATTAGTATTGGATCAGGATATAATGTTATAGTTGGAGATGCTTTTACTGAAAAAGTTACTAAAGAAAAAAATGAGAGTTTTGGTAATCGAAAAACCTTTATTAATAGCGGAAATTCTGAACTAACTATAAAATCTATCAGGGGTGATATTCTGGAAGAGATTACTAATGTTGGTAATAAGAAGTTAAAGATTTTGACAGGTAGTATCCAAGAAGAAATTACAGGAGTAGGAAATCGTAGCTTTACTACTAATTCGGGTAACTTTACCGCGAATACAAGAGCAGGAAATGTTACTCTTAGTACTACTTCAGGTAATGTTGGTCTCAGTACAAGAGCAGGTAGAGCTACTATAGGAGCAAGTTTGAATATTGGAATTGAAACTTCTAAGGCAGCAACTATTAATATAACTGGGGGATCGATAAACTTGAATGGTAGATTGGGTAACCTGGGGGGTATTATAACTAGTCGCACTCATAATGATTATATTACGGGTGCACCCTTAAAGGGCTCTTCTACTGCAAAGGCTAGCATGTAATGCCAGTAGTATCTAAAGCAATATCATCATCAATACAGGGGTTCCTATCCTTAAATAGGTTAACAGGAAGGGATGCTATTAAATTAGTGGATGCCGTGAGTACTTCTGTAGCGACTTATCTTGTAACACCTAATTTAGTTTCTTGTACACTTAATGGAACTGCAGGTCCTATAGGTAATATAAATAGTATGGCTGTAACTGGATTAGTTCCCACAGTTATGAGTGGTTTAATGTTAAGTAAAGCCGCTTCTAAAAGATTAAATGGGCGAGATATAAAAAAATTATTTGATTCAATATCAAATGGTTTGTCTCAAATTCTTATGGGGATGGTATTATCGGGCACTGCTGCGGGTATAGCACTTGGTGGTGGCATAGGGAGTTTTACAGCTGTTAATGTTAGTACATTATCTAACCTGATGTACTCATTAATGGTATCTAAGCAACTAACAGGAAGAGATGCAGCTAATTTATGTGAATCAATATCTTTTGGTATTGTTAATCATCTTAAATCTTCAGTACATTTTACGGTCATAGTGACTGGTGTTATAGCCCCGGTTCCTCCAGTAGGTCCTGTGGCAGTAATAGGGATACCCTCATTGTTTACTAAGATAAATTGAAGGAAATATAATGGGATCAGAAATTTTTAATTTAAATTCGCTTTATCTTGACGATACTGTAGTTCGTGGTGCGCGTGTCAGTATTAAAAATGCATCTTCTACAAGAACTATAGAAGTTAATCCCGGTGATGACCCTACTGTAAAGACTGGTGAAACAGGGATAAATAAAGAATATTTGATTCAGTCCTCCTTAATAGGCAATGACCTTAGTGGATATGGAACATTTATTCAGAATAGTGATGTTATTAGAGAGTATACAGGAGCTCAGAATCTATCTCATAATGATAAAATAAAACTTGACATTGATAGAACTGCATACACTGTAACAGGTATAGATGGAACAAATATTTTCATTATTGAAAAGTATACAAAAGAAAATAACTCTGACCCAGATGTGCAGTCAGGTAGCTGTTCCATAGAAAAGATATATCTTGATAGTGTAAAATATGAGCATGCAGATACTAATATTATATATAACAAGGATAATAGCGAGTGGGGAATTACTGGTATACAGATGCTTGATCCTGTTATAGCTCCATCTGGTAATTTTAATCTTGATACTGGAGTAACTCTTAAATTTCAAAATGGTACATCAAAGAAGAAGCCTGATATTGCTACAGTATTAAGTACTACTAAGACATTAGTTGCTAATAATACTTCACCAGTTTTTGATATCTCTTTGAGTCCGATACCCTACCCACATAGTAGTCTTCAAGTTTTCATAGGTAAAAATGGTGAGGAGCCTAAAAAAGCGGTAGAAGTTAAAGATTATTTTATCAATTATACAAATAGCTCAGAGATCTTATACCCTATTCCTCCATATGAAGAGAGAAAAGTTGCTTATATAAAATTTTTAGATAGTATGGAAGATGAAGTTCAAGTCAGTAAGATAAGTACCACATTTAATGGTAATATTACTATTGATAAAAAGACAATAGAGGGGGATACTGTAGTAGTAAGACCTGTCCAGGATATTTTGTCTACAGATGATTTTTCCATAAAAGTAGCTGGATCGGAAAAAATAAAGAATTCAGAATATGTGTCTAATGATGGTGCGGGTATGCTTACTTTTGTTGAGCACAGTAATCATGAAGCTTTAATAGATACTTTAACATATCCTAAAAAACTCATATGGGATGGTATTAGTGTAATAACCGGAGTTAAAAAGGAGAATGTAAATGATTTCAACAATTTGGTTATTCCTGGAGTATCGGGATTAAAAGGAATAGATTACACTGTGTATTATGAAGATACAGATTCCAATAATTTGCTTCGTGATATAGACTTTACTATTGATCCAGAATCGGGAGCATTTGCGCTTAGTAAGCCTACTAAGATTGATGAGACCGTTCTATTGTCTTATTATGTAGAAGGTGATGATATAAAGGATGAGAAAGTTGAACTAAAGACTTTACGCCTTAATAGCTATCCATTAGTAATTAATTCCTTAGTACTGTCGAAAAAATATAATAAGCTAAGTGATTCAGGAAGTCAAGTAACTTTAACAAGGATACTTGTTGAAGGTATAGATTTTAATATGTCATATATCACAGGGTATATTGATATGCTACCCTCGGAGGAAATTACTGTTGAGATACGAGCTTCTTATACTCCTATGGCGCAGATAAACTGTATAGCTCGTAGTATAGATAAAAGTATTAACTATTCATATACTATAATTGATGATGTATTTACTTTTTCTCAAAATGATATTGGAAGCAAGAGATTGCTGTTTAAAGTTAATAATCCTTCAGTATCTGTACCAAAAAAGATATTGTTTGATAGTGATAAAATTACCGCTAACTATAAATTTTTAGGGAGTATTACTCCTGAGAATATCTTAAGTATCGGAGTAAAAGGGACCAATAAAATTTTTGATGTCAATGGTGCAAAATATGATGACATCAAAAAATTGATAGAGTTAGATTCCACAGTAAACAGTATAGCATTATCGAGTGATGATATTGTTGTAGGATCTTATACATATGAATCAGATATCCTCCCCTATGCCCCAATTTTACTTATATCTACAGTAATAAATGCGGGGGATGATTCATTTCTGATAGAGGGTTATGATAAAACAGATTCTCTTAAAGCAGGTACTATTCTTCAGGTGGCTAATAATGACCCTCAATCATTAAATTACTATGTCTTAAGAAATGTATCCTTTAATAATCAAACTACAAAAATAGAGATTTATGGTACTTTTTCTGAGACAGCTATTGATCCTGTGTTCTCGATATTTGATGATCAAATTACCTGGCAAACTATGTCAGAAGATGTTAAAGTAGATACTACCATACCAATAGACTCTGGGTTTATAATTCTGGATGGAGGTCCTCTTTTTTTAAATACAAATTTGAAGAAAGAAGGGTTATTATTGGTTAATGATCAAGAGATATACACAATAAATTTGGTAACAACTAACGGCACAAAAACTACTGTAACTATTTACCCAAATCTCAGATCCTCTCTGACTTCCAATATAAAATATTCTATTCTCCCAGTTTATACGGAAGGAATTACAACTCTACCGGCAAGAAAACTTATTCTTAATGATACAGCTCAGCCTGCATTTACATTAAGATACGAATCCCCTATAGGATTTGAAGGGAGTGCTAAAGTACTTTTTGTAAAAGATTCAATAGTTCTTGATGAATATATTTCTGGTATTAAGAATCCTGTGCCTTATAAATATTTAATCAAAGATTATTCAGATATTTATACATTAGCAAAAGCTATTCAGTCTACCAAATCCACATTCAAAGCAAGCATACCATATATAGATGTTCCGGAATATAATCCTTTCACCATAACTCATGCTAACAGAGAAGAATATTATCTCGGAAAGGGTACTTGGAGTCCAGATACTTTGATACCTTTCGAAGATCAAAATCCTATAAATCTTCCGTATACATTTAATACTACTCCTGATCTTTTTAAATATACACTTTTAGAACTCTTTAGTGGAAAAAATGAGTTTACAATAACTGATGCTGATCTGTCTACTTATTTTGCGCATGGTATGCTAATTGCCTTTATTAATAAAATAAGTAGTAGAATGTTTTTAAGTATGGTAAAGAGTACTGTGTATGTACCCGATAAAGGTACTATAGTAACTTTATACAGTACTATAAATGAAAATATGGTAGCACCTTATAAATATATAAGTACTTCACCAGAATGGCTGGATATGGTTAGTCTCCTTATTGGTGTAGATCATAGTACATCACGATTAAAATTTTCTGGAGATCTTAAGGATAACATTAGAGTAGGAACTATCCTGAATATTGGTAATAGCTATATATATCAGGTTCAGGGAGTAATACAAAATGTAGATAACTTTGAATTACTTTTGAATTCTGAAATTGATTCAGGGGTAAAAGTCCAGACTTATTCAGGGTATGTAAAAATCAGTAAGATCCCAGTAGTATTAACTACTTCTGGACCACAACCTCAAGTTCAATTTACATATACAGCACCGTATAAGCATACCGGAAGTGCTATGGTTAAAGTGGCTGTTGATCAGATATACTTTAAAGAAGTAGTTGATAATTTCAATACTAAGGAGATTTCCCTAAAATACGCAAATTACGATAATTTTGGATTGCTTTTTGAGGCTATCAAGAGAATAGAATCCTATATATCTGGGGATAGGCCTTTTAATATAACAGTAGATAATAACTTTATTGATATTCTTAATGATGCTTTTGATAAGTACGCACTGAAGAGTACTGATGATCAATACATAAATTTACCAAGTTATATCCCCTTAGCAGTTGGTGCTTTTGATATTAATTATAAAGTTCCCCTTGGATGCATAGGTACATTTGATGTATATATTACATCGAACAATATTTCTATAAAAGAACTTTTATTTGATCCTTCTGGTAATGAGCTAAAAAAAGAAACTATCATTCAGTATTCTGATACAAATGATTTGTATGATTTAGCTGCTTCTATTATCCCAAATATATCCTCTGTTGTTTCAAGCACTATTTTTCCTTTCACCACCATACTTAAAAATCAGGATACATTTGGTTTAGGAAAATGGGATTATACGCATCTCACTGCATTGTTAGGAGAAGGTATTTCAGGGAATCAAACTATATATGCTACTGTAGATGTTAGTTCCTTCATACCTATTGGGAATCTTAATGAGAGAAGATTAGAAGTAAACACAGACTATGCTATTACTAATGGCGTGGTAGAATTAACTACTCCTGTGGCATCTTTAGATCGATATATCCTTAATTATATGGGTCTTGATAATTTATTTGAAAATGAAGGTGACCCAATAACATGTTCTTGTCGATTTGTAACTGCTCTTCCTATAGGGTATCGTTTGGACGTTTATTTTGAATATCAGAATATAGATCAATTTTATATACAGAAGCTTACTGAAAGAAGCTTCTCTGAAATAGTTACCGTGCCTCAAATAGAACAGCTCATAGAACAAAAAGCAGCTGTTGGCGGTCAAGGTAATGATAGTGGGGCAACCAATAACTCTACTCCAAATTATGGAGGAGGTGTAGCGGATATTTATTATCTCCTACAAGATGAATATATTAAGAAACAACTTTATTTGAGATTTTTCAAATGGTATAAACAGAGACTTCGAGGGTTAAGTGCTGAGATGCAGCTTGGTCTTGGATTTAAGTTCGGGCACAGTAATGCAGTTGGTAAAGTAAACGATTACTATAGCATAGAGGATCAGTATGTAGAAACAGAAGATTATACTCTCACTAAAGATATAGATATCGCTCAGATTAATAATGGATTTTCAGAATATTTCCCTATAGGGTATAGTGATCAAGCTCCAGATTATTATCATAGATTTGAAAAAGGATTTCTATCTTTTAATGAAGTATACTGTTGTAATGTAACATATAAGAATGATAAGAATAAGATAATAACTGTAGGAGTAATTAAATCTGAGCGACCTTATTGGAATAGGACATCTGACCTATCTTTTACTATTTGGAAAGATGACTCAATAGCTACAAATAATAAATTAGTTGATGATTATGTTGTTAATGTCCCTATAGCTGATAGATCTTTTACTCCAAATAACTATACATTTTTACGTGTAGTAAATGTAGGGGATAAAGTTATTATAGAAGATTTTAAAAATACTTATACTATATCGAGTATAGAATCTCCGGATAATAAAACGTATGAATATATTCTTACTAATAAGCCTTTTTCTGATAAGGGAATAAAGACTTATAATATAGTTGATAAACAAGTACAGACGTCAGAAAACCCCAATACATTTGGATTACTTCCTCTTGATACCTTTGTAGATGCTCTTTCTCCAGAAGGATATCGTATTGTAATTACTCGTCAGGATAAAGAAGATTTTCCAATGTTTGATGACTATGGGAGTCTTGGAGCTACAGCTTATGGGGATGCTGTAGAAAGACTTGCAAATAATACCCGTAGGATAAGGAAACCTTTTAGTGCTGCTCTGGTAAAGCTGCTATTTCCTTTTATTAAAGAGTCCACAAAAAATTTTAAAGTTCTGATAAAGAGGGATTCTGAAAAGGATTGGGAAGAACTTGGCACCGTAGATTTATCAAAGTTAACATTTAAAGAAGAACGAAATATCGATGATGTTCTGGATGCCTTAAGATATGATTTTACTGAAAAGGCTAAGATACCAATGCCTTTACCAGCACCTCCGATAATCATCTATGATATAAAGGAAGATACCTCTAAGGGGTTCTTCAGATATTTTTATTTATCTTTAGAAAATATATACGATGCAGAGAGTAAAGATGGGTACTATCAAGGTATAGTTATTAGAGCTAAAGATAGAGATTGGATTTTTAAGTTTGCAGATGGCGGAGAAGAACCCATTATCGGTGATTATGGTTATAATGAAGAAAAGGTATACGAGAATTTTTATGATCCTGAAAATATCTATAAAAGATTGCTTCTTGAAAAGCAAGCTTGGCAGACTGAGGAGCTCATTGTAAGAGATTTATATAGCTATAATGACAAGATAGCTCGGGCTTTTGACAATGGTGACCTTAATCGTAAAAATAGTAAATATCAGGATTATCTGGCAATGCCTGATGGGGGTACTACTTCAGGTATCTCTGATATATTGAGAGTACGAATACTTACTTATGAAAAGCAATTAAGATTTTTAGTAGATACTGCTGGTCCTGTTTTTAGAACCCTTTATCCTGATCTTGTTCATGCTGAAAATAATGCTTCTCCAGAGATTGCTACCACATATAATCAAACCCTTTATGCTTGGAATTTGTATAACACTTTTTATAGTAAACTACTTTTTTACTACAATCTAAATGAAAACAATAACTATAACTGGAAGAACAATTATATAAGATGGGTCATGAGTATTGAACAAGGGATATTATACCAGCAGTTAGTAAGACAGATGTATGATACTAATTCAAAAGTTATGACTGTAGGATTAGTAGAGATACCAATTATTAAGATGTCCTTGGCAGACCAATCTGTTTATACAGTAGTTTCCCCCTTGGTTACTGTATCTTCTAATTATGATGGCAAATATATTAAGATTATTTTTGATCTAATTAGGAAAGATAATCCTAATCAAATTGTACCAGGAATAGCGTGGGTATTTTATTTATATGATAAGATAGATATAGGAGGTATTCCAACTATATCCTATAAGACTATAAATAATATTTGTTCGGAAATATCAAGTCATAGTTATGAGGGAATAAAATTATTTTTAACAGATAATGTTTTCACCTACACCGAAAATGACGTGCTATCAAAGACTGTACTTCTAAGTAATCAACCTATTGACTCCATTAATGGCCTCCAACTTGTATCTACTAATGTGGCTGACCATAGAGCATCTGATCCAAGAGTGCTTTTTCTTAACAAAAATGTAGAGGATAGAATCTATACACATGAGATAAGAGAGCTCCCAGGATTTAATATATCTTATTTAGGGAATTATTATCTATTAAAATATGGTACCCCAGGATTGTCTATAACTTTAAATGATCCTTACAATAAAGCTAATTTTAGATATGGCGTCTTCTTTGATAATACCGGGGGAAAGGTATTAACATTAGCTTATGATTTTAATGAAGAGACATTTTATAGTACATTTAAATTATATATCATAGGCAGTAATTCAAATGCATATAAGACTATATTTGAGTTGTCTAGTGAAATAAATAACACTTATTTGTTTCATAGCACAGTACCCACAGCTAATAGATCTCGTACATCAGATCTTTTTATAAGTACTTCAGATTATGTTTCTGCTAAGGAATTTTTTGCAATTCCATATATTTCTACGAATAATATCTATAGTTCTGTAGATAAAAATACAGATCAATTTTATTATCGTATATATACGGATAGTGCTAAGATAAAGAAGCTGGATATAATTTTCTATAATCTTATTGTTGATGGAAAAGTTATATATAAAGATACCACTATCTCTGATATTTTTACATTTTCATTTCAAAAAATAGATGGATCATTTAAAACTTTGGCTGAGATATGTGATGAGATTAATAGCTTCATTTATTTAGGAGAGAATCTTTTATCAGCATCTTCAGTATATGAGGCTGAACCTAAAAGTGGTTTAACTACTTCATATATTCTAACAAATGTCAATATTTTACCTGTAGGATTTGATTGGGTAACAACTGTATATGTAGATACGTATATTGAAGCAATAAGTGGGAAAGATTCCAATAGTAGAACGATATCCAGTATAAAAAATGCTGTGTTTTCCTTTCCAATGTACACATCTAATGGTAATCCAAATAAAGCCGCTATAGAGGGTATACCAGTGTCTGGTAAATGGAATGTAATTAATAATAGAGAGATTATCGAACTAAGTTGTATAGATGGTTTTGAATGGTCTGTATCATTCTCAGATTTTGATTCAGGAGACTACAAGAGTTATATGACTCCACAAGAAATCCTGGATTTAATAGACAATAACAAACCAATTACAGAGGAACAATATAATCAGATAAAAGTTGTAGAAGATAGCCCAGTTGTTGGGGCACTTAAAGAGTTAATTCTTACAAGGATTAATGGATCTGAAAGTAATAGCGCAACATATAATCTTCGAAAATATAGTACTATCAATGAACTTGTTGAAGCTATTGTTCTAACTAAATTTAATGCATCAGGAGAAGTTGATGATAATGGTAACCGGGCATTTTTTACCGCTAAATTAATTGGTAATTCAGAAGTAGAAGGTAAATATAAGAGCTCTGAGTTTGAAACTGCATTTGTTCCAATTATCAAGTCATTTACCGTAGATATGTCTGATGGTACGGTATTATATAAGAACAATCAGTTAATTGGGTGGAAGCTTAATAATATTATTCTTAAGGGTAATATAAAGCATCGAATAAATATTAAGGAAGAAAGATATAGCTATGGGGAAACTCATAAGTTTACCATAGGAGATCCAGAGGCAGCTTATATTGATACATTGAGTAATGTCCCTCAAGGGTTCAGAAAAGATATTATAGCTTTTGATATATATAGCTGGGATTATAATGCTCAGTATGAAGTTAAGGATAACTGGTTATATTTTAAAAGTTCTTCTGTAGATTTTATTAAGGCATCCGATCTTGGTCAGCCCGTTAAAACCTTAGGATACGGGTTACCATTAGCAGGATCCGGGCATGCTATGGCTCCAGATAAGGAAAGTATAGCTGATCTTGTAAATAGAATAAACAATAATAATATTGTCAATAAATGGTTTTATGCTAATCTTAAGTTCACTCGTGAGGATAAGTTTAATCCCGGATATTTTGAATATAGTTATCTTCCTAATTTTCATGCTAATGTACCATTATCTATAACTGATAATATTATGCTGAAAGATGAAAATGTATTACAAATTAAACCCGCTTCTAATTATCAATTCACAGCATCTAATATTACGGTAGATGATGGAACGGATACTTTGAGTGCTTCTTGCGATTGGAATTTAAACTACAAGTATGAACGTACTTTCTTCTTTAACGAAATTAGTAATAGAACTATTGATGGTTTAACAAATAGTATAAATGCGGCATTGGCTCCAGAGATAGCGGATTCCCTTGTAGAAGCAGTCCTTGATCCTGGTAGTCATGGATTGTCCGGGTCTATGAGTAAGTATCTTTTGCCTTCATTTTTTGACAGGATAGTAAGTACGGTAGGTACTAATCTTAGTATGTATATCGGTGCACAAAGATATACTGCCATACAAATTAAGATACGACATTTATCAGGATCTAATTATACTGTTAATAATGTAACATACGTTATTCCCAGAACTCGAGACAGAATAATAATTAAATATGATATAGCATATCGAGGCACATATACCTTACCAGCATATAGTCTTGCAGGTATTAATATAGGTTTTTTATCTGACTTTTTAAGATCTATAAAACCTTATCCTGATGCTATATTTACACCCTTATTTAATAGTACGGTACTTTCAGATAGCTATAGATACTATGCATCTGATAGACTTTTGAATTTATCAAGTTCGATAAACGTGGATGGAACATACCTGGGAGCAAGATTACATGATATAGTTGCTTTTAAAGTTTTGAATATGACTCCTAAAGCGACAATTAACGTTTCTGATAGTAATATCACAGTGATCTCATTCAATACATATACAAAAGCACTTTCGAGTAATACAGATCTCCATGCATTTATTAATTCTATTAAGGGCAATTATTCTACAGGATTTTTATTCTGTGATGTTCTTCCCATAGAGATTTCATCTGTGGATACTGGGAGATTGAATTCAGAAGGATATAGTCTTGTATCCAATAATACTCCAGCCCATGTTTATTTTGGTATTCTGGGGGATATTAAATTTGTACAGATATCAGACCATAATCTTCACATACAATATAATTATATTAAAGAACGTTTGGGAATGCCTTGGAGGGATTCTCAAGGTAATCTTATGTATGATTACTATACCCCAGAAAATTATAATGAGAATAATCCAACTGCAATAGATTTAAACAACTTTTTGGGTTATTTACGTACAGGACGTTATAATCAGATTAAAAGTTCAGTAATTAATGAGGCTATAGTATCTAATAAATATCTTTGGCTTTATATGAAATTTCACAAGGAGTTTGGATGCGATCAACGAGCGAACATGCTGAAGAATGCTATAGAGAAGGGGAACTTGGACATCGAGACTCTGGGTCAGATATCGTAGAAGAACCTGGCTGGATAATGATAGAAGCCGGTAAATCACAGGGTATTTCTGAGATGTTCGCTCCTGCCTTAAATAGACTTTGTAAAGCTATTGAAAAGGATATTAAAAATGTCGGTAAGAATTAAATATGATATAGTACCTGATTTTGTAAAGCCTAAATTGGAGGATTTTGATGTTCCTACAATTACTGTACAAGAATATATCCTTAAACCATCTCAAAAGATATCTGCTACGATAAATCCTCAGATTACTAAACGTGAGGATATCTCAAGTGGTATAACAGGGGGTACATCGGGGGATAGCTGGAATAACTGGACAATATCACTCTCTTTAGACGGTATAGACACTACGGTAAAAGGTGCAGAGAATTTTTTCAAGACTTTAGATAAGATAACTGAAACAATTACATTATTACTAAAAATTATCAGATTGTTAAGTGGTAACGTTATTTCTACATCAGGTCTTATAAAGTTTGCAATTAAACAGTTAGCTAAAGTTTTAAAAGAATTTATTAACTCATTAGTTTCCACAGGAATTTACTCAAGTCTTATTACTCCTGATTTTGATAAGACTTTCCCTAAATATAGTATTCCTACTTTTGGGGGATACCAGGAATTTATTACTCGAGTGAATGCTACTTGTTTAAGTAGTACAGATTCTGATGCACCAAAATTTGTAGAAGCAGATAAGGTTGGTGGCGTTATAATAGCTATGCTTGGTGGTGTAGATGATCCAGATTATTTGAGAAATTTATTGGATAACTTTAAAAAGTTATCTAGCCTTTTTGGGTTTAAAATCCCTTACCCATCGCCTGCTCAAAAATTTAAAGCTACTCCAGGTTTTTATAATAAAAATGGGATAATGACTCTTGGTGTTAAGTTGGTGTGGGAATCTCCTGAAACACCCGTTGGATCTTTTTATGTCTATCGTAAAAGTAATTTAGGGGCTATACCAGTTATTTTTAATTTAGATGGGGTTGATGTACCCGATTATGTATTTACTAATGATGATCCAATTTTAAAGCAAAAATACAATCCATTAAGACCATCATATAGCTATATAGATTTTGATATTAAGCAAGAGACCAATTATTTATATAAGATTTATTCTGTCTTTGGGGATGATTATCTTGAAGAGCATCCTTATTTAAAATCTATAAGTAGTCCAATAGCTACTCCCCAGGTTTTAGCAAATGTCCCTATGGAATGTATCCCAATATCAGAACTTAAAAAATATATGAATTTATCAATAAGTGGAGAGTTATTATCCCCCTTTGATCTTGAGGGGGATTGGCAATCCGTTACCGTGAGAAGAATGTTAGGGAAACAAGTAGACGGAATGTTTAATAATCTTGATGCTCTTACAGATAAGCTCTTGGGTTTAGTAAGTACAGGAAGCGATGCTATAAATGATTATCTTAAGTTTTATGGAGAAAAAGTTGAAGACTTATTGGCTGTGACGGAAAAGATAAAAAATCTTGTAGCTCGATTGGCATCTTTTAGTATGCGTGGGACATTCATGGTTTTAAATCTACCTCTTGAAAAGGGGGGTATGAGAGGATTTGTAGACCGCTTTAATAAGGCTTGTAATTCCGGTACTTCTACTAAAGAAACTCCAAAAGATAGTAAATCTTTAAATGATTATTTAAAAAATGCAGGGAAAGTTGAAAAAAATTCTCCGATAGCTACTTTTAATGAAAAGGGAATAATGTTGGGATTAATACTCCTATATGGTATTCCAAATTTAGATGATCCCAATAGATTAAAAGAAATTGTTCCAGAAAATAGTGCAGAAGGATTAAAGAAAAAATATGAGGATACTGGGAAGGCTATTTCCACTCTTTTAAAAATGCTTGGCTTGGGGTAAAATATGAGAAGAAGAAAAGATACGTATGTAAAAGCTAATAGTATTGCTGATATTCAGGAACTGATGACAATTGCTAAGACTCAGAAAGAGTATCATGAAGATAGAATTAGAATATTAAAAAAAAGAATAGAAGATATTAATAGGCATATATTAGTAGTAAGGGAAGACTTTCTATCCTTTTTAACAAATAATGGTATTGATGTAAATTATCCTGTTTTTAATGCAGTATCTTCAGATGATATAGTACCGAGCACTGTCTCAGAGCCTGCAATGAGTGCTGTTCCTATTGAAGAAGCTATGCTTCCTAATATCCCAAATATAACTTTTTTAAGAACTATCAATTTACTCCGAAATAAATATGGATCATTACAAGATGAGATAGAGGAATATCATGATACCTTAAGTAAGATGAGACTAAAAAAATCGCATTTGGAAGCAACGCTGGAATCTGTCCAAAAATCTATTGAAGAATATCAGGATAACATAAAAGAAAATCAGCAAGAATATAATGATTCTGTAAAAAATCTTGATAAAATAAAATCTTTATATCAAAATCTTCTTGAATTTAAATCCATAGTTACAGCTATACCAGATAATTTTACGGTGGATTCTTATATAAAATTCCAGAATAATTATTTTGATAGGTATAGCACTATTTATTATGATAAAAAGAATTCTGTTAAGAAGTTTGCTGATATACTACAAGACACATATAAACCCACTCCGTTAGATCAAATGGAGGAAGGTTTTTATACAACAGTTTTTAGAGATATATCTATATATTTTGGACCATATGATGTAGACAATCTACAGGATAAGTACGTGGATGCTATCCCGCATAAAAAGGATATACTTATAAAATTGCAGAATTTTTCAGGTAGTCTGGATAAGCTTATATCTAATGTTAAAATGACAATCGATCTTGTTAGAGGGATAAAAGGTATAGGGAATTCTGTTGTAGATGGTCTTGTAAATTCTGCGAATGAAATCTCAAAATCTTTTGTAGCTGAAAATAAAGTAGAGCATACAACACTTGAGAGTGTCTCTAGTAATAATTTTACAATAAATATAGGTGTTAATCAGAATATCTCGAATATTAAAGATAAGCTTCAATTAGGTGTTGAGAATCTTGATGATAAATTTATTAGGACAAGTGGTAAATATCTAAGAAAAATAGCACTATTCACGAAATTCCCAAAAACATTCTTATATGATCGGGATACAAATATCGAAGATTGTGTTCGTGAGAAAGTCCGTAGGAAATATGGGGGGGATATACCTTTTTGTGATGAGGTCGCTACAAAGGATGTTAATGGCAACAGAGTCTTTGTAAAAAGATCTGAACTTGATCCTAAAACTGGGACACCCACCGTGGATATGCAAACAGACATTCTTGAGAAAAAAACTAGAACTACTCGGGATGTTTTGTCGAGCTAATAATAATCTCTTATTATCTTCGGCTAATTATTATGTCATACGATGTTAAACTACAAAATTATTGTGATCATAAGATTTTATGGGCTCGGGCGCAGCTTGAAATGGACAGGAAGACGGTATATTTACCATACCCCCTGGCATCAGCTACTTCCTTAAGGGTTCGCATAAATGGGGTTGTATATCCATATTCGACGTATACTATTAAGAGTATTCGACAGGCAATGACTCTTATAGTTACTTCAAATATCGAATTTAATAATAAGATTAAGAACTTTGATCCTATCATAGAATTCTTATATGTGACTTTATCAGATACCTGCCCGAAATGTCTTGGTGTGAAAACTGTCGATGACTTGCTAATTAATGGGCGTGGGGATATCGAAGTAATATCCAAAGAGATATTACTTCTTCAGCAGTTAGAAAAAATTATAATTACAAAGATTTCTTCTAATGTTTTTCATTCATGGTATGGTACAGATCTTTATTCCTTGATTGGTACAAAGATATCTGATAGACAACTTTTATATACTCGAATTCGTGAACAGATAAGTTCTGCTATAGATAAGCTTAGAACTGTCCAAAAGCAAATGCAAGCTTCTGGGAGAAAATTTGAACCTGGGGAGCTTTTTGGTAAGCTTTTAAAAATTGATATAACTGAAACTGACGACCCAACTTTGATATTGGTTACAGTGACATTTACATCACAGAGTAACAATCCAATAGAATACTCACAATATTTGAGTATGAATGCCCTTACAAGACAACGATTGGTTTATTAACGTATGATTCCTGCACCTATAATCTTATATCCTAAAACGAACTGGTCTGCCACAGGGGATCAGGTTTATTATTCTGATGCTCTCATACAGACTATATCAGGATATGTCCCAGTTGTCCCCGGGGAAATTGAACAGGGCACAATAATCATAGTAAAATATCGATATAAAATTGATCGTGGAGGAGTTCCTGGGATTTGGTCCATAGAATCCACTGATAATATGGGTATAGGGACATCAAATACAGTTGTTACCTCTATTCCTTGGTCATTTTTTTCTGAAGGTATTTTTGAGCTATTAGTTGATGACGTGCTTACTATCGATTTCAAGGCGTATAAGGTAAATAACGTAATCTCACATATCGGAGAAGTTTTAGATTCCAGTGTATATTCCAGGATTATTGCGAATATAACTACAGAGAATAATATCACTGCATCTGCTAATCCTGTTACAGGTATTAAGATGAGAAGATATAAAGATTATTTAAAAATTCTTATACCTTCTTCCAGTATTGTACTTAATCTTGATAATGATTTTTCTGGTTGTAACTTTTATATGAGTATGGTTCCTGGTACAGAATATGTACTTATGAATGATGTTCCTATTACAAATGTGGATGAATCAGAAACTGAAGATGTGCTATTGAATACCACATCTTACGAGGATACTGTCAATAATATCACGGTAACTACTACAAGAAGTAATCAAGTTTCTACTGAATACTATACATTTAATTTAGATAAAACTGTATTGGCTAAATTAGTCCAACAAAATAAAATATCAAATATCTTTTTATCAGATGGTCAAACAATCAGTAGTGATATCATATACTATATAGTAACAACAGTGAGAACTTTTGATAAAGCTCTAAATCAATTAGTAGAGAGCCCATATTCTCAAGAATTAGAAGGACAGTTTCTTACATATACAACTGATTATCAAAATTTACCTAAAAGATCCAGGAGTGATATTCTTTTCTCTATATCAAGAGAGATGATGGTCAATAATGATCAGATTAATATTGTTCCAGGATCAGTTATCCGAGATATTTCTGATCCTGTGGCTCTTGAATTTGAAAAAGTATATGTTATCCAGGATTTTATTTTCTCGTGTTTATCTTTAGATACTCTAATAGCTTTTGATGATGCTGATGGGGATGGTATAAGTGACCCAATTTCTACTAATCCTCGTAAGAGAGCTTTAGCAGCAGCTCTTGGTCTTACCGATTCGAGTAATCTTCAATTACTTATAGATGAACAGTTTAATAAATATGCTTCTAACTATAATCTTGAAAGAAAAGGATCTACTAAATCCACTGGATTAGTACTTTTCTATACAGAGATTCGTCCTACAAATGATATTATAATCGCCGATAATACCATTGTATCAACAGCCCCTGATTATAGCAGTAGTATTGGTTCAATATCTTTTGCAGTAGTAGGTACTAAGATACTAAGCGCAGCTAACCCAGATACTTATTATAATCCTACATTGAAGCGTTATGAGATTCAAACAGATATAGTAGCCCAATCACCAGGGAAATCAGGGGATGTCCCAGCAGAAGCTATCACTGTTGCATTAAACGTTTCTCCGAGTTTACGAGTCATAAATGAAATTCCAACAAGATATGGTAATGATAGGGAGACAAATCAGCAGCTTACAGATAGGATAAAAGTTGCAAAATTAGAATATGATTCAGGAACAGAAGGTGGGTATAATTCAACAGCTATGGATGTTCCTGGGGTTGTACAGGCACGAGTGGAAATAGCTGGGGATTCTCTAATGATGAGGGATTATGATCCTGTAGATAATCGTCACATAGGTGGTAAGGTTGATGTGCATGTTAGAGGTACTAAGTTTATGCAAATGGTTGATCAAGTTGCTTTTAGCTATGAATACCCAACTGATTCCTACGGTAATAAAGTCGGGGAAACATTTTATATCTCGGATGCAACAGATTTCAGATTAAGAAGTAAGAATCAAAAAGTTAGCGTAGATAATCCAATAGTGGCAGTAAATAAAGTAAGAAATATTACACGAGGAAAAGATTATTCTTTATCTAACCTACAAATAATTGGGGAAGGTGACACAATTTTATTAGATAAAAATCAGCAGAATTTAAATATAGGTTTGGCTACTTTTGATATAGTTGAAGTAGCATATTTATATAGAAGTTCAAATATGCTGGTTCTTTCTCAGCAGCCAGTAGACTCAATAGTGTCTGTAACTACTTCTGCAGGAGCAACTATTGATACATCAAAATATCGCTTGGTAAAATATGAAGACCCTATACTCAATGGTAATTCAAGTATTGCTAAAGATGCTGTGAAATTCTTTTTTAATGAATCCGATAATATCCAGGAATTTATTACTATATCAAATGAAGAGCATGATATGCTCTATGATACTCCAGCAAAATTGGTTTTAAAAGGAGTAGATGCTGCTTCAATAGTCGTTACTCCTATAGGTGGCGGGACTGCCTATCTAAAAGATATAGATTATGCTATTGATCTGGGGAGTGATATTGCATATACTTACCTTGAACTTTTATATCATAGTAAGATAAGACATGGAGACAGAGTAGCTGTTTCATATAGGGCTAGTGAGAATTTTAATGTAACTTTTATTACTAATAATTTAATACAGCAAGTTCAGGCAAAAATTGATATAATGAAGCATGCTTGTGGCGATGTTATTACTAAACAATCTATAAGAAATTTTGCGGATATAAGTTTTGTAATAGTACGAAAAACTGGTACTGATATTAATCTTCTTAAGTCAAGAATTGTGACCGCTATTTCAAACTATGTTTCACGACTTAAAATGGGAGAGACATTAACACAAAGTTCTGTGTCAGGTGTTGTACGTGGTGTTGATGGTGTGAAGGATATCAGAATACCTTTTACTCGAATGATGAAAAGGAATGGCTCTTTTATCCCACTTGACCCCGTTGGCTATGCTACATTTGAGACGTATAATAAAGCCAGTGCTTCAGGTATAACATCTTATAGGAGTATTGATAAAGTTCTAACTTATAAGACATCGGATAATGGCGGAGACCCAAATTATTTCAGAGGAGTTTATGAAAACAATATTCCTCTCACTCTTGTGTCTTCACCCATAGATGTATCAAAGGGAGCGGGAAGAGCTTATATTCAATCAGATGGAAAAATCATAGTAAGTACTACGGATGGTGCACCTCCTCAAACTAAATTCTATAAAGTTTCATATTTCACATATTATCCAGCAGATGAAAATCCAGTTGGTGATTTAGACACCTCTGAAATAGAATATCTTGATATAGATAATATTAGTCTGAGGGATATAGAAATTATTGATGAAAAAGTAAACAAACGGGGATTTTAACGTATGGCTATTAACCATGGAGAAGACATCTCAACCTCTTATGAGGGTTTAGGGTATGCTTTTGATAAAGTCGTTTTTCAAGAGGGTAAACCTGCATTAGATGTTGAGCTCAATAATGCTCAAGAATTTCAAGAGATACTTACCCGGAAATCTACAGCTCATCTCCCCTCGGGTTGGTTAAGCTATCGACCGGTTTATACCTCTAATGATTTTAATAATAGCTTCTATACTCAGGATCCAAATGGTGCCAAACCTGAAGTGGCTATGGTAAATGGATGGCCTGTATATGTTACTAATACCAATACTCCATTACGTCATGTCAATAATGTCGCTTTTGATGATTCTATACGATCGGGTGCTAGAGTAGATGGAGTATTTCTTGAAGTTTGGAGATCTATAGTTTCTCCTCAGGGCACTACATCAGAATCATTAGAAGGAGTTGCAAAACCGCAGCCTATATCTAAAGTAAGTACTCTTAATGGTATCTGGATGTATAATGAAAATATTGGCTGGGCTGTAGGAGATACTGGTACCATTCTTAAAACTATTGACGGGGGAATAAATTGGATATCTATTGAGACCCCAGTTAATGTTAAATTTAATAAGGTAAGTTTTTTTGATCTTTACTTGGGATATGCTGTTGGTAATGGTGGTGTGATTATCAAGACATTGGATGGGGGAGAAACATGGTTTTCTATTGAAACTCCAATAGTAGATAATTTGAATAATATTTTTATTATAAATGACCAGAATGTCTGTATAGTAGGGGATAATGGAACTATTCTTCTATCTATAGATGGTACAAATTTTGTACTCTCGTCACAGACTTCAAGTGTTACTGAAAATCTTAGCACTATATACTTCTATGATGTCGCTGTAGGATGGGCTTCCGGAGATAAGGGCACTCTCCTTATGACAAAAGATGGAGGTAATATCTGGCAGAGATTTAATATGATTAATGTGGCATTAGGTGTTACTATAACTTCAAATATTACTTCTATGGCATTTTTTAATTTAAATGATGGAGTAGCATCTTCTGATGATGGAAGAATTTTCCGTACTTCTGATAGTGGCTTTTCATGGTCTGAGATGTCAGATAGAATCTGGTACAATGGTGCATATAAGACTATATCTGAGATATTTCCGGATAGAGTTAACAAACTAAATAAAGTTTATATCAAGCGTGAGTTTGCTATAAAATTCACTATTGCTGTTTACCCTAGCTCCAGAAATTTCTTTAAAAATCTTATATATAAGATTTCTCCAAATACGTATCCAAATTCACTTGTTTTGGAATATTCAGGAGTACAGGATAATATCAATTACATTAATGTTCTTGATCTCGATCAGTATGCAAATTCGGAAGAGCTTAGAAATGCAATCAATCAGATACTCAGCCCTTATAAACTATCTGATGCATCTTTACCGAACAGTGAACGTGAAAAGGTGAGGGTTTTTGAAGCAGCTATAGATTATGAACCCTTTGGTCAGCCTTCTGATTTTAGACCATCTTATGGAAGTTTTTCTAGCATTACTCCAGCTCAAATATCCTTTTCAGTTGAAGATAAAGTATGGATTGCTGGTGATTATGGTATCGTATTGTATAGTAGCAATAGTGGGGCTAAATGGACAATACTTGAATTAGGTATCGGTGCTGACCTTAAAGATGCATTTCTATTTGAGACTAATAAGGGATGGTTCTGCGGATCAGACGGGTATATAGCATATTATTCGAATGGGTCTGCTGAAACTCAGGATACAGATTTAATAACAAAATCTGTAGGAAGAATATATCCTGAAGGTAACGTACTTTCTGGTGCGGAAGAATATCTCCCTGATAATATCATTGATCCTCAAGTTGGTACGGAAACTACTAAACGAGTTCAAATTCAATATCGAATAAGAATAGCTGAAGGAGTTGACCCTTACATATATACTGAAGCTGGTATTGGTCATGATTTTGTATATAGCCTTGGTCCTAATCTTAATTCTAATGATGCAGGCAGTTATACTTTTGTAAATATGGGTGAAGAGAATGGTGATTATGGATTATGGCGTTCAAGATGCCGTAGCACCTATGACGGGTATAGTTGGGCTATTCCTATGTTTTTTGTTACCAGAAGAAATTCAGCAGCATTTAATGTAGATAGCAATATAAATGGCTCTACAGATTTTAATATCGGGGCAATAAGACCGGATGGATTGACATACAACCATATTATCCAGGATGATATCGTTGATATTCGTAGACAGATAAATATCCAATCCTATAGCTATTTCCTGGAAAAAAATCTTGAAAAGCTATTAGCTAATACGCTCAATACTAATTTGAGTGATAAAGATCAGCAGGGTCTTCAATATGGTACTATTATGATGATGGTAGATACTTATACGGGTATCACAGATAACCAGAACTTAGTAAGAGGAGGAGTATCTTCTGCAGCTGTTATCGTGGCAGATCAAAAAATCCTTGACCCTAATATCCAAATAACTACTGCAGAATTAACTTTTGGTCCTATCGATATAGGATTATACCATAATGATCCCTCATATTATTCAGCATATATAAGTCGAGATGGAGTACTTACTAATGAACCAGTAAATGGAACTTTCGAAGGATATGGTACAAATAAAGTTATTTTTCATATTGAAGATAATTTTGCTCCTGCCGGGGGAGATCTTGAAGGTGTGACTTATGTTATAACAGCAAATTATATGGATTATTCTAAGGTAGGTCTTAGTAGAGTTCCACAGAATCCTATTGCAATAAAATATAGACCAGTGTCGAGTAATCCAAATACCTCAATATATTTCAATGGTATAAATTCCAGAATACCTATAAAGATCCTGGAAGAATTACCTGAAAATGTCCCGGGATACCATGATTATACTGAATTATATTCTGCAAAAATTATTCAAGATAATCCGGATGATCGAGCTCTATATGACTTGGTTGGGTATGAAATTCATAGTGATCAAGATTATCAAAGGGGTTTTAAAAAGTTTAAGGGTCAGCAGTATAAAGGCTCTTTGGTTATCTACCATTATTATCTTAAGACTACTGTTGTGACAGATATTCTGCGTATTCCTAAAAATATTAATGGATATGCAGTTTATGGGGTACAATCGATTAAAAATGTAAATGGATCAGTTTATAAAGTTGGGATTGATTATCAGAATAATCTCACTATGAGAGATCGGGAGGACTCCGATACAAGCAACTTGGTTATATATCTTGATCCTGCTTTTACTATTCCTGGAAATTCTGTTGTTGAAGTTGTTCTGGAAGCTATTGTTACTGGTGATGCAGTTGGAGGGACTAATCCAAATATAGGTATTACGGTAAAGGCAACTGGTGAAAATCAGGAAGCTCTAAGGACTTCTTTCTCCGCAAATTTCAATATTGCATCCAGAGCAGTTTCAGGCATGTATGTAGGTGTTCTATATCAAGCCAGTACTATCGGTGGGTCAAATGCTACTATTTCTATAATAGATGGTCCTGGCGTACCGAGTGGGTTAGTTAATGGCTCAATTTTGGGTATAAGTTCTTGTAATGTACGAGATAATACTATGCAGCAGTATGCATGGTATAAACCTTCTACTGGTGTAGATTATTATTCAATGATACCTATTGCCAGTGTTACAGGTTTAGGGACATCTATTATTGTATTGACTTTTGATGGTAGAAAGTCAGTTACATCAGGTACTATTCTTATTCCTCTTTTGATTAAGTTAAACACTCTTCCGGGTATCACCAATACCCCGGTCTCATCGGTCTTTTATAAATATGTTCCTTACCAGTCTGTAGCTAATTTACCGAGTGAGATGACCGTTGAGATTATTAAAAATTCAGATTTTGTCTATATTACAAATTTAGGAACGGGATCCAGTGATCTTATTCCCGGGGAACCCTATGCTGTACCAGCAGAACATATCCCAGTTAATTCGGATGAAGTATTTAATGATAACTTTTTTTCTAATGTAGATGATCTTGATTTTTCTAACTTCAGAATTGATACGGGTTTTGTGAAATTACCCGCTATAGTTTCTCAATATGTAGGGGATGATCTTACTTTTTCTCAACCCAATAATGTGGGGGATAAGTTAGGTAGACCATATTATAGGGAATGTTCTTCTGATATTATATCTCATTGTGAAGATCTTACTATATCTACACCGAGAAAAGTTTTTATACCATTTTTGGCTCGAATAAGATCTAAAATGACGTATCCTTTCTTGAGGGGGGAGCTTATACTGGTTATATTTAGTAAAACTTATAGAGCAAGAAATGAAAACAAAACTGGATTTTATGAGGATACCGGTACAGAATATCTTCCAGGATATGTAGAAAATGTTGATACATCAATAGCGATGTATAGACTAATTAATAAGCCTATTGTTCGGAAATAATATCTTATGGATAATGCAAATAACATATTCGAGCGTAAAAATTTTGACGGCTCTATAGATTATATAATTAATATAGGAAATGTACTATATAATAATAAGATTGTATCTATTGTAAATATTGTTTTACCATTGAGACAACAATCTTTTTTTATTATCCCAATGGAAAAAAGATATTATGCCGCTGTAAATATCTATTATTCTATAGATACTGGAAAATTTATCTTTGATACAGTTAAGAAATCTGTATCATACATAGATTCATGCGATAGTGATGCTTTAACTAATGCCCTACCTATTGGACAGTTTATACTCCAGCAATCTTTATCCAGTTTTGAAGTAAAAAAGATAAATTTATATTCAAAAATGTCCACCTTTGCGATTACTTCGGAATTTATACAAGGTGATAGAGGTGCTCAAGGTAAAGTAGGTGATACAGGATTTTACGGGTATACAGGTTATCAGGGTTATACTGGTATAGAAGGCCCAATTGGGTATACAGGTATCCAAGGGGACACTTGTGTGGGTATGATGGGATCTACAGGTATCCAAGGAGAAACAGGAGTATATCAAAATTTAGATCTCTTGCTTTATCTGAAATTTAAAACTAATGATGTAAATTTAACTGATTATTCTTCTTACGAAAGAGATCTTGTGTGGGGTGCAACTGGAGCAGGATTAACAGGGATAATTTTTAATAACGAAACTGGGTCAAGTACTTCTATAGAGATAATTGATCAAGGTCAATCAGTTCTTACTCTTGAAGAAGGCATCATAGATAATTGTCACAGTATACAGTATCGTGGAGGGATATCCGGATATCGTAATAATAAATATATCGGATTTACAGGAACTATACAGGCATGGATAAATGTTAATCAATCCCCAATAGCTGATTTTATTTATGAAACTTATACTGGTATAGTAGGATACCCTATAAGATTTATGGATGCTTCGTTGTATTTACCAAAGACACTTACATGGGATATTGATGGGTATATTTATAACTCTGGAATAATAACACACTCTTTTGGATCTACTGGAATATATGTGGTTAAATTGACAGCGACTAACTCAGCAGGATCTCATATAAAATCTGAACAAATAACGATAGCATAAATAATATGACACAACCGGACATAGTTGCAACATACAGGACAGGATCTGGATATCTATCTACGACTTTTAATGATCCTACGGATTTGACTATAGTACATAGAAAATGGATTTTCGGAGATGGTATTATTGTTGAGGGAAGTGATCTTCAGACAATAAACCATACTTATTATTATCCTGGGGAATATGATGTAATTTTAATAGCTCAAACGAATGCAGATCAATACTCAGTTACTAAAAGTAGCTATATAATTGTTGACACATACATCCCCATTCCGGATTTCATCGTAGCACAATCTTTTGATACAATTTCAGGATGTTACTGGAGATTATATCTTGATCAGTCTTTTCATCTGGTATTTGAGGATAATGATAATATCTTTAGATCCAAAAATAAAGTAGCTGAACCAGGTAATTGGGCGTTTATTGGTTTTAACAGATATACTGGAAAAATGTATGTAGGAAGTTTTTCCTATTATTTGAAAGAACTTGAAGTTATAAGATTTGAGAATAGTAGCCCTATAACATTCTCTGGTACCGGGACTGATATATTACTTAATAGTACTATGAAAATGGATGAATTAAGAATATGGGCGGTTAATAAAGACATAGCTTCCTATTATGCTGAAGGTAGAGGTAAAGCGGGGTATCTTGGTACTCTGTAAATAGAAGGTATAAGAGAGGTTTACCATGGCTGAGACTGGTATAGTATTAATTAGTAAAATTGATCCTGACACGGGTGGCTTAATATCTGAGAGCTTTCCTATAATAGATGTTATACCATCAGAATATGTATTTGGGTATACTGGATTAAGTTTTGAGCCTAAAAAGTTTTATTGGGATTTTGGAGATGGTACTAATAGTGACATCCCAAAACCAAAGCACACATACCGTACTTATGGATATCATAAAGTTATTTTTTCTATTATGAATAATGGTAATGATTGGTATAAGATAGATGATATAGACAGCCATCTTGTGGTTCTTGGTAAAATGGATTTTTCTGGAGAACCCTTAAGAGGAGAAAAACCCTTATTAGTATATCTTGATGATAATAGTTTAGCTCCTACCGGATATCAATATACCGGAATGCAATGGGATTTAGGAGATACTCATGGAGCAACTGGTCGATCTATCTCTCATAATTACCTTGACTATGGGTCTTATACTGTAGGTATAAATATGACTTTAGACAAGATATAAAAAACTTCAAATGAGATGACTTTTTATGCAGGCTGATTTTACAGGTTCCCCAAGAAATGGCACATCAACGTTAACTGTGCATTTTATAGATAATTCCACAGGTATTATTGAAAATTGGTTATGGAACTTTGGGGATAAACATTTTTCTTCAGAAAGAAATCCAACACACTATTATTCTCATCCAGGGATATATACAGTAACATTAACTATATCTTATACAGGGGATCAAAATACAACAGTAAAAAATGGCTATATCCAAGTTAATAGTAGTGCTACATATGATATAGCGCCGATACTGCAACAAAAAGTGTATTTATGGGGTATAGGTATTGTTAACAAAAGGAATGTTGGGATAGAGATAAAAAGAGTGACAAGATAAAAATTTAAGATTGGTGCAAATTTAATGGCTTATTATATAAAAGATACTGGTACGGAGACTTTCCCATATAATACTGAAGAAAATGCAGCATTATCACTTAACAGGTTAGCCAAGCAATTACAAGGTTATGAATTTACACCTATAAATGTAACTGTTACTAATACCAGTTATGATGTAACTTTCAGTCCTGTACGGATTCCTCCATTTCCAATTATAGATCAAGCTGTTGCGATAAGCTGCACAATTACACAAAAAGACCTTACTACTTATGCGATTTTTCCTGGATTCTATGTAGCTACATCAGGTACAGTATTTGGTCCAACACGTTTTTATTTGGGGAACTATTCTTTTAGTACTATCTCATCAGCAGATTTACTCCCAGGTAATCCAGTAATACCCTACACATGCCAGATACTTAAGGGAGCTACGGTATTAGCCACATTTCCTAAATTTACTTCAGGAGTAAGCCGGTTATATACTTTTTTGATTACTGCGACAACTATAGAATTTTATGTGGACGGCACTAAATATGCTACGGATACCCATAGTGTTAATAGTTGGTCAAGTTTATTTGCATTAGGAACACCACCTAAAATTGCAATATACGAGGTGAACCCCTCCCCTGATGGTACTGTAGTTGTAAGTGAGGAAGTTGGCGCTGTAGGGAGAAGCTATAATACAGACATTATCAATTCAGATGTTATATATGTATCTTCAACTATCACAGAACCTACAGTAGTTAATGGTGACAAGATATATAATGGTTTTAATTTTAATGGCGCTATCATAACCAGTTATGGGAGTCAGAAATCATGGAGTCTTCATTCTGAGGCATTCGTAGGATTAACTCCCCGAAATTTAGATATAGAAGGACTTAATCAGACTGCATACCAATCCTTTATCAATCCTTTAAAAGATATCTATGATAATACTTTCAGAAATTTTAGTGACCCAATTTATATAGATGGTGGTTGTACAGAATCTATTTCGATAAGAAATAATCAATTTGTAAGTAATACGGGGACATCAAGTATAACAATATCTGGTACAATTGTTCCAATCAGTGTCTATAAAAATACTTTTGATGGGGTGATGTATTTTATTGTAGATAATTGCCCAGGATTTGTTAATATATTTAATAATGTTTTTATGAATAATGCAACAGATTTCACTTGCATGGATATTGAGTATTATTCTGAGATAATGAATGTAAATGTTATTAACAATACTTTTTATAATCTGGGTGCAAGCACAAATGCAGTTTATGTTTATGCGGATGATTCAAGTGGTTACATTGAATCATTTTTAATTTTCAATAATATCGTTGATTCAGGATTAGGATTGTATCTTGATCTATATATTGAAAATCCAAGCAACATACATACATTTATTCATAGTAACAATAATGCTGCAGGATACAATTACGCGAATAATGGTGACCCAATAGCACTTGATCCAACAGAAATAACTGCAAATCCTCAGTTTGAAGGAGTTCCCCCTTATCCACTGAGACTCCTAAATACTTCCCCATCTTATGCGACAGGGTTAATTAACGCGAATACCCCTATTGATGATATCATAGGCATTCTAAGAAAATCACCTCCAGATATGGGTGCTTATGAGACAGAGTCCACAATAATAATTGTAGCAGATTTTAGCGCTGATATAACATCAGGTTTCGCAGAACTTTCAGTACAATTTACAGATTTATCTATAGGTGATCCTACAAGTTGGGATTGGGATTTCGGAGATGGTTCTCTTCATTCTACGGACCAGAATCCTACCCATCTGTATGAGATAGCAGGAGTTTATTCGGTTACTTTGATAAGTACTCGTGGGGTTACTTCAGATACTATTACAAAACCTGGATATATAACTGTAAATATGCTATCTGATTTTTCAGCTATCCCCAGAAGTGGTGTTCCAGGAATGTCTGTACAATTTACAGATTTATCTATAGGTGGTCCTACTTCGTGGGATTGGGATTTTGGTGATGGATCTCTTCATTCTACGGATCAGAATCCTATTCATTTATATACGGTAGCAGGATACTATACAGTTAGTTTAACAGCTTCAAATACTTCGAGTAGCGATTCTGAGACAAAAATAGATTATATTTATGTATCCGGAAATATTGTTGCTGATTTTATAGGTGACCCAAGAATAGGATTTATAAGTACTCCTATACAATTTACAGATTTATCTATTGGGATTGTTTCTATTTGGGATTGGGATTTCGGGGATGGTTCTTCTCATTCTACGGATCAGAATCCTGTGCATGCTTATTATAGTCAGGGAATTTATACAGTTATATTGACAGTCTCGGATGGTATTACCTATAATAGAGTAATAAAAGAACACTACATAAATATTAGGTTAGAAGAATCCGGGACTGGATTTGTAAGAGAATTGGGTCCCACTTTAATATTCGATTGAAAGTATATCATGGTTGCAAATTTCACTGCTGATAAAACTTCTGGTTATATCCCTTTTACCGTCCAATTTACTGATCTTTCTATTGGAGAGATAACTTCGTGGGATTGGGATTTTGGGGATGGTAGCCCACATTCAACGGATCAGAATCCTTCACATACATACAACTATTATGGTAATTATACTGTGTCTCTTATTGCCTATGAAGGGTTATTGAATGACTCAATTTCTAAAGCGCAGTATATAACTATTGCTACGCAGAATACTTCAGAGATCTCTTCTACAATTGAAAATGGAGGAGGATTTACCAGGGTTCAAGGTCCCTCGCTTATATTCGATTAATTATCCCTTAATATAATAATCTATTAGTATATAGTTTATAGGGCTTGTAATAATAAAAATTTAGTGCTTTGGTAAAATATCTATGGCATATCTACCTTCTACAACTCAAAAGATCACTTTTGATACGGATAACAGGAGACCTGATAGTCATCCTAGTATCATAGTAGGGCCTACTGGGCAGCAAATGATTTTTTATACAAAATTTTTAACTACAGGAAAAAGTTCCTTTTCTCGTATAACATTTACAGCCCCCTCTTTTATAGTAAATATTGAAGCTGGTTCAGGGACTATTAATGGGTCTTCTGTTACATGGGGAGCTGGTACATTAACTGCCTCTCCTAATACCTATCAGGTAGTTTATTCTGATAATGTTGGTATATTGCATATTGCTAATATCTTGACTATGGCTCAAGCTGCTACTTTTATTGTATTGGCATATGTACAATCAGGTAATTCATCTATTACAAGAATTGAAGAGGTTGAACATACGGGGTATTATGTCTATATAAGAAAGCAGATATTATCAGGGTCTAATTGGGTATGGGATGATTATGAATATCGATTAAATACCGGGGAAGAACCCGAAGCATATTATGATGTAAGTACCAATAAAATATATTTGTCCTATAAAAAAGACAGTATTAGTTATATCCGTATGTTTGATCCCACTAATGAATTAACATGGGATTATTTACCTAATATAAATATTTCAGTAAGTAACATTACTTTAAATAATGATCCTGAAAATTCTGTTGTAGTTGCTTTATCTGCGGGATACACATCTTATAATTTACTTACAAGTAATGAATATCCTTTAAATACTCCTGATTTTTGTTTTATAAATAGTCAACCTTATATAATACTGCCGGATATTGCTGGGATTAATCTTCCATATGCATATGGAGAAGTCACATATGATTTACTTAAATATAATTCTGGTACCTATACCGTAGAAGCTACATATACAATTCCGCACATTAATGCATATTATCTTGCATATAGGGTTGTTCCCTGGATAGGGACTGTTGGTTTGAAGTACTTGCGTTGTACGGTGCATACTCATTTATTTACTATGCCATTTATTACAGACCCAGTAAATTATCAGCAAATATATATATTTAGTTTTCCTGCATTAATTACCTTAGCTGATAATATTTACAATGTAACTGCTAAGGACAATTCTATAGTTAATGCATTAGCTTCAGGTTATCAAGTATCTTTATTAAAGACGGCTGAATATGAAGAAACTAAAACATTTCAATCAGATAACTCATTAACTAATGCCATAGCCTCTGGTTATCAAATATCTTTATTAAAGACGGCTGAGTATGAAGAAACTAAAACGTTTCAATCAGATAACTCATTAACTAATGCCATAGCATCAGGTTATAAAGTGTATATAACAATTACTAACACATAGGTGAATAGATTATGTTTAAACTTAAAGGTAAATACGACTGGAAGTTAATTAATGCTGATACGGGTGAGATAGATCAAGAGGGCACTCAATGGAATATTATTTCAGATGTATTTATAGAATGGATATTTAAGACTGGTTATAGTGTAAGCAGTTCCGATAGTAGTGTATACACAAATACAATGGCTATCTTATTATCCGATTCCACTATAGGATCTGATGATTATCGTAAGTATGGTAAAGCTAATATGTTTAATATTATTGCTACAGGTGCTGCTGTAGGATATCAATCTAATGTCGATTGGAATGTCCTTAGTAAATATTGTGATAATAACTTCGCTCCTCCTGGAGCCCCACGTACTATTAATATAATAGGAATTAAAATATTTGAATTTGCGGGTCAAGAAACATCAGTTCCTAATTTTGTATCTTTCATACAACTATCCACCCCTATTACCCAAAATACTAACCAATACCTATATGTCAAGTATACTGTGTTTTTTTTACTTGATGTTAGCATAGGGTATAATACACCAAATAATAGATCAGTAGAATATGCTTTAAAACAGGCGATGCTTACCAGGATTATTCGTTTTGGACAAAAAGATCAATCTGATTGCTTTATACTTACTCCTTTTCTTCCTCCAGAAAATACTAATAATATATCTAGATATTGTAACTATTTATATAAAGTTAGTGGTGCTGACTTTCCAGATTGGAACACATACTATAATTATGGACATCGATTATCTAAAGCTATACTTAAAAATTTTGCTGTAGCTGATATAGTTGGGCCTATAGGTTCTACGGTGTTTGGTAGAAATGGGAGTATTAGTTCCCCAGTGAATCGTTATATGTATAGTATCTATGGTTATTCTCAAAATAAAAGTTTGGCACCATCAGTAGCTAGAATTTTTGTACACCCAGGTACAAGAGACGCATTTTTATTTAGTGATCCATCATTTCCAGCATCCTCTCAAGGTACTGCCACTATATCAGGTACTCCTACTAATAAATATCCTGTTATTGCTAGAATAAGAATAGCAAAAACTGGAGATGCTACAGATTTAATAAATGAAACTGTCCCCTATACAGCAGTTAATACAGGTAATTCACAGATTACCATAGCTCAAGATTTTACTACCGGGGATATATATAGGATAACTACTACTGATACTCTTCCTTCACCGTTAGCATTACTTACAGATTATTATATAATTCGTATAGATAGTACACATATAAGATTAGCTACTTCATATGCTAATGCTTTGGCGGGCACGTATATAACACTGACCACACAAGGATTAGGTAATCATACTTTTACTCGTCAAAATACCGGGAGATATAATCTTGAATTAGAGCCTTGGAATTATACTACTGTCATTCCCTATTTTACAGTACTAAATAATTTGAGCATGGCTGTAGATATAGCAGGTTATGTTATGCCTCTTTATTTAAGTAGTACTAACGAATACGCTGAAGGGGATTATGTTTCTAATACTAATACAGTTATAGGTAATGAATTTTATTTTTATAATAATCTATTAGGATCTGCGTCTATGCTACGAGGTACAGCTAAAAATGGCAATTATATTTATTCCATACAGCAAAGTAGAAAAGGACTAATTAATAATATATGTCGGTGGGCATTTAATACAATTGAGACATCACAAGCTTTATGTAAATTTGGTAATGGATCTACTAAAGTAATATCTTCTGTATACACAGCATTAAAGATGTATATAGCTACTAATGATGGCATCTATGAATATACTTTTGCAACACCTACTGTAGATCCAGTTTTACTTACCATCACAGGTATGATATCTTCTGTAATAAAAGATATGTGCATGGATCCTATCACAGGATATTTATGGACTGGGCATGCAACAGGCTTATCAAGAATAAATATAAGTACCTTAACAGCTACACAATATATTAGTGGCGTAGGGCAAGCTTTAGAAGGTATGGTCGCCACATACTATGATATAGGTGCTGGTCAATTAGATGCCTATAATGGGAGAGTACTTAAGGGAGGGGATGCTTATGGTCAAGTTAATGATAATGCTTGGGTGTTGGATGATGGTATAGGATGGTATCGAATAGCTATAACTTGCTATAGCTGTGCTTTAGTTACTGGTACTTCAAATATTATTTTTTCTACGGCTAATGCTACTTTTATATATACTGTCACAGTTACCGGTAAAGGAACAGGCTCTTATTCACAGGTAGAAACATTTGCTAAAAGTATTAATGTGGGTCATACCATAAGTCACTATGTTCAACTTAGTAGTACTAAATTTTTTATGATTTATTTAGAAAGCTCATCAGGATATTATGTTACTCTCGAAACCTATACAATAGGTGTAGGTAATTCTTCGGTCCAGGGTTTGTCTACAGGTAGCTCAACTGGATATCTATCAATTTATTTTGGGTGGTCATTGGGTGCTTTACGTAGGGGTAAAATAGACGTAGATGGAAATGATAATAATATTTTTATTTGGAATAGTATGCTATTTGTCCCTAAATTTCCAAATCCAATATCTTATGGGTGGGATGGGTCTGCATGGGTTAAGAGTGTTAGTACTCCAAGAGAAATTCCTAAAACAGCTACACATACATTAGTTAATGGGTTAACAGTGGATTTTAATAATGCTACGGGCTCTTCTTGGGATACTCAATTTGTATTAAATGAAAGTTTTAATATTGTACATGGTCCTTATCAAATAAAAGACAATCTACAAACATTGCAATGGAAGGCTAAACAATTTTTTTGTAAGGCTATAGTGGTTACGGGTTATAGCGCTTCTATATCGGTATCCGTACCATATAAGATTACTATTCCGGAAGCATCAGATCCAAATTTTAGAGATATCGATATTTCTGATTATACTACTGAAGTATATGAAGGAATTACGGCATATACGCAGTATGCACCCACTCAAAGAACAGCTTCTATAACTCCCGCAACAGATTTAGTAGCAATGGCGGCAAATATACCTACAGGGACTCCAGTAACATTATATTCCTCTTCAACTACTACAACGCCTGGTTCTCTTTATTATCCTCTTGAAGAAGGAAAAACATATTATGCTATTAATTATAATACTACCACAATTAGATTAGCTACTACATATGTAAATGCTCTGGGGGGTATTTATATAGATATAGGTACAACAGGGTTATTTGGAAGTAGTGTATTCTTCTATGCTATCACTCCTACAGCTGGTACGTACTTCTCTACAAATAGCGGGGATTTTTTCTTTAATTCAGCGGATGCAGGTAAAAGCATGACATTAACATATACTTATACTCAATTTACAGCATAATATGAGTATACCATCATCTGATAGAATTGAATATCCTGCAAGTACCTTGGGAATTGAATCCCAGCCTCAAGGTATACTTGCTAAGGGTACTCTATGGACTTTACAATTAGGGTATAGTAGATTATTTTTAAAAGAGTACGGTGGTTCTCGTCATGAGTTAGATGCTTTAATTGTAAAAAGTTACGTACTTACTGCTGCTTTAAATTTGGATCTATCTATAGATTCAAATAGACTTTGGGTATGGATAGTAGATCTCCAAGATAATTTGTCCTTATATGAATTTGAGCCCTATACAGCTTCCATACCAGTACTTACATATTCTAAATTAAATATCACTACTGATATAAATTCTATTAGTGTTTTTATAAGTAATTTGTCACCAGTAAGAATAGCTGCTCTATATAATACAAATGAATTTAAATCAATTGGGTACGAGAATATAAGATTATCAGATCCTCCAGTATTAGGTGACCTAAATTGGGGGGGTTCTCGATTAAATCAATTTGATATCTATTCTTATAGTGACAGGACTGCTCTTGAGATAACTTATTTAGATGTAGCATCACCACCAAATGTTTATATTGAGAGTTATACTCTTGCTACCCCCTTAAATCTTAATGTATCTCAAGTAGGGGATACAAATGAGATATCTTTAAGTTGGAATGCTGTTGTAGACGCTGATAGCTATATTATCGATAGGGATACTAATCCAACATTCCCATTACCTGTATCAATATCTACCCCTCTTATAGCTATCTCTGATTTTGTTCTTGCTACCGGGACATATTATTATAGAGTGAGATCGGTAAATAGCTCTTTGTTACTTTTGTCTCCTTGGTCAGGAAATGAACAGATAACACTTTCTATCTTGGTAGGGTTTTATGGTGCACCTCTATCTGCTTTTACAGGTAATATTATATCTTTTACTGATATAAGTATACCTACCGGGACAATTACCTCCTGGGACTGGGATTTTGGGGATGGATCCCTTCATTCTACAGCTCAAAATCCCACACATATCTATCTCACTCCAGGGACGTATACAGTTACTTTAATTGCCCATAGTATGACTGAATACGACACACTAATAAAACCTGATTACATAACTATATCTGCATCTGTACTCGCAGACTTTTATGGTATACCTACATCAGTTGCCGGGGGTGTCCCGGTACAATTTACGGACACATCCTTTGGTACTCCTACAACTTGGGATTGGAATTTTGGGGATGCCACTCCTCATTCTTTTATAGAAAATCCCGCTCATAGCTATACAAATGCGGGTATATATACTGTCTCTTTAATTGTTTCAGATGGCTATTCCACATCAACTGAAACAAAACCCGACTATATCACCGTAGCACCCCCACTAATAGCTGATTTTATTAGCACCCCCTCATCAGGGCCTGCTAACTTATTAGTGCAATTTACAGATCAATCATTAGGTCATCCTATATCATGGAATTGGAACTTTGGTGATGGCTCTTCTCATTCTACAGATCAAAATCCCATTCATGTGTATACTCAAGCTGGAGTACATACAGTTATATTAATTGTTAATGATGGGACTAATGAAGCTACTGTCGCCCACGATATATCAGTTGATATGGTAGCAGATTTTTCATCTAATAACCAGGTAGGCCCAGCAGATTTAACAGTGCATTTTACAGATCAGTCATTAGGTGAGCCTACTTTCTGGGATTGGGATTTTGGGGATGGTTCCCTTCATTCTACTCTACAGAATCCAGTGCATATATATACAGATGCAAATAATTACACAGTAACTTTAATAGCCTATAATAGTGAAGCAAGTGATACTGAGACAAAAACTAATTATATAACGGTATTTTCTACTGCAGATTTCTTTGCAGAACCAAGGACGGGATATTCAACTTTATCAGCTCAATTTATTGACCTATCAAAAGGTAATATCTCATCCTGGTATTGGGATTTTGGAGATTCTCATTTTTCAACAGAACAAAATCCTATACATTTTTATAGCTCACCTGGAGAGTATACGGTTACTTTAGTTGCCAGTAGCTCTTTCAATAGTGATTCAGAAACAAAAGTCCACTATATTATTGTTTCTGGGATAGCTACACCTGATATTGCCCCGGAACCTGATATATTAATGTATTTAAGTGATAAAGTAAATGCTTCTCGTAATAATGTCGGGATTAAGATTAAATATAAAATATAATGGATCATTTTTATACTATAAATTTCGTATTAAGAGGCATTTTATGTTAAAACAAAAATCAGAAAAAATATCAGCAGAATCTATTCCTATATTATCAAACGATGCTATTCGTATTAATGCAGGTTCTTTCGTCATAGATAATGCCTGGATCAATTTTTCCGGAACTATTTTTAAAATCAGAGATTATATCACAAGTGTCGTAGTCGGAAATAGAACAAGATTTTTTAAAGACAGAAATTATGCAGTATATCTCCTTATTTGTTTAGATCCAAATAATGGGGTAACAGTACTTGAGGGTACTCATGTTCTTTTTACTACTCTATCTGCAGTACCACCCCCGGATACTTTTACTGCGTTACCTCTTATAGGATTGATTCTTGTTCAAGATGGTACATTAGATATCATCTACGGGCATAAACCAGTAAAGAACGAGAATATTATTTTCTTTTCAGGTACAGGTAATATTGCAGATAAAAATCTTAAGGGAATTGTAGGAGAAGATAGTATCATATCCGGAGAAACTGGGATGATAGGGATAACAGGGTTAAGGGGATTCAAAGGATATACAGGTTATGTGGGAGGAACAGGTAGCTCAGGGCCTTTAGTTAATGCAAAATTAGGGGATAAGGGACTTAAAGGCATGACAGGTATAAACTGGGATATTTACATCCCCTTTGATGTACTGGTGTAGATAATAATAATCACTTAATAACTTATACTTAACATGACCTTTTTATCTAAGAATCAAAAAGATTTTTCTGCGTCCCTTAAAGATACCCGAGAACATGGTGAAAACATTGTTTTTATAAAGGGTGGTTCTGTAATTGTTGACAATAAGTGGATAGTAATTAGTAGCTTTAGAGTAGATGTAGCACAGCTTGTTCTTCAATATGTTCTGGGGACATCAAGAAGAATATTTAATAACTATAATGATATCCTCTATGTACTCATAGTTCTTAATAAGACAAAACAGTTAGAAGTTTTACCCAGCATCACCTATAATAAAAAAAGTTTCGGGGATGTAAAAGTTTTTGATAACTTATCTGGAAAAGTGCCTCTGATATTGGTAAAACTGCAGCAGGATGGTAGTTCAAATCTTAAAGCATTTAAAGCCCTCACTAAAAATGATATCGAAGTTTATAATGGTTATGGTAACTATACTCCTCAAGGTAATAAAGGCGAAGAAGGGTATAAGGGTATCACAGGGATGATAGGTGAAACTGGTAGTATCGGGATCACGGGTATTCAAGGTGTCACGGGCAAGGTAGGCTATACAGGCTTAGAATCTTTTAGTGTACAAGGAGTTACAGGTATGCGGGGAGCTGAAGCAGACCCAATACCAGCATTTTTATTGGATAGAGGTTTTTAAAGAATGACATCTCTTGAAACTGTATATAAACCTTCCGCTCAAAGGTTCAAATCTGGTATAGAATATCAGAAGGATTTATTGAATCTTACCCGATCTATTCAACAAAGAATGTTGAATAATTTGCCTAGTAATTATCCAAAAAATCAGAATACAAATCTCGGAGAATTTTTTAGATCGGTTGCTAAGGAATTTGCTCGATTACAAATGTCTAATTCAGATGTTAATGAAGACAAATTTCATAGTGAAACTAAAGCGGAGTATCTTTTTCAGATTTTAGGTGATTCTCTATTTCTTGGTAATAGAGCCATAAATGAAAATCTTGATGATATCTCTTATAGAAATTTTTTGATAAAAATAAGAAATGCTTTTTTTAAAGGTAGTCGTAAAGATAATATAGAATCATCGGTTTCAGACATCTTAGGATTACCGGTTATTTTAAGAGAAGTATACCTCAATCTTCGACAGGAAGGTTCTGCATATACTCTTAAAGATACCCATAAAATGTTCTTTGATATTCTTATGGATGAAGCAGAATCTTCAAATACCGTTGGAGTCATGCTTGAGGATATAAAATTTTTTATTGATCTGATAAAGCCTGCTCATGTCATCTATGATACCCGATTGATTTGGACAGATGAATTCGCTAATAGAACTGGCAAATGTAAGCCATCATATATAACTCAAAATATGGAATATGAAGTATATGGAACATCCCTTATTTATCGGATCACATATCTCGGAAAAAAAATATATAAATATGCTCAGGATGACCCAGAAGAGACGTGGATTTCAGGGATTATTTCAGCAATCGATCTTGAAGCGGGGATATTCTATCTTACTGATGGCACTATCCTTGTGTACAATTCTTCTACTCTCTTATATATTCGGGATGAGGATGGCGATAAACCTGTTTCCCCAGAAATTTTCGCAATAGGGGATGATATAAGATATTATGCTGTAAAAGATTCTTCAGTATCATCAGATATTATTGATTCTACTTGGGGATATTCAGGTTTTATAGCGGATATCTTTCTCGATGAAGAAATTATTGTATTAACTGATGGTAGTCTTATAGTTTACAATGATAATACCCTTGCATATACTCGAGACTATACTGGCGAATATAGGGTAGAGATAGAGGATTTAATAATAGGGAATGAATTAGCTTTTAAAGCAGAAAAGTATACTAAAAGTTTTCAATTCTATGTGATTCCTAAAGAAGTAACTCAGAATTATTTTAAGCAATTTGATTCGAATATTATAGCTAAGCCATCTTTTCAGGAATATGTAAAAAAAGAAAAAGCTATCCCTGATGGTTACACTGAGGGGTATAATATTATTATAGAAAATGGGATAGCAGTAGTAAAAAATATAACCTCAAAGTTCTATAAAAAAGAAAATTCTATAAGTTATAAAAATGTCAATATTCATAAGTACAGCCTTTCTATTAATGGTAAATTTACAGAGCAATTTCAAATAAATGATCCGGAAAGATCTCTGACTATTAATGAAGCAACACAAGTATTTATTAATGAATTTGGGTATACAGGTATACAGGCTCCTGGGGCAGACTATAATATAGCAATAAACAGGACAGGAGAACTTGTAAAAGATTCTTCAGAATCGATCGTACAAGCTATAGATACTCAAACAGAGTTATGTGATCAAAGAGCTAATTGCGTTTTAAGTAACTATTATGAAGATTCCAGAAAATATTATACATGGCCTGATGTTCAATTAACTTCTGGTTTTTTTAATATAACCCATGAATTTGAGGTTATAGATCCTCCTGAAGGAGCTTTTGATGTAGGAGGATGGTATTATCTATCCTCAGACCCAAATACCTTTATTATGCCTTTATTGCCCATGCTTGGTAGTAGTGGTAGCCCCGCAGTAATTTCAGATATCGTGGTATATTTAAATGGTAAGACAATACACAATGCAGTAACGTTTCTTGATCCTTGGGGAGGTATTGTAGGATTAAATTTTATACCGCCATTTGATAGTCATCTAAGAATAGACTATTATTTTGCAAAGAGATATCCAGAACAAGTTTATTATCTCAGGCAAATAAGGAATGAAATTCCAAATCCTACACCGGGTAATCTTCCGGGTATCTTCACAGTTATAGGAACAAGTTCTGTTGTCCCAAGACTATCATGGCCATTTGATGTGTCAAATAATACCTTGTATGGTGATGATCTTGATTATCAAATGGATAAATTCCCAGTACTTAATCAGCGTGGGGAACTTGCTACTGCAGATGAGGTAGATGTACAAGTAGGTAGTATAATCTCTTCTGGTACATTAAAAGTAATCAATATTGATACGAATCTTAATAAGTCTACTCTTAAAAGTATTGATTCTGATTGGGTGAATGTTGAGAATGGTGATACAATTGTAATTACCATCCCTAATTATCTGGATAATACCCAAATTTATTATATAGAGTTAGTAGATCTTGCTCAGGATACTTGTGTAGTTCCTAACAGACTTCCAATTCTTAACGCAGAATACTCTTATGTAGTAATAAGATTTGTGGATCAACCAGGTGGTGTGACAGATACTCGACCATTATTAGGACATATCCGAGTTAATTTCCTTTTACCGGTTAATAGCTATATAAAGTTTAATTACTATTATACAGCTCAAAAGAGAAACTACCTAATGGTACCTGATGCCCCTATAATAGATGATAACTCTTTATATGGGTCAAGTTCATATACCCCCGATACGGTATACAATTCTTCAAATAGATATTCTCTACTTGTTGATCAGAACCCTAACGCAGCAGATCAGCCTTATTGGGATTTTGAGGAACTACTTAAAATAGGCTATCGATATAGAGCTTTTAGTCTTTCTAATTCTTCGGTACTTAATTCAGAGAGAATGCTACTTAATGATTACCAAAAAGGAAAAGGAAGAGCATCTTTTAATCAGGGACCCAGTAATTTAAATAGATATGGATTAATATACAGCCCTGAATATCTATATGATAAAGATAAGAATGTTGTGCTTAATGATAAATATCTGAATAAAAATCTTCCAGCAATAACTACATTAAGTCCTGGTACACCTATTTTTCCCAAGACTTATACGGATGATGGGCACCATAAGACATTTCTACTTCCAAATGAGATAGATACCTATGATCCTGATTTTGATGGGGGTATGGATCTTAAAGCTTCATTTTCAATTATCGAACCAGATAATTCTGGGATAATCGATTATAATAGTATTTGTGAATTCACTACTAAAAAAAAGATAAATTTATATTCGGATCTCAAAATAGTAGAACAAAATAATGGGGGATATGATGCCCCTCTTGCTACAATTGATGATACAGGTACTTCTATACCGTTTAAATTTACATATATCGATCAGTACTATCCCGATCGTGAAATGCGTACAACAGATTATCTTGACTTTATCAATCAAGTCCCTTCAGAAATACGGTATGGGGATATATTTGTTATTAACGGGTCTGATATAGTTAAAAGTAAAACTGTGAATTTCAGATCTTTGAATATCGGTGATTTAATTACTATTAAAGATGTTCCTTTCAGAGAGTGGGTAGGTCCTACAACGACAGGTAATTGGCAGATTGTTTATAAGGATCTTGATAGTACTCTTATTGAAATTATTGACTTTCAGACAGGTAGGTTTAGTAGGCCATATAAGGGTATATCAGGTGAGTATAAATATATTCTTACACGTAGTAAAACTTATGCTGTTGATGTAGGTCTTGCTGGAGGATATGGTGAAACAGGATGCCTCTATGGTAATATACATCGTCAATTATTTATAAATAATGCATTAGGATTTAATTATGGATTGACTGGAGCACAAGTTTCGATATATCCTTATGGATATAGCAGAGATTTTATTGATCCAGATCCTGATCCATATCCAAGAAATCCTGACAATCCATGGATTGGTCATCCAGCAGTTTCTTATTATGATATAGAACCGTCTGTTATAGATGGTAAGACCTATATTACTAATAGAACAAAAGGTGTAACAGGCATCGTTAAGACATCTTATATCATAGATGCTGAAGGACGGTCTGCGGGTTATACCGGTGCAGTAGGAATAACAGGTCCTGTAGGAGCTCTTAATCTTGGTATAACTGGTCCTGTAGAGTATGCTAACCCAAGAACTCTTGATGGTTATGATGTATATACCATTCCTTCAGGTGACACAGGCATTTATATATCTTATAGTGAGGCAGAATACCGAGTACAATGGAGAAATTTTGATCAGGATATTATCATAGTTAATTTGACAGCTTCTGGATTAATTCAAGAAGATCCGATTAATATGATGGATGATATAGGGGATAATATTCTTATACCTTTCTGGGATGTGAATGCTTTAACTATTCGTGAATTACGTTTCTCTGGTACTATAGTAACATCTACAGAGACTATATTGGATAGTGTTCTTGCTACTTCATACCCTGGAGGGCTCATCCTCCTTACAGCTGATCAATTGGATGATATACGAAGATTATCTAATCCGGTGCTGGAGCGCCCACAGTATCATTTGAATGATACTAACTATAAGATTAATACGTTATTAATACGGGAATTAATGCATGATGAATTATCACGAGTGACTGAGATTCAGCAGTTTATACCAATAGTATAGAATCTATTATTAATAATCTCTTGATACTAATTACCATCTATAAGGTTTAAGATAAAATATCAGAAGGATTTTTTATGAGCTTCTTTAAGGAAAAGACAAAACGGATGTTAAATATGTTTAGGATTTCTCCTGTTCTAAGGGAAAAAGAAGTAGTACATGGGTTAAAGGGTGAACTTATACTAAAAGTGTATGATATGGCTCAGGATGGTAAGTTAATCTATGACTATCGCCATTCTAATATCATAGTGAATACAGCATCCATCCTTATAGCTCGTCTTCTTAAAAACAGCTCAGAGCCTAACAATGGTATCTCATACCTGGCAGTAGGTAGTGGAAGTGGTGAATGGGATTTGTTTGACCCACCTGCACCTACAACATCAAAGACATATTTGGAAAATGAATTTTATCGAAAAGCTATAGATATGTCCACCTTTGTTCATCCGGAAACTGGTGAGCCCACTAATGCCTACACGAACATTGTAGATTATGCTGTTACGTTTGGTGAAGGTGAGGCTGTTGGTCCTATAGTTGAAATGGGGCTTTTTGGTGGGGATGCTACTGCGGAGATTCAATCGGGGACTATGGTTAATTGGAGAACTTTTCCAGTTATTAATAAGACATCTACAATGAGTGTTACTGTTATTTTTAGGATAACTTCATAATATGAAGCATTTGTTAAGAAACATTAAAGTTGCCAATTGTAATATTCTTGCACAATTTAAAGTGGGGGATTTTTCCTACACTTTGAATTCTATAGGAAAAACATCAAATATTTCTATAAATGGTCATGATATAATTGATTGTAGTGACGTGGATACTGAATATGATAAGATAGCACATTTATTAAAAGATCTTATTGTTAAAGGATCTACTATATCAAATCCAACATCTATACAAGCATACATGAGAAAAGATGTTAAATTTTCTGATACGATACTTTCAACTTTAAAGAAGGACTTAGATTCTTCAATAAGGATAATAAGTCAATCTAAGGAAATTCCTGATAGTACCCCAGTAAAGCTTGATCTTGAAAAAGCATTTGCTCCAGATAACTTTATCACAAAAATAAAAGAATTTGCTCAGGCACTTCATGATATAAATGAAACTTTGAAAGTCTGCCGGGAAGATATAATGATGATATCTTGTGGTAGATTAGTCAATACTATGTGGGGAGCTAAACCTACTCAGCGAATACTTGAAAGTATGAAAAGTACTGTAGCAGAAGATGAAAATTGGGAAAGAGTAGAATTTTATGTAAATATGATTATAAGATCTATAGATCGATTATCTCATAAGCTCAATTCCTCATTATTTGATGTTTGTGATGAAGAAAAAAAAGTAGTAAGTACTGTGCTGATCCCAAACATTCTACAAAGTTTTGATAAAATAAAAGTAATAATATCAAATGTACTAAAGATGCTATCAAATTTTGTCAATATTGATGAGATATTTAAAAAGAATACATCATATCCTGCTAACTGGTTTATAAATGCAGATATGTTCGAAGATATTAAATTGGATTATAAAAATCTTGTTCTATTTGCTCTTAAGATGCCTCGTTTTGAACAAGAACTTTTATACCCTCTTGATATGATGAGACACAGCTTTATAACTAAAAATGAAGAACGGCAATAACAATGTCAGATTTTTTTGGTAATGAACAGAACCGTGTTTTAGATGTCAAGGATAGGAACTTGGACAATGTTGTTTTCCAATATAAGCATCCTCCCCTGACATCTGAATGGAATTTAATAAATCAAATAGGTAATGAAAAAATTCAGAATCTATCCAAAATGTCATTACCATCTGGATGGCTACACATAGATGATATTCTGCAAGATATACCGGAATCTAATGCCCGTACTGGGTCTATTGCATGCTCATCAAATTATACTTCCACATCTTTCAAATTGTTTTCATTAAATAATAACTATGCTATTGTAAATGGGTGGCCTTTACTCGTACAAGGATTCGGTCCAGGTAGTACTCTTGATAATAACGTAATACTATTGGATGAGACTGCTAATCAAAATAATAATTTTGTATTTCTTGAAGTTTGGCGTAAATTAGTTGGGACTAATGATCCTATTTATAAATACGGTAATGTTAATCTACCATATTCTGATAATGAGATTGAGTGGGATGCTATAGGTGCTGAGACAACTAAACGTGTTCAAATTCAATACCGTATAAGATCTGTAAAAGTGTCTGGTTTATCTGATTGTACTAAAGAAATCTTGGATAATCCTGGTATCATCCCTATCGGAGGAAGAACTAACCTTGCTCTTCTTAGTAGCTTTCATAAGTTTGGTCCATCAGATCCCGGTCTATACGTGGCGGGAGATGGCTCAGATGAGAGTATAAGTTATCTGAATACTGTCGATGGGTATGTGTATGCTATTCCTATGTTTATAGTGTATAGAAGAGCTCTTTCAGATAGTAGGTTTATTGCTACTACCATCAATAATACGATGGTTACAAAAGAAATGAATCTTGGAGGGTATCGATCTGATCGTCCTGATAATAAAATAGCAGATATCATCTATAAAGATGATATCGTAGATGTCCGGCATCGTGTTATGATTTCTGATGATATTAAAAACGTGGTAGATTCTACGATTAGTAAATTATTGGCAGGAGAGCTCACCACTACATACAAAAAGTATACGGGTAGTTCTGTTAATGCCTGTTCTGGTGGAAATACACTAATGAAGTTAGAACGACTCAATAGCCCAAGCGGGGATAATATCCCGGATATTGGTGTAGGGTCTAATACCCAGAATAACATTTTTAAACGTCGAGCTTTTTGCAACTCAGAAGTTATTCATAATAATAATGTTGTTCAGATATCGAATATAGGGACTTGGGTAGCAGGGACTTTTACTATAGCATCAAGAGTAATATTTCCTGCTGGAGAAATAGTCTCTGTTGAGGGTTTTTATTCACATACATACGGCACTGTTACTGGGGTTACTACTGATGGCATTAATATCACTATAGCAGGAGATAGCTCTATAGTGGGTACTAATTATGATCTGTATATGGGATTTACTTTTAAGTATCATTCTTCATCAAGTGGCTTCGGTGATATCCCCAAAGAATTTATCGAGATAAATAAAAATGACTCTTTAGCAATAGCTACAAGAGATAATGATGTCTATTTGAAGTTTAATAACGCAGGAGAGCTTCTTAATTTTGGGGCGAGTTCTGGTGAGATAGGGTACCCAGGTGATATTAATATGTCAGATAGGGTGCATTTTTGTGGCGGAAATTATACAGAAAACTCAGATATAGGTCATGAACTTGTTTTGACTCGAACAGCTATAAGTGGGATTGTGAATCTCCCCTTAACAAATTATAAGTATAATCAATATTATATTCTCGGAGTAAAATCTGTAGATATTTCTCCAGCTTTATCAGACTTGACGTCATTTAATGTTAACTTAACCAGTAGCTCATGCATTATTACTATAAATTCATTGCTATCTCAACCTCAACATCCAGTAATAATAAGACTTTATACAGGTAGCGCTGTTGAGACTTATTCGGTATCTGAATCCCTTAAGATGTTTGATATGTCAAAACAGGGTAGAGGAATTGTTGATACATATGAGATGATAATGGTAGATGCAACACTAATATCCGGTAAATATACAATCGATACCGGTAATAAACCTATTATAAAAATAGCTACAGTATCATCTGTCGTAGGTGCTTCCCCCATCGACTATATATTAGGATTACCCTTTGTATTTAATAGCTCGGGGGATATGCTAACTATCGATCCTGGTATAAATGATATGCTACCAGTCTTAGAAGGTTCTGATTATACCAACGATTGGCTTCCTACAAAAATAAAAATAGAAATAGCGAGTTATACTGGTCCTATTAAAGTACCCGTATTTGTTCAAAGTTATGTGGCTTCTACTGAAATGCCTTATAATTTTTATTACAAGACTATTCCATATCAGGGAATTCTTAATACAATAGATTATACTCCTTCTGGGTATAATGTTTATGGTAAGATTATTGGAGAAGGTTCAGCTATAGTATCTTCTTCTGGGTCGGGGGCAATAACCAATTATGTATATAATAGTGGTCTCGCTATTTTCGTGCAAAATGCTCGAACAATATCCGGAGTAAATACCCTATGGAGTTCTTATGTGCAGGTCGGGGATTATATTCGAAAAGATGATACCTCCTCTTATTATAGAATTATATATGTAGAAGATGAACTATTACAAATTTCAGAGCTATATAAAGGTGTAGTTGAGATAGGGGAAGAAAGTGGTACTGCGTATGAGATAACTCGATATGATATCCCTAATTCTATAATATCAAATATAGTAGACCGTCTCCCTGCATTCAGTCCAAGTTTGGCGGGGGATATCCTGGATTATACCTGTTATTCTGATGCTCTGGAGTATTCCGGGGGCCCAAGTGATATAGTAATGGTCTCAGTTAGAAATAAACTTCAAGATCCTTTGAATGCTTTCACAAATGATTATATCTTGGGGCAGGGTACGGATGCAAAGCGCGGTAGAAATGACTTTAAGATGTCTACGGGTGGAAATCCAGCATTTAAGGTAGGTGAAGGAAGACCTTATTTGACTTACCCTGAAACATATACTGTGCCTACTGGGCATAATAAAAAAGTATATCAATTTTATATATTTATGAGATCAGGTATGGGGTATCATAATAACCCTGATCTTTTGGGTAAGATATATCTTATGGTTATAGCTGGTGAAACAATAGATAGTAATCGGAATTATTTGAACCCATTTTCGGATAAAGATGTCGTTGATATTTTTGAGCTGATTGGTAGACCAATCATTAGAGGATAGCATGCTGAATAGAAAAATTTTAAATAACGTTTTAAGAAATGTAGTAGCGGGAAAAGAAGTGTCTCCTCAAAGTGCTCCGGTTCCTGCATCAGGAATTTCTCCTCAATCCCCTGGGACTCCTGCACAGGATTCACTTTCCCCGGCTCCAGATATGAATGTAGATAAACCGGTCACAAGAAAAAGATATTATTACTACAATGCTCTTCCTTCAAATAGCATAAATTTTAAGGGTATCACAAGCATATTAGAAGATAATAGCAATAATGATAAAAGAATCAGTCTTGTTAATAGTCTTAAGGGTGGTAATCACGGTAAATATTTTGCGGATTATTTTATTTGGCTTAAAGTAGTCATATCTACAACACAGTATTCTCAGGATGGAAAATCCTTAGTGGTATACGAAGTAATGCTAAATCCGGATGGGACAAAAAGTGAAGGTACTGCTAATATATATCCTAAGAGTTCCAATGTTACACCAGAAGTATTTGAGAAGGATATTGATCTTTTTCCTGGCAGCAATTCTAATGTTATTTCTATAGATAATTCAGGTGAATCAGTATATTGTAATGTGAAGGAACCCCCTAGTAATACCGTTAATATCCTTTTGAATGGCGGGGTGCCATCAAGAGGGCAATTCCCCCCTTTGAATTATCAAAGTTTCTTTGGGATATTTGATGAATTTAGAATTTGGTCTTTAAGTTTAAATCAATTAGTTTATCCTGATCATAGTATCCCAAAAACAGATGGTGTACCAGGGGGTCATTATATGGGAGGTCCTAACTATTTTAATAAGATAGTAGGACCATATCTTCAGGATATTCAGCAAAAAGAGCAGCCTCAACAGCCTTCTTTAAAAGATAAAGCAGATCAACAACCTCCTACTGAAAAATCTCCTTTTGAACCTGTAGATGAACAGAGTAAAGACAGAGTACGTGGGGATGAGTTAGATAAACCAACGGGGAGTCCTATGACAAATAATGAAAGATTTTCCTCAAATAAGTATAAGATTAAACGTATGGCTCGAAAAGTTCTTGCAGGATACATCGAAGAGGAAGCCTCTATGGAAGAGGATGCAGCGATGAGCATGTCCCAGGGAGGAATTGGCGGGTCTACGGGAGGATATAGTGGGGGGTCTAGTGGAGTTGCAAAGGACTTATATGAAGAATCAGAGCAGCACACAAAAGCTGGTAAAAAATTAAAAAGTGTCGCTGATGAGCTGGCACGAATGAATCGATAATTTACTTCTAAAGTAGTATTGACAAAACTTTTTTCTATATATAGATTTAACTAAGAATGTTTTTGAATTGATTTTAAAAGTATAGTAATTATTTATTACGTACTTTAAAATCCAGTAATGAATTTAAAGTATAAGCTATAGAGTCTTATACTTTAAATTCATTACTATAGACTTATCAATTTTTGGAAATTTATTAGCTGTCTATCAAATCTTATAGATTAGATGGATTTGTTTTTGGAAACATGGTCAGGGAGGCTGTTAAATGCTAATGATAGCCTATTATAATACATGATAATAAATAGATCATATAAAACTGAGATAAAACCAAATAACAAACAACGTACTCTTTTCGAGAAGAGTGCCGGTGTAGCTCGTTTTGCTTATAATTTAGGTCTTTCGGAGCGTATATCTCTATACGAGAGTGAAAAGAGATCTTTATCAGCTATAGACCAACATAAATCATTATGTGCTCGCAAAAAAAAAGAATTTCCTTGGATGTACGAAGTTTCTAAGTGTGCTCCTCAATTAGCTTTGATAGATTTAGATAAAGCTTTTAAAAACTTTTTTCGAGGACTTAAAAAAGGAAAAAAGATTGGCTTTCCCAAATTTAAATCTAAGCATAAAAGTATACCTACCTACCACTTAGACAGTAGTAATTTGCATGTTACTATCGATAAAATTAAATTAGCTAAAATTGGTATAGTTAAGTTAAAGGAAAAAGGGTATATACCTACTGAAAATGTTAAGTATAACTCTTTGACTATTTCTAAAATAACAGGCAAGTGGTTCGTTTCTGTTAATTGTGAGGTAGAGATACCTGAAATAACAAATCAATTAGAAACTGTCTTGGGCATTGATGTCGGTATAAAAAATTTAGCTACATGTTCTAATGGTCAAGTTTTTAAAAATAACAAGTATTTAAGAAAATCAAAAAAAAGATTAGCTCATGCACAAAAGAATTTAGCAAGAAAGAAATTTGATAAAAAAACTAAAAGGTCCTCAAATAATAGATATAAGATTAAGTTAAAAATACAGAAAATTTATAGTAGAATAAGTAATCAACGAAAAGATGCAATCCATAAGATGACAAGTATCTTGACGAAAACCAAGCCGAGATACATTGCATTAGAGGATTTAAATGTCTTAGGTATGGTGAAAAACCATAAACTTGCAGGTGCTTTAGCTGATGCTTCATTCAATGAGATAAAGCGTCAATCATTGTATAAGACTGCATGGTATGGTGGTGAAATCATAGACGTAGATAGATTTTATCCAAGTTCTAAACTTTGTAGGGTATGTGGAAATATAAAGGAGGATTTAAAATTAGAGGATAGAATTTATATTTGTGAATGTGGTCATATTGAAGACAGAGATTTAAATGCATCAATAAATATAGAAGATTTCGGAATAGATACTCTCAGTTCGAGAGGAATTCAAGCCTGTGGAGAAAGTGTAAGACTTTTGGAGACATCAGATCTAAGAGCAGTTTCATAGAAGCAGGAAATAAATATAAAATTTACTCGTATGGTAAATTTTTATAAATTTTATAGAACGGATACCTGATATGGCTGGTTTTTCTAGCAGACCTTCTAATTACCCATTCCTACAAAAACTTCGCCAGGCAAAAAAAGCCACACTGAAACCCTGTTCATATTTGAAACCCACTACTCAATTGCGCGATTATCAAGTTATAGGTGTCCTTCATTTTCTGTCCCTTTCTCGAATGATTCTTGGAGATGGCGTCGGACTGGGCAAAACTTTACAAATGATAACTGCATATGTCTATCGACTCATGTCCGAACCAAATCTTAAACTTATAGTAGTTACGCCAAAATCAGCTATGGCACAGTGGGCTGAGGAATTTGAAAAGTTCTGCAATGGTATTACTACTCATGTACTGACTAATGATTATGGGCAGGTTAGGTATAAAGATGAATTTGGAAAAATGCAGAGTAAACAAGAATATGGTAAAATTGAAGATCTAAAAGCTGCAGGTAAAAAGTGCCGTATTATTAGTGGTTTTGAGGCGAGGAAAGCGCAATATACAACCGTAGATGCTCACGTATTAATAGTTAATTACCATGCAGTTCAAGAAGATTATACGTTTCTTTCAGAAAATCGTGGACCAGTGTTTCAGATTGCTCTTGATGAGTGCCAAGAGTTCAAAAACATGAAAACCAAAACTTGGTTTGGTGCCAGTGAATTATCAAGTAAGGCTAAATACTGCTATGGAATGTCTGCCACGATTATAAAAAACAGATTAGAAGAGGCTTACTATATATATCGTGTGATCGTGCCAGGTTTATTCCCCGGTAAAATAAAGTTTTTTTCCGAGTATACTGTTCGTAAAAAGATGACAAGATGGGAAAAAGGTAGAAAGCGTTATTTCAATAAAGTAACAGGATATAAGAATCTTGTTCAATTTAAAGATACTATTGATCCCTTTTTCTTAATTCGTAGGACTCGAGATGTGGCTAGTGAACTTCCCCAGCTTATATCTCGAAAACTTATACTTGAAATGTCAGAAGCTCAGAAGCAGCTTTATCGTAAGGCTCTAAGCGGAGAGCTATATCAGAAATTAATAAAAGAGAGATATTTTAAGTTTGAAGAGTATGCTAATAGTAAAGTAGAGGATCTTACTGACAAAGAGAGTATGATGTATGATTTACTTAAAATTAAATATGAAGAGTCATTAACAAAAGAGGGAATGGCTAAAAATAAAATAGCTTCATTATCCTATTGCCAGCTTGTGTCAAATGGTCCAGGATGGCTTAATGAGGATGGAGAAAGTTCAAAAGAAACTGAATTTAGAAGACTCTTTGATCAGGAACTTTCAGATGAAAAAGTTATTGTATTTACGCGTTTTAAATCAGGTATTAAGAGATTATCAGCTATCCTCAATGATCTTGAATTGAAGCATGTTAAGATTACTGGTGATGAGGATATTAATGCAAGAACTAATGCTCGTAAACTCTTTCAGGATATGAGCCAGGATTGTAATATTATCTTCATCACTCAAGCAGGGTCTGCAGCTATTAACTTGCAAGCTGCGGGGGTAATACTATATTATGATACGCCCTGGTCTTATGGGGATCTTTACCAATCAATAGGTAGAGCCCAACGTATTGGTAGCATTCAGGAGCACATTTTATTGCTCCATATGATCAATAGAGATACTATTGATGAACATGTTTTAGGTATCCTTGAAGGTAAGAAAAATCTTATAAACCAAATTGTTGGTGATATTGCTCAAGGAGCCATCGATTTTAAAAATGATGATGTATTGTTTCAGGAAGATGAGAGTTCCGTTAACGCTCTATATAATTCTGTTTTTAGCAAAGTGGTATAGTTTATGGGAAAGTGCCCGTATTGTGGTGACACCGGTTTTATAGGAACTGGTTTTACTGAAAAGAATGAATCTGGTCATAGAGTGATCTATCCTCATACAGAGCCATGTTATTGCCGAATAAATGCTAGTATCAGTAAGAAGTTTGGTATCTTGTCTCCTGTAAGTCCTGCTAATCCGACAGACTCTGCTACTGTTCATAAACTGTTCGGGAATAATGATATTATCTTTCATGGATTAGAAGACTTATACTTGTATATCGTAAAGTGCTATTTTTTAACAGGCTTTATGTATAAGAATTATATAATTCTTGAAGGAGGCACTATTGTTGAGCAGTATAATGTACCTAAGGATTCGAGTGGAGATTGGTTGACTACATCACATCTTAATCAATATGATATGTTGGCATTAATGTTCACAACAAGTGCCCGGTATGCTAGCCTCAAGGATTGTGTACTAGAAGTAATAAAAAATAGGGGCCGTCTTGCGAAACCTACTTGGATATTTGCTCATTCATCTATTCACTTAAAAGATGCCCGTGAATATAGTGATGACCTAAAAATTTATTTTGAAAATTATAAGACTGTAAATTTAAGTACTATTAAAGATTTAAAAGGTTATGTACCTCGTAAATCTAACTTAATTAATTTGGAACAAAAAGCGAACGATAAACTCGCAAATATGTAGGTAAAGTATGATAGAAATTGACGCGCTATTTAGATCAATTATATATATAAAAACTGCTGAGGGTATTGAGACAATATCTCAGAGAGACTGCGTAAAGAATTTTAGAGCTATGCAGGATATTATACCTAAATCTCCTGAAGAAAAAGCTTATAAAAATCTTTACTACTTTATATTAGAATATATAAAAAGTTGTGATACTACAGAGTTATCCGTACCTTCCTTTGAATTTATTAAAAATCATTTTCAGACTGTCGAAGGAAGTGAATCAACTCTTGTAATTCTGGATAAAATTAAAAGTCAACAGCCTTATGTAGGGATGGATTACCGGACTATACTTAAGCAGTACAATGAACAGCAGCAGATCCTAGAATTAGATAAGATTCTCAATAATGCACAGAAAATAGCTTCAACAGGTTTTGATATAGTAAAGGGGAAAGTTAAAACAAAATTAAAAGGGATCTCTGACTCTATTAGCTATATTGCACGAGAAACTCGGGCTTTTAGTCAACAAAAAGCTGGTATAAAAACAGAGAGTCAGATCGTCAGTGAAGAAGATGCACGGGAAGTTAAAGAGCAGTACAACAAATCAGAAGCGAATCCCACTGATTCTATTGGGATACAAACTTGGTTACGAGAGATAGATGAGTCTACTGGAGGTCTTAAGTCTGGTGAGCTAATGATTATTACGGCATTCACAGGTCATTGTAAAACAACTTTTGCACTTAATCAAGCTTACCGAGCACTTTACGGGGGATGGAATACTGCTTTTGTTACTTTGGAAATGAGCTTTCAAGAAATTAGAAATAAGATATATATCCTTCATAGTTGTAATCCAAAATTTAGAATAGAATGGCCTAAATATGCTCATCTTGTTGGTAAGATTTCCTACAATGATGTTTTGTATGGTAGACTCAATAAAGAAGAGAAAGAATATTTTTTTAAAGTTTGTGATGACCTTGATAACACTTCGGAGAACTCACCTTACGGAAGATTCTTTGTATGGCAACCAGATAAAACAGTTACTACACTTTCTGAGATAGATCTTAAATTTCGGCAATATCAACAGGATTTGCAATTGACTGGAAGAAATTTGGATTTTGGTGTAATAGATTATATAAGTCTTATGGGTGCTGATGAAGGGGAACGCTCTCGTGATCATAACGAGACAACAAATAATATTGTAAAAAATTTAAAAAGATTTTGCCTTACGTTTAATAATGGTATGGGGATTAGGATGTTATCCCCCCATCAGTGTAATCGTGATGGATATCGTGAAGCTAAGAAGAATGAAGGGCTATATGATTTAACAGCACTCAGTAATAACCATGAAGTTGAGCGAAGTGCTGATCTCGTTATATCCTCTTATAAATTTGATACTGATGGAGATAATAACAGATTAAAATACTGTTGTCTTAAGAATCGAAGAAATAGCTTTTTTAAGCCGTTTGATGCATGTATAGATTTTGAAACAGGTTTCATTTGGAATTACACCCATGCTATAGAGAACGCAGATAATATCACAGATGTTTCAGAAGTATTAAGATGAAAGATATTGAAAGTCTTAAAGAATTAATAAAACAACATGTTTCTTTAGGGGAACTCCTAAGAATAGATGGTCGTATTACTAATACTCTTGAGGAAGAACAATTCGGATGTAATTTCCATGGTATTGATAGAAAAAAGAGTGCCAGATATTATAGAGTAACAGATTCAGCATATTGTTGGGTTTGTAAAGAGAGATGGGATTCCATTTCTTATATATGTAAGAAGCAAGGCATCGGTTTTGGTGAAGCTATAAATCATATTGTTAAAGACTATAATATTGATGTATCTGTTTTACCAGAAGCTACAGAAGAGCATATTCGTAAGATTCAGCGTGTTACAGAATCTAAAGTAGATACTAAAAAGTTAGCTTTAGAAAAAATCAACCAGGCTATTATAGTTGTCAGGGGGGATGTTGATTTACCTACCTATGCTAAGATAGTATATGCGTATATGATTCTAAAGTATGCTGTACCAGAAGAGCAATTTCTGGAACAATGTGCGAAACTTAAGAGTGGGATGCTTCGAGTGTTTGAAAGGTTGAATAAAAAATAATATGAGTAAATCAGATAACATAGCGGTAGCTACGACATTATTAGACGACTTTACCAGTATAAAAGTAAAAGAACTTATTGAACTTCGTCCTTGGATGAAAACAAAACGTTTCATACTTCTTACAAAACAAACAGAAATTGAAGAGTATATCGATAAGTGCGTTCAGAAGGGATTATGCGTATATGATCTTGAAACTAACAGCCTTAATACCCGTAAAGATGCAGATAATGGCTGTCATGCAAAGATAGTAGGAATATGTCTTTCACACGATCCCGATGAAGGTATCTATATCCCTGTAGCTCATGAACATGCTGAGGAATTTAATGTATCATTAAATTTTATGATACGACAAACAAAAAAACTTGCTGCTAATTGTGTACTTATTTTCCATAACTTTAAATATGATGGTCAAATATTATTAACCCATGGAGTGGAATTTACTAATGAAGATATGTATGAAGATACATATCTTATGGCAGCAATTGAGGATGCATCAAGAAAAACAAAAAATTTGAAATATCTTTCTGGGGCACTTCTTGATAGGCCTCAGCTTGAAATTGACGATCTTGGAATACAAGGTACAAAAAAAGGAGTAGTTGCATTTTATCTGGTCCCACCACAGAAAGCAGTTTATTATGGAGGTGGTGATGGAATGAATACTATGGCATTATATTTATATCTTAAAGGTAAACTTAATGCCATAGATCCTACAGGAAAAGAAGGACCGTGGGCAATTTATAAGGTAGAAAAACGGTGTCTCTTTGTCACTATGGAAATGGAGCGCAACTTAGTAAAAATAGATAAGCAGTATCTTATAAAGATTAATGCTGAAGTAGAAATTATGATGTCAAAGTTAATAAAAGAGATTTTCTCAATAGTCGGACATGAGTTTGATATTAATTCCACACAGCAGCTTGGCTCCATACTTTTTAATGAATTAAAATTACCTTATCCTCCTAAAGCAGAAAAAACAAAAACTGGGCATTATCAGACAAATAGTGAAATACTTGAGATGATTTCTACTAAAAATCCGATCATTAATTTAATCTTGACTTATCGTGGCTATGTTAAAATTCAAAGCACTTATCTATATAATTGGCTGACTAACGCCGATGAAAATGATGAGGTTAAATTTCAGCTTAATCAGGTTCAGGCAGATACCGGTAGATTTAGTGGGTCCGGGGGTCAAGGTTTAGAAATTGATGGATATTGTGGAGTAAACTGTCAGAACATTCCTACCTATGATAAGAGTAACCCTTACGCTGTAAACTTGAGAAGAGCTATGATTGCTCATTTTGGATTCAAAATGGTGTCCATTGACTATAGTGGAGAAGAGCTTAGAATAGCCACAAATTTTTCAAAAGAGCCAAAATGGGTTCAAGAGTTTTTACATGGCACAGGAGATCTTCATACTATCACAGGTAAAATTATAACAGGTAAAACTGAAATTACAAAGAAAGAACGCTCTCTTGGCAAAACGGTAAACTTCTTGACAATGTACGGAGGAGGCGCAGGGGGCTTTGCTGCACAGGCAAAAATACCTTTTGAGACTGCCAAGAAAATGATTCTTAACTTTTTTAAAGAATATGTAGGTTTAAATAGCTGGATCAAAAGAGAATGGGCGGCATCCCGAAAGAGGGGATATAGTAAGACTGCTTTTGGAAGAAGAAGACCCCTGGAAGAATTTTATAATTCACCAGATAAAGGTATACAATCCAAAGGTGACAGATGCGCTATAAATTCAGCAATTCAAGGGTGCTTGACAAAGGAAGAGAGAGTACTAACTAATAAAGGATATATACCTATAGGTGAACTTTATATTCTACCTATAGAGTTATTAAGAAAATTAAAGATTTGGACGGGTACTTCTTGGGAGACCTTTGATGTAATAAATAGAGGTAAAGCACAGCTTGCTCAATTAGAATTATCTAATGGTATGGTTTTAAACTGTGATACAAGACATGAAGTATTAGTCGTAGGTAAAGAGGGTTATGAGTTTAGACATTTTAGTGATCTTAATGAAGATACAGAGATATGTGTGTCTATACCTACCATAAAACAATTTGGTGAATATCCTGCGGATTATACCTATGAGTCTCAAGTACATAATGGAAAATCCTTTTGTATAAAAACTAAGGAACAATGGGATTTTATTGGCTATTTGATGGGTTATATTATAGGAGATGGAGGTATAAGAACTGATTCAAGACAGTCCTTAACTTTATGCCTGGGTGCAGAAAAAATTAAAAAGTATCTTCCTACCATTGAGGAATCTTTGAAAGATCTTGGCTTATGTCTTTCAAATATGAGGAAAACTAATTCGGCTAAAGGGGAGTCATATCAAGTACAGATAAACTCAAAAGGATTAGTAGATTTATTTATAAAATTGGGCTATATACCTGCTGATGCCCGAGGAAAGAGAATACCTGAAGTAATATATAAAGCACCTGTAGCTATGCGGAAAGCTTTCTTACAAGGATACTTTGATACAGATGGGTGTAAAAAAAGAAAGAATAGATATGGGTACCATACCCCTAATATAGCATTATTACGGGATGTTCAGCTTATAGGTTGGACATTAGGATTATCTTCAATTGTTAGATCTGTCACTAATGGAAATTTTAAATTGGAATGGCAAGATCTTAAAAAGGTAGAAGATTTATTAGATTTGCCTCCTACGATATGGAAACTGCGAAATACTATTAATAAAATGATTTTGCCTAACTTTTTAAGAGAAGTTATCCGATCAAATTTGCACTCTGTATATGATCGAAAAAATGCTAATGATTGTGCATATTTTTGTAAACTCAATACAGGTAAAGTTGTGACTTTACCAGGGATGATATCTTTGATGGAGAAATATACTTGTGAGCTCCCATCAGAGATTTACTACCATTATAAATTAAAACGAAAAACTGTAATAGATAAAATTGAAGATACCTATACTTTAGCGGTGCATTCTGATCTTCATAGATTTGATTCAGTAGGAATAATAAGTAAAAATACTGGCGCAGATGTAATAAAAATTGCTTTGTGGAGAGTATATAAGTGGATATATGATAATAATCTTCAGGATGATGTAAAAATTCTCCTTCCTGTACATGATGAAGTGCTTTATGAGGTACGGGAAGAGAAGATGGATATGATTGTTCCGGAATTATGTAGACTAATGAAAATTAGAGATATCACAGATAAATTGAAGTGGGTAGTCCCACTTGAAGTTGATGCCGAATATGGGGACTCTTTTCATGTAGATCATGATTATTGGAAAGAAATGGAAGCGAAAATGGCAGATGTATCAAGTCCAGTATCTGTTTTACAATCTTCAGAATTACCCTCTGAATGTCTTCCTGAGAAGCCCCTTAAACCTGAGGAACCTGTTAAACCAGATATTACAGTACCAACCTTGGAAAATGATCTGATCAATAATGGGGAAAAAAAAGAAATAGACTCAGAAATAAATAAAACTTCCAGTATTACTGGGTCAACAACAAATGAAGCACATAGCTATTATCAGAATTCGGTGGTTGGGGAGAGGGATATTGGGAAGGAAGTACCTAAGATTCTTGGACGAGTACCTGAAAAAATAGATACTTCTTTTTGTAAAGACATACAAATTGAAAAGAATATTGATAAAGATGGCTCTTTCAATTACACAATAGATATAAATATTATTTCAGCTCAAAAAATAAAGTTCATTTTGGAAGTACTGAGATCAGGAAATAACTTATTTGTAGGACCCAGGAATAAACTTTGTCTTATGAATAAGGATGGGGAAATTTTGTACAAATCTACAGAAGAATTTTCTGTAGATTCGTTTTTGGCATTATGTCTTATGTTAAGTGTCTAAAAATATCATATCACACTATGGGGTTTTTATGGAAATCGTCCGGGATGTTAAATCGTTTGTGAAAAAAAATGGTAAGCAACTACAAAATTTTTTTATATATAAAACAGGGATCAGAGATCGTGAATTGATCCAGGAACACCTTCAAGATTTTTATCTTAGGATGATTCAAACTAAAGCTCTTGAATTATACAAAGAAGATAAAGGTTCTTTTGATACCTATATATCAACCCTGTTATGCTGGCTTCTTCCCGTTAAGGCAAAGAAAAATGTTTCGGTGCAATATGACTTCATAACTAAAGTAAGAATTGGTATGCAAACTATTTTTGATGCAGATGATGTCTGGGAACATATAGGAGCATTTAATGGACCCTACAAAATTGACTTTTCCCCTTGTACTCCTCGGGTTTTTGATGAAGAAGAGGAGAGTACATTTAATCAATATTTGAATGAATTTAAAGATTATGTTAAAAATACAGAATCAAGAAATAGCGCTAATCAGATGATTACTTTTCTGGATTGTAAGAAGATTGGGTGCAATTCTTCTGATGTAGCAGCTATATTAGGAGTCTCAGATAATATGGTAAAATTTATCAAACAAAAACTTCAGAGGAAATTTGATAGATGGAAGACTTTGAATTAGATCGTTATAAAAAATTGGTGGAGAATATCTTGGATCTTAAAAAGGATATCAAAAAATATCTTCATACAGGTTCCGAAAATGTCGGGGATATGAGCTATGCGGAAGCGATTAAAAAGTTAGCTTATCTAAGAAATCTGCAACGAACAACAAGTAAGAAAGTTCGACAAAAGTATGCTGAAACAAAAAATATATAGTGGTATAGGAAGCAGGCGGAGTCAGTCTGAGATATTAGAATTGATGACTTCCATAGCTTCCTTTATGGAAAAGCAGGGATATATTCTACATTCCGGAGGGGCGGAGGGAGCAGATAATGCTTTTGAGCTCGGGGTGCATAATACAGACATGAAAAAGATTTTTTTACCCTGGAAGGGATTCAATAGTAATATCTCCATGTTATATGGCGTGTCAGAAAAAGCTATAGCTTTGGCTAAGGCATTCCACCCCTCTTGGGATACCCTATCATATGCTGCAAAGATATTGATTGCTAGAAACGGATACCAAGTGCTGGGGGACTCTTTGGATACTCCAGTAGATGTTGTTATTTGTTATACCCCTCATGGAAAAGCAGAAGGTGGGACAGGTCAGGCGATACGTATTGCACAGCATTACAAGATACCAATTTTTAATTTATATTTTAAAAGGGATATCGAGCAGATAGTATCTTGGATGAGTACTGGTACAATTTCTTTTATAAAAGAGATGGAATTGGAATTATGGAAGTTGATATAACAGATATTCTCAATGAGGAATTCTCCGAAAAAGATATATTAGATCGAATCAAGAAAGACAAACTCCCTTCAAAAGATTTGCCAGATAAGATCGATTCTAATAATGTTACAGAGATAGAATCCGAAGTTCCACGAGATATCTCAGATTTATGTGGGAGATTAAAGACCTGGCATGAAAACTGCCGGGATCTTTTGGTAGATCTTCGGACTGTTAATTATGAGATAACAGAAGATGATACGTATATAGAATTTAAAGATAAGAATTATTATGAACAGCGATTATATTTCAAAGTAGATCTTCAAAATCCAAAAGATGCAAAAGTGGTACATGCTACGAAGCAACTTTGTAAGATTATAGGAATCCCTTATACATTCTTTGCAGCTAATAGACCCTCTTTAAAGAAAAATATTGTTCGGACCTGGCAGGCAGGTTTAGTTGATGATGTAAAAAAATCTCAAAATGTTTTTAAAATACGAGAATCGAAAGCATGCACTATAATTAGAGCAGTCACTCCAACAACAAAATCATTCATCCCTCTATATGAGTTGATACAGATTATTAAGGATTCTTTGAATGTGCCTTTTAAGATAGAAGAAGCTTATGGGGATGAAAAAGATGATTTAGTATTTCATGCTCGTTTTATATTTGAAAAAGAATATACTTTTAATGGTCCGATTTGTCTTGGTTTTTCAATAACTGCCTCGGAATTAGATGCATGTCCCCTGTCCATAGATGTATTATTATATAATAAAATATCAAAGACTAATTGTATTGCACTCTATGGTGGTGAATCATTCTTCAAATCAGATTATAAGGGGTTACAATCTTCAAGTTTAAAGGAAATACTCCCGTTAATGCTTACCAGATTTGAAGATGAAATTCCAGAGATATTATCCCGGTTAGATAAAAAGCAAAGGAGCTATACAAATTCTGTTTTTTGTGTTGAATCTGATGCTATGGAAATTTGTAAGGCTAAAGGGATGACTTCATCGATAAAAAAAGCAATATATCACCAAATTTCAGAATGCATTGAAGATATAAGTTCCCCCTGGGATCTTGCCATGCATGTGGGATTAGTCGCAAAAGATTTTGAAATTTTAAAGAGAGTTCAAATAGAAAAAGCGATTGGGATATATCTAAACTTGTTCTTTTCTGAAGGGGTTATTACGAATGACACTCAAGATTCCGAATGATAAAGAAGTTTATGCTGTCGAGGAGTTATTTAACTCTACGGTAACTAAATTGATTTATAAAGAGCTCATGGATTCACGGAAATATGTTAGTGATGATCTATTTACATATACCTCTATAGAGAGAGTTGCTGGAGAAAAAACATATGTGATATCAGCACGTCATATTGGGATTGTGGAGACAATGTCATGTGCTAATCAAAGCTGCAAGAATTGTTATGGCACGGGTAAAAAAATAGTATATATGGATAAGAAAAAGATTTCTAATACAGAAGATTTTATAATACTTGCTTCTGTCCCTCTGAAGGGTTTAACGGAAGAGCAGAAAATGGCTGTTATAGAAGAAGAAAAAAAGGGTAAATTTTGGACAGTGCTGTTTCCATGTCCTTGTACAATAAAAAGCATGCTAAAAAAAGATAAGCATATTCTGGCTAATGATATGCAAAATATTGTGGTAGAAATGACATGTACGGAGAAAATTTAGGAGTAGTATATACAGGGAAGGGGTAAAAGTAGTTATGTTATATAAACTTAAAAAAAATATAATCTGTAGTGTATGTAAAAAAGAGTTCAAAGTTATTTCTTCTGTAGTGCAGCACTATTCAAGATACCATAGTGTAGAAGATCGTATAAATTTTTACTGTTCTTTTTATGGCTATCCTATATCAGATTTAAAATATGATTATCTCGAATTAGAAAAAGGTTTAAGAAGCATATCAAGAGAAAAAAAGATTCCTTATATTGTTTTAAAGTATCTGGTAGATTATTTAAAAATAACAAGAAGTCAGGTTGAAGCTATTAGATTGCAAAACGATAAGAATAAGCTTCATTTTTTAGATCGTTATGGTGTTGAGAATCCATTTCAGATTAAAGAAGTTATTCATAATATACAGAAAAAAAATAAAAAAAATATTGACAGTATTAATGCTAAAAGGAAAGAAACCTTTATAAAAAGGTATGGTGTTGATAATCCCTCTAAGATACCTGCTGTAATTAATAAACTTAAAAATAAAAGTAGTGCTATACTACTTAAGTCCTCTACAGATATGAAAGATAGGTGGAAAGATAGTGCTATAAGGGCAGAGTATATAGCAAAAAGGAATCAGGCTATATTAGCTATATATGGGGTAGATAATGTATTTAAGTTACCAGCTATAAAAGATAAGATAAAGGAAACTATCTATAGAAAATATGGTGTTTACAATATAGCGTATTCTAATTATAAAAGGGCATTAATGATAGCTCAGGGACATTGGCTTCCGAAAGAAAAGAGATCAGAATACGCTAATTATAAATTGATGGTACAGCAAGAGACAAGAAAATGGGCAAAGGAATTAGTAGAAGGATGGATGTTATTTTTTGGGACATGTTATTATACTGGTGAAGATTTACTTTTGGATCAAGGTAGAGGGAAGCAACCGTCCATCGACCATAAAATAAGCATGATTTATGGTTATAGAAACAATATCTCTCCTGAAAAAATTGGACATTCCAATAATTTGTGCGTATGCTCTTTTAGCATAAATGCAATTAAGAACTTTAGAACTGAAGAGGAATTTTACAAAAGTAGCTACTCTAAATTAACTCTACAAGGATTGTTTGCATGAATATCCAAGATAAATTAAAATTATTAGACGAATATGATGATGCCTACTATAATAAGCAATCTTTAATTGATGACCCTGAATATGATACCTTCAAGGATTTTATTTATAGGCATCTACCACCAGATCACCCAAGATTGAATAAAGTGGGGCATAGTGAGTGTAGCTTATGGCCTAAAAAGAAGCATACAATAGCTATGGGATCTCAAAATAAGGTATCCTCTATAAATGCTATAGTAGAGTGGTATACAAGAGTTACCCTGGAGCTTAAAACTACTGCTCTTGAATTTGTTCTTCAACATAAAATTGATGGGTTTTCGTTAGAAATGTGCTATTCACAAGGTAGGCTTGAGAGTAGTCTAACAAGAGGAGACGGACAAGTAGGAGCGGACATATACCAGAATGCCAGACTGTTCAGGCAACTACCGGGGATCATTCCAATAAAAAATGCTGTGGTATGCCGTGGAGAGGGTGTTCTTTCAAAAAAGGATTATGATCTTATACAAGAAGAAAGTGGCGGGCATTATAAGAATGCCAGAAATGCTGCCAGTGGTATAAGTCGAAGATTAGATGGAACACATAGTAAGTATATCCGTGTCATTGCTTATGACATCAATGCTAAGGTGAGCAAAGAGACTGAGAAGATTGAGATACTTAAGAAATTAGGATTTACAACAGTAGAAACTTTTATCTGTCACTCAATTGAAGAAATATTGGCTATCTACAAATCTATTCGGGATGATCAACGTAATAAATTTTCATATGATATCGATGGCTTAGTTTTAAAACTTAATGATCTTAATCTTCAGGAAAAATTAGGAGTAAAGAAGAATCGTCCTGAAGGTCAGGTAGCTCTAAAATTTGATTCAGAAAAAATTATTACGACGATCATAGGTCTTAAACTTCAGATAGGTCGTACGGGTAAATTTACGCCTGTTGTAATGCTTGAAGATGCTGAACTTATGGGGAGTACCATCAAAAAAGCTTCTGTACATAACTTCTCTTACATGATAGAGATGGGTATAGGGATTGGAGCAGAAGTCGTTATTGAAAAAAAGGGGGACATTATCCCTCAGGTAACCGAAGTCATTACTGAAGGAGATCCCTTTGAGAAACCTACTAAATGTCCTTCATGTGGTGGTCCTTTGGAAGATGATGGCGTAAACATTTGGTGTCGAAATTTGGTTTGTAAAGAAAGAGATGTGAATAGAATTGTATACTGGATACAAACTCTGGGCATGAAAGGCTTTTCAGATAAATTTGTAGAGAGGCTGTGGGATCTTAATAAGATTCGAATGGTATCAGATCTTTATAAACTGACCACAGATGATTTCATTGCTGTGGAAGGGATTGGGGAAAAAACCATATTATCCTTCTTTGAAACTATGAAAGATACCTCTGAACTTTATCTGGAAAAATTTATCACTGCTTTGGGGATCCCTACTTGTTCTAAATCTACCGCTGAAATTTTAGTAGAAAAGTTTGGTTCTTGGGATAGAATTATTTCTATAAAACCTTCAGATCTGGAAAAGTTATCTGGTTTTGCAGAGACTTCTGCTCGAACAGTTTGTGAGGGGATAGCTGAGATTAAAGATATGGCGGAAGATCTGCTTAAAGTTATTAAAATTAAGGAAAAGAAAAAGGGAATTCTGACCGGCTTCTCTTTTTGTGTTACTGGGTCACTGACCTCCATGGGAAGAAAAGAATTTCAGGCATTAGTGGTTGATAGAGGTGGTACAGCAAAGGATACAGTATCAGAGGGCTTGACTTACCTTGTCACAAATGATAAAGATACGGGGTCCAAAAAGAATGAGAAGGCTGCTAAGCTTGGAGTTAAGATCATTAATGAGGATGAGTTCCTGAAATTTATCGGTGGACTCCCTGAAAAAGAAGAAATTAAAAAAATAGAAAAAAAAGAAGGTTTGACGATTGTATCCGAAAAACTTTTTTAAACCTTTGTTAAAGGAAGATTCAAATGAAAATTGGTGAACTTGTTATTTCCCAGTGTAACGCCCGTACAGTTGTTGATGGGGATGCTGATGATATCACGTCTCTCTCTACTTCTATAAAAAAGCATAAACTTATTTCAAAACTTATTCTCAGAAAAAATTCTGATGGAGTTTTTGAAGTGGTCGCAGGACAGCGAAGACTTAAAGCGTTAAAAGAATCTTTCGGGAATGACCATGAACTTCCTGAAGATGAATTTGTAGTTATAGAAGCTGATGAGGAAGAAGCTTATCTAATTTCTTTGGACGAAAATATCAATCGTGTAAATCTCAGTCCAATAGACCTCAATCGTGCATATCTTCGATTAAATGGTCTTGGAAAAAAAGATAAGGAAATTTCAGATATCCTCCATGTTACTCCCCATCGGTTAAAGAGATTAGCGACATTATCTGCTGATATGGGGCGTATTCCTGAGAATGCTCGGGTAGAACTTTCTAAACCTGCTGGGGAATCCAAGTTTAATGATTTACATTGGGAAAAAATCTCCAGTAGTACCGAGGATCCGGATATAATCAAGGATACTGTAGATTTTATTCTTGAGCATGATACTCCTCCAAGAGAAGTTCCTTCTATCCTTAAAGCTGTTGAAAAGAATTATAAGCAGGAGAACATCGATCCTGATTCTACAGGAGGTTCTGGGAATCATGCAGCACTTGATGATGAACCGGTTAATACTACCCCTACTGCGGATAGCCCTATAGAATATACGCATAAGGGGGAGCTTAGATTAGAGAAGCATGGAGATGTAGAGACTCTTAAAGTTTTTGGTAAGGAAGAGGATCAAGAAGTACCTATCGAACATTATCTGGAATACCTACGGCACCCAGAAAAATTTAAATGTTATGTCACGTTTAAGTTGAAGGTTGTTCCAGTAGATTGATCTTATAGGGGCTAATAAACTTTTATTATAAACTAAGGTTCTGTAATTACAGAGCCTTTTTTGTTTAATAATCTCTTAATGCGAATATGTTATTGATAGTACGGTTATCGAGATATCAATAAGGAGTCCGCTATGGCTGACAGTGATTTTCTTTCATATAGCTCAATATATGAAACTTTTTCAAAAGGACCAAAGAGCATATATTATGGTGTTGGTGATGAGATGCTTCCTGGTGCTATCCTCAATGTGCCCCAAACTGATACAGACGATGAATGGGGACGTACTGAGAGAATAGCTGGTGAAAGAACTTATGATTTTATTGCAAAGATTTATAAAACTCTATTTGACCCATATAATGCATTATCTGATATAAGCCTTACTCCTGGAGAAGCTGGATCTGAGATCAATGTTGCCAAAAATATGGTTAAACTTGTAGGTAGATCAGGTGTTGATGTTGGAATTTTTGATTTATCTCTTCCGACTATGGCTATTTGTGGGGTTGTTATAAGCGGTCCTGATAATGCTATTTACATAGGCAGTGATTTTGAAGCTTCTGCGAATAACTTAACGCTCAGTACTAATTTTAGTTTAAGTGGTACGAGTTCTACCGGTACTATTGCTTTTAAAAATGTTTATACAGAGTTATATGATAATTCTACGATATACAAATACACCATTAGTGTAAATGGTAGTCAGTATGTTTTTGGAGAGGTAGGGGGCGTTCCTCAACTTGAATTACCTACAGGGGGTAAGCTGAAGCTTACCGGGGATCTTATTACCAATAATGTTTATCCTGTCTCTACATGCGGGTACTCTATAGGATCAAGTTCGTTAATCTATAGAGAGATATATGCTAGTGATGTGTTTGCTACAAATCTTAATAGCCCCAATACCAATACCAATACTATTTTACCATATCTTTGTAGTAGTGTGACAATTGGTGATCTTGATAATTCAACTGATATTAACATAAGATCCGGGAATTTTAAACTCTATAATAATAGTGATGCTTTATCGGCTATTTCATTAAATAGTAATACTATTTTCTTAGGGACTACTGCATATGATTATGATGTAAAAGTACAAGCAGGTACATTTAGCGTTTATTCGTCTGATCCAGCTACTGCAGTATTTTCTTCAAATGCATCTAATCTTATATTAAACAAAACAGTTATATCAGGATTACCTTGTGGTGTTAATCTTGGGGGTCCTGGCGTAGGTTTTGATGGCATATGGGTTGGTAATATTAATTCCGGGACAGGTACCTTTGCGGGCACTCTAACTACTAAAGCGATTATGCCAGACGCTGATAATAGCTATAATGTAGGTTCCTCAATTCTTAAATACAGCACAATCTATGCAAATAGATTATACACTGAAAATGGCCTGTATAGCTCTAATGCTACTAATTGGGAGATATGCGGTCCTAATTTAAATATTAAAAATTCTATAAGTAATATGGATGTTTTGCTGATAAATAGTGCAACTATAGAAGCACGTGTATGTATGACTTCCCTAGACATTTTACCTAAAACAGATGTCTCTAATAATATCGGATCCGCCTCTTTAGCGTATAATACAATTTACACTTCACAATTGAATGCTCGCTTTGGATTGTTTAATGATACGAGTACTGCATGGACAATCTGTGGACCAAATTTGAATATTAAAGTTTCTGGTGATACTAAAATTGGCATTTGTGATACATTTATTGAAATGTACGAACCAGTATATTCCTTAGATATTTACCCAAGTTCCCCTACAGGAACGTACATAGGAAGCACAGGATCGGGTTATGAGGCGATATACTTAAGGGATCAATCAACTGGACTCCCAGTAAGAGTTTATGTTTGTGGCGGTATTTTAAACCCATAAATTAGATATTTTATTACATAATAACAAATAACATAAGGAACTTAAAATGTTTATTAAAAATTCTCAGATCACACATAAGGCATTTATTGAAGGTTTTTCAAGTCTTATGGTCTTGAAAATGCCTGCTAAGCAATGCCTCGAAGTATCTTCTTGCATTGATGATGTTATGGGTCAGTATCAAATTGTTGGACGAGCTAAAAGAGCAATTGCCGATAAGTACTGCACAAAGAATAGTGACGGAAAGCCTATATCTGATGTAAATGGGAATCTTATTTTTGAGACTCCTGAATTGCAGGATCTGTGTACTAAAGAATTGAATGAAATTGATGAGGAAGGTATTGATTTAGCATTATCTGGAAAGATAAAAATCGACAGCAGAGAACCTATGACTCCTCTTCATGTAAAAATTCTCAGTGATATTATAATGATAGTAGATAATAGTTAATAAAAAGTTATTGACTTTTTATTTTGGTATTAGCTATATTAATTAACGTGAGTCTTAAAATTTCATTAAGACTCACAAAACCGAACATGCAGGTTTGAAGGCATGTGCAGGTGAGCCGCTGTTGTCGAGATGCTCAAAATCCGCTGACCGTTATACGTTAGCAAACACAGGAGAAGTTTTATGTCCATCGATCTTACCTCAGTATCTGTACGTTTTGAAAAAGCTGCAGAATCTCTCAAGCTCAAAGATTTAGAAGTACCCAAGCTAAAACAAATTCTTAATGATCATGGCATTTCTGAAGATGACTCTGGTTTGAGATATCTCAATTCTATGATGGTTACTCAGGAAGACTTGCAGAATGTCCTCCAAGTAAATTTTGATGGTAAAGGAATGTTCTGCGTCAGAGCTGCTGCTACATACCTCAAGGGGCAAGATCCTTTCGAGGAAGTACTCCCAGTAATAGTTAAACCTGAAGCTCAAGAATCTGGAAGTTCATCAAATTCTGCTCTCATGGAATTTATCCAGGCAAACAAACCTATTGGTCAAATGACTGATTCTGAATTGCTGTCTATATGGGATAAGAATAGAAGTGAGCAAACTGAGCAGGAACTTAACAGAAGAGCTAAGGGACAATCTTTCATTGTCTTGAAATCTGGTACTCAAATTCCTGGTAAAGAAGCTATTGATATTGAGTATACTTTGGAAATGCTCAGATCTGCTCGTAAGCGAACCAATCCTACTATTATTCCCTATCTTGATAATACCTTTGCAACTGTGTATAAGATTTCGGAATTGAACCTTAATGACCGTGTCATTGAGTTATGCCCCCTCTGTGGAGAAATCCTCTGGAAGGGATATTGTGCTGAATGTGATTCTAACTTTGCAGGTATCGGTGATGATGAGAGAGCATATGTTAAACTGATAGTAGAATCCGGTAAAATCAACAATAAAACAGCTTCTGATCGCAAAGCAGTGGTAGTGAGTGCTGCAAAAGGTATTGACGATCTTAAATGCACATGGCCTGGTATCATTAAAGAATTCGAAGAACTTCGTCTTACAGGCAATCTTCCAAAGTTAAGGAAAATTGCAAATCGTCCATCAAAAGCTCCTGCAGATCCCTTTCATGTCTCGGGTAATCGTCAATTCTAATCTTAAGTAAGGGGCTTATTAAACAGCCCCTCTTCAAATAATTATTACTTATGGGAGATATAATATGCAAAATAATACATCAGAAATAATGGAATATAAAGGTTATAAAGCAAAGATAATGGAAGCTGAGCGACTTGTAGGTGATAGAGTTTTTGAACTCCCACCGGGACGCCCTCTTGCCGTTTATCATGCAGATTCTTTTGTAACCTATCCAGAAAATTGGATGAAAGGTCCGGGAGTGTTTGTAGTGCCTGTACAAACCAATAAAGGTTTATGGTTTGACTGGAGAGGTAATGATTATAGTAATACCGCAGTTATACCTACAGTCAAAGGATGTAATCCTCTTACGGGTATGCAGACTACAGGATTTCATTTGGAGCGCTATGATACAAAATGTCCAAAGCATGGTTGTGCTTTTGAGGCAGATAGATTTTGTCCAGAATGTGGGTATAAATGGCCTGATAGGGGATACGTGAGCGGTAATCCTATGTGGTGGGATGGATTTCGCAGTGAAGATGGTTGCATACGTCAATTCTTTTTTACTGAAGATATGGTGCGAGATGTAGCAACACATATGATTGGCAAAGAGAATACTGTGCCCGCTTTTGGCTTCGCTTTTTATAGTCCAAAGGTCCCAAGACAAGTTGCGATTGTGAGAAATGTCTTCACAGCCCCAATAATAAACACTGTTTATTATTCTTCCCCATCACTGAATAATGTGAAAACTTCATTTGATTCTCTTAAGGGATTGAATGGCGCTTTAGGTAAAGATAGAGGCATGAGATGTAAATCTAAGTCCTCTCGATCTATTTCATTGGACGCATTATACTCTGCTGGAGGGCAGTCAACAGAGTCTTATATTGGGGCATCAATGTTAGATGTACCGGGATTGGAAAGGGACCGTGGTTTCCCCCCCTCAGAAGAGTGCTCTGCGGATATGTTAAAAGATTACCCGGTTGATCAAGAACGAAGTTTTACTCCTCAGAAAGAAGTGGCTGTAGGGGCTGGAGCAAAGATACATCAAGAGCTTCCAATTGATATCTATCCAGTAGATAGTTGGAAGGATACCCCTGATGCCGTTATGACCATTTATTTTGTGTTCCAGGAAGAATTTAAAAATATGGCTGCGGGTGGTTTTAAGAATTTCAAAGATTGTAAAGAAGGCATGTTAAATGGGTTGCCTGTAGGGTAATAATAATTATATATTATACATGTGTGTGTGATGAAGGTGAGGCGGTATAGGACATAGTCCTGTATCGCCTTTTATATTTGTAGCATAAACTATAATCTTTTAATATGTCCCTTTGGTTATATGATCTACAAGATTACTTGGGGTGGTATGCTATGGAACCAAAAGATCATGTTAAACAGGTCAATTGTGAGCAAAAAAGACAGATTGAGATCTATAAATGGATCGAATCTGAACGTGCCGGGAGAGATGTTTCTGAAAAAGCCACACTGGAATGGGTACAGAAGTATGCTACCACATTTCGAGAATGGGCAGAAACTATTCCTTTCGAATGCACTCATTGTGGTCTCTGCTCTGCCTGTAATAGTAGAGAAGAATGTTGCCGACCTTTTGATGAAGAACGGCTACAAAGAATAAATCTATAAACTTTTTAAAAAAGGGCACACATATGTCATCACCTAAAGAAAGATTGGCTTCTATTATAGAGAGCCTTGATAATGTAGCAAGTAGTGTTGAGGCAAACGGGTTATTCAGTGAAGCTGAATCTATTGATGTTGTTTCAAATACTCTCGAGAAGATGGCGGGAGATATTCCAGCAGGATCAAATCGACCTGCTCCTATATTTTCTGATAAGAGCTCAAAAGTAAAAGATGGTAAAGATCATTTTCCTATTCCAGATGCTGCCCATGCTAGAAATGCCATATCCAGAGTTAATCAATATTCTTCAGTTCCTGTATGGTATGATGGTTCTTTAAAGGAACTCAAGGCAAAAGTGTATAGCGCAGTAAGGAGTAGATTCCCGAGTATTAAAATATCCGAGGATGAATAAAAATATTTTAATACGATCTATATTATATATCCATTGGATTTCATTTTAAAATAGTATTTGCATAATATAAAATTATTTAGTATTATTAAGATGTAACCCTGATGAATAGGGTACTTGGTTGAAACTACAATTACAGTGAAGGCTTACATTAGCTCATTTGGTAGAGCAATTGACTTCTAATCAATAGGTAGGGGGTTCAAATCCCTCAGACTAGCATGCACGACTTCTGTAGTTTCAACTTTTTTACTTTTGTACAGTCGCTGAAAAGCGTGGATTGAAACGAACAAACGAATTAATAGAATTTTTACCATTATAGTTTGGACTTACATTTTTTTTGGGTAAAAAAAACTTGATGATCACTGCCCAGTATGGGTATCTGGTCATCATATAGTACGAACGACTTAGGTAGAGATTCTTATATTAGCTCATTTTTATATAGTCGCTGAAAAGCGCGGATTGAAACAAACAATAATAAAAATTACGCAATTACTTTGGTTGCTTACATTTTCTAATTAGCCCAGTTGGTAGGGCAATTTCCTTATAAGAAATGCGTCGATGGTTCAAGTCCATCATTAGAAGCCAAAAAATTAGCATCCCTAACTTCTGCGTAATTTTTTAAATATTTTAGGATAGCACGGATATGAGAAAAAGTTACAAAACATCAGCATTAAAAAAGTTTCTTGGATACCATAAGTGGGTATCCCAAAGTAACCCAACTGCTCCACCCATAAGGTGCTCTACTTCTTATTGATTTTTCTTACGATCTTCATAAAAGAAACCCCGGTAGAGCAAAAAGTTCTATCGGGGTTTCTTTTTTACTTTGTATTCTCGTTTTATAAAAGTATATTAGTTATAGTATGAAGAATACTTATCTTATAACTGATTGTTTAGTGTTACATAATATTCTTAAAGGTCGTAAGGGTGCTACGGGCTCTATTGAGTTTTATGAAGAAGTAGTGCATAAAGCAATTAAGATATTGGAGTTCAGAGAGCTTAAAGGATGGGATATAGAAGAATTGTTAATAAGATGGTTACTTAAGAATTTTTATGGTGATGGTAATAAAATACATGAATTTCTCTATGAAACTGAATTTGATAATGTGGCATTATATATCAATAATTCAAAACTTAATATATTTGTTCAATGGCGATTAAAAATTTGTAAATAAAAGTTTAAAAAATTTTGACACAACATTATATTAACAACATCTATAGGAGGTGTGTATGCAGGATATCCATGTAATGTTTCGAGGAAGACAGGATGATCTTAAGTTTAGCGATCTTTTTTCACAAGATCGATTTGAAGCATTGGGTATCACTATCGGAACAGTGATAACACCATCATCTGTTAATCATGATCAAATTCGTATGGCATTAGCCCAGAAATATGATGTAGGCATGGATGAATTCAGGGACCATGCTATAGAAATTAGCTCAAACGGGAACATAACAGTAAGGGCTAATACTCCGTTTGGTAAAAGCTAAGGTACTTTATATAGAGTGCCATAACAGATAAGATACTATATAAGATTGGAGATAAGATATGACAACTCGTAGAGTTATTCCCCCTGCAGCTCCTGTAGTTGAAGGGGATATCCGTGTTAGGGTGCTCAATTCATTCATGACTTGTCCTCATCGTGATACGGACGTTTTAAAAAAGATCCATGAGGATATTCGGGATAATGATCCGTTGTTCTATGCGCATCTTGCTTGCTGGTATCTCGCTAAGGGCGAGATCAGGGATCATAACGAGATCTTTGCAGCCATGCTTATTACGGATCCCTTTATCGATAATCGTGAAGTCGGTCTTGCTCTTTTCAGAAAACATGCGGTTTTCATGAAGAATAAAATACTTGGTTTTATCCGAGGTAAAAAGGTTAAGATTCGGATAAAGACAGGTAAAAAGATCAAGATCGATAAGAAGTCAATCGATGAAGTTCGGATCGAAGAGAAGACTGTAGGTATGAAAAGAAATACCACTTCCTCTTTTGAAACTGAAATCAAAAATTATTTGCGTTGGTTGGAAGCGGATAAGGATCGATTTGATACAGTCGCTTTGAAGAATCGAGCTGATTTGAAGAGCCTTTACAAGAAAATTAAAGTAAAACCTTCAGCACAAGCTCAAGCTATTCTTTTTGATGGGAAAATACCAGAAGACTCTAAGCTGACTATCTTGAAAAAGATATCAGAAGCAGAACCGGCTGATGCAGCAAAGATGATTGTGGAAAATAAAATTCCATATACGATCGCAATTGGGTTGATCGATAAAATTACTCCAACTATACTCGTGGCTCTTATCAATAGCATGTCTTCTATGGAAGTCATTAATAACATGGCTTCTCTTGAAGAGAAGGGTGCTATGGCTAATGAAGCTACAAAAGCACTTATTCAGGAAAAATTGAAAAAGGCTGAAAAGTCAAAGAATGTGTCGACACTTAAGTCCAAAACAGCTGCTAAAACTGGTCGTATCCTTGATGTAGATGTTTTAGCACAATTGGATAAAGTAGCAGATGCTCAGGTCAAAAAGAGTGGTCAGATTTCAGTATCAACCGCTGTATTTGTTGACCGGTCCGGATCAATGGATAAAGCAATTGAAGTTGGTAAGAATACCGCAGCATTGATTTCTGGTGCTACAATAGCAGAACTTACTGTGGTAGCATTTGATACAACTCCAGCAGTGATTGAGGCAAAAGGAACTTCTTTGACCGACTGGGAGAATGCATTTAGACCCATACGTGCCGGAGGGTCAACTTCGATGGGTTGTGCACTTAATTATTTGTTGTTAAAGAAAAAGAGTGTGGAAACTATTGTGGTGATAACGGATGAGGGTGAAAATGCTAGTCCTATGTTTACTACAGTGTACGAACAGTATGCAAAGACATTTAATGTTCGTCCAAATGTGGTGATCATTCATATAGGACCTGCGGATAATACCTTTTCTAGTAACTTGAAGAGGGCGGGTATTGAATATGATATCTATACCCCTGAAGGTAATGATTATTATGCATTACCGGGATTGATCCCTCTTTTATCTCGTAAATCTAAGCTTGACCTGGTTTTCGAGATCATGGAAACGCCTTTGATTTCTCGTGGATCTTTTAGGTAATACTCGGGAGATTGTATGTCTATTAATGTCCTTGATATTATTAGTAATTTAGGAAGGAAAGAACAACAGATCACAAATCTGGAGTTCATTTCTCCTATTTTCTATAATAACTCTGTAGTAACTACTATCGATGGGCTGGTATATACATTCAAAGTTCCTAATGTTGATCCTGGGTGGTATAAAATCCGCCCTTTAAATTCTATTTCTGCTAAAATAACCGGTGATGCAGACTTTACTGAACGTGAGCTCTATTTACGCCGTCTTGGTAGGCTAAGAGTGACTCTGACTCTGAGAAGAGACAAAGAATTCCTAGCTATCCCGGATAAGGCTAATAAATATGGGTTGCCATTCCGTGGGCTGATACCGGTGCTATTATTTGATGATACGGTCATGAATTTTGACCGTGTTATCGTTCGTTATGACGGTGCTAATTTCTGGTTTGAGAGTGTAGATACAGGGAATGACCCTACTAAAGCGGAATATCTTCGGGATAGTTTGGAAAAGTTAGTGGACCCTGGTGAGATTAAGTTTGCAAATCTCTCATTTGAGGAAAAAATGGCTTATTCTCTTCGAACGACCTTTGATAAAAGGTTTTTGGAGGATAAGAAAGAAAATGTCTTAAAAAAAGATGTGGAACATGCCGGGGGAGAGTTTGTTCGGTTCGTAGAAAGAAGTGACCACTTTAGTGTGACATATAAGGTGGATGGTGAGGAGTTCACCAGCCATATTTCGAAAGATAACAAGCGAATGGTCATTGCCGCAGGTATTTGTTTATCTGGAAATGATCACAGGTTTGACTTGAAGAGCTTAATCACTGTGGTTAGGGAAGCTCAACAGACGGGTGTGTTGCATCGATTTAATAATGTTCAATAAGAGGGTTGCATATGCCAGAACAATGTAATACATGTGCTATAAAGAAAGAAATTATAGAACTCGCTACAGTCCTATCTAAATTTTTTGATATTAGCGCAAGATACACCTGGGCTGAGCAGGGTGTATATAAATCTAAAATGGATAATATCTTAAAGCGATTAAATCCCCAGGAAAATGATGCTGAGCCAACATAGCAATGCTAATGCATCTCAGATATCTTATGAGAATTTCTTAAGATTCTATGATAAGATACCTTCTTTAGAACGTGACATTTACAAGTACTATTGTATCTTTAATTTAGGGCAAGTTGAAATAGCAGACATTACAGGATTGACCCAGGGGGCTATCTCACATCGATTGGCAAAATTACGTGCCCGGGTAACTTTTCTTGAAACTTTAGATAGATTGTGTGAAGGTGATTCAGAAAAAATATTTAAAGAGCTAAAACAATATTGTGACCCTTTTGAGATAGCTTTGCTAAAAGCTGTATATAGGACTACTAGTCAATCATATTCTGCGCATATATTAAATACCTTGTTTAATCTTACTGGTGTTCAGGCTATGAATCAAATAAAGATTAAATATCAATTTTCAAAGATTCTAAGTAGATTAAAAGGAACAGGGTATTTTAGGATATTTAAGTATATTGATGAGGGTTGGTATATGCTAAGTGAAGTGAGACTTCCTCATTTTGATAGGAGGCATGATGCTTAAAAAAAGATCTGATAAGAGTGCATATAGTAATCTTCTTCCACTTGAGTGGGCTACTTTAAGCTTTTCCGAGAAAGTAGATTATACCATAAAAGTTCAACATGAAGGCTTTCGTGAGTTCATTTTAGATAGTGATAAGAAGCTAAAAGATTACTTTTCAAAACTTACTGAAAAAAAGGATCATCGATTAAAACTCTATATTACACTATTCTCTATACCCGCAGATAAATATTCAGAAGAGTCAAAAGCATTACTAAAAGAATTTGTAGGTACTTTGAATAGTCTTGGAAGAGCTAGACTTCAATTTATGGAATGTAAAAATCCTGATATTATAGAGATTCGGGAGATTAGGTAAGAATGTTCCCTCCTATTATATTAGATGCTGTAGACAATCTTATGCATAAGTATGGTAGGAAGAAGAGGCGTATAACTGCAGCATATCCTATTATAGAAATCACAGTTGAAGAGAGTACCCGTATAACATGCTATCAGTTGTTTTTTATAGATGATGAGTATCTTGAAATACAAAATCCAACTTATCAATACTATTCAAAGATATCCCATTATGACTTTAAAGGTAGTGAGCAAAGATGGTCCAGGGATAAACGTACGGTATTTTCAATAATTGAGGATTTGAAAGACTGTGGGTTATGGGAGATGGTTAGGAATAAAGATTTCATTAAAATAAACGAAAAGAATACTCATTCAGACAAAGAAGCGCTGAAAAAGGAAATAGGGGACATAATTGATTAGAGTCGGTCATATGATGCGATTAAATTATAGGGGAATTGAGTGCCCTGCATGTAAAAGAAAAGGATTATCAATTGCTAAGCATCCACATGCTATAGGACATAAAGATTATTCTCGTGTAAATTGTCGGTTTTGTGATAAAAAATTTGACCGAGTAAGGTTAGATGCTTTGATTGATGCAATAGCTAAGAAAGAATCTCCGGATGTCGAAACTAAACTTTAAAGAAGAATGCTGGTTCTTGTATGGAATTCGCTTGGAAAAGTTTCTTCCAGGTATAAGATTTTTCATTGGGATTCGTAGATATCATGCTATAGGATCTTCTGCTAAAGTGGAAATGAATTATTCAAAAGCGAATAGTCCTTGGGTAATTGGGTGGTATCATACTCATCCAGGTATATCAAATGTCACACCAAGTGCCACAGATAATTCTACAATGAGATCTTGGGTGAAATCAATATATAAGACATATCTCTGTGGGATTGGGTGCGGGAATCATTCTGCGTATTATTGCTATTCTGTAGGAGGTCTTCGTAAAGATAGATCCACTATTGTAAAAAAATCTTCTGTAGACTTTTGGTCTTATGGTCCATTTTTTATTTGTTGGCTACCAATTTAATTCATATAAGGTTTCTTATGAAAGTAAATAAAAAATGTGGGGCATCATCCAGTGATTTCTGGTATGATTTAGCTGATGGTGGATATCTTAATCCTGATCTTATATGCTCAAATCCAGAAGATGCTCAGCGTGTTAAAGATGCAATAGCTGTTATTAAAGAATTTCAATCATCTTGTGAAGCACAGATTTCTGATTTTTTACAATGACATTTAATTTTTGTATGGAAGGTATTTTATGGATAGCAGATTTAGAGAATTGACCGAGAGATTAGTTGCTGTAGGCAACCCACATTCAAAATTTTCAGCTTCAGAATTTCATGAACTTCATGATTACATTATTCAACTGGATAAGAAGAAAAATAGTTTAAAAGTAAAAAATAAAAAAATAGATACTGTCTGCCCTAAAAGCTCTACCATAGAGCCTATTCAAAGTTTATAAAAGGGAAATGCAATGGAAATAGACTTTAATATCCTAAGAAAAAAACTTATCAAAGATTATAATCATGTTATAAGTTCTTTAGATAGCGCTATTTGTGAAGACATTGATATGGATAGAGTTATTATACCTGTTAATGATCTTAAGATTAATTTGGAGAGATTGAGAATAGATATTATTGCAATAGGTGCAATTTGTGATCCTAATATTAAAGATTGTGCTTGCGTTCTTGACAGTGATACTGAAGTCAAGCAATTCGGCAGTAATTAACTTGGATTAAGACAATATTAAAAGGAGTTTTATGATTTTTTTTGTATTAGAACTCGGTATGTTTTGCATTATAGCTTCTGTGCTGGTTACTCAAATTATTTACCCTTTTTTAAGGGGTACTTCATATTTCCCGATATTTACAAAAGAAAGAGTTATACTTAAAAAATTGGAAGAGGTAAAGCAGAGTTCAGTAGAATTAGATTTAATCCAGGATATAGTGCAGCAAAGAAAAATAAATGATGAAAAATTAAAGTCTATAGAAGATCTTAAAAAAGAAGAAACAAACGATAATAAATAACAGGGAGTGAATCTTCCAAATCAAATAACATTTATATTAAGGAGTGTCTTATGGCAAGAGCCCAGGAAAGTCCTGCTGGAGTTTTTAAATTAATCGTTGGGGGGATCATATGCATAATAGGCTTGTGGTCAATTTTTCAATTTGTTGAGGTCAATAATGCTAATCAGATCTTAGTAGTTCAAAGTCCGATTTCTGGTAAGCTTACCTGGCATGTAACTGCCGGTGTAAAATGGCAAGGTTTTGGTAAGGTATCTAAGTACCCTAAAAGAGAAATATACTCCTTTAAAACTCAAGTAAGATTTAATGATGGTGGACATGGAACAATGGACGGCAGTGTAAGTTATGAATTACCTGTGGATCCCATTAATCTTTCTAATATTCATTCAAAATTTGGTAGCATCCAAGCTCTTGAAAATCAGTTAGTAGCAACAGTAGTAAATAAAGCCATTTATATGACTGGACCACTTATGTCTTCCAAAGAGTCATATGCCGAAAAAAGAAACTATCTTATTCAGTATGTAGAGGATCAGATTCAAAATGGTGTGTACCGAACTGTTTCTAAGGAAGCAAAGACTATAGACCAAATGACTGGCGCTGAAAAAACCGTAACTGTAGTTGATATAATAATGAAAAATGGAGTGCCTGAACGTCAAGAAGATGCTGCTATGGCTATTTTTGGCATAAAAACATTTAACTTCGCGATTAATGCCCTCCCTTATGATGGGGCAATTGAAAAGCAAATTCAGAGTCAACAGCAGATTACTATGGATGTTCAAACTTCAATAGCCGATGCTAAAAAAGCAGAACAGAATGCAATTACTGTTGCAAAGCAGGGGGAGGCTAATGCTGCAAGAAGTCGCTGGGAACAGGAAGTTGTCAAGGCGCGCGCAGTCACTCTTGGGGAGCAAGAAAAAGAGGTTGCTAAACTTAACAAAGAGGCTGCTGAATTTAAGAAAGCAGAACAGATTCTTCTGGGGCAGGGAGAGGCTGAACGTAAGAAACTTGTTATGACAGCTGATGGTGCTTTGGATAAAAAATTAGAGGCTTATAAAGAAGTTAACGCTAATTATGCTAAAGCTATCTCTGAATATAAAGGTAACTGGGTTCCTTCTGTTATTATGGGTGAAAATAGTAAAGGTGCAAATGGAGCAACTGATCTCATTAATATGCTGAATGCTAAGACAGCTATGGATCTCGGTATTAATATGGGAATGGCAGGTAAGAATAATACTGCTCAGAGATAAGATTTGATGTTTATATGCTTTTTCAAAAGAGTCCCGCCAAAGCAGGACTCTTTTTTATTTTTATATGTTATTACCTTAGAGTTTTAATTATATTTAATAATATCCTTTAGATATCCTATTAGATAGATAAAATATACATAATATTCTCAGGAGGTTTTTAATGGGTGGTAAATTGTATGAGCTTCTTGCAGTAGAAAAAGATGCAAAGGATGTCTTTGCCAAGATTATTGATGAAACTCTTAAAACATTCAATCAGCGCTCGGCACACTTCATTGAATCACGTAAGAGTTATTCTCCTTTCAATGACCAGGATAAGGATCGCCCTGATGAAGAGTTTACTCCTATGGTCACAACAGTTAAGGATAAACTTGATTATTCTCAAGCATCGATAGTTCGTTTTATTGATATTGAACTTCAGAAAGAACGTGGTAATCAGAGTGCCTCTGCGGATGTCGTTGTAGAGCTTCCTGATGGCACTACAGAGATTATTCTTGAAAAGGCCCCTGTAACATTTCTGGTACAGATGGAATCCGCTCTGGAAAGAGTTAGGAAGGTCTATGAAGAGATTCCTACAATTGATCCCTCAAAGGTTTGGTCAGATGATGTAACTCGAACAGGGGTATGGAAATCTGAACCAATAGAACGTATCAGAACAAAGAAAATTCCAAAGGTTATTACCAAGGCTGAAGCTACTGATAAGTTTCAAGCACAAACTGAGATTGTTATGTCGGATGAAGCAGTTGGAACTTGGACACAAACCTACGCTAGTGGAGGTTTATCTCCAAAACAGAAGAGTCAGTTGCTCAATCGTATTGATTGCCTGATCTCTGGTGTGAAGATCGCCCGGTCAAAAGCAAATGCTCAGGAAACTGAGTCAGCAAAAGTTGGACTGAAATTTTTTAATTATATTAATCAGGGGTTTAAAGTTAATTAGCCCCGAGTAGGTTAATTATCCTAAAAGCACTTTTGTCTTTTTCTATATCAGAAGACGCGGAGGTTCGATTCCTCTCCTTCTCCCCTAAAAAATATGGAGAAGGTAGCTCAGTTTGGTAGAGTACTTCTGTAAAAGGCAAAAGATTATTTTTATTTTTTTGCATACCAGATTTAAGTTGATGATTAGTGTTTTGAATGTCCAAGATTCAAAATTGAAGGTGGTTAATAAAGAATAGGTAGCCTTAAAACACTCCTGTCAGTGGTTCAAATCCATTTAGACCCTCTAAGTTATTTTGTAATAGATAACTTCGGGGGTCTATAGCTCAGCGGTAGAGTGGGAGACTTATTATAAAGGGCGAGGGTATTATTTATTGACCATCACTATCTAATCCTGAGATTACAACTCTCGGGTGAGATATAATTTGAGGGGGAAGACCGGGAAAAGTCTTCCCCTTTCTTTTTTATTGTATAGCTAATTTTAAAATAGTATATTAAATAGTAGAATGAACTATAGAAATTTGCATTCATTAGCTTTTTTGTATTGGAGTAAAAATGATACGACATCGAAAAGTTATTAATGATGCAGTGGTGACTCCTTGGGAGGATATGCCAGAGATTAATCCTCCCACATTGAAAGGTCTATATGCATTTATAGATAAATGCCCTGGATGGGACAGTAATAATCTTATAGGTTGTCGTTCCCGGGATGGTAGAGTTATCGATTATGGAGATCGATCACAGTTTTTATTTGATGAAGTGATTTCCAAAGAAGATCTTTTGTGGCTTGAAAAAGAAAAAAGTAGAGAACATACCTATTTTATATCGGGTCATTTAGACTTAACTACTGATGAATTTAAAGAGCACTATCAGCCTATGATAGAGAATGTGATAGCAGGTAATTATTCTTTTATAGTTGGGGATGCACGGGGTACTGATACTTTGGCACAAGAATTCCTGAAAAACTATCAGAACGTAACAGTGTATCATATGTTTGATAAGCCCAGAAATAATGTTGGTAACCATAACACAGTTTATGGATTTAAAAGTGATGAAGAACGAGATAATGCTATGACGCTTGCATCAATACATGATATCGCTTGGGTTCGTCAGGGCAGAGAAAATAGTGGGACAGCAAAAAATTTAAAAAGAAGAGATAATATCTGTCAGGGATAGTTTTATATGTTTACATATTCTCATAGTATAGATTTTGAAAATTTAACAAGACATCTGACGAGAATTAATAGTTACCAGATGGTGGAAGATTTATACTTTCTGAGTAACTTACAAAAATTGGAATTGCCTTTGTATATAAACAAGGAATGGCATCCTAAAATTCGTAATATTTACAATGAAATGCTGTCTGGTAATCGAGCTATAAGCAATACTGTTAGAATACCCCGAACAGGATATGAGACTGACTTTTTTGTATATGAATTGGAGCCTATTGATGATTGGGAAGGATACCCTCATGTTTTTTTGGAAGATCTTCTTGAGGAAAGAAAATGGCTGAATCTCATTCATCATACTCTTAAGATATTGAAAGAAAATTCAAATTGGGAACAGGATGTTATATCGGGACCCTATATCTCTGCTCTGCCTGGGATGGAATTGACATTCAGTCATTGGGTAGTATTATTAAAACAAGACAATAATGGGACCACATATGCAGTTTCAAGGTATAACTTGGATTATCTTAGTGATTTTTTAATTGCATGCAATGTCATAGAAAATATAAAAAAGGTGAGATAATGAAAACTTTTGTACATGAGGGAGCTTACCGTGGGGAAGATCTTTTAAAGAAGATAGCTGCACAGCATATCACGTTATGCGGGGTAGGTGCGATCGGTTCGAACCTCGCAGATAATCTGGTACGTCAGGGTTTTCAGAGAATGACTGTAATCGATTTTGATAGAGTAGAGGAACATAACCGAAATACTCAAATTTGGAATAGTCGGGATGTAGGTCAACTGAAAGTTGCAGCTATCCGGTCACATCTCTTCAATGTTATGAAAGTTACTATAGATCCTATCGATAAAAAACTTGAGGCTTCCAATGTTCGAAAATTTTTAAAAGCTGATTCGATAGTAATTGATGGCTTTGATAATCCGGAGAGTCGTAAAATAGTTATGGATCATTGCTTAGTTAATAAGATCGATTGTATGCACATAGGCTTATCAGAGGATTGCGCAGAAGTTACCTGGAACGAGAGATATCGTGTACCTAAAAAAGGTACAGGGATAGATGTTTGTGAGTATCCCCTTGCACGCAATACTGCACTTTTGGCTGTAATTGTCGGTACAGAATCTTTAATAAGATTTGTTGATACTGGTGTAAAAGAAAATTATCTTATAAGCTTGAAGGACTTTAAAATATGTAGAGTTAATTAAATATCGGGATTACACATAAGATTACATGTCTGAAATGAAAATCTACAAATGATATAGCCATTAATGCAGCACTTAATGTGTTGCATAGATAAATACACTCACCGGCAGGTTTGCCGGGGTGGGCGCGCTGAGCTGCCGGGTAACTGGGGTGTTGAAGCGTGAAATGTCTCGCGTATATAAGACACATGCTCATTGACATATTGGGCGCACCATTATTTGTGTGAGAGTAAAACACATTGCATATATGTTTTTACAGAATAACTATACCATAGGTTGGTGTGTGCCACATACACGCGGGGATGTACCGATTGAATGTAGTATTTATAAAAAGATCCATAAGTGTGTCACATACACGCGGGTATGGGTTGAGAGAAGCAGGGAATTAACATTCTATTAGGAAGTTAATTTATAAATAATTGGGCGTCCTGTTTTTCATGAATGTATATTAAAAGTGTTCTTTGAACGTTTTGGGGGAGTACTGGTTTCGATCAGGTAGGTGAAGTATTAATTGCATGTTGAGGATAACGGTTGGCCTCGTAAATCATCCGTTAAAGTATAATTGCAAAAGATTATGCTGTTAAGTTTGCTCTCGCCTTTGCTGATAATATCAGTTTAGGTGTTGCAAGCTCAATCGCTGCCTAATTAAAGGTAGCAAAGAGTATCGGACAATCGTGGGATCCGATCTCTTAAAAGATCACGAAGTAGGGTACCCGAAAAGCATAATAGAGAAGGGGACCGAAATTACTTAATGCACTCTGTTAAAAATTTTGTTTAATTGATATTTACAGAGGGGTAGTGCAAATTAAACTAAGCATGTAGAGATTAATAGGGATCATACTTGACACAGGGGTTCAACTCCCCTCTCCTCCATTTGTAAATTAACATATAATATAAATAAAAGATAATATACTTTGAAGCTATTTATTGCATACCCAATTTTTTTTGACTGTAATCTCCGTTGCAGTTATTGCTTCCATCATGAACGTTTCTATTCTAATTACACAAAGCATCAATCTTTCTCAATTGACCAATATAAACTATTCAGGGACACACATCTTTTACCCGCTGAAGATATTTTGATGCATTTTCACGGTGGTGAGCCTTTCATCTCCACAAATATTAATACTATCTGCACAGTTATTCGATCGACTTCAATAGAACGCTTTGATTTTCTCACAAATGGCCTTCAGAGTCGTGAAAATTATGCACGGTTATTACCCTATAAAGATAGGATACACCGTGTAGGATTTACTTTTCATCGAAAAATGATGGGTCATATTCCAAGTTTAGTAAAAATGTACGAAGACAACGTACACTTCCTTCATGATAATGGCGTCCCCGTATATGTTAAAGAGCTACTGGTGCATAATGATAAGGAAGTAATAAAAGAAAATAAACGTAAATGGAAGGCATTTGGTATACCTTTTAAGATTCAGGATTTTAAAGGGTATGATCGTGGCAAGGATTTCCATGAAGTCAAGGATTATGATGGAGAAGATTGGTATCTTGTAGACTTTGAATATAAAAAGTGTAATGATTTTTGTACATGCACTCGAGGATATAAGACCATACTTATTGGGGGGCATACTTTAGGTGGGAATGTCTTTGCATGCTTTGAGGATATGAAAATAATAGGTAATATAGCCAGGAATGAATTTAACCATAATTCTACTGTCAAGCGTACTAAAACTGGAGTAGAAGTAGTAGGAGTCCCCGCAGTATATTATTATGACAAAATAGTTCGTGAAAAAGGCATATACAAGCCTAAGGGCTGTGGAAATGATTAATCCAGAATATTTAAATAGATTATTAGCATTATCAGTTGATCACCTGAATTGCTCATTGGATGATAACGTTCCAGGGTATATTCCTCCGGATCTGGTTCCCGGGACATATCGATGGTATCTCTATATGTATTCTAATATGTATAAAGATGATGAATACGAATTATTAGCTGAAGATAAGACGATGTTTCTGACATTAGCAAATAAGTTTAAATCTGAGCACTTAATAAGTTGGACTCGAGATAGACTAATTGAGTTAGATATTTGTAAAGTTTCTCAGACTCATCAGTTTCTATTGGATTCGATACTTGACACTTATAATTTTTATACATTTAAAGTAAGTATTTATATGCTTAGGTGTCTTCAAGATAAATGGTACTATACAGATACCTTTGTAATTAAATACTTACCAAAAATGAGAGAATTTATAATAAATGAATAAGTATAAGTTTACAAAAAAAATAAATTTTTGGAATGCCGATCATCATACTAATTTTGCGTATATCAAACAGCTTTTTAGTAATACAGAAGAATCTCAGTTGAATTTCTTAGAAATAGGAGTTTTTGAGGGAAGAACTTCCTGTTGGTTGATTGATAATATCTTAAGTATTGAAAGTATCCACAGAAGTAAGGGGATGTTACATTGTATTGATCCTTATATCGCTAAAAATGGAGAATATAACCTAAGACAGCATTTAGGAGACATTATATTTTATAGGGAACCTTCCGGAAAAGTTCTTATCGATCTTATAAAGGATAATATCTTTAGATTTGATTTTATTTATGTGGATGGGGATCATAATGCCTGTAATCTCCTTGAGGATTTGATATTATCCTGGAAACTTTTAAAAGTTGGTGGGATAATGCTTATTGATGATTATGAAATGGAGACCACAGATCCATGGCACTACATAAGTCATGCAGAATTTAATAAAGATAACCCAAAGTTACGATTCACTCACCCGCGCATTGCTATCGATGCATTCTTAAATATCTATCGAGGTCAGTTTGATTGGATCATAGATAACTATCAGATAGGTATTAAGAAGACTCTTAATCTCTCGTAATAAATCCTCAGTATTTTATAGATAGCACTTTTGTCCCATGTTTTATAACAGTATATTAATTATAGATGTACTCATTTATATTTTTTAGGAGAAAAAATCTTGAAAATAATCGTTGGTGCTCGATGTAATGGTATGAGCGAAGCTGATACAGAGGAAATGGAAGTTGAAGATGATGCCACAGAGGATGATCTGATCGAAATAGCTAGAGAGCATGGTCTTCAAGTCACGGGGTTTGAATTCTGGTATAAAAAAGTTGAAGATATCCCTAAATGATTTATGCGTAAAGAAGAAATATACTGTTCCCTGTGCGGTAGAGAGATCCCAGATACACGTTATCAGGAAAAACATCATACTACTCCGGTAGCAAAGGGAGGTAGGGATACTGAGCTGGTTTGCATCGATTGTGGAGATCAAATTCACATGCTTTTTACTAATAATGAGCTGAGAGATCTCTACTATAATATAAATCTGCTTAGATCTCAACCGAGTGTCCAAAAATGGGTTAAATGGGTTAGAAAGCAAAAAAATTTTGGGATATGCATGAAACGAAAGAAAAAAAGATGAAACAGAAGAATCAAAAAAAACATTTATTAAAAGTTGTGGATAGTATGAGTGGTATGTGGCACTATTATCTATCTGTTTCAGGAGAATATTCCCGTGAAGCTCTTTGTGGTGGAAAAAGAGTAATGAAGATTGAAAATCTTTTAAGAAATTGGGGATTTAAAGGTGGAAATGTACCTGCTTCTTATTGTGCTACGTGTAATAAAATGTACCTGGAATTAAAGTAGGTATAGCATGGATAACAATGATGAGTTTAACTACCATGCGGTAGCCTTAGTATTTGGGCAGAATAGTCCTCATTTAACAGAATTTAAAATATATAATATTCTGAAAAAGCATGCTGAGCTTAAATTTTTTGATTATTCTGCATTAAGTACTATGGACAGAATAGACACTATAAGATCACTAAATATTAGTACTTCAAGATCTTTCATGACTAATCAATGTCAACAATCTTCAGGTATTAATAGAGTAGTGACTATGATAGATAGTATCTATAAGATTCATATATCTGATGCTCTTTTTTCAGAAAAAGAGTATGAGTACTATTCAAGTAAATGGGATGATGTTGTAAAAAATAAGATTAGAACACTTGGTATGTTGATTCGTTCGGTATATACTGGAAAACTTATCGATATCCCTCTTTTGATAAATGAATTTCCAGAGATTACCGGTGTCTTATTAAAGTATCCAGATATATGGGTAATCGAACTATGAAGGCATGCTCCCCTTAAAAAATAGAGTGAGCGGGTAGTCCACATTATTAGGGATTTTTTGAAAAATGGATATTAAAGGATTTGCATTACAATCACATTTAGTTTATGGTTCCTGTGCTAATGAAGAGAAAGCCATCATAAGCTACTGTATCTTAAAAAGGATCCCCTATAAACTTTGTAATAGACTGGGAGATAGACCAGAAGGATATATTCCTTCTGGTCGGGTGGATTGGTGCGAAAAGTTCTTACCCAGTGAAAAGACTATACCAGATTATTATCCTGATTTTTTAAAAGACCACCTTTATAGAAAAGTATGGAAATCGACTTTATGGCCCCAAAATAGGGGCGTATTTATTAAGCCAGCAGATCGTCATAAAAGATTTAATGGTTTTATTACAGTAGGGGGCTATAGAAAGAAAAAACGAGGCCCCTATTGGTGTTCAGATATCGTTACCTTTATAAATGAGTGGAGATACTATATCGCTGATGGAAAGATTCTAACAGGAGAATGGTATTCTGGTGATGAGCTAAATACTCCAGATGCTCCCGAATTAGATATAGATATTCCTAAAGGTTATTGTGGAGCAGTGGATTTCGGATTGTTGGATTCTGGAGAAATGGCTTTGGTAGAAGCTAATTCCCCCTATGCTTGTGGTTGGTATGGTAAACAAGATGATCTTTATGTAGAATGGCTTGTTAAAGGTTGGGATTTTCTTATATCGTAAATTGGGTTTCGGAGTTTTATCTATGAGGGTTAAATTATACTATAGATACTCATTGTACCTTCAAATATTCCCTGGTAACAAAATATGAAAAAGAATATAGAATTAAAAATAATGTTGGAATCTCTTGACAAAGTAAGAGAACAATTCTATGATTATGGTTCAGAAATTATAGAAAAGATATCAAGATACCATGAGACAGGTACAATGTCCGGTTATGCTGGAGATCCTTCTTTTGATTACGCAGAATTTTCTAAAGTTATGAAGGGTGGATTTCATTCTTTAACTCTTCAACTTATTTTTGAATCATTAATTTATCTACATTATTTTAGTGAAGTATACGAGGTATCCTTAGACCCTAAGGAATTTATTCATCGTAGAAAATTTGATCACAAAGCATTTGAAGAGAAAACTAAAAGGTACGTAGATTTAACAATACACCTTGATATTTTAAAAATTTATGTAAAAAGGGGCATGCGAAACTTAGGTATTTATTATGAATCTTGTATAGAGATATTGAATTCAGGGAAGAATATATTTGAAATTTTAAAGGCACTTAAACATGCTATGTATATCTCTTTGCATCATTATGGGTGTCGTGAATTTTTAGTATCTAAAATACCTATAAGCGAAGAACATCCTTTTGACACGGAATTAGTACTTAATACCCATATTTTTTATACAGATAAACCAGAGCAAATAATCGCATTTGCTAATAGGGCTAAACCTGGGGTGTATATTATTGCAAATGTCCCCTATGGTAATCATGCAGAGACTGCTTTTTATGTACTATTTCGTCAAAAAGGTTATGCATACCTCGTAGAAAATTCTAAGCACTCTTTTCGAGATCAGTACTATAGAAATAAATCAAATGGTACTGTTGGTAAGGATGCTTGGCTTGATCGTAAGTACGAGACATGCTATCTCCCTGTAGAGATTGTAATGAACTTTTTTGCGGGGGAAACTACAAGTAAAGCAGTTAATATATTTGAAGAAAGCGTCTTTACATCCATAGGGGAACTTACTAAATGCTCTCCACATACTGTGCTATATACGTATGCTTTTGTCGATAACTGCATTACATTTTTTAAGGATCAGGAATTTGCATCAAAAATATCAAATACATCCTGTGCTGGGTTCGTAGACCAGCTCTTGAAAGGTTCTACAGAGAATGTTCCAGCGATTGCTGCATCTTTATTACCCGCACTTGGTGCTTTGGATATCTCATGGTCTCCGGATAAAGCTGGTGTGGATGATGTATCAGATACCTTAAAGGGAGTTGAAGCGGAACTCCCTATGGTACAAGCTACTGACTTGTCGGGATTGTCCCAAGGTAGCTTGACTTCTATAGAACATTTGAGACGATCAATAATATTTAGAAATAGACTTAATAGAGCTGAAGCGCTCCAAGAGATGTGGCTTGAAGATTTTAAGAAAAATCATAATAATGTTTCTGAAGAGCTCGCTTCATTTATAACTAATAAAGGTTTAAAATTTTTAGCCCAGAAAAGCTTGAAAAATTTAACTTACCCACTTCGAGTATATCGTCAGTTTGGTACAGTATCTAAAGCTAATGAACAAGGTTATATAGATACCACGATACTAAATTCTATAGATAAAAAAGTAAAAAATGAGCATGGCTCCTATTTAAATACTTTCCGTTTAACTGGCTATACACAATTGCATCAGCATTACTATTCAAGTGACGATCGATCTTTTTCATATCCTTCTTCGACCATAAAGGGATATAAGCACTTATGCTGCTATTGTGATGATGCTATAGCCCGACATTTTTATACATTGCAATTTCTTGACTGGGATATCTTCAGAGCATTCTTTGAAATTAAAGAAGAAGAACTCTCCCTTATTCCGGACCAAATAAAAAAATATTTAAATTTATCTTCAACACAGTATTTTGGGAATTCAATTTTGGATGACATTGACCCAATTGCATTGATAAAAAATCCCTGGTTTGTTGCTGTTATGGATAGACTTGGTGACATTCAGTTTAATCAACGGAATGTCCCAGCATATTATGTTAATTTTCGTCTTTGTGGCAATTGTTTAAGGGAATTACAAAAGGGTTAATATGAGCAGAATTATAAATCATGAAGATCTACTTAAAATAGATGCCATGTCTTATGAGGATAAGGTTATGTTTATGTTTCAGATATTCCCTAAGAATATTTTGTACTTTGAAGAGCTATACAGATCTGCTCAGTACGGTCAGAATGGGGTACAGCTGCATTATTGCATTGATCATATATACTATGTAGAATTTTACACTATTGGGCTGGGGTCTCTAAAAAAGTACTGGGAAAAAGATGAAATAACTGATGAATATATCTATAGATTTGTTTTTTGTGAAGGTGATGAATATAGCGATGGGGCACAAAGTGATCCCTTTAACAAGGTTAATTCAGATATATTTTGTAAAAGAGCTCTTCCCTTTATGATGTCTTATGGGCAAAATAAGCAAGATTTACCTTTAATAATACATGACTTTCCTGAATTTGCAAAATACGCACTGGAGTATATACCATGACTTTTGATATTAAGAAATTTTATGACCATCCTTATGTCAGACATACTGAGTGGAATGATCTTGTTCTTTTTTGCTATTCACGGGAATGTCAATATGACGGGCATTGGGATGATATCACTATGGCTGCACGGGGTATCATATTTAATAGGATCACTGGAGAGGTGGTTTCACGTTCCTTTAAGAAATTCTTTAATGCCTCCGAGCTTATGGGTAAGATTGATCTTTGTGACTTGGCGAAGAAGCCTTTTATTTCCCTTAAGAAGATTGACGGTAGCTTAGCGATTTACTTTAGATATGAAGGTCAAGATTATATAGCGACCAAGGGATCTTTCTTATCAGATCAGGCGCAGTGGGCTACTATATGGTTCCGGAAGCATATAAGGTCAACAGAAATGCTTAAAGGGCATACATATCTTTTTGAGATGGTCTATCCAGAAAATAAAATTGTAATAGACTATGGTGATACAGAGGATTTGATACTTTTAGGTGTCATCAATAATGAAACCGGAGAAGAGATATCCTACACCTCCCTTAAAGAGGAAGGAAAGCGCATAGGAGCCACTGTGGTAGAGGCTGTAGAGTTCAATAGCCTGGATGAGTTATATGCTTATTGTAAGACTCTACCGGCGACTGAGGAGGGTTTTGTTATTACTTTCCACAATGGTCTTAAGATTAAGGTTAAGGGATCAGAATACTGTAAAATTCATAGAATTCTATCACATATGACTCTACTATCATTCTGGGGTGCCTGGGACTTCGATAAAGCGGATATCCCCCGTAGTTTCATAGCAGAGGTACCCGAAGAGTTTAGAGAGCTTACAGACCTCTTGTATCGGCAGATATACGATATCCACCATAATGACTATATTAGGGTTAAGGAAACTTATGAGGAAGTTATGAAAGATATTCCTGCGGACATAAGCCATAAAACTTTGTTTTTTATGGTAACTGAGCGATATCCAGATCTTGTCTCAGATCTTATGTATTATCATAAGGGAAATAGTCTTAAACTATGGAAAAATATCCACCGGAGAGTTCGTCCCAACTTTAATACCCTGCCGGATTCTGTAGAGTGTTCTACTCGATTAAAAAGAATTCTTGAAGAAAATTAAAATTTAGGTTTAAATAATCTTTGTCAGTTATTATGTTACAGTGTCGGAGTCATAAGATTCTCGGCACTTTTTCATTTTATAGCTGAAAGGTGGTGATTATGTCCTGGGAATGGCTATCACTATTTGGGATACTTATAATCGGAATACTTCTTATAATTTTTCGAAATACTACCTTCGTTAAGAGTAACTGGAAGTATTTTATAATTCTCGCTCCTCTGGCAATTCTTATAATACTTAAAATCATTGCTGATTCAAAAGGTAAAACGGATATCAAATCGTCATCCGGTGATAAACCAAATGATGATACGAGTAAATCTATTGAGAATCTTAAGGACAAGCTTGTAGAGGTCCAAATGGAAACTGCAATCGAGATATCCGCAGCTAAAAATAAGAATGAAGAGACAATCAAACAGCTTGAGGGAATTAAGCAGATTGAGGATACATCAGAGCGTCGTAAACGTTTAGCAGCAATGATAGGGTAATAATCATGAAGAATACTATTTTTATTTTTGTATTGCTCCTGACTTCCTGTACTACTAAAGAAATGAAAGAATCTCCTCTTGGGTATAGCTTCATGCCTGCATATCTTAACATTGATAGCATTCAACCTTTTCATCTTGATGATACTAATAGGGTAGTTGATTCTACCCTAAAAGATTTTGTCTCTATCCCTCTTGATGGCGGGATGCTTAGAATGACAAAGAAAGACTCTATGGTAGTGCCTCCAGGAGTCCTAATAAGTGATCGTAAAGCGATGCTCTACTCCTTTTATAAAGCTTCCTGGGAGCGTCAGCAGACGGAACTTAAATATACGAAGTATTTAATGTCAGAATATTATAGCAAGGCTAAAGCAGCTGAGACGTTATACCAGGATAAGATTGTGAAGCTGGAGAAGAAATCCGAGCGGAGTTGGCTTGAAAAAAATATGGGATATATTGGTTTTGCGGCAGGTATAGCTACATCAATACTGACAAGTTATGCTCTATTTGGTGGAACGAGTTTGATTAAATGAAAAAAAATAGTTTAAAAGGTAAAAAGTTTGATTCTGTAATCTTAATAAAAAATCTATCTATACAGCAGTCTATGGCATTAGAAGATCTGTTGGCTACCTGGCAACAATTAGGTAGTGCCGGTTGCAGTCGATGGACATCTTTTTTTGCTGATGGGGATGGGGATTTCAGACCAATAATTTCATATAATGGGCATGCCCCACATAAGACAGATCTTCTTAAAGAGGAGGATACCTGGCGGGGTAATGAATATAGGATAGATTTTGATTCGATAGGATGGAAGCTTCATGATAATGAAAAAATTAGAATTCTTGAAGCTAAAAAGTTTAATGTACTCCGGATTCTTTTTGGTACTCTAAAATTTTGTATCATTTACGCAATTAAGGATCTTAAACTCAAAATAAAATTATATAAGATAAGAAGGAACTCAAAAAAATGCGACAAGTCCTATGCTGCTTCGGAGGCACCTTGTGAGCCCTCCGAACCCACAAACAATACCTGCGATAGCAATTAATATAGCGGACATTATCGAAGAAAATGGGAGGACTATTCGAGAGAACAATCTCGATATAGTTCACGATATTCCTATTGGATCTTTAGTAGAAGTTAAGTTTGATAAATGGCATGGTGGGGGTAGTTGTGAAAAGATACATGCCAGATTATGGGTAATAAGCCACGATCGAGATTGTGATGGGACTCCTTTATATTCACTAAGTCAGTATAAGGAAGCTCTTTTTGTAAAAGGACATGTGAAGTTCCGTGGTGAAGATGATTGGTGGTTAAACAGTGAAAATACATTAAAGATCGCCAATGTGATTCATAGTGGCTTTGCACGGGATAGCCTTACTGTAATAGAAGTGACCAAAGAACTTGAAGATGGTATAGGAGCATTAAATTGGAATGAGAACTGAAGAAGAGAAAAAGAGAATAAGACAGCAGATGAAAATAGATCTTAAGAAGGATTTTACAGAGGATAAGGAACCTGTTAAAAAAGATCCTACTAAGAAAAAATATGGTAAAGGGACATTCGGAAAATAGGAAAGTTATATACAATATGAGTAATATACGAAGATTCAAAAGTTCGAATAATCAAGCCAAGGTAAATGAGGCCCCCGTTACAGCAGGATATTCGCAGAATGTTAAGTTCTTTCAATTTCTGTTACAAGAATATGGGAGTCTTGAATTTGTTCTTGATATAGCAGATAATTCAATTGATTTATTAAAGAGGTTTAAGAAAAATAATAAAAGATATCAAGCTATGCTTACCTTATTGAAATATGGTATTCCCGCAACTATGCTAATCACAGAATTAGCATCAAAAGTTAAAAGGTATTTAGCTATTAAGGCTGGTAAGGAGATAATATGCAATGAATCTGTAGAAAAAGTTAAAGAGCTCTTTGGCATAACTGATAATAACGTTTTTTTAGATAGTGAGTGTTTTACACTGGGTAGTGAGGTTACAAGATGGCTTCTTCAAAGACCCAAGACTAAATTTTTTAATATACTGGGTTATTATAAATATGAAAATTTACAGATTTTACCTGATATATACAGAGAAGATGATAGCACATTAATAACAATATTTGAAGTAAAAGATGTTAAGTTTGCCTGGATGGTTAGGAGCTACATGACATCTGAAGGAGATCACTATATCAGATTTTCTGACATATATACATCAAGAGATAATATGTCAAAAATTAAAGAATTAAAAAGTTTTATTTATCGGGAATTCATAGAACACTTTGATGTGAGTAATAATGTTATACTTTTATCTGCAAATGATTTAAGTACATATCCTAGACAGGAGATTGTAGAAAAACCAAAGCAATTTAGCACAAGTAAATTATCTTCAGAGATTAGAAAAGTGCTAAAAAGAAAGAAAAAGCGAGGTTTTGTTTTTGTGGGTGTTCCGGGTACGGGTAAATCTACAATTATACATTGTCTGGAGACTACAATAACAGAATATCCTGTTGTATATATAAGCCCCAATTGTTTTATTACCTCCTCAGTTGTAAAAGAGACCTTTCAAACAATTCGATACATACAACCCTGTGTGGTGGTTATTGAGGATCTTGATTCATGTGAACTTAAAGATAAGCACCAATCTCTTGGAGAATTTCTTGAACAAATCGATGATGTAGATAACACATTAAATATTGTTTTATTAGCTACTGTTAATGATACTAGCCTTGTCCATTATTCTCTTATAAATAGACCTGGTAGATTTGATGAAGTTATTATGGTAAAAACTCCTCAAGATATAGAGGAAGTATATGAGATATTGAAGTGCCGGTATGATAAGAATAAAAAAGGTGATCCTGATTTAACAGAAGATTTCATATCTTTTACGTACATTAATAAGCAGCTTTTAAATGACATTATCGTAAAAAAGTTTACTCAAGCAGATATTTGTGAAATAGTAGAAAAGTCATTACTCTTTGACAATATGTTAACAAATGAAGCTATAGAAGAGAGTATTAAGAGCCTTGAAGAATCAAAAAAAGCCCTGAGGGAATGTAACTTTGGTGGGACTGATCCTTTTAGGTATACTTCTGAGGATACCGTGGAAATTAGCAAGGGATATGAAAAATCTGAAAAAGTTCCATCTCCACAAACACCTTATGCAAAACACTCTTTCGAATAGATATCTATGGTAATTGAACACGAACTTATGAAATGTACCTGTATAGAAAACAGTTGTCCTGCTTTTTCAAGATGCTGCTTTCTTCCCACAGAATGTCATCCTGATATAGAAGGTAAGGTGTCCATATTATTTATTGGTCAAGGTGGGGGATCGGATGAAAGAAAAGTAGGAAGACCATTTATTGGGAGAGCAGGCTCACGACTTCGTCAGCAAGTTCTATTCATTCGTAAAAAGCTAAAAAAACATATTGGAGTAGCTTTTTCCAATACGATAAGAGATAACCCGGATGGTAATAGGATACCAACTCCACAGGAATACAAACATTGTCTGAAGCATCTTTATAAAGATATAGCGGAACTTAAAAAACGTGGTCTTGGTATTATTGTTCTTTTAGGAAATGCTTCTAAGTCAGCGTTTTTTCCTCAGTCTGGAGCGATGGTAATAGAACATGGAAAAATATCTAATTTCTCAAATGAGATATTTGGGCATATAAACGCTATGTCAACATACCATCCATCATATGTGATGCGAACTGCTCCAAAATTTAATGACGTGTGCTTAAGTGAGTACGACAAGGTAGTATTAAAAGATATTTTAAAGGCATATGAATATTGTAAGAATATTAAGCAGGTTATACTTGCTGACACTATAGATAATGAGGGTGTTCTGGATATTGATGTCTCAGATATAATATAGGAAAGAGTTATACATGGCTTGTTCAAAGTGTGGGGGATATGATTCATGTCACTGTGATCTTATCGCAATGCAGGAGGAACTTAGGGTTAAGGAACTTGAATGCTATGCTCTTAGGAATCTGATATATAATAGACAAAAAGAACTGGGGATAGCTCCTAAAAAAAGATTAAAATTTCCAGAAGATTGCATTAATAAGGATGTCTGTTCTACAGTAACTTCTGGGATAATGGGGCTGGCATGCTCAAATGATATTGGCAGATGTATCAATCAAAAAGCGAGAGATGCATCTTATTCTATTTAGATAGTATATAAAATTAGAGGAATTTTTTATGGGAGGTATTTTTATGGAAGCAGTGGGGGCTTATCTTGCCTTTGGTAGTGTATGGTCTATTATACTTACCACACTTTGGATTATTATCCTATTTTATTGGGTAGAAAAAGAATTTATAGTGTGGTCAGGAATTAATATCCTGTTATACATTTTATTTCTTAACTTCACAATAAAAAATAATATTTTTGATGGAGTAGTTTCACACCCAGTGAGGACTCTTATATTTATCCTTGTGTATATAATAATAGGATTTCTTTGGTCTTTTGTTAAGTGGTGGCTTTTTGTAAATAAGAAAGCTATTGCATATAAAGAAAAAAGATGTGCATGGCTCTTATCCCGAAAAGAAGACCTGGGAAAAAGATATAGTGACGCGGGTGGTCCACCAGAAATAACTCTCGATACTAATGTTCCATATAATATGCAGGATGATTGGCTTAGACATTATGGTTATGGTAATAGAGAAATCCCCAAAGCTATTCAGCATAAGAAGACTATATCACATTGGGTACTTTATTGGCCTATATCCGCTATTTGGTCATTAATTGATGACTTTGTTGGTAAAGTCCTACGGATTATAATTGTAAGATTCAGGATTATATATGAAGCAATTACAAAAAATGCTTTTAGAGGTATTGAGGAGATAAAATGAGTAAGGATTCTCTTGGGGATCGCATGAAGGATTATGAGCAACGTGCATTTCGTTTATTAGTTCGCAGAATTCCCATTATGCTAAGAATTGACGGAAAGGCATTTCATACATGGACAAGGGGTTTAGTTAGACCGTTTGATAGTAACCTAAAAAAGTGCATGAACTATGCTATGGTAAAGACCTGTAGTGAAATTGAGGGTGCCAGACTCGGATATTGTCAAAGTGATGAGATATCCATATTAATGTGTGATTATCAAAGTATAGGTACTGAGGCGTGGTTTGATAATAGGGCGAATAAGATTGAGAGCGTGGCTGCTTCTATATGCACTGCGGCGTTTAACCATGCTTGCTTGACATATCTTCCAGAGCAATACAAGAAAAAGGGTCCTGCGATATTTGACGCCCGTGCCTGGAATCTCCCAAAGGAAGAAGTTACCAACTATTTTATTTGGCGAGAAAGAGATTGTGAAAAAAATTCAGTCTCTCAAGTGGCTATGGCACATTTTTCACATAAGCAACTTATGGGTAAAAATGGAAGTCAAAAACAGGATATGTTAATGCTTCAATTGGGTATCAACTGGAATGATATAGAGACTTCATATAAAAGAGGGACATCAGCATTTAAGATTACTTATCCGGTTGGGTGTGTTGTCAGGAATAAGTGGGTAGTTGATCTTGATATGCCAATTATATCACAGGATCGAAGTTACACTGAACGATGGGTTGAAGAGGTTCCAATATTAGAAGATTTATCAGAAAAAAAATCAATTTTAGGGTTGGACAAATATTTATAAAGGAGAAGGTATGCAATTACCAGAGATTATTAAAGATCGGATGGATATGGAGATAAATGAACAGTTATCTGTTACTCTTTTTCCTGAAGATGAGGGACAGCCTAAATGTGATGTTCTTAAACTTAACTTTACAGAAATAGAAGGAAAAAAGACTTCTATATATATGACCCCGTGTGAAGCTATGGAAATTGCCAGTGCTTTAAACACTGCAGTTCAATTTTATTTATACAATCAGGAGCAGTACCGAAAAGATATCCTTGAACCAAGAATGGTATTAGCTAATGATCGAGAAGTTAAAGAGACCACAGGTTTTTCAGGGATAATAGAGGAAGTAATAGAAGATCCCAGAGCAATCATGGAAGAAGATATTGATGAATTAGATAATTCTAATATTGATGGAAATTGATTGTAACTAATAGCATATAGAAAGGAGTACAAAGTAATGGGAGCAGATTATTACTCAAAAGCGATTATAGGAGTACGGTTATTAATTGATGAAGAGAAAATACCAAGAGCTAAAATACCTGTAAGAAAAAGGGCATTTAAGCATACATACACAGATGATGGTGAAATGGAATTTCATCCTAAAGATGGTCGTAAGTTATGGCTGAATGAAAAAGAGGAGATAGAAGCAGATTATCCCGCTTATGTTTATAATTTAGATGACGATGTAAGCGATTTAGAAGAGGGGCAGACTCTTGTTGTATTTCCTGAGAGTCTTGATGTGGCATCTGGTACGGATAATGACAGTTGGTATCTCGGTTGTGCAGTGGGAACAGGAAGTTCCAATGGGGGTGATGAAGAAGGATTCATTCCTATTCCGGATATAAATGGATTAAAAGAAAAATTAAAAAGAACTTTGGAGCCACATGGCTTGTGGGATGAAAGTAGATTTGGATTATATTCCGTGTTATACTGCTCATATTAAGGTGTATATAAATGGATAAGCCTACTATAATTTATTCGAACGGTGAAGTTGCTATCTTGCTAAATGAGACATGCAATAGCATAAAGTCATTTACAGGTATAAGCTCATTTGACGTTGGTGATGAGTGCACTGCCTTAGAAGATCTTAGAGTTATTCTTAAGGAAATCCAGAGAAACTATAAGACGCTATCCGAAGGTTATCTTGAGGTACTAATAGCTAAACAAAAGAGAAAAAATAGTAAACTCTATAATGAACAAAGGGAGATACTCGGAAAATATAGAGGTGATATATTTAATGTGTTATTTCATATAGATTTTGACAAGATGCCGTTATTACTTAACAATAAGGTAACAGGGCATATAGCTACCGTCCGATTACGTATTGGGAGATAGTAAACTAATCAATAAAAATTTACAAGTTAACAACTTATAGTATTTAGTTGTAGTTATCTATTATTAAAAATAAGAAACCAATTTATTTAATCAAATAAGTGTGTAGATCAAGCACACATGTGCACACTTTATGATAATCAATTAATATTAGAAAGACAATATATGATAATAAACATTTATATAACCAATTTTTATCGAATAGAGATGACTCCATGTCTAAGAAGCTAAAGTTAGAAGGCCTACTCTTTGGTAGATTAACTGTGCTATCCTTGGCTTGTATAAAAAGTGGTGCCACATTTTGGAATTGTCAATGCTCTTGTGGTAAGATAATAATTGTGCAAGGAGCAAACTTAAAATCGGGTAATTCTAATTCATGTGGTTGTTATATGAGAGATCAAATTTCAAAGGCCTCAATTAAATTATGGGAGCCAATAGACATGGAGGACTATTACCAAATACCTCTTACTAAGAATAAATTTGCTATAGTAGACAAAGAGGATTTAGATAAAATTAGGGAATACAAATGGGCTGTTAGGGGCCCGGAAGGATACGCTGTATCAAGATGCAAAATATCTGGTAAGATAGTGAGAATGCACAGAATTATAATGGGAATTTACAATAGTAAATATGATGTAGATCATATTAATCATGATACCTTAGATAATAGAAAAGTAAATTTAAGGGTTTGTGAGCACTATAGAAATTGTGAAAATAAGCGGGTGGCTAAGAATAAAATAGGTGTAACTGGTGTGGGTAAGAAAAAAGAGACAGGTAAATATTACGCTAATATTATGGTACAAAAGAAAAGTATACACTTGGGGTATTTTTATGAATTGTCAGATGCTATAAAAGCAAGAAAAAACGCAGAACTTAAATATTTTGGGGAGTACACATATAATGGTAAGTAAACCTACTCAGATATACATAACTAGTTGGTTGAGATCAGATTTTTTAAAAAAAACAATTGGATATCTTGTAGAAAGAACTACTCCTGGAACATTTTCAATAAATGTATATGACAATGGAAGTGATAAAAATACTCGTGATATTTTAAATGAGTATATAGATTCAAAAATTATTAATTCAGTAGTACTTGATAGTAGAAATACCGGCTGCAGGTACAATAAAATAATATTCCATGCTATGGTGGAATCCTCAGATGAATATTACTGCGTAACCGATAATGATGTCTATCCCCCAAAGCTATCCCCCGATTGGCTTAGTTGTATGATTGACATAATGAATAAGCATCCAGAAATTGGGATGCTGGCTCCCCAGTTACCTCCACAAGGATTACAAATGCCTATCCGTATATCACACGATGTAGTTTATGCAGGGGCTGTAGGAAATACCTTAAAATTGATAAGAAGAGAAAGTATTGACAGGGTAATAAAAAGAATGGATCAGGCACTCGGAGCCTATGGGGATGATGGATTAGTGTCTAAGATGATGAGGGAAGATGGCTGGGAAGTAGCATTCTGTAAAAATATCTTTTGTTATCATGCAGGTCAATGTACTAACTGGGGGTATACCCCTGAACAGATAGCACTTGACCCACGTAAAGCTGGATATGGTAGGCCATTTACGTATGAGATAGTAAATCAAGATACATATGAGCCTGAACCAAGATATAAGATGTAGGGGGAATGTTTGTTTATATCCATAGGTATGAATATCGGGAAAATGATGAAGTTGCCTAATGGTAAGCAAGCTCTTACTGGTGATGTGGATGTGTACATCTTTGACGGAAAGAAACATCGTCAGGGTGGTCCTGCTGAAATAAACAAACGAACCGGTTATCAGGCGTGGTTTAAGCACGGAGTTTTGCATAGGGTTGGTGGTCCAGCATTGATAGATCCTAAAAATAATCATAAAGAATATTGGGAAAACGGAAAATTTATACGTAAGGAAGTTTTATGAACCTATTCGAAAGGATGTATCAATGGACGAGGATAACACAGAGAAAAGAGGTAAGAAAAGCTCAACCACTATAGGTTGGTCTCTTGCCCTATTTTTCTTAATTGTTTCCATTGGATTAACATTTCTTATCTTAATTCTATCAAAGAACCTGAATAAGGAGATCACAGATATTAAGAAAGTCCAGGATGAACAGTTTATATTGCATACAGAAACAAATCAATTTCTGCTCTCTACAATAGATTGGTCATCAAGAAGATCTCAGTTGATCCTTTTTATGCGGGATCAAATAGTTTTACAGTGGAAAAAAAGTGGAATCAAAATTAATCTTGATGATGCTTATCAAATCGCTGAAGCCAACCTGAGGGAGTGTGAAAATTATTCATATATAGACCCCTTTCTGATTCTTGCCACACAGTGTATAGAATCCAAATTTACTAAACTTGCACGAAGTTCTATGGGAGCTTTAGGATTAAATCAATTCATGCCATCGACTGGTCGATTATTAGCCGGGCACTTTGGGATGGAATACACAGACTCATTATTGTATAATATTGGTATAAGTACAAAATTTGCAGTAAAGCTTTTTGATGTATTATATGCTCAGCACCATTCCTGGGATGTAGTCCTGGCAGATTATAATGGTGGGCCCTGGCAGGCATATTATTATAAAAATAAAAAGGAAGGTTTAGTTAAAGAAACAAAGGATTATGTCCCCAATGTTTTGAGAAAAAAAGCAGAATATGATACTTTGTTTTTGAAATATCGAATAGAGGGTAAAATAAAAAGGGCATGTACGGAAAAAGATGTTAATGATAAACTTGCCAATAAATAGGCTTCATGTATATTAATATAACATTTAAATAAAATTAGAGGTTTTATATGTTTATCGCCTTTGAAGGCATCGATCGTGCTGGTAAAAGCACTCTGTCTGTTAAGTTCGCCGAGTATCTTAACAGCTGTACAGTTGATGGGCTCTTAAAAATAGACCCCCATTTTGGGGACTTCATATGGACGAAAGAGCCCTCTTTTTCTATAGAGGAAGCAAAACTCTTAAACTCTCCTGGATATATAGATGAATACCGTAGAGAAAGAATATTTTTTGAATCTCGTTTAAGACATCAGGGTATTATCGCAGCAAAAAATATTATTTGCGAAAGATACCTATGGTCAGGGTTATCTTATGCTTATAAATATTCTTCAAACTGTTTCAGATTTTTAAAAGAACTTTACTCCAGTGAAAAGCTTTTTGTTCAGCCTGACCTTTATATTTATCTTACTACTCCTATAGAAATATGTTCGGAAAGAGATGAGACTCTTGATATTGATAATCAAAGGGAGCTCTTAGAAGCTTATGCTAAAACCAGGGAATACATAAAAGTACCTATAATCTGTCTTCAGGCTGTTGGAGATGAGCAAGAAGTTTTGCATAACCTGATTGTTTTATTTGAGGAGCACATTAAGACATGTCATATATCTTAACCAAAATTGATCCTATTCTTTATAGTAATATTGATAAGGATTCTCAGTATACTCCACTAAGCAGTTATGCTTTTAATATCCCTATAAGTAGGGGTAAAGTAAACTCCATAGGATTATTTTTTAGTTCTACTGGAAATATAATGGGTCAACTTACGGTAGATATGTATATCGAAAAAACTCATCGTAAGTATACTATTACTCCAAATCAAGTTATAGCAGAGAGTCCAATAATTCTTTCCATTGATCATTCATTTAAACAAGATTGTATGATCTATACTTCTCTCAGTTTTGTTAGAGAAAATTCTGAGGGGAGCTTTAATATTAAAGTCAATAGTAATGGCCCCTGTCTATATATAGAAGGAGAACGTACATCAATATATGAGTTTAATAACGCACCAATATTTAGCATAATTACACCTACATATAAGACAGACCTTGCATACTTTAAAAGCACCGCAGAAAGTGTTATTAATCAGACATATGAAAATTGGGAATGGTGTATAGTTGATGATGGATCTTGTGACCCGGTTTTAACAGATTATCTAAAATCTATAAAAAGTGATAAGATCAAGGTATTACTTAATAACAAGAATAGGGGTATTGTTAGTTCTACTAATGATGCCTTATCTATGGCTACAGGGAGCTTTGTAGGGTTTCTGGATCATGATGATCTTTTGGATAAAGATGCCCTCTTACACATCGCTTTAATGTGTAAGGAACATCCTGAAGCAGATTTAATATACACTGATGAAGATAAGGTCTTGGAAGATGGTAAATTTGTGGGTCCTTTTTATAAACCTGACTGGAACTATAACCTTTTTCTATCCTCAATGTATATGTGTCATTTCTCAGTTTATCGAAAAAATATTATTGATAATATTGGGGGAATCAGGACGGGGTTTGATGGTTCTCAAGATTATGATTTGGCGTTGAGATTCATTGAGCAAACAAAGAATATATTTCATGTCCCTAAGATCCTATATCATTGGCGCATTACCCCCTCTTCTACAGCAAGTAGCATCGTAAATAAGCCTAATGCCAGGTTTAATGGTGCAAGAGCGTTAGAGGACCATCTCAAGCGTATAAATAGAAAAGCTATAGTGGCTGCTGGGAATTTTCCGGGGCATTATGATGTACGGTATATCTTGTCTAAAGAACCTAAAATTTCTATTATTGTACCATTCAAAGATGAGATTTATGTTCTTAATAATCTCTTAAAAACTTTTAAATTGACATCATACAAGAATTATGAAATTATACTGGTAGATAATAACAGTACGAAAAATGAAACTCATAAATATTTATCAAAATTATCTTCTAATAAGAAAATAAGAGTACTGAAATATGAGAAAGAGTTTAATTTCTCTAAGATAAATAATTATGCTGTTTCAGTTTGTGGAGATAATTCAGAATTTGTACTGTTCTTAAATAATGATATAGAGATCATGCATCCTGATTGGCTTTATAACATGGTGCAACATTTCATACAACCAGAAGTAGCTGCGGTAGGGGCTAAACTCCTATACTTAGATCACCGGATACAGCATGCAGGAGTTATTGTAGGAAATAATGGAGTTGCAGGGCACAGTCATAAGATGTTGTGGGATTGGGATCCTGGGTATTTTTCAAGACCTCATCTTACTCAAGATATTTCTGCGGTTACTGGGGCATGCATGTTGGTTCGTAAAGGTGATTTTCTGGCAGTGGGTGGTTTTGATCCAAAGCTTCCTGCAGCATTTAACGATATTGATCTTTGTCTTAAATTAAGAAAAAATGGAAAATCGATTGTTTATACTCCTTTTGCTCGATTATATCATCGTGAATCTCATACCCGAGGATATGATTCTGCTAAAGATGAAAATTTTATAAAAGCTATAGCATATATGGATGAGAAGTGGTGTTTGTCTAATTTTGTGGATCCTTTTTATAGTCCAAATCTCCCGGATAATTGCGAAGGTAGACACTGGATATGAAAAAGTTAGCTATTCTTATACCCTCATATAAGAGACCTGAAGTTTTAGATGTTACCTTGAATGGTCTTCTTAATAATACTCCACAAGGGGATGTGTATGACATTCGCATTGCAGTTGGATTAAATCAAGCTTCCCCAGAAGACATTCAGATAATTAGCAGATACTGTACCCTATTTAATGATATAGGTATAGTGCTTGACTCAATACCTTATGCGAGCAATATTGGAAAAGCTGCAATACTTAATGTGCTATTTAAAACTTATGGGTATCAAGCTGATCTTGTTATAACTATGGATAACGATATGGTTATACTTAAACCCTGGTTACATTATATAAGTCAATGTGATAATATTGATTATGATATTATGGGATTTTGTAGCGCTCGATTCTGGGCACATGACCCTGTTCGGATAAATTGCTCGGCGAAGGATCATGGGGGTCATAAATTTTATACCCCTTGGAGTGTAGCTGGTGGGATGATGCTTTTTCATCATCAGTTCTTGAATGATCATCCATGGACGAATCATGGTGGTGTTTATGGTAGGGACGATGCTACTATGTGTCTTCTTACACAGAAAAAGTATGTACTTCATAGTGAAGATGACTGGCTGATACATGATCCTTTGAATTCAAGTACCCCATATTTAAAAATTTATGAGGATAAGAAAAAAGAATTATACTTAAGAGGTACAACGGTTTTTCATGTTGGATGGGATGAGGTGTGATGTGTATAGAATAGTAATTATTGGCTGGAGAGTAGAGAAATATATAGAGAGATGTTTATCTTCTGTTATATCCCAAGATAATAAAGATTGGACAGCATGTGTTGTAATTGATCCTTCAGATGATAAAACTGTGGAGATTGCTAAAAGTTTTGCGGAAAAGGATTCGCGAATAAAAGTAATAGCAAATGAGACCCAATTATTTGCTACTGCAAATATTATTAGATCAATTAATGAGCAGCAACCAGAAGACAACGATATCATTGTTACACTTGATGCAGATGATTGGTTTGCAGGTCCTGATACATTGTCCATTGTAGATGGGTATTATAAGAATAATCCAGAATTACTGGTGACACATGGATCTTGGGCATCTTATCCGGATCCGGGAGCTAATACCAATAATGCTCCATATACTGCTTCTGATTGGGAAATAGGAATTCGAAAAGTTAACTGGAGAGCTTCTCATTTAAGGACTTTTAAATATAAGGTGTGGAAACATGTCAAGGATGAAGATTTAAGGGGTCCTGATGGTTTATATGCTAGGGTGACTTGGGATCTTGCTATTATGTTTCCTATGCTGGAACTATCAGGCTTTAGTAGGGTTCAATTTGTACATGAACGTATCTATGTGTATAATCAGGAATCTCCCTATAATGATGGTAAAATGAGACTTCAAGAGCAGATGCAGTTTGCCGATTATTTTGCAGCTAAACAACCTTATACTTATAGGGCTATTCTTTAATTAAAGGATAAATATGATAAATTTAGTGGTTTTTAGTAAAGATCGTGGATGTCAGTTAGATTTATTTCTTAATAGCCTAAAAAGAATGTTTCGTGGGATATCCCCAGGCAATATCCATGTACTTTATACATTTAGTAATGAAGCTTTTGGTTCTGGTTATGTAAAAACTATAATGTTTCATCCAGATGTTCACTTCGCTTTTGAGAATAAGGGTTGTTTCAAAAGTGATATGTTAAAGCTAATTTCTATGGGAAATGTATTTACTATCTTTTTTGTGGATGATATAATTTTAAAAGACAAGTTTGATATTGACAGCCCTGAAGTGCATTATTTTTTACATAACGAGGATATTGCTTGCCTATCCCTTAGGTTGTACCCAGGGATAAATTACTGTTATACTATGAATATCCCGATGACTCCCCCCAATTTTATTGGGGATAAATTGATCTGGGATTGGCATAAAGCTTGCCCCGGTGACTGGTCATACCCCATGTCCCTTGATGGACATCTATTTAGAACAAAGGATATTTACTCAAAATTAGTACAGTTAGAATATTCAAACCCAAATACGTTTGAGGGTAATTTAGCTAATAGCCCCTTGCCTGTCCCCTATATGATGTGCTTCACCGAATCAAAGCTATTAAATATACCTGCTAATAAAGTTCAGGATGTAAATGGAAATAGGCACGGTAAATTAACTGCTTATGAGATAAATGAGCAGTATATAAATGGTAAGAGCTTGTCATATGATAAAATGTTAAAAAACAAGGATATAATATATAACATATCTTGTCATCAAGATATTCCCTTAGAATGGAAATGATTATGATATCCATAATAGTGTGCACGTATAATGATTCGGAATTCCTTTACAGAGCACTTAGTAGTTGCTTATTACAGAATATTGAGAAAGAGATAATCTTAGTAGATGATTGTTCTACTAAGCCTTTTAATCAAGAGGCTCTGAGTTTAATAAATGAGAATAGAGATGCTATTAGGGTAATTCAACATGAAAAAAATATGGGATTAAGTGCCGCACGAAATACAGGTATTAAAGCTTCTAACTATGAATTTGTTATAACCTTAGATGCTGACGACTTTTTCTTCCCAAGAAGTCTTCGGACACTTGCACATTATATTGACAAAGATTTTGATATCTTTTACGGATACATGACTAGTTCAGGTAGAGTAGTCAAGCCCTTTATTGGAGAAATAACAAAAGAAGTACTCTTGTCACATAATCCAATTTTTTGTTCTTCTCTCTATCGTAAAAGTTTGTGGGAGAAAGTGTCTGGATATAAAGTAAGAAAGGGTGCACACTATGAGGATTGGAATTTCTGGTGTCGATGTTTCATGGCAGGTGCTAAGTTTAAATATCTCCCTACATTAATATATGAACACACTGAAAGACCCGATAGCATGCTAAGAACTTTAGAATTAAATAAAGAGTATTATGTGACTGTAGCTACTGAGGTACTAAGAGGAATATCATAGTGGTTTCGATATTAATGCCAATATATAATGGTATAGAATTCCTTGAGGAGAGTATATCTTCTATAAAAGCTCAGACGTTTATAGACTGGGAACTTCTTATAGGGGTGAATGGTCACCCTGGAAATTCTGAAATTTTTAAAATAGCTAATAGCTATTCTTCAGATAAAATCCATATCAGAGAGTTCCCGGAGTTTAAGGGTAAATCTATAACATTAAATAAGCTTTTACTTTTTTCTAAATATGATTCTATTTGTCTGTTAGACGTTGATGATGTCTGGCTACCAGAAAAATTAGAAAGACAGATAGCTTATGCAGCCCGGTATGATGTCATAGGGACACATTGTCAGTATTTTGGGGAATCGGATGATACCCCAAGGTTGTACACTGGTGATATTTCTGAATCTAACTTTTCAGATATAAATACTATAATAAACTCTTCATCAATGATTAATAGAAGAGGAAGAGATATTTCATGGGATTTCTCATGGGATGGTGTAGAGGATTATGATTTGTGGATAAGATTAATTAAAGATGGTTGGACTTTTTTTAATATAGATATGGTGCTGGTTAGACATCGAATTCATAGTGATTCCTTTTTTAATACAAAGAATAGCGCTCTGTCAGAAACATTAAGAAAGATTAGGTTTAGCATATGAAGATAGGTTTGTTAAATATAGCTACGAACAAATATCTTGAATTTATAGATAATCTGTATGATTCAGCCAAGAATTATTTTTTATCCCAAGAGGGTCATGAGATCAGTTATTTCCTTTTTACAAATCTACCCAATGACATAAAAAGAAATGATGTTACGGTAATTCCTCAAGAACACTATCCATGGCCTGGGATGACTTTACGTAGATATGAGATTTTTTGCAAGAATTCCAAGATATTATCAGATATGGACTACCTCTTTTATTGTGATATTGATATGGTCTTTGAAGGGTATGTGGGTAATGAGATACTTGGGGATTCTGTAGCTACGTTGCATCCAGGCTATTGGAACGCTCCACTCCATGTATTATCCTATGATAGGAATCCTGTATCAAGAGCTTATGTAGCTCCTATGTGCGGTCAGCACTATTATGCTGGAGGTTTTAACGGGGGTAAAGCTGCAAACTTCTTAAAGATGTCAGAGACTATTTCTAATAATATCGGAGAAGATATAAATAAAGGGTATGTAGCTGTATGGCATGATGAGAGTCATATGAATCGATACTTCATAGATAATCCTCCAAGTGTGATATTAGATCCTTCATATTGTTTCCCTAAAGATGCAGAATGGGCTAAGGAGCATCCTTATAGGGCAACAAAGAAGTTATGTGCATTGGAAAAGGATCATAAGGTATATCAAGTATGAGTCCATCTGTAGAAATAAAAGGTTTTTATACAGGGTGCATTAATAGTGGTAATATAGGGGATGACATACTCTATTTAATTTTTATTCTATTATTAAGGAGCTCATTAAACAAAAAATTTAGCATTGTTGAGGTATATAACAATAGCTTTAAAGTAGATGCCTTAAGTTGGAGAGATTTATCTGATATAAGGATATTTGGTGGAGGGACTCTTATACATAACTATGATAATACCTATGCAGGTATGATAAACGATGGTAAATTTAGCATGGCTTTTGGTACGGGCATTAATCCAGATTTTAACTTAAATAATAGTAATATTTGTCATTTTATAAATAGAGAATATGACAAAATTGATTATATAACTAATGACACCATAAAAGTTAGCCTGAATAATCTCTCAGGTGTAAAAAGTGGAGGATTAAGAGGTCCGATGTCTGTGTTATTTTCTAAAAAAGTGAATAATACAGACATTGGCTCTTACATGTACGATGCAGGTTTACTTAGTAACTGTTTTATAAATTTTAGGGATAGCTCAATAGAGCTGTGCCAAAAAAAGAAGAATATAGGAGTTAGTATTGTACATGTTGTTGGTCCTCATAGGCTAGGTTCTTCTGATAATGAGACTATAGAAGAGTATAATAGCAGGATATTTGAGGAGATCTATAAGGTTTGTATTAAGCTATTAGAGACTGGCGAATATAATATAGTTTTTTTTGATATGTCTAATAGTTCTGATAAGCAGCTAAGTAAATTGATGTATGATAAAATAAAAGAAAGTCATGAAAGTTTGATTAATTATGTTACACATTTTCCTAATACTCTAACTTTTGAGGACATACTTAAAATAGCTTCTCAATGCTTTCTCACAATTGGTACAAGGTTACATGCAAATGTGTTGTCCGCAGCTGTTTTAACTCCTTTTATTAGTATCTCATATTGTTTTAAATGTGTAGATTTTGCGGAAAGTGTGGATCTTCAAGATTTAACTATTCCAACTTTTTATATTACAGAAAAAGATATCATAAATAAGTTTTATAAGATTACAAAGGAATATGGTGATATAGTACGTAAATTGAAAGTCCACATAAGTAACGCTTATACTAAGTACTTTAAAGATATGGATTATTTAGTAGAATCATTTCTAAAAGAGTATGATCCGTTTGGTACGAGTGATAAAGCGGTCATAAGATATAACACTGACCATCACTGTGTTGGGGTGTTTAAAATAGAACTCATGTAGTGAATATATACATAGTAGGAGTACGTGGTATGATATTGGATGAAATTTTGAAGGCAGGAGACACTGTCTTTGATATTGGAGCAAACACAGGAGCTAAGACTGAACTTTTTCTAAAATATAACGTAAAAGTTATATGCATAGAACCACAAGAAAAATGTTTAGTAGAGTTAACTAATAAATTTTATAGTAATGATTGTGTAATTATAATTCCTTTGGCGCTATCATCAGATGGTTTACCCCGTATGTTTAGATTATCTAGTGCTTCTACTTTAAGTACCTTTTCAGAAGATTTTATTGAGAGGACAAAGTCAAAAAGATTCAAAAATTATGAATGGAATGCCCCTATTGAGATTAGAACGAGTACAATAGATAATCTTATAGAAAACTATGGCATTCCAAATTTCTGTAAAATAGATGTAGAGGGTAGTGAAGTAGAGGTTTTGAAAGGATTGTCATATCCTATTCCATATATATCCATTGAGTACACACCTGAATTGAAAGAAAATGCCCTTACATGCATGAATATCTTGGAAAATGTAGGAAGATATACCTATAAGTATAGTGAGGGAGAATCCTTAATATTTAGTAATGATACTTGGCTTACTAAAAATGATATGTCAGAATACTTATACACAAATATCCACCATATTGATTTTGGGGATATTTATGCAAGATTGGAAGTGTAGAATATGACTGATAAAAATGCACGTTTACTAAACGTAAAGAGAGTAGTCATCTGGGGTTATCCTAAAGATACACATACTCATTCGTATATTCATGAGGCATTTTATAAAGCGTTTAAATTTTTAGGGTATGATACCTATTGGTTTAACAATACTATAGACGTGTCAAACTTTAATTTTTCAGATACTCTTTTTTTAACTTCTGGTAGTGAAGAATGCCTTAAAATACCCATAAGAAAAGATGGGTTATACATCTTGCACAATTGCCCTCGTGATGTATTTATTACAGTATTAGACCGTATTGTTAATATCCAGGTATTGACAGACCCAGTATATAATCTTGAAGGTACTACTAAAATAAATGATTATACAATAATAGAGGGCTCCGCTATCTATCAACCATGGGCTACAGACTTGCTTCCAAACGAAATAAACTTTGAGTGGGCTAACCTAAAGAGAAAGAATATAGTAAATTATGTAGGGTCAGTACTTGATGGGGGGTACAATGATGTAAGAAGCCAGCTTATAGGATTTTCTGAGGGGTGCCGGAGTGATGGAATAGAGGTGCATGCTTATGGAGGATATACACCTGGTACGGATATTGGGTATTTAAAGAGGCACGCTAATTTTATAACTAATGATCAACATGTTGAACTAATAAAAGAATCAATATACGCTCCTCAACTTTGTAGCATACCTCAGGTAGAGATGGGCTACATACCTTGCAGGATATTTAAGAATATTAGCTATGGGCACACAGGGATAACTAATTCAAAAGCGGTAAATAGGGTATTTAATGAATGCCTTATCTATGATGAAAATACATACACTCTATATTGTAAAGCAAAAGAAGGTGCTTCTCCTAAAAAAGCTATTGAGCTAATGAAATTAGTAAAAGATAAGCACACTTATATAAATAGAATAAACAGCATTCTGGAGCTATTTAGATGAAAATACTACATGTTAGCTACCATAAGGGTTGCATAGGAGATATAAATAATGTAGCCAAATTGTTAGGCTTGGATGTTAGTGTTATGCAGGCTGATTGGGATTACCTTATCACGCATGATAGCGCCGCAACAATATGGGAAAAGCATAAAGAATATTTCAATACTTTTGATACTATTATAACATCAGACACTGCACCCCTATCAAGGATATTTCTCCAGAATAACTACTCAGGTAAGTTACTTGTCTGGATATGCAATAGGTTTGATTATCCTAATAGAGATGGTTTCCCGGATTCCGAATATTTTTCGTTATGGAATAATAGCATTAATAGCGAAAAAGTAAAGTTAATTTCATATACTCCTTTTGAGTACTTGTACGCAAGACAAAGAGGGGTAAATTTAAGTGACTTTACTATAAAGCCTATATCGGGTATTACACAAAAAGAGCTATTGACAAGTATCCCTACAACAGTGGATAAGAAATCAAGTTTTTTTATACCCCCTTACCATAATGACACTATCTATATGAACTTGCCTCATAAATGCTTATCCATGGGCATTCCATGTTACACAGGAAGATATAGTGGTCCCTTAGATTTACAGGATTTTAAAGGAGTTATTCACATTCCATATGCGTGGTCTAACTTAGCGTTATTTGAGGGTATAAACTTAGGTATCCCATATTTTATCCCTTCAAGTGATTTTCTAATAGAGCTGTCCCGTACTGGTAACTTTTTTTGGTCCCCTCCTTTTCAAGTAGCTAACCTAAGTTATTCAGAATGGTACTGTGAGGAATTTAGGGATGTTTTTGTCTACTTCAATTCATGGGAGGATCTCTCCAAGAAAGTAAAAAATATAAATTACGAAGAGATAAAGAAAAATTTAGAAGTTGTCAGTAAAAAGCATCAAATAGTACAGCTTGAAAAATGGAGTAAAATTTTTAATATATCTGAGAGGGTCCAAAATGATTGAAGTATACAAAGATATTATGGATGAGAATCTCTCCTCTTGCTATGACTTTAAAAGTTTTTTTGGGAGAGTCCCACTCTTTAGATATCATACTTTTAAAAAAGCATTTGAATTATTCAAAGCAATAAATGGGGCTACAATTGTAGAATTAGGGACTATTAGGAGTTTTGTTCACGGGGGAATAGCTGGATGCAATAGCGATGATCCTATATATTGGAATCCTAAAAAATGTGAAGACTGGGACTGGGGGGCGGGCTTATTTTCCTTAGTTGCTGCGGAAGAGTTTATTGACTCCGGAGTATCTGTATACACTGTTGATATTTCTGAAGCACATATAAATAGATCTAAAGTAGTAACAGGGCACCTATCCAATAAAATTACCTATCATGTAGAAGATTCCGTAAATTTCATAAAAACATTTGAATCAAGATATCATAAAAAAATAGATTTATTATATATAGATACTGGGGATATGACCCCTATTGAACAGACTGCTCAGCATCAATTAAAAGAAGCTCAGGCAATAGTTGATAGTAACATTATATCAATTGGAGGATTAGTTCTAATTGATGATGTAAGAAATCCAGCTCCAATCATTTTGTCAGCTGAGGAGAGCTTGTTAGGAAAAGCTAAATACTCACTGCCATATTTGCAAAAAAATAATTTTGTTATATTATGCGATGAATACCAAGTATTGTTAAGGAGGCTATAATGGCTTTTGATTTTATTAATGCACAGAGTTACATACCAAGTTTTATTGAACTATTTGCCAGGTATCATATTAAAAAAGTACTCGAATTTGGTGAAGGGGATGGTACTCGTTTTTTTCTGGATAATTCCGATTTTGTATGCTCTGTAGAAGTTATTGCTTATCCGTACCACAAAGAATGGCTTGATAAGTGTTCTTCTATGTACAAGAATGAAAAAAGTAATGGAAAATGGGTGCAAGTGCCTTTTATTTGCTCTGAAGAACTCATAAAAGTAGATCAAATGTGTCAAAAAGGTGTACAGGGTGACTTGACACTCTATACAAAGGAATTGCAGCTAATTTTAGAAAAGGCTTTAAACTATGAACCATATGATTTGGCTTTTGTTGATTATGGAATCCATTTAAGAGCGGATATGGTAAACATGCTATTTAATAAAGTTAACATTATTGCTGCTCATGATACTAATGTATCTCCTAATATGTATGGTTGGGATAGAATTGTCGTCCCTCCTAATTATACTAAGATAACATTTATGGAAGACTACTTAGGTACAACTTTTTGGGTAAAGAATGGTACCAATTTAATTTCTGGAGGTCTTAATGACTTTTGATATCTTCTTGTGCTGTGCAAAAAAAGATTATATAAAATTACCCTATACCCTAAGAGCTATTAAGGATAATGTACCTGGGTATGAAAATATTTACATATGTACTCCAACTAAAATTGATTTAGGGGTACAAGATGATACTATTCATTATTACTTAGATAAGGATATCTTAGATGTTAACCCCCTTTTATGGAAACATCGACCAAGTTGGATATACCAGCAGTTTCTTAAGTTATTTCAGAAAGTATCTAAAAATGATTTTTATGTTACAATAGATACGGATAACATAGTTAATAGAACTCTTCCTTTTTTTACGGAAGAGAACAAACCTATATGGTATTCTTCTGTTCCCCACAATCATGTACAGTATTTTAACTTTCAAGAAAAAATGCTTGGGTTTGGGAGGGTTTTTGAGCACTCTTTCGTAGCAGACATGAACTTCTTCAGTAAATCTATGATAAATGAAATGTTGGAAAGTCATGGTTATACTGTGGAATCCTTTATAAAAAAATCTCAAGAAGTAATAGATAGTACATGCTACCCTGCTGAACCAGAAATTTATGGGGGTACATGCATAAGTTTCATCCTGGTTTTTATGCCTTTAAGGAACTAAAAACAGTAATTAGAGGCAAACCTCAAGAAAACCCCCTAGACACTGTTTATACAAATGAAGAGATAGAGGGAATTATAAATAATTCAAAAAGTTTAGATTATGATGTAATTACCCTTCATTCCTGGTGTGTAAATAATACTATTTGGTAAATAAATTTAATTAAGGTAGATTATAATGGTAGATCAGAGCAAAAGGGATAGGCCCTATAAGTATATCCAAGAAGCGATAAGCATAGTTAAGAGTCTTGGGGGTAATAGGGTATTAGAAATTGGTTCATCAAGACAACCTATAAATCATAATATAGAGGACTATAGTCATATATGTTGTAACGATGGGCATAGTACAGCGTTATTTGCTAATTCAGGATTCGAGTTAGACACTGTTGATATAAGTGAGAATGTGACTAATATATCAAGAGAAATCTTAAAAAAGTTTTCGATTAATACCTGCACAGCCACATGTCAGGATGGTATAGAGTATATAAAGAGCTATACTAAAAAAATAGATCTTTTATACTTAGATGCTTGGGATGTAGATTTACCAGAGAGTCCTGAAAAGCATTTGGAAGCATACCATTGCTCAAAAAAAATTATGAATCCTAATTGCTTAATACTAATTGATGATACGGATGTAGAGTTTTTCAACAATGAGCTTATTATGGCGATTGATTCCCCGGGAGGTAAGGGTAGATTAGTGGCTAAAGAGGCTTTAAAAGAAGGGTATAAGATTGTATTCACAGGAAGACAGACACTTTTTAAAAAAGGCTAATAGGCATGGGTAACGATATAACTAATGTAGAAGAAAATTTAAACAGAATATGTTCATCTATTAAATGGGGTAAAGCATAATGTCAATAACGAGTGCTTTTTTAACTAAGGTAAGTAAATGGTTAGATAAGGATACAATAAAAGTCATATATGATGTTGGGGCGGGTGATTGTACAGAATCTATTGCACTTGCTGATTATTTTACTAATGCCCAGATATATTCTTTTGAAGCAAATCCAGCGTGTATTCATGATTGCGCAAAAAACATAGTAAATAAACCAAGAATAACTTTCATCCCAATATGTATAAATGACCATACTGGGTTAGTTAAATTCCATCCCATTAATCAAAAGAAAACACTAACTTCATGGGCTGACGGAAATCCAAAGGCATCCTCTATATTTGTTTCTAATGGGACGTACCCACATGAAACATATGTTCAGGATGAAATTGAGATACCATGTATGAGACTTATTGATGTGCAGGAGACTTTTAAGATCCCTAATCCTGATATAATATGGATGGATTTGCAGGGTGCTGAACTTTCTGCCTTGAGAAGTCTCGGTAGAAATTTGTCAGATGTTAAAATCATACATACCGAGATATGGGGGCAAGAAACTTATACTGGTCAATCTTTATTTCCTGAGATGAAAAAGTATATGGATTTATTGGGGTTTTCTTGTGAACATGAGCAGTTGCCAGAAAAGTGGATATGGTCAGATGCAGAATTTATACGTAACGATATCTATAAAACGTAATGTAATAATCTTTTGATTATAATTCCTTCTATAGGAGGAATTATATCATATGAATATCAAAGATAAGATCTATGTCGCAGGTCATACGGGCCTTGTTGGTTCAGCTATCGTTAGAAGACTTAAAACTGAAGGCTTTGAGAACGTTATAACTGCTACCCATCAGGAACTCGATCTTACTAATCAGAACTCTACCTTTAAATTCTTCGAAAAAACAAATCCGGAATATGTTTTTTTAGCTGCAGCTAAAGTCGGCGGTATTCACGCAAATAATACCTATCCAGCAGAATTTATTTACATTAATCTTCAAATTCAGAATAACATAATAGAAGCTTCATACCAGAATGCTGTGAAAAAGCTATTGCTTTTAGGTAGCTCCTGTATTTTTCCAAAATATGCTCCTCAGCCGATCCAGGAAGATAGTCTTATGTCTGGACAACTTGAACCTACTAATGCTCCCTATGCTCTTGCAAAAATAGCTGGGATAATAATGTGTGAAAGTTATAATCGACAATATGGGACTAACTTCATAAGTTGTATGCCTACTAATCTTTACGGAGTAGGAGATTCATATCATCCGGAGAACTCTCATGTTCTTCCAGCACTTCTTAAGAGGATTCATGACGCTAAGATCAATAATTCACCGGAAGTGATGATCTGGGGAACTGGAAACCCATTAAGAGAGTTTCTTTATGTTGATGATCTGGCAGATGCTTGTCTATTTCTGATGGAAAATTATAATGAAAATAAAACCATTAATGTTGGATCAGGTATTGAAATACGAATACGTGATCTTGCTGATGTTATTAAAGAAGTAGTTGGGTATCAAGGTAAAATAACTACTGATCCTACTAAACTTGATGGTACCCCACGAAAACTTATCGATTCCTCCAAGATACATTCATTGGGGTGGAAGTCTATGACTGATCTAAAAGATGGTATAAGATTCTCTTATTACGATTTTCTTTCAAGATTTTCGATATCTCGATAATAATCTTTTAATTAGCTCATATATGTTATATCTATAAAGGAGAATAGCCATGTATACCAAAATTTCTAAAATGCTTGATAATATCGCTGATAAATTAGAATCTATGAATCTACTAAAAGAAGCTCGTGAAATAGATGAAGTAAGTGATGCTCTGGGTAAGACTGCAGGCGCTAATTTAAATCCTCTTGGAAGTGGTCAGACTATTCCTCTTAATAGCGAAGTAAACATTACTCAAAAAGAGAGAAGTGCCTATAGAAATGCAATAGGAAAGCAAAACTACTATAGCTCTTTGTCTGATATAACCCAGGTTGTTATTGCTGCTTTAGAAAAAACAGGATTGACACCTATCACTGGGGGTGAGACATGGGTAGGCACTTTTACAGGTGCTCTCTCAGAGGGTGAAACCGCTCGAATAAATCTTGAATTGGCTATGGGGGATAAAAAAGTGAAAAATAGTCAATTAGTCCTGAATATCTTTAAGATGGATGGGGTACCGAAAACAACATATGAGCTTAATACTTATCTATCATAGAAATTTTTTGTAATGATTTCTCTTCAAAATTTCCTCTAACTGAATAATAAACTCTTAATACTATTCTTCAATTATATATAGTTTTTTAAACTCATATTTAAGTGAAGGACAGTATTGAATACACTAAATCGATCTGAAATTTACTTCAAAAATTTTAATATAACTGACAAGTTCTATCAGTCTATCAGCTGTTCTATACCAGATATTGCTAAATCAGCAATTCACCATTCTTCTCTTTTGGCAAATAAACATAGTATGAGTGAAAATATTAGCGTGTCATGGGGAAATAACAGACTTCTTTCAACTATTAGTGTAAATACAATCCATAACTTCACATATACCCTGATTGGTGAGGGGCTATGAAGAAGCTAACTACTCAAGAATATCTCAATAAGGCTAAAACTGTCCATGGGGATAAGTATGATTATTCTGAGACCTTATATAAGGATAGCCGTCAACCGATAAAGATAATTTGTAAAGAACATGGTGTCTTCTTTAAAAATGCAAAGAGCCATCTATATGGTTATGGTTGTAATTATTGCTCAGGCAAGGAATTGACTTTTAAAGAATTTGTAACTAAGGCTGATAAGATACATAACGGAAAGTATATATATGTAGAAGACTCGTTTTGTGGGGTAAATTACCCAATAGATATAATCTGCTTTGAGCATGGACTCTTCAATCAGTTAGCACAGTCACATCTATCGGGTTGCGGTTGTGCTAAGTGTTCAAAGTCTTATCATCTGGACAATTTTGAATTTATTAAACGAGTTAGATCAAAATTCGGGGATAAATATGGCTGTAGTCAGGTTAACTACATAAATAAATATACAAGAGTAACATTAGTATGTGGTAAGCACGGCCCCTTTGAGATAATTCCTAACAACTTATACTATTCTGACGAGGCTTGCTTAATATGCTCAGGGTACCGCTATAATACCCAAACATTTATAGAAAAAGCAATAGAGATTCATAGGAGTAGGTATTCATATGCTAATGTTTCGTATATAAGGGGAGACAAGGAAGTAATATTAACATGTAAAAAGCATGGGAATTTCAATATAACACCTCATTTACATCTTTCAGGTTCTGGATGCCCTAAATGTACTGGTAGTAGAGGAGAGAAACTTTTAGACACGATTTTTCAAGAGATGGGATACAACCCGATTAAAAATAAATCATTTCCTGGTTGTAAGTATAAGATACGACTAAGATTTGATTTTTTTATACCTGAGAAGAATACCTGCATAGAGTTTGATGGAGCGTACCACTTCCAGTTCAGCCCTTATGCTCACAAAAAGTTTTCAAACTTTATTGAGTGTAAAATACGGGATAAAATAAAAGACGTATACTGTATTAATAATAAGATAAATCTTATTAGGATACCATACTATTTAGGTAAAGATCAAGTTAATAAGATTTTATATGATTGTCTTAAATAAGGAACAAAAATGAGTCGTATAACTAAAAGATGGCTCTCCCAGGAGCTCCAAAATGAAATAACTGGTATGCAAGGGGATATCTATAATTTAGAAGCGGGGCTCACTAATGCCAATTATAACATTGCTGGTCTCACTGGAGCGATAAACATCCTTGAAGGGAATATATCAGGTCTAACTGGCGCAGTTAATAATCTTGCCACATATATCTATAGTTTGTCTGCTATCAATGTAGGTTTCTCCCCCGTAACAGGTGCTGGTTCAACTAACGTTCAAGGTGCTATAGAATCTCTGGTATCTTATGTAAATGACTCAGTCACAGGAATAAGTAAAGATGCAGGTTTAACGGGAGTACAGGGAGAAACAGGTCTCATTGGTCTTACAGGTGGAATAGGCTTACCTGGTGCTACAGGAGCCTTTGGGGGTCCTCAAGGAACTACAGGTTCTCAGGGACAAACAGGTTTATCCATCCTTGGTACAACTGGGTTAAGAGGTGTGACCGGTTTAATTGGAGTAACCGGGGCATTCGGTGGTCCTCCAGGAAGCACTGGTCCTGTAGGTCCTACAGGAGCATTTGGTGGTCCTCAGGGAGATACCGGATTACCTGGTCCTACAGGCTGGCAGGGGCAGACAGGCTTATCCATCCTTGGTGTAACAGGGTTAGTAGGAGTAACAGGATTAGTAGGTATAACTGGAGCTTTCGGTGGTCCTCAGGGAGATACCGGTCTTATAGGCCCTATCGGATTTACAGGAGCACAAGGATTTACAGGAGCACAAGGAATTACAGGTCCCCAGATAATCATGGATAATATGCTCGTAGAGCGTGTATTAGGATTTACCGGATTATCTCCTACCGGTATTGAATTCCTCAGTTATTTACCTATAACAGGATTAAGTACCTCAATAACTCTTACTCAATCAGGTAAAATATTATCACTTTTGTCTCTCAGATATAAAAATATCTCGGTAGGGTCTCAGACAGTTAGCTATCTCTTGCAATCAGATGGAGAAACAGGTCCATTCTTTTCAGAATATCTTTCTGATAATCGAGAAAGATCTGAAATCTTATATCAAGTAACCTCAGATTTACCTGTTGGTACGCACAATATCAAGGCATATTGGAAAACAGATTCCGTAGGTAGACAGACTCAGATATTAAGTGGTGATTTGTCTTCAATTGTTCTGGAAGGGGCTTATGGCTCTACAGGAGCACAGGGCACTACAGGTATTGGTATTATAGGGGTGACCGGGGCATTTGGTGGTCCTAAAGGGGCAACAGGAGCACAGGGTATTACAGGGTTACGGGGGTCTACAGGCATAAATGGTCTAATAGGCGCTACTGGACCTGGTTTAGCTTCTTTTGAAACATTTGTTAAAATTCTACCCATGGAATCCTGGAGAACTTTTAATGTGGATTCTGATGTCTTTGGAGATATCCCCGTATTAAAATTTAATAGTATTGATTCTGAAAAAATAGATTCTACAATTGTTATGCCTATTGAATGGAATGGCGCTGGGGATATAAACTTAAAAATTGGTGCTATTCTTAACACGCCCCTTTCGGCGGGGGCTCAGCTTTCACTAAGATTGTCTTATAAAGGATTTAACAAGGATACCAATGTTGGTATCTTGGCACCATACTATACCTCTATAGTAACTAAAACTTTTGTTTCTCCTGCTCAATATGATTTTTCTGAATTCGACTTTACTATTAATAAAAATAATGTAATAGGTAATGATTATCTCCACTTAATAATAGAAAAACTTATTGGTTCTCCCGATGTATCATCTATGGGTATCTGTTCAAGTTGCATTGAGCATGGAGTGACAGTTGGAATGGGCCCTACTGGTCAAATAGGTTCCACAGGACTTATAGGAGACACTGGATCTCAAGGAGACACTGGATTAATAGGACTTACTGGGTCTCAAGGAATCACTGGATTAATAGGTCCCACCGGATTTCAAGGAGTCACTGGCTTAATAGGATTGACTGGATCTCAAGGAGAAACTGGGTCTCAAGGAGTCACTGGACTAATTGGTTTGACTGGGTTTCAAGGTGAAACCGGATCTCAAGGAGTCACTGGTCTAATTGGGTTAACTGGATCTCAAGGAGACACCGGATTTCAAGGAATCACCGGATTAATTGGCTTGACTGGATCTCAAGGAGACACCGGATTAATTGGCTTGACTGGATCTCAAGGAGACATCGGATTAATAGGCTTGACTGGATCTCAAGGAACTACCGGATTAATTGGGTTAACTGGATCTCAAGGAACTACCGGATTAATTGGGTTAACTGGATCTCAAGGAGAGACTGGATTAATTGGGTTAACTGGGTCTCAAGGAATCACCGGATTAATAGGCCCCACAGGATTTCAGGGAGTCACCGGACTAATCGGGTTAACTGGCTCCCAAGGATTAACTGGTCTAATTGGTTTGACTGGATCTCAAGGAGTCACCGGATTAATTGGTCCCACCGGATTTCAAGGAGTCACGGGCTTAATAGGGTTAACTGGATCTCAAGGATTAACTGGACTAATTGGTTTGACTGGATCTCAAGGAGTCACCGGATTAATTGGTCCCACCGGATTTCAGGGAGTCACTGGACTAATCGGGTTAACTGGATCTCAAGGAGTCACCGGAGTTCAAGGAGTCACCGGATTAATTGGGTCAACTGGTATTCAAGGCCTTCAAGGAGCAGTCACCGGTCAAAGACTCTATTTTGATAGTACTATAAGTACAGAAACAACTCCTGTATCTAATGCATCCGTTAGTGATACCTTTACTTTTAATAATGCTGTACCTGCAACAATAGTGAGAAATGGTGCTGGAAGCTTTATAACAGATGGTTGGAGTGCCCGTTGTAAAATTACAATTACTGGGACAACAAGCAATAATAAAACTGTAGAAATAAGATCTGTTACAGCAACAACGATTACTCTAGCAGTAACAAGTACTTTAACTCAAGAAAATACTTCTTCTACTGCAATTCTCTCTGTACGATGCGATAAGCTAAATAGAGTACCTGCAACAGGCAGTGAAACAACTGAGACTTTAACAGCTATTACAAATGCTGATCCAAATGGAATTCCAATTAATAGTTATATTACTGTATCAGGATATCCAGGACAAACAACAATATCAGCAGGTATATGGTCGTTTTTTGGGACGTTTTCTGCAACAAATGTTTCTTGTACGGTTAAATATGAAGTATGTACTAAATCAGTTAGTGGTACATATACTGTATTATTTACAACAGATGCTACTCCTGGACTTACCGCAATAGACACGAGTTATACGATTAGATATACAATTGTGAATGATATATCTATTCTTAGTACCGATCGAATTGTGATTAGAGTTTTAGGGTTTAATAGCGCTACTAATCTTAGAAATATAAATTGGACTTATCAGGGGACTACTCGTGCAGCCTATGTAGAAACTACTCTTATTATTTTGGGTGTTCAAGGAGTAACTGGTATTCAAGGAACTACAGGTATACAAGGAACTACAGGTATACAAGGAACTACAGGTTCTCAGGGACAAACAGGTTTATCCATCATTGGTGTGACAGGGTTAGTAGGTGTAACAGGTTTAGTAGGTATAACCGGAGCATTTGGTGGTCCCCCAGGAAGTACTGGTCCTGTAGGTCCTACAGGAGCATTTGGTGGTCCTCAGGGAGAAACCGGATTTCAAGGAGTAACTGGGATAGTTGGTTTGAATGTATCCTCAGGCACAAGTGCTCCTCCAAATCCTGCGGGATACCCAGATAATGCCATTTATATCCAATATATTGCTTAAAGGAATTAATTATGTCTTGTAACAGCCAAGGTTTTTCTTTTAAACTAAATGGGCAATGCTGGATGTGGGGAGATAATAGCGTAGGTAGTTTAGGGGACAATACTATTACTGATAGATCCTCTCCAGTACAAGTAGTTGGTAATCACTCTTTTATGTTACTCTCTGGATCTGATAGCTCAAGTATCGGGCTTAAATCAAATGGTCAGTTATGGTCTTGGGGGAATAATGCCTCTGGACAATTAGGGGACAATACATTAGTTAATAAATCTTCCCCAGTTCAGGTAGTGGGTAATCATAACTTTATATTAGCTTGTACAACTTCTAATAATGAATTTGGATTAAAAGATAATGGGTCTATTTGGGGATGGGGAGATAATAGTAAAGGGCAAATAGGTAATAATACAGTATTACCATATTCCTCTCCAGTTCAGGTAGTGGGTAATCATTCTTTCACTAAGATACATGCTGCAGCAACACACGTCATTGCTTTAAAATCTGATGGAATAGGATGGTCTTGGGGGAATAATAACTCTGGACAATTAGGTGATAATACAACAATAGACAAATCATCTCCTGTAGCATTAATAGGAAACCATTCTTTTTGTCAAGTAGCAGCAGGAGGCTTTACAAATGGTCTCTCTATTGGATTAAAGATAGATGGATCGGCATGGTCCTGGGGACATAATGCTAATGGACAATTAGGTGATGGGACAACGACAAATAAATCATCTCCTGTAGCTGTAATAGGTTCACATTCTTTTATATACATATCTGCGGGGCTTACAGATAATCAGTTATCTGGTGCTTGTGGAGGTTTAAAAGAAAATGGTTCATTATGGCTATGGGGAGTTAATGCTTTTGGTCAATTAGGAGATAATACAAGAACTGACAGTTCATCCCCAGTAGCAGTAGTGGGAAATCATAGTTTTTTAGAATTTAATATAGGCAATAATTTTTCCATGGCATTAAAAGCAGATGGTTCAGTATGGGCATGGGGATCCAATGCAAATGGTCGTCTTGGGCATAATGATGCTGTATCATATTCCTCTCCAGTTCAGGTAGTAGGAGCACATTCTTTTCTCCATATGGGTTCAGGTACAAATAGAATACCTGTAAATGTTGCAAATACTTGGTATAGATGGCCAGCTTATTTTGTAAATATTGGTGGTACTTGGAAAAGAGTTATAAATATATATCAGAAGCAAGGTAATTCTTGGAAAGTAAATTCGTCATTAAACACCTAAAATAAATTCATCATTAAACACCTAAAATGAAGGAAAAATATTATGCTTAAAAGTGAGATAATAGCGGAAATTACAGCCTTTTATACAATAGTTGGAACTCCTCTCGAGGCTACTTCATCAGATGAGCATGTTCCGAGTACTATACGGACATATAGTATTATAGTTTATGAAACTGGACTATCTGAAGTGAGTAAAAAACCAGTATTAAAAAATAAATATATTAATTTCATAGTTTACAATGAAGCTCAAATTGGTGAAGCAGCATACTATGCAGATGATGAACTTATCAATGCTGTTAATGCTGATATTACTGGCACTGGAACTCTTGCAAATGTTCATAAAATGTATATTTCTGAGTCTATGAGAGGAAGAGTCCAGGCTGCTGTTGCATTTTCAGCTCAGGATATCTTAAATGAGTCTATCCCAGAAACTCTTTTAACATCAAATGCTAATTCAGGACAAAAAATTGTTGTTGTTACTTCAGGTTTTTTATTTTGGATAGGTAAAGTAGTAATTATTCAAGATGATAACCATTATGAAGAAGCTACAATATTTGAAATTGCTGGAAATACTCTTACTCTGAGTCAAAATTTAACTTATTCTTACACCACTTCTGCTAATGGTGCTGTACGCTATTTGAATGATACAGAACGACAACAGTGGGCTGCAAATGCTCTACTAAACCCTGATGCATTCACGTTATCTATGACAAGTTTGGTAGCTATGAGCTCTACTATTCAATCTTTAGGTGGACTTGCTTCAGATAATGATATTAAAACTGTTGTAAATTCCTTTGTTAATAAAATAGCATCCGCAAGTTATTTATAAAAGAGGTAAAAATGCCATATATAGACGAACGTATTGTTAGTAATAAATTTCTTAATATATCAATAAAAGGACCTCAAGGTATTCAAGGGATACAGGGTTCTGTGGGTATTCAGGGAGATACAGGATTACCAGGCCCTACAGGTTATCAGGGAGATACAGGTTGTCAGGGAGATACGGGTTGTCAGGGTCAAACAGGTTTATCCATTGTTGGGGTGACCGGCTTAGTTGGTATAACTGGAGCATTTGGTGGTCCTCAGGGAGATACAGGATTACCAGGCCCTACAGGTCCTCAGGGAGATACAGGTTGTCAGGGAGATACAGGTTCTCAGGGTCAAACAGGTTTATCCATTGTTGGGGTGACCGGCTTAGTAGGTATAACTGGAGCATTTGGTGGCCCTCAAGGAGATACAGGTTTACCGGGTCCTACAGGTTGTCAGGGTCAAATTGGCATACAGGGAGATACCGGTCTTCAAGGCTCAATGGGTTTTCAGGGAGATACAGGGGTATCTGGAGAAATTGGACCTCAGGGATCTCAGGGATCTCAGGGAATAACAGGTTATTCAGTAGTTGGAGAAACGGGAATCCAAGGGCTGATTGGATATACAGGTTCTCAAGGAATCACTGGTATTCCTGGTACCGCAACTGCTATTGGAGAAACTGGTTCTCAGGGCTTGACCGGTATTCAAGGTTATACCGGTGCATCTGTAATTGGTATTACAGGTATACAGAGTGAAACTGGAGTTCAAGGAGTAACAGGCTTAATAGGAGTAACAGGTCTTTCTGGTGTTACAGGTGTGAAAGGTGAAACCGGTATTCAAGGTTTATCTATCACGGGTGAAACCGGTGTCCAGGGAGCCACAGGTCTTTCAATAACTGGAATAACTGGGTCACAAGGTATTACGGGCCTTTCAGTTATTGGTGAAACTGGGTTTCAAGGAATAACCGGGATAGTTGGTCAGACAGGATTCCAAGGTATCACAGGCCTTTCAGTTATTGGTGAAACTGGATTTCAGGGTATCACAGGTACTCAAGGAATACAAGGTACTACTGGTTTAATTGGGTTGACGGGTACTCAAGGAGCCACAGGCTTACAGGGTATAGATGGTCTTGATGGTAACCAAGGTGATCAGGGAGAAACCGGTCATCAGGGCTTGACCGGTTTTTATGGTGTTACAGGTGTGAAGGGTGAAACCGGTATTCAAGGTTTATCTATCACGGGTGAAACCGGTATTCAAGGAGTCATAGGTCTCTCAATAACTGGGTCACAAGGTATCACAGGCCTTTCCGTTATTGGTGAAACCGGGTTTCAAGGAATAACCGGAATAGTTGGTCAGACAGGATTCCAGGGAATAACCGGTCATCAGGGTGTAACGGGCCTTTCCGTCATAGGAGAAACTGGATCTCAGGGAGAAACAGGTATTCAAGGAATACAAGGCACTACTGGTTTAATTGGGTTGACGGGTACTCAAGGAGCTACAGGCTTACAAGGTATAGATGGTCTTGATGGTAACCAAGGAGATCAAGGTATAACCGGGTTAATCGGTCAGACAGGCACTCAAGGTTTAACGGGCATATCTGTGGTTGGTGGGACAGGTGTTCAGGGAACAACCGGAGTTATAGGAGAGACAGGTACTCAAGGTATCACAGGTCTCTCTATTATAGGTGAAACAGGTTTTCAAGGAGCTACAGGTGCCCAGGGAATAACAGGTTTAGGAACAATCGGTTCTCAAGGTATCACAGGACTGTCAATAGTTGGTGAAACGGGTATTCAAGGTGCCTCAGGAATAATAGGATTAACAGGGGCTCAAGGTGAGACGGGCTCTCAGGGTATTATGGGGTTCCAAGGAATTACAGGTCTTTCCATTGTTGGAGAAACAGGATTCCAAGGCATAACCGGAGTAATTGGTCAGACGGGCTCTCATGGAACAACCGGTATTTCTATTATAGGAGAAACTGGTATAGTTGGAAATACAGGCTCTCAAGGAATTACAGGTCTTTCCATTGTTGGAGAAACTGGAAAAATAGGACTAACTGGTGCTCAGGGGATACAAGGAGTTACTGGATCTCAAGGAATACAGGGAGAAACAGGATTAATAGGACTAACAGGTCTTTCCGGTGTTACAGGTGTGAAGGGTGAAACAGGTACTCAGGGTATCACAGGTTTATCTATCACGGGTGAAACAGGTATTCAGGGTATCACAGGCTTTTCAGTCATAGGGGAAACTGGATCTCAGGGAATAACTGGTACTCAAGGAATACAAGGCACTACAGGTTTAATTGGGTTAACGGGTACTCAAGGCACTACAGGTTTACAAGGTATAGATGGTAGTCAAGGTGATCAGGGAGAAACCGGTCATCAGGGTTTGACAGGTCTTTCTGGTGTTACCGGTGTAAAGGGTGAAACTGGTGCCCAGGGAGCCACTGGTCTTTCAATAACAGGAATTACGGGATCACAAGGTATCACGGGCCTTTCAGTTATTGGTGAAACTGGATTTCAGGGAATACAAGGTACTACTGGATTAATTGGGTTGACAGGTACTCAAGGAGCTACCGGCTTACAAGGTATAGATGGTCTTGATGGTAACCAAGGAGATCAAGGAGAAACTGGGTCTCAAGGTATAACTGGGTTAGTCGGTCAGACTGGCTCTCAAGGCTTAACCGGTTTAGTGGGTTTTCAAGGAGCTACCGGATTAATTGGCTTAACAGGTTCCCAAGGAGTTACCGGCTCTCAAGGCATGACAGGATTAATTGGTTTAACAGGCATACAGGGAGTTAGTTCTGGGATTACCGCAGCTTCTACGCAAATAAGTGTCTCAAATACTGACGCTGAAACTACTATTCTAACATACACTTTACCTCAGGGTTCTTTGTTTGTTGGTTCAACTTTTAAATTTTATTTTTTTGGTACCCTTCAGAGTCAAGCTACTTCAGGTACCTTAACATTTAAGATGTATATAGGAGCTAATGCTGGTCAATCTATTTTATTAGCATCGAGTGGTACAGCTATAAGTCAGACATTTATGGAATTCTATGGCATCGCAACAGTACGGTCAACAGGTTCTAATGGAACATATATATCAACAGGGATTTTTCAAGTACATACCTCAGATACTGCAGAAACAAAGGCATATCAGGGTGGGGATGCTACATCTGTAGTTGATACTACTAGTGTATCTCCAATAGTAAAGATAACCGCTCAATGGCAAACGGCTAGTGCAACTAATATTCTTTTGATTCAAAATGCTGTTATTGAACGTGTATTATAAAATATATATCTACATAATATAAAAGGAAATAATATATGAAAAAAGCAATAGTTACCATCTGTATAGGAGAGGAATTTTCAGACCTTGCAAATTTCACCCACCCTACTTTAAAGAATTATGCAGAGCGAATCGGTGCAGACTTTATTGTCTTAAATGACTGTAAGACTACTCCTCATTGGGAAAAATTTGCAATATATAATATTTTAAATAGTTATGATAGAGTCATTTACTTAGATACAGATTTAATTGTACGGGAAGATTGTCCTGATCTTTTTGAAATAGTCCCGTACAATCAGCTCGGGGCTTTTAATGAAGCAAAATTTGTGCAAAGAGAATATTCTCTTATAGAAACTGCTAAAGCATATGGTATAGATCCTTCTAAGATAGTATGGAATGGTAAGTACTATAATACTGGGGTATTAGTTATAAGTAAATGTCATAGAAGATACTTTAAAAAACCTGAAATAGAATTTTCAAATTTTTATGAACAAGGATATCTTAATCTTAAGATATCCTTAGAGGAATCTTATAGGACAAAAGAAGATTCTTCATTAATGTTCGATCTTTCATATCATTTTAATAGAATGACTTGTTTAGACTTTAGTGGGGAAATACGCTACGCTTCATACATTATACACTATGCAGGGTATCATTATTTTACTAAGCCAGGGGAAATATTAGAAATTGTACAAGGAGATTTGAAAAAGTGGAAAGAAAATAGCCCAGGATATAGGTACAAAAGGAAAATAGCCTTGGTAGTCTCTGGGGGTATGGGGGATCAAATTTGTGCTGAACCTACCTTACGATTTATAAATAAAATCTACAAGGATACAGCAGACATTATAGTTACCACACATTGGCCCCGTTTATTTAACCACTTAGATCATTTTGACATATATGAGCATAAGGAATTCATTCCATCGGAACATATTCCTTTTTACGAAATGAAAACTTTTCCTGATCCTACAACTGTAACTTATTCAGTTGTCTCAAATCTTATGTGCCATACTGTAGACTACTGCTCTATAGCATCTCTGCAGAGAATACTTCCTTTATCAGATAAGATAATAAAATTAGATATAACGGAAGAAGATAACTTAGAGTTAGACAATGTTCTTAATGGTTTTGATCTTAAAAAGGCAGTTATGATACATCCAGGGCGACACTGGGCTTCGAAGACTTTTCCTATTGAATGGTGGCAAGAGGTAGTTGATAAGATATCAAAAGAGATCCCGGTATGTTTAATAGGAACAGATGATCATAGTAATAGGGGATCTTTTCAATTAGATCTTCCAGCTAATTCTATAAATCTTATAGATCGAACTACGATCGGAACTCTTATCGCTGCAATTTCAAGATCCCCAGTGCTCCTCTCTAATGATTCTGCCCCAATACATATAGCTGGAGCTTTTGATAACTGGATATTTGTAATACCTACATGTAAGCATCCAGATCATATTCTACCTTTTAGAAGATGTCCTGATGGAAAAATAAGTAACTATCATAAAGCAGTAAGTTTGTACAAGAAACTAACCTTAGATGATTGTGATCAGCGTCCTACAACTTGGTTAGAGGGTGGCGCTACTGCAGAGACTAAAGATGGTGATTGGGATCAATATCTACCTTCGGTAGAGGATGTTTGTAATAAGATTTTAGAGTCTTATAGATCTTAATAATAATAATCTGCTAATTTTTTTATCCTTGAAAAAGGAGTTCTATAATGGCAGCACCATCGATTCAGATATCTTATAATGATTCAGAGATAAAAATATTTTGGGATTTTGATCCTACTACTTTATATCCTGCTATTAACTTGTATTGGTCTTCTGATCCTACTATGTTTGGTGAAACATTAGTAGTTTCATACATTTTAAATTCCCCGGATGCTACTTATAGTAATAGATCAGTTTTTTATAAATTTAAAAGAGAAGTTATAGGTCTTACTAATGACAGTGACTTCTATTTAAGATTAAAGGGTGTATTGGTTAATGGATTAGAGGATGCTGCTAATCCTGGAGAAACAAGATACATACCTTCATTAGCTGATCAAGTTAGCATGCTTAACTCTGTACAAATTCAGGGATATGATTATACTAATGATATATGGCGAAGTGTTGGTGTAAGTACTGATGGCTCTATGGGTTCTACAGGCGGGTCAGGAGGTTCTGGGGGTGTCACTGGATTTCAAGGGCTAACAGGATTTCAGGGTGTAACTGGTGGCGTTGGTATCTATTTTGGTAATCAGTTGCCTATGGGATTACCCACTGATGGTTCTTTTTCAGATGGTATATTTCCTTGGGAAGCTAGTACGCTTGTTACTAATGGTCTCGATGATGTGAACGAAATTTTATTAGCTATAGCTCCCACTCCACCAGGAGTCTTAACTAGCTCTTTAGTTCTGAGTAGTACAACTAAGTATTCAGCAATATTACCTACAGGTCTTACTGCAGAATGGTACCAGAATGGCGTAGTTGCAGGGAATACAGTTACAGATTATGTTATTGATAATACTTATAACCTATCTAATGCAAACCCAACAACAACATTTAAATGTGGGTCAACATTTGGTGGTGATGAAGGCACAGTTTATCATGTCTTAGATGGTGTTGACGATTCTTTTCGGAGTATCTTATCTGGGGTAGGTATAACGGGTAATATACAGATCACTTCGATAGTAATTTATAATACAATATGGCGAAAAGCTAATGCACAGATTAATTACACTCAGACATCAGAGGGTTTTAAAAGACATGCTATGAGGTATCAAACCGCTACAGTGAATCAACTGACATCTGATTCACTTTTTTGGTATGATAATGTCAATGCTACACCTGGAGTGACAACGCCAACTGTGACCCAGAATACTTTATCAAGTTCTCGATATCTTTCAGGAATTAGATACTATGGAACGGGGGATACATTTGATTCCTCAAGTACTATAACTAATATTGCAAATAAAGCAATCCGTCCAACAAATCCTATTTCTTATGTTATGTCTGGAATTAATTCAACTAATATTGCAATTGCAGGAGCCACTTTTGCATATAATGACTCCTATGCTTTTAGCCCTTTGATTACCATAAGTTTATCAAATGTATACAGTATAGACTCTCGATTAACTGTAACAGGTACTAAACCTAATGGTGCTACTGCTTCTTCTACATCAATCTCTCAGAATAGATTACTAAATACATATTCTGTTGGTTATAGTAGTAATGGTACCATAACCATGTTTGATGAAGAGTATCGTTGGAAGCTTTCAAATGATTTTTCACTTATTCCTGTAGGCTATAGTGATCCTACGGGTGATTGGGTTAGCTCAGATGCACTTACAAACGGTAATGGACAGCTGTATAATTCAACATGGTATTATCCTTTAATAAATTACACAACTGGTTATTTACCTGCACAAGGGGTTAGTACAGATTATAGCGCTTTTTCGGGAGATCAGGTGATTGTTTGGGCTTCAAATATTGGAGTAGCACATTCAAGTATGCGTATAACTTTTACCGGTATACTCTATACAAATATTTCTGCTGTGGGTAGTGGAAATTTGAATATTGAAGTAAGGTTACCAAGTGAAACAGTGTGGTTAGATTGTGGCAGAAGTTTTGGGGATGGTAATGGTTGTCGAAATGATGGTAGTTGTAGTGGAGGTATACTATCCCTTACTTTCGGGACAGCTACTTCCACTAACTCGAATGGTGTGGTATTTATTAAAGTTACATTAAGAAACTCATCAGCTGCTAAAGCTTCTCAAATGGTAATTGTTGGGTTATAGCCTGTTGTTTTTATTAGGGTTATTTTAAAGAATATTTCGGCAAGTAAAGTATCAATAATGGTTATTTAAGGATCTTAATATTGGGAGGTTGTCGTGGCTTGGTCTAAAGAGGATAAATCTTTTAAAACATTAATAAATAAAAGGGCTACTTCAAGTTCTAAAGGATTCTATGAAGAATTCGGAGACAACACTGTTAATGTCCATAATAGTGAGATTTGGGTTGAGAATATCTCATCTGATCCAGCGGTAGCAGTAGCTGCTGGAGTGGCCTCACAGTATACTTTATTCACATTAACGGAAGATACCTCAGTAGCGAGTCAACAATGCTATTATGCCTATTCAGGTGGTAATAGATTGAAAGATTGGATTAGTGATAAATATGGGGATTTATACAAAGTACATTTGTATGATAATAATAATACCGAAATTTTCCCTACGGACATTTCAAACTGGATATTTGACTATCAGACGGGTATCTTAACATTTAGTGCATCTACAGGAGCATTTACTAAGCCATTTAAAATTTCCGGATATCGGTACATAGGTATTAAGGGTGCTGCGGTCATTGGGGCAGGAATCGCTGATTTTATACCGTCATATACAGGAATTCAGACTTTAGGTATTAGCCCTATATCAACATTAAATGGAAATGTAGGTATTGGAGTAACTGGTCCTGTTAGTGCTCTTGACGTACTGGGCACTATATCTGCTGATCAGGTCATTTCCAGCGGTAGAACCTGGACGATCCAAACCAGTGCTGCGGATAATGATTGGTATAGCGTGTGTTATGGTAATGGTTTATTCGTAGCAATATCAGATACAGGTACTGGAAATAGGGTGATGACCTCTCCTGATGGTATCAACTGGACTCTTAGATCCAGTGCAGCGGATAATATGTGGAATTCCGTATGTTATGGTAATGGGTTGTTTGTAGCAGTAGCAAGTAGCGGGGTTGGTAATAGAGTGATGATCAGTCCAAATGGTATTATTTGGACATCTCAAACCGCTAATATAGATCTTGGTTGGATATCTGTGTGTTATGGTAACGGTTTATTCGTGGCAATAGCGCCTTCCGGTACAAGTAATGCAGTGATGACCAGTTCAGATGGAATTATTTGGAATATGGGAAGTAATATCCAAAATAATCTATGGCGTTCAGTATGCTATGGTAATGGTTTGTTTGTTTCGGTAGCTTATTCAGGTACTGGTAATCGAGTGATGACCAGTCCAGATGGAATCTCCTGGACCGCAAGATCCAGTGCTGCGGATAATGAGTGGCGTTCAGTATGCTATGGCAACGGACTTCTTGTAGCAGTAGCCACTTCAGGCACTGGTGATCGAGTGATGACCAGTCCAGATGGATTTAATTGGACTTTAAGAAATTCAGCAGCAGATAATAGCTGGATTTCATTGTGTTATGGCAATGGGCTTTTTGTAGCTGTGGCATTTACTGGTATTGGTAATCGAGTGATGACCAGTCCAGATGGTATTAACTGGGCTATTCAAACTTCCGCAGCAGATAATAACTGGCGTGGCATATGCTATAATAATGGGCTTTTTGTAGTAATAGCAGTTACAGGTACTGGTAATCGAGTGATGACCAGCGGTAAGGCCTTGAACGATGGTCCATCGTCAAACAATCAATATAATGGTATTACTATCTTTACTGGTGACATTGGTGTAGGTCTTGGCGTGACAGGGATAAGCCCTTCTGCACGTCTCGATGTTCATGGTTCTGGTACAGGTCTTGGAATGGCTCTCCAAATAGCTGATTCAACTGGTGCCCCTAAAGTATCAATACTTGATAATGGAAATGTAGGCATCGGAGTAACCGGTCCACTTAGTAAGTTACACCTTTATGATGTAACCACTACTCCTCCTGTATTAGCACTAAGCACTATAGGAGCTCCTACTGCGAACAATCAAGCTGGTACTAAACTGGCGTTACGTATAGAAACCAGAGAAGCATCTATACAGAGCATATGCGAAACTGATATAGGAAATGAATCTTGGAGTGTGTACCCCAGAGTAGGTATGCAGATTAGTGTTGTTCATCCAGGTGGTAGTAGAATTGCTGCACGTATTAAAAGTACTGGTGATGTAGGTATTGGTACAACCGGTCCATCTGCCAGATTAGATGTGCATGGTTCCGGAACAGCTACAGGGATGGCTTTTCAAGTAGCGGATTCAAATGGCTCTGCTAAGTTGTCTATCTTTGATAATGGTAACGTAGGTATCGGAGTAACCGGTCCTAATTATGCTCTTGATGTATTAGGTACAATATCTGCTGATCAAGTCATATCCAGTGGAAGAACCTGGACCACAAGAACTTCTGCTGTTGATAACCAATGGTATAGTGTCTGCTATGGTAATGGCTTATTCGTAGCCGTAGCAGGTACAGGAACAGGTAACAGGGTGATGACCTCATCAGATGGAATCAACTGGGCTATTCAAACCAGTGCAGCGGATAATAATTGGTACTCCGTTTGTTATGGTAATGGCTTATTCGTAGCCGTAGCAAGTAGTGGTACTGGGAACAGAGTGATGACCTCTTCCGATGGTATCAACTGGACTATTCAAACCAGTGCAGCGGATAATAACTGGTATGGCATCTGTTATGGAAACGGATTATTTGTTGCTGTAGCCTATAGTGGTACGGGTAACAGGGTAATGACCAGTCCAAATGGAATCAATTGGACAATTAGAACCAGTGCAGCGGATAACAACTGGTTTGGAGTGTGCTATGGAAACGGATTATTTGTTGCTATAGCCTATAGTGGTACTGGTAATAGAGTGATGACCTCTTCCGATGGTATCAACTGGACTATTCAAACCAGTGCAGTGGATAACAACTGGTATGGCATCTGTTATGGAAACGGATTATTTGTTGCTGTAGCGGCTTCGGGTACGAATAATAGGGTAATGACCAGTCCAAATGGAATCAATTGGACAGTTAGAACCAGTGCAGCGGATAATCAATGGGTTTCGGTTTGTTATGGAAACGGATTGTTTGTTACTGTAGCTCAAAGTGGGGTAGGTAACAGGGTGATGACCTCATCAGATGGAATCAACTGGGCTATTCAAACCAGTGCAGCGGATAATAACTGGTACTCCGTTTGTTATGGAAATGGTCTTTTTGTAGCTATAGCACAAACTGGTACAGGTAATAGGGTAATGACCAACGGTAAGGCTCTTACTTACACACCTCCTACAAACAATAAGTATAATGGACCGACTATTTTTTCTGGTGATGTAGGTATAGGTCTTGGCGTGACAGGAATAAGTCCTTCTGCACGTCTCGATGTTCATGGTTCTGGTACAGGTCTTGGAATGGCTCTCCAAGTAGCTGATTCAACTGGTGCCCCTAAAGTATCAATACTTGATAATGGTAACGTAGGTATCGGAGTAACTGGTCCTGTCACTGCTCTTGATGTACAAGATACAATATCAGCTGATCAAGTCATTTCCAATGGGAGAACTTGGACTTCAAGAACTTCAGCAGCGGATAATAGCTGGAGTTCAGTGTGCTATGGTAATGGGATATTCGTAGCTATAGCTACTTCTGGTAC